TCAGAATTTCTCTTTATCAACATCCGGGACGGGATATCCAGTTTCGCGAAAGCAATCCTGGAGGAAATCACGTTCCAAGGTGAGCTGACCAATGGTTTTCAGCATTCTCTCGCGATCCCGTTCCAGGTCCTCCTCCTTTCTGCGGATTTCCTTCTCCGACTGACGTTCATTGAAGACTCGTCCCGCATTCTCTATGAACTCTTTCTTCCAACTCCGAACCATATTCGGGTTCAGGTTATGACTGGCTGCAACCTCATTCAGTGTTTTCTCACCTTCTAGGATCTCAATGACCAGCTTTGCTTTAAAATCGGGGCTGTAATTCGTCCTTCGTGCCATGACAGATGCTCCTTTCTTCTACTGCTATTCTACCATGTTCACGATAATTTTCCGAATACCTGTCCAACCCTATGGGACCATTGTAGCATCGCTGTCAAAGTGTTAAAAGACATCATCTAACAGATTGGGGGATTGATCACAATGAAGCTCTTCACCACCTGCCCCGAATGTGGGTATAGACTTGGGCGTTCCGGCGATGGGACAAACACTGAAACGTCCTGCCCAAAATGCGGGGCCCTACTTAACTATGAAGTCATGGATGGAAAAGTAACGGTTGAGATCCTAAGGCATTCCAATAAATCACCCGCCCATCTGAAAAAATAATATTGGGGTTTGCAGTACACGAGCTGAACCCGGCAGAGAACCGCTAAGAGCCTGGCTGCATCACAAGTTTGCACGAAGTATTGAACTCGGCAGCGCAACAGCGCAGAGCACCGTGAAGAATCCGGCAGACAGATATCAAAAGCAATAGGAAGTTTTTCCTTTTGCGTCGAGATAACTGTCTGCCGGTTTTTTGTTTTTGTCCTGAGGATGACGGTAAAAGTCTCTTTCTTACACCTGTTCACCCCGGCGCGCAGAGGTGGCTCGAGCAGAGGTGAGAAACAAAATTAAAGTAACCCAGCCTACGAGCATGGCTGGCCGTATCGAAACGTAATATCTCGTTCCGAAGAGGCCTGCCATGCTCTTTTTGCCATGCTTCCTTCGGTTCGGGATGGACTGGAGGAAACACGATGAAAAGGAAACAAGTTTATGTCCATACAGAAAACAAAGCTGATCAGCTTAGAAAGACCGATCAGAAGAAGCGTTATTCCTACACCTACAAATTCCCAATGCGTGAGCAGCACGAAGGAAGAAATGTTGATTTCATCGAAGAATTCGAAATCATCCCGGGCCAGGACGGAGTCAAAGAAGAAGACATCAAAGCCCTCTACTCGATCGAGGATTCAGAAGTTTACTACAACTTGAAAGCAAGAAGGCCAAACCGCAGCGATCAAGAAAAAAGAGAAATGGAAGGCTGGAAAGAAGCGTTCATCAAAAACTTCATGCGTGATCACGGCTACGCCCCATCTTCTGAATACGTTGAGGAAGCGGTAAAAGAAGCCTTCCCAAAGAACTGGACTGATTCCTTAGACCGGATCCTGTCATCGGATGAAGAAGAAGGCTGCAGCGACAAGTCCTCTGCCCTCTTTGACCTTTGGAATTTTAACGAGACCCAGGGCTCTGCCTTTGATCGGATCCTTGAAGTCGTAAGTACGCTTAGTAAGGAAGACCAGGAGATCTTTCAGTATGTGATTCTGGAGCACCACTCCGCCGCAAACTACGCCAGGATGAAAAGCCGGAACGAGCGGGTCATCCAGAGGAAGGTCAAGAGGATCTACGAAAGGCTCAGGCAGGACCCGGAGCTCAAAAAACACGTGCGGAATTTCTAAGAAGAAGTACGGATCTTGCCCATTTCTTTTGACGGAATACCTGTAGAAGTTATCTCACAAGTACTTTACAGGAGGTGAAGTCATGAAACGGCCACTTATCTTTATCTGCAGCCCCTACTCTGGCGATGTGAAAGCAAACCTAGATCTCGCCAAGTCTTACTGCAGATTCGCTTTAAATCTAGGCGGGATCCCGATAGCTCCCCATCTGCTGTTTCCACAATTTCTGGATGACGGCAACCCGGATGAGCGGAGCCTTGCGCTATCGATGAATAAGGAAATTCTATCAAAGTGCGATGAGCTTTGGATCTTCGGAAGCAAGGTCACATCTGGCATGCTTCTTGAAGCAACAGAGGCCATAAAAAGAGAAATCCCAATCAGAAGATTTCACAGGACGGAGGCGTTTACATGTACGAAACAAGAATAGACACAAGGCAGGTCAAAGGAAAAGAAATCGAGACCTGGAAACGGGAGATCTTTGACGCAAACATCCTCTCGGTTGAAGCTGGGACAAACGGCTACTGCGGTGGGGACACTGGCCATGGCAGCAGGACCTACATCCGAATCGAGGATATGGCAGGAACGGACATCACGGTTCGCCCTCTTAGAAATTACTTTAAGGACAATAGCGGGCTTGAACTGATCCTTGGTGGAGACTCGGAGCTTTCCACGATCTTAGAGGCTCTGAAGTTTATCACGAAGGTTCTTACGGACCAGATTGAGGAGGAACGCGCATGAAGATTTCTTATGGAAACAGCCGAAAAGAGCTTCACTGGAAGAACAGCGAAATCAGCTGGGAGGATTTCAAGACCAGGGTCAGTCAGACCATCAAAACAACGGAAACGGTAGAAGAATACAAGAAGATGCCAAAAGCAAAGCAGGCAGAAATTAAAGATAAAGGTGGCTACGTCCTTGGCCACTTAAAAGCTGGAAGGCGCAAGAAAGGCCACGTCCTCTCTAGGTCTGCTCTAGCCTTAGACATGGACTACGGCACGCCAGGTGTGTGGGATGAAGTCCTGTCGAAACTTCCCTACTCGTTCTGCGTCTACTCCACGCATAAGCACACCCCAGAGCACCCGAGGCTTCGCATGATCATTCCTCTGAAAAGAGAGGTATCGGAAGCCGAGTATCCTGCGGTAGGACGTATGGCAGCTAAAGAAATCGGAATTGACCTGTTCGACGACTCGACCTATGAAGCCCACCGGCTGATGTACTGGCCGTCCACCTCTTCAAATGTGATGTTTTTCTATAGGGAGCACGATGGAAAGTTGCTTGATCCGGACGATTACCTTTCTAGATACGACGACTGGCGGGATGAATCCACCTGGCCAGTGTCCTCCAGGCAGTCTGAAGTGCGGCACAACGCGCTTAAAAAAGTGGAAGACCCTCTTTCTAAACCTGGCCTGATTGGCTGTTTTTGCCGGGCCTACAGCGTGGAAGACGCGATAGAAACCTTCCTGCCTGATGTCTACGCGCCATCAGTAATTTCTGGCCGCTACGACTATATCAAGGGCGAGTCCTCGGCTGGTGTCGTGATTTATGAACACAAGTTCTCCTACTCCCACCACGCAACCGACCCAGCCTGCGGAAGGCTGCTTAATGCCTTTGACTTAGTCAGGCTGCATAAGTTCAGAGACCTTGATGAGAAGTACCCGGATGACACTCCGGTGACAAAACTCCCGTCGTATAAGGCAATGATTGATCTTGCCCGTGGTGACGCAAAGGTCAGGGGGCTGATAACCGGAGAGCGCCGGGAGCAGGCCATGGAGGAATTCAATTCAGAAGACTGGATGGGAAAGCTCACCTTAAACAGGAGAGGAAATATTGAGAACGAACTTGGTAACCTGACTCTGATTCTTCAGAACGATGAAAACCTTAAGGCCATTGTCTACAACCAGCAGCTTGACTGTCTGGAAATAAAAGGAGAGGTGCCCTGGAATCATCCGACCAAGTACTGGAGGGATGCAGACGACGCCCAGCTTGTAAGCTACGTGGATGAACACTATGGAAACTTTTCACAGCGCTTCTACCAGATCGCTCTGGCAAGGGTGGCGGACGACAGATCCTATCACCCTATCCGCGAGTTTCTTGCATCACTTCCCGCATGGGATGGCGTGAAGCGAGTCGACACCCTTCTTATCGATTACCTCGGTGCAGAAGACAATGCCTATGTCCGGGCCGTCACCAGAAAGACCCTCTGCGCTGCCGTATGCCGGGTTATGCATCCTGGCTGTAAGTTCGACTCCATGCTGGTCCTTAACGGCCCTCAGGGAATTGGAAAGTCAACCCTGATCGCTAAGCTCGCCGGTGAATGGTTCTCGGACTCTCTTAACCTCAGTGATACGAGAGATAAGACCGCAGCAGAAAAGCTCCAGGGTTACTGGATCTTAGAGATTGGAGAGCTGGCAGGTTTAAGAAAAGCAGAAGTGGAAACGCTCCGTTCCTTTTTATCCCGCCAGAACGACATTTACCGGGCGTCTTTCGGGCGCCGCACAACGCCTCACCCACGCCAGTGCGTGTTCTTTGGCACCACCAACGCAGAGACTGGGTATCTTCGGGACACCACAGGAAACAGAAGGTTCTGGCCAGTCAAGACACCAGGAAGTTTAGCCAGGCACCCTTGGGACCTTACGGAGGAAGACATCAAGCAGATCTGGGCAGAGGCCTTAGAGTATGCTAAAGCTGGTGAAAAGCTCTACCTTGAGCCAGAGCTTCAGGATGTTGCGAAGACAGAGCAGCTTAAAGCCATGGAGTCGGATGAGCGGGAAGGCATTGTAGTCTCCTACCTTCAGACCAAGCTCCCTTCCGAATGGGACCGCATGACCCTGTATGAGCGGAGGAACTTCCTAAATGGTGAAAGCGAGTTTGGAGCAGATCTTCGCACCGGGACGATTGAGCGCACCAGCGTCTCCAACATGGAGATTTGGTGCGAGTGTTTTGGAAAGAACCGGGCCGACCTTACCATCGCGGAAGGAGCAAAAATTCGGGCCATCCTGGTGAAGCTCGGCTGGCATCGGTTCGAAAAGAAAATCCGCATTCCACTCTATGGCTCTCAGTGGGTTTACATACCACCTGAACGCCTTCGTCCATAAGTTCCAGTCGGCCGAAAAACAATCCGGTCTGGATCACTGAATCGTGTTCCATTCCAGTCTGATCCAGACCGGAACAGCAATACTGGAACATGCTAGAAGTTAGTAATTACAAGTGTTTCAGCACATCCTGTTCCACTGTTCCACTATTTTCTATTAAAAATAAAAAACATAGAAATAGGTCATATAGGACACATATATAACCATATATACCCTTTTCTAAATTAATGGGAATTTAGTGGAACACTGGAACAGAGAAAGGACGATATGAAAGAAAAAGAAATCGAAGCGAGGCTTCGCAAGAAGACATAAACCATGGGAGGCTTAGCGCTGAAGTTTATCTCTTCTAGCCTAAGTGGATCGTTTATGAAAAGAAAATCCGCCTTCCACTCTATGGTTCGCAGTGGGTTTACCTTCCATCTGAACGCATCCAGCCATAAATTCTAATCGGGTGAAAAGCAATCCGGTCTGGATTACTGGATCGTGATCCATTCCAGTCTGATCCAGACCGGAACAACAAAACTGGATCATGCTAGATATTAGTAACTACAAGTGTTTCAGCGCTTACTGATCCACTGTTCCACTATATTCTATTAAAAATAATATATATAAATATAGAGTATATAGAATATATATACATATATACGATATATAGAGGAAAACGTGGATCACTGGATCACTGGAACACGGAAAGGACGATATGAAAGAAAAAGAAATCGAAGAGAAACTGCGACGGGAAGTTAAAGGCATGGGAGGCCTAGCACTGAAATTTATCTCTCCCGGCCTAAGCGGAGTACCAGACCGGATCGTTTTACTGCCGGAAGGCAATATAGCCTTTGTCGAGCTGAAAGCCCCTAGAAAGAAGATGCGGCCTCTTCAGCTAAAAAGAAAACGCCAGCTTGAAGATCTTGGCTTTTCTGTTTACTTAATCGATCAGCCAGAACAGATTGGAGGAATTTTAGATGAAATACAATCCTCATAAATACCAGGCCTACTCCACAAAGTTCATCATCGATCATCCAGTGTCCGCGATCCTTCTTAGCTGCGGACTTGGAAAGACCGTGATCACACTGACCGCGATTCAGGAGCTGATGTTTGACCGCTTTGAAGTAAGGAAGCCTTTAATCATTGCTCCTCTTCGCGTCTGCACCAGCAGCTGGCCGGAAGAAATCAAAAAGTGGGACCATCTGAAAGGCCTGACCTACTCCGTAGCGACTGGCCCGGAAAGCGAGCGGAAGAAAGCCCTGAAAAGTAAAGCTGACCTTTACATCATCAACCGGGAAAATGTCAGCTGGCTCGTGGAAAAGTCCGGCCTTCCCTTTGACTACGACATGCTTGTGCTTGATGAGCTGTCCTCCTTTAAATCCCACCAGTCCAAGCGCTTTAAGAGCCTTCTAAAGGTGAGGCCAAAGGTAAAACGGATCGTGGGCTTAACCGGAACGCCATCAAGTAACGGCCTGATGGACCTTTTCGCAAAGTTCAGGCTGCTTGACATGGGAGAAAGGCTTGGGCGTTACATCGGCCAGTACCGGAGGAACTACTTTCTTCCAGACAAAAGAAACGCGCAAGTGATCTTTTCCTACAAGCCGCTTCCTGGAGCGGAAGATGCGATCTATAAAAAGATCTCGGACATCACGATATCGATGAAAGCTTGTGATTATCTCAAAATGCCAAAACTCGTGACGAACGAAGTCAAGGTTACTCTTGCTCCTAAAGAGCAGAAACTCTATGACGATTTGAAAAAAGAAATGGTGGTCAGCTTAAAGGATAAAGAAATCGACGCGGTCAACGCAGCCTCCCTATCCAATAAGCTTCTTCAGATGGCAAACGGAGCCGTCTACAGTGACGATGGAAAAGCCGTGTTGATTCACGAGAGGAAACTCGATGCCCTGGAAGATCTCATCGAAAGCGCAAACGGAAAGCCGGTTCTGATTGCTTACTGGTTTAAGCATGATTTTGAGAGGATCAAGAAGCGCTTTCCTGTCCGGGAAATCAAGACCGATCAAGACATTAAAGACTGGAATGAAGGCGGGATTCCTCTTGCTGTCCTCCACCCCGCTTCCGCGGGCCACGGCCTGAACCTTCAGGCAGGTGGATCAACCCTGATCTGGTTTGGCTTAACCTGGTCTTTAGAGCTTTACCAGCAAACCAACGCCAGACTCTGGCGGCAGGGCCAGAAAGACACCGTGGTCATCCACCACATCATTACAAAAGGCACCATCGATGAAAACGTGATGACAGCCCTAAACAAGAAAAATAAGACGCAGGCCGCTTTAATTGATGCAGTCAAAGCGCAGCTGGAGGTGAACTGATGGATCCTTATCAGAAATTAGCAGACGCGATCGTCCTTCAGGCAGTCAAAGACTACCGGCAGGATTTAAGACGCATGAAGAATAGACCTTCGAACATCAACAAGGGAAAGGTCAAGGAAGACGAACGCTTCTTCCGTTCTTCCTGGTTTAAGTTACTCACCAAAATCGATGGGAACTACTTAATTAAAAAGCTGAGGGAGGAATGCTTATGAATGCAAAAGAATATCTAAGGGGACTGTCCCGAGAGGAAGCCAGGATCAAGGCAAAGAAGGAGCGATTAACGATCATGCAGGACCTGGCCCGCTCCGTCAGCTCCCCTGCTTTCTCTGACCTGCCAACGGCCTCAAACCATGATTCTTCCCGCCTGGAAGAAACCATCGTGAAGATGCTGAGCTTAGAAGAAGAAATTAAAAGCGATGAGGATGAACTGACGGAAAGGAAGACCGAGGCTCTGGACTACATTGGAAGGATCAAGGAACCAGACTACCAGACGGTTTTAATCTCCCGTTACTTTAAGAACGAGTCCTGGGAAGAGATCTCTTTAAACATGTTCTATTCCCTCCGCTGGGTTTACTCCCTTCACGGTTACGCACTTGAAGAGCTGGACCGGGTCATCAACGAAGAGTGCAGTTAAGTGCAGTTGAGTGCAGTCATGTGCAGTTCACTTCACTTGAGTGCACCTCAAGAAATAGTAAAATGATAGTGTAGAAAGTTAGGATAAAGCAGCCTCGTAAGGAAATCCCCTTGCGAGGTTTTCTTTTGCCCGAAAGGAGAAGCCATGCCACGAAAACCCAAGCGGCCCTGCCGCTACCCAGGATGCCCTCGGCTGACAGACCACACCTACTGCGAGGAGCATGAAAAGATGATGCAGCGTCACTACGACACGTTCACCCGCGGCTACTCCACCGGAAAACGGTACGGCAGGCCCTGGAAGAAAATCCGGGACCGCTACATTCACAAGCACCCACTCTGCGAGCGCTGCCTTCTTGAAGGAAGGTACGTGAAGGCGCAGGAGGTGCATCACATCGTGCCGCTGTCCGAGGGTGGGAGCAGCGAGGAGAATAACCTGATGAGCCTCTGCCACTCCTGCCACGAGAAAATGCATAAACGGAAAGGAAGTCGCTGACCCAGGGGGAGGAAAGATCTCTACGGCGAGCCTCTCTGGAGACCGGCGCCCCCTCTCGCGTGCAGAACATGCGTTTTCTTAAGGGTAATAACCCAGCAGACTGTTAGGAATATAAAAATACTGAAAAGGAGGCAGCTACATTATGCCTACAAAATCGAATAATATCGGCGGCCGCGGAGGCAGACGCCCTGGCTCCGGACGAAAGAAAAAAGCTGCGCTGGAGAAATACCAAAATGGGAATCCCGGAGGAAGGCCACTTGAGGTCCTGAACATTCCGGACCTTGAAGGAGCGGAAATGCCGAAGCCTCATGAGTTCCTTTCTGATATTCAGCATGATGGCTCCGAGTTTGCCGCCGCTGAGATCTACAAAGAGACCTGGGATTGGCTTGACGGCCTTGGAGTTGCCCGCGCGGTATCTCCGGCGCTTCTTGAGCGCTACTCCATGGCCTCCGCCAGATGGATCGCCTGTGAGAAGATCACCTCAAAGCTTGGATATCTGAGTAAGCATCCGACTACGGGAAAGCCAATTCCCTCACCTTTCATCAACATCGGAATCAACTACATGAATCAGGCCAACAGGCTCTGGAATGAAATCTTCCAGATCGTAAAAGAGAACTGCTCGACCGAATTTAACGGCGCAAACCCTCAGGATGATGTGATGGAGCGGCTGCTTAGAGCAAGACGCGGAGGTAAGTAATGGAGAAAACAACACAGTACTATCTCGAAGACACCGATAAGCTGATACCCTACGCCAGAAATGCGAGAACCCATTCTGACAAACAGATTGCACAGATTGCTGCATCGATTAAAGAATTCGGCTTCCTGTCCCCTATTGTAATCTCAAAAGATAACACCATCCTTTGCGGGCACGGAAGGTTTTATGCTGCGCAGAAATTAGGGCTGAAGAAAGTTCCTTGCGTAAAGGAAGAATATCTGACCGACGCCCAGAAGCGTGCATATATAATCGCAGACAACCAGCTGTCTCTTAATGCTGGCTGGGATGAAGATCTACTTTCTGTTGAGCTGTCTGATCTTCAGGAAAACGCCTTCGACCTTTCCCTTCTTGGTTTTGATGAAAAAGACCTCGCGAAACTCATGGATGTGGATACAGAAGCAGTAGACGATGATTTCGATGTAGAGGCAGAGCTCGAGAAACCGTGCTTTTCTAAGCCAGGTGACATCTGGTATCTAGGAAAACACAGAGTCATCTGCGGAGATTCTACAGACCAAAACACATACACAGATTTATTAGGTGATACGAAGGTGAATCTTGTTTGCACAGATCCACCTTACCTTGTGTCTCTAGACAGCTCGGTTGGTAAAATCAAAAATGACGATCTTTCCGATGAAGAAGGATACAAGTTCCTGCTGTCTTCTTTCACTCGCTTTCATGATGCCATGGCAAAAGACGCATCGATCTATGTGTTTTACGCCACCATGAAAGCAAGAGTCTTTTACGACGCTTATGAAGACGCCGGATTTAAAGTTGGCGCAGGCCTGGTCTGGAAGAAACCAAGGGCTCCCCTGATGAGAACCGACTGGAAATTCAATATGGAGCCAATCATCTGGGGATGGAGAAAAGATGGAAAGCACATCTGGTATGGTGACCAGAAACAGAAATCGGTATTTGAGTTTGACGGAATTAGAAATGCTAAAGAAGATGGCTTCGGCCACCCGTCCAGTAAGCCAGTCCCGCTCATCGCCTACCTCATTAAGCAGTGCACCCAGTCTAACGGCCTGGTCCTTGACGGATTTCTTGGATCCGCCTCGACTCTCATTGCCTGCGAGCAGCTGAACCGGGTTTGCTATGGAATTGAGCTAGAGCCCAAGTTCGTAGATGTTGCAGTGAATCGGTACATCCAATATAGGGATGATTCCTCTGATGTATTTGTCCTCCGCGATGGAAAGAAGATCCCTTATGCTGAACTCACATAAACATTGGAATTTCAGCATTATTCTCTTGCTATTACAGCGCTTTAGAGTGATATATGTACCTACCAAAAGAAACAAAATCAAGGAGGTACGAAAATGAAATTAAGCTACAAGGTAACGGGAGAAGAACGGAAGGACTTAGTGACAGAAATCTGCCGTATTACCGGTGACACATCAGAATATCAGTTCATGCCGACCTGCGCATACAAAGTGGGAAATGTCACCATCGATAAAGAAGGCGTCGTCACCTGCGAAGACGAAGAAAAGCTTAACCATATCGCTACGGAGCTAGAAAAGGTCGATTTCAAGCCGAGAGAATCCGAGCCTGAAGAAAAACAGGATGAGGCCGAAGCTCCAGAAGACACCGGCCTTACCTTTGAAATTCCAATTGAAGAGGTAAATGTCACTAACCTTTCCAACTTCCTAAAGGCAAAAGGTAATCTCATCAAGAAGTCTTTTGGAATTGAAGATCTCACCATCGATGTAAAGGATGACCGGGTCAGCTTCCCATGGTTTAAGGAAGTGCCAGAGCCCGATGAAATCAAAGCCTACACCGATTTCATTACCCTGCTTTGCAAGCTCAGCAAAGAACAGTCCAGGGTCAGCAGCAGAGCCTATGAGGTGACGAACGAAAAGTACGCCTTCCGCTGCTTCCTTCTCAGGCTGGGATTTATCGGGCCGGATTACAAACTTGATAGGAAGATACTTCTACGGAATTTATCCGGAAACTCCGCGTTTAGAAATACCCCAGAAGCAAAGGAGGAAGCTAACGCATGAGCATCATTGGAAAAGAAACCTTATCGATTCTTCGCTCCGGCTACCCAGCCGGAACGAGAGTTGAGCTCATCAAAATGGATGATGTCCAGGCACCGCCCAAAGGAACGCTTGGCACCGTCTATGGTGTTGACGACACGGGAAGCATCCTGGTCCACTGGGATAACGGATCTGGACTAAATGTCATCTTTGGAGAAGATATCGTACGGAAGGTAGGAACATGCCATGAATGAAACCATCAAGAAGCAGATTCTTGCCATCCAGCGAAGCGGTTTAACCAACATGCTGGATACCATTGCCGTTCAGCGGATTGCTTTTGACTATGACTATTACGACCTGGTTCTTTACCTTGAAGAACACCGGAAAGAGTACGTTCATTTCATCCTGACAGGAAGCGAAAAATAAAGGCAGAAAACCTCACATAAAGCTTGCTATTTCAAGGCTTTAGAGTGATATATGTACATGCAAAGAAAAGCAAAGAACAACGGAGGAAAGACCATGAAAAACGCATATTTTGAAAACATGTACAAAGAAATAAGCGACTACCAGGAAAAGAAAGAAGCGATTAGAAAACAGCGCAGCAAGCTTTTTGACGAAGAAAAATACGATGAAGGAACCACCCTGATGAAAGCCTTCGAAGAGGAAAACAAATTCCCATACAGCGACGGAGCGATGAAAGCCTACTGGGCTTACCAAAACGTAAACTACCGCGGAGCGGACTGCTTCGAAGTCGAGGACCTGCCTTGGCCTAAGGATATGAAAGATTTCGCTGATACCTTAAGAGAAGCCGGAATTGACGCCATCACAGTCACCGACCAGAGCACCGGCCTGATGGATGGAATCTATGGACTTAGCGCAAACGGCTGGAAGATGGGAAGCTTAAAGATTGTCACAAGAAAGGACGATCACCGCTTCGGAACGGACGAACCGGAAAGAAAGAACGGAATCGAGTTCACGATTGCATAAGGAGGCCGCCATGTGGGAAAAAGGAACGCTTGAGATCGAAGGGAAAACGGTAAAATACGAACTAAAACACTACGACGAGCCTTCAGACTATGGCATCGAATGCGGCAAAATCAGCAAGATGGAGCTCCGCATTGGAAACAAAACGACGCTCCGCTATGACCGCGGATGGGACATTGAGCCGGAAGATGAAACAAGCCAGCTCGCCTACGCAGCCCTGATCCATCAATATAACTAAAGAAAGAATGATCTTATTTCCACATAAAGCTTGCTATTCCAAGGGTTTAGAGTGATATATGTACATGCAAAAAGCAAAGACACGAAGAGCCCCGGAGGAAAATACCATGACAAGAGCAGAAAGAAACGAATTCACTTACCTTTGGAAGAACCTGAAAAGAGGCTTTTACGGAAACACAGCCATCCTTACGATTCCGGTAGAAGCGAGCAGAGAATACAAACAGTCTGCAGATGACCTTTTCCAGCAGAATGGTTTTTACCCTTGCGCAATCAAGAAAGACCCAAAGCGTTTTGATGACAAAGAGCGAATCCTCTACATGAAGGAACCTGAAGATGCCGACTGGACAGACCTTTACACTGAAGAAGAGCTTGAAGCTTTCGATCAGGCCATCGAAGCTTAAGAGGGAGGAGCCTACCAAGGCTCCTGTTCTTGTTGCGGACATAGGATTTTCCTTTTGCCGTGGCTTTAATTTTTATGGTATTCGTGATATAATAATATCGAACATTTTTTAAGTCCTTTCTCGGCTATTAAGTCGGACACTTAAAATATATTTATTTGGTTTTGTTCTTGGCCCGCAGCAATGCGGGTCATTTTTATGCCCGCAAAATTCATAACCTAGTCCTGCTATTTCAATGATACATGTGCATGCCAAAGGAACACCAAAGTAATATGGAGAAAAACACCCGGAACGCCTTTTGGCGTTCTTTTCTTTTGCCTGCCCTGGAGGGAATGACCTTGGAAAGATACAAGCCCACAAAATTTATCGCGAAAACTTCGCACTACGATAAGACAGCCGCAGATTTAGTCGTGATGTTTATCGAGCAGCTTTCCCACACCAAGGGCGACTTCTATAACAAGCCTTTTCACCTGATGCCCTGGCAGGAACAGATCATCCGCGACCTGTTCGGCGCCCTTAAGCCAGACGGATACCGGCAGTTTACCACCGCTTACATCGAAATTCCAAAGAAATGTGGAAAGAGCGAGCTTGCCGCGGCTGTGGCTCTTTACATGCTGTGTGCAGACGGTGAGCAGCGTGCGGAAGTGTACGGATGCGCCGCGGACCGGGACCAGGCTTCCCTGGTGTTCGATGTGGCCTGCGACATGGTCAAGCTCCATAAAACCTTGAGCAAATACTGCGATATCCGCCCGAGCCGAAAGACCATCCACTTCCGCCCCACCAACAGCATCTATAAAGCGGTTTCTGCTGAGGTTGCGGGAAAGTCCGGCGTGAATGTGTCCGGTCTGGTGTTTGATGAGCTCTGGGTGCAAAAAGACCGGAAGTTCTTTGACATGATGACAAAGGGAACATCAGACGCAAGAAAGAATCCTCTGCATTTTATCATCACGACTGCAGGAAACGACATAAACTCCATCTGCTATGAGCTACACCAGAAAGCCGTTGACATTCTGGAAGGAAGAAAACACGACGAGACCTTCTACCCGGTGATCTATGGTGCCGCGATGGATGAAGACTGGACGGACCCTGAGGTGTGGAAAAAAGCAAACCCGTCGCTTGGCGTCACCATTGACATCGACAAAGTTAAGGCGGCCTGCGAATCTGCCAAGCAGAATCCCCAGGAAGAAAACGCCTTCAGGCAGCTTCGTCTTGATCAGTGGGTCAAGCAGTCTGTCCGCTGGATGCCAATGGATAAGTGGGACGCCTGCTCCTTTAAAGTTAGAGAAGAAGACCTCTACGGTCGTGTGTGTTATGGTGGCCTGGACCTTTCCTCCACCACAGACATCACCGCCTTCGTTCTGGTTTTTCCACCAGAAGACGAAAACGATAAATACGTTGTTCTCCCCTACTTTTGGCTGCCGGAAGATACGCTGGACCTGCGCGTAAGGCGCGATCACGTTCCCTACGACCTCTGGCAGAAGCAGGGCGCAATCCAGACAACCGAAGGAAACGTCATCCACTACGGTTTTATTGAAAAGTTTATCGAGCGCCTTGGAGAAAAATACAACATCAGAGAAATTGCCTTTGACCGCTGGGGAGCCGTCCAGATGGTCCAGAACCTGGAAGGCATGGGATTTACTGTCGTGCCATTTGGCCAAGGCTTCTCGAGCATGAGTAGCCCCACCAAGGAGCTGATGCGGCTGACGCTGGACCAGAAAATCGCGCATGGAGGCCATCCGGTCCTCCGCTGGATGATGGATAACGTTTACGTCCGGACGGACCCTGCAGGAAACATCAAGATGGATAAGGAAAAGTCCACCGAGAAGATCGACGGAGCCGTCGCTCTTGTTATGTCCTTAGACCGAGCGATCCGCTGCGGAAACGACACTGGGGAGTCAATATATGACAGTAGAGGGATCTTGTTTATTTAATGGAGGTAGGAATGAGTATCTTTTCAAAATTCAAAAGCCGGGACAAGCTGAAAAACTCCACCTCAGGAAGCATGTACCGCTTCTTCTTTGGAGGGACGACCTCAGGAAAAGCAGTGACGGAACGTTCTGCTATGCAGATGACAGCAGTTTACTCCTGCGTCAGGATCCTTTCGGAGGCTGTGGCTGGGCTCCCCCTTCACCTTTACCGATACACTGAGGAAGGCTCCAAAGAGAAAGCGGTCGACCACCCACTTTATCAGGTTCTGCACGATGAGCCAAATCCCGAAATGACGTCTTTCGTTTTTCGGGAGACGCTAATGACCCACCTACTCCTTTGGGGTAACGCCTACGCGCAGATCATCCGAAATGGAAAGGGTGAAGTCATCGCGCTTTATCCTCTGATGCCAAACAAGATGACCGTCGACCGGGATCAATCCGGCCAGCTTTACTATGAGTACCAGACTTCTCAGGAAGAAGCACACACGATGAAAGGTTCTCTCGTTCGGCTTTCCCCACGTGATGTTCTTCACATCCCGGGACTTGGCTTTGACGGTCTGGTTGGCTACTCTCCCATCGCAATGGCCAAGAACGCAATCGGCCTAGCCATTGCGACCGAAGAATATGGAAGCAAGTTCTTTGCAAACGGCGCGACCCCAGGAGGAATTTTAGAGCACCCAGGCGTTGTGAAAGACCCAGAGCGCGTTCGGCAGAGCTGGAATTCAGCCTTTGGAGGATCTTCCAACTCGAACAAGGTGGCCGTCCTTGAGGAAGGCATGAAATACACGCCGATCTCCATTTCTCCTGAGCAGGCGCAGTTTCTTGAAACAAGAAAGTTTCAGATCGATGAAATTGCTAGGATCTTTCGCATTCCTCCTCATATGATTGGAGACTTAGAGAAATCCAGCTTCAGCAACATTGAGCAGCAGTCTCTTGAGTTTGTAAAATACACACTCGACCCCTGGGTCTGCCGGTGGGAGCAGTCTATGCAGCGTGCTCTCCTCCGCCCGGAAGAAAAGAAGGACTACTTCTTTAAATTCAACGTGGACGGGCTTCTTCGGGGAGACTATCAGAGCCGTATGAACGGCTACGCCGTTGGAAGGCAGAATGGCTGGATGAGCGCAAACGATATCCGGGAGCTCGAAAACTTAGACCGGATCCCGGAAGAAGAAGGTGGCGATCTTTACCTGATCAACGGCAACATGACCAAGCTCAAGGATGCTGGCATTTTCGCAGCATCTGCGCAGAGTCAAAATACAGAGGAGCAAGAGAGTGAAAAGAAGCAAGAAACAAATGAGAAGCCGAAAGAGACAGATGCAAGGATCCATGAAAGGAGAAATGCCTTATGACAAGAAAGTTCTGGAACTGGATAAGAAACGAAACCCCAGATTCCTTTGGAAGCGAAAGAACCCTCTACCTAAACGGAGAAATTTCCGATGAAACCTGGTTTGGAGATGAAGTCACGCCGAAGCTGTTTAAAGAGGAACTGGATGACGGCGAAGGAAACATCACGCTTTGGATCAACTCCCCTGGAGGAGACGTCTTTGCCGCCGCCTCAATTTACAACATGCTGATGGATTACCCATATGATGTTACGGTTAAGATCGATGCTTTAGCCGCTTCTGCGGCCTCGGTCATCGCAATGGCAGGAACCAAGGTGTATATGAGCCCTGTTGCCATGCTGATGATCCATAACCCGATGACCGTCGCAATTGGAGATTCGGATGAAATGAAGAAAGCGATCGACATGCTTTCTGAAGTCAAAGAATCCATCGTAAACGCCTATGAGATTAAGACGAGCCTTTCGAGACGGAAAATTTCTCAGCTCATGGACGCCGAAACCTGGATGAACGCAAAAGAAGCAAAGAAGCTCGGCTTTGCCGATGAAATTCTCTTTTCTGAGGGAGAAACGGAAATAGAAGAGGATCCGGAGATGCTGTTTTCAAGAAAAGCCGTCACAGACTCCCTTCTTCTGAAATTGACCCCAAAGAAACCAGCATCACCATCGATACCTGTTGATTCACTAAAGAAGCGCCTGGCGCTTCTCTCACATTAAGGAGGAAACTACAATGACTAAGATTTTAGATCTCATGGAGAAAAGAGCCAAGGCCTGGAACGCGGCAAAAGAGTTCCTCGATACCCATTCCGATAACGGTGGAAACGTGTCCGAGGAAGACGCCGCTACTTACGAGAAAATGGAAAAAGAAGTTACGGATTTGACAAAAGACATTGAGCGCCTGCAGAGGCAGGAACAGATTGATCAGATGTTAAATCAGCCGACCTCTTCCCCGCTTACCTCTAAACCCGGCGTAAAAGAAGAGCCAGAAGAGAAGAAAGGAATTAGCTCTAAAGCTTACAAAACCGCTTTCTGGGACTCCATCAGAAGACGCAACTGGTTTGATGTCAATAACGTTTTGGAAGTTGGAACAGATGCTAACGGAGGATACCTGGTCCCGGATGAATATGAGAGGCAGCTTCTTCAGGCCCTGACCGATGAGAACTTCTTCCGTTCCCTTGCCCATGTGATTCAGACCCAGACCGGCACCCACACCATTCCGATCGTCGCCTCTCACGGCACCGCGTCCTGGATGGATGAAAACGGGCTTTACCCGGAGTCTGACGACACTTTCGATCAGATCACGCTTTCTGCCTACAAGCTGGGAACGGCGATCAAGGTATCCGAAGAACTGATGAACGACTCGGTTTTTGATCTGGAAGGTTACATCTCAACAGAGTTTGCCCGCCGTATTGGTGCCGCTGAAGAAGAAGCCTTCCTTGTTGGAGACGGAAGCAAGAAGCCGGAAGGCGTCTTTACCAAAGTCGCATCAAATAAGGAAGCCCTGACTGAAATCAGCAATACAAGCATCAATTTTGATGCCATGATGGACGTCTTCCACTCTCTTCGGAGCGTCTATCGAAACAGCGCGGTCTGGATTTTAAACGACTCCACCGTCAAGGCCCTTCGCAAGATCAAGGATGGAAACAACAACTATATCTGGCAGCCCTCCGTAGTTGCCGGTCAGCCGGACACCATCTTAAACCGCCCGTATAGAACTTCCATCTACGCACCGGAGCTTGCGGCGGGCAAGGTGCCGATCCTCTTTGGAGACTTCTCCTACTACTGGATTGCAGACCGTCAGGGAAGATCCTTTAAGAGACTGTCTGAGCTTTACGCAGCAAACGGCCAGATTGGCTTCCTCGCATCTGAACGTGTAGACGGAAAGCTGATCCTTCCAGAAGCCATCAGAGGTCTTTCTGTAAAGGCCGCAGGTTAACGCTTACTGCTGCCTGAGGATTTTCCTTGGGCAGCAGATTTTGTTTGGAGGCATTCTATGGAAATTACCCTGGAAGAAGCGAAAACTTATCTTCGCGTAAGCTCTAGCGATGAAGATGACCTGATAAAAGCCCTCATTTCTTCCGCTACCAAGCAGGTCCAGGACATCGCAAGATTCACGGACGAAGAGTGGGAAACAAACGAAGAAAAGATTCTGATCCGAATGCGCGTTGCCATCCTTTACTGCATCGCCTACCTCTACGAGCACCGGGAAGAAGCCGACCATAACGAGCTGAATCAAACCCTTCGCGCTCTTCTCTTTGGCGTAAGAAAGGAGCAGTTTTAATGAACATCGCATCACTCAGAGTCCCCATTCTGTTTCAAAAGAATGAGATCGTAACGGATAAGTACAAGAATCAAAGCTCCTCTTGGACGGATTATTTTGCCTGTTACGCGACGGTCGGGTCGTCCACTGGATCAGAAACCGATATGGAAGTCATCCGGCCTGAAGAAACGTTAGATTTTACCTGCCGCTGGTGCACGGAGCTGTCAAAAGTCGACTCCACCCACTTCCGCATTTTGGCTGAAGGAAAAACCTACAACATTACCTATGTAAACCCAATGGGATATAAACGAAACTCGATTAAGTTTAACTGCAGTCTGGAGAAAAGCTATGAGTAAGAAAGTCTCAGTTGACCAGCTGGAAAACGCCATCATGAAAGAGCTAGACGAATACGCTTCTCTTGCTTCGGATGAACTGAAGGATGCGGTAAAGAAAACCGCTAAGGACGTAAGGACCGACATCCGGGATTCTGCTCCGATAAGGACCGGAAAATACAAGAAATCCTGGTCGGTGAAACGAGTCAGTGAATCAGCAAACAGCATCAACCTGGTCGTCCACTCCAGGAACCGCTACCAGATCGCTCACCTCTTAGAGCACGGCCACGCGAAGCGAAATGGAGGAAGAGTCGCGGCCAGGCCTCACATCGCACCTGCTGAGCAGCGCGGAAACGAAGAGCTTGAAAAGCTAATCAAACAGAAACTAAAAGGAGGATGACATGACCTATGACGAGATTGTAGAGATGCTGGAAGAAACGGAACTTTCCCTTGCCTATGATCATTTTGAAGAAGGCTGCTCCCCTGCCCCGCCATTTCTCTGCTTTTTTCTTCCTGAGAGCGACAACTTCGCGGCAGACGGCATCGCCTATCAGAAAATCCACGTGCTTCACATCGAGCTATACACGGACAAAAAGAACCCAGACCAAGAGGAAAATATTGAGCGCGTGCTGACAAGCCGCGGCCTGTTTTATAACAAGACCGAAGTCTATATCGAATCCGAAAAGCTCTATGAAGTCCTTTATGAATTGGAGGTTTAAGCTATGGGAAATAAAGTCAAATACAACCTGAAAAATGTCTACGCGGCAAAGCTGACGGAAAGCACAACGGACGGAGTGACCACCTTCACGTACGCTGCCCCTAAAGCAATCCCAGGAGCTGTCTCCATCAGCCTGGACGCAGAAGGCGAAACCAAAGCCTTCTACGCAGACGGCATCGTCTACTTTAGATCCATCACAAACAACGGCTACTCCGGTGACCTTGAGCTTGCTTTAATCCCGGAGTGGTTTCGAACAGAGATCCTGCAGGAAGAGCTGGACAGCAAAGGCGTGCTGGTGGAAAAGAGCGGCCTGACCGACACCGTGAAGTTTGCCCTTCTCTTTGAGTTTGATGGAGACGTCAACTCCATTCGCCACGTTCTTTACTACTGCACGGCATCTCGTCCATCCCTTGAGTCAGAAACAAAGGAAGACACCATCGAGCCTGGAACAGAGAAACTCTCCATCACAGCAGACCCAAGATCAGACGGCCTGGTGAAAGCTAGATCTGGAGACACCACGGATGCAACGGTTTACGATGGCTGGTACAAAGCAGTCTACGTTCCGACAGAGAAAGCTGCGTCTTCCTCGTCTTCTACATCTTCTTCCGGGCAGTAAAGGAGAAAGCTTATGATTGAAAAGACAATCGAAATCAGCGGAAAGCCAGTCACCTTCCGCTCTTCTGCCGCGATTCCAAGAATCTACCGGCTGAAGTTTAAGCGGGATATCTTTAAAGACCTTTCCAAGCTCGAAAAGTCTTACCGAGCCAAAACGACAGACTCCGAAGAGCTTGAGATTGATGACCTTGAGATTTTTGAAAACGTCGCTTATATCATGGCCTACCACGCGGATCCAACGATTCCAAGGACCATCGACGAATGGCTGGACCAGTTTGAGATGTTTTCGATCTATCAGGTCCTTCCTGAGATCTTAGAGCTTTGGGGAAGCAACCTTGTAACAGACATCCAGGCAAAAAAAGGACGCGCAGAAGTGAGCGGGAAATGACCACCCCGCTTTTTCTTCTGCGCTGCATAGAAATTGGAATTTCCATCCGCGATCTTGATCTTCTTTCCATCGGCCTGGTCCTTGATATCTGGACAGAAAAGGCAAATGACGGAGTGAAGTATAGAAGGCTTGCGACGCAGGAAGATTTTGACAGGTTTTAGGAGGTGAAGACATGGCAAGCAGAATCAAAGGAATCACGGTTGAAATCGGCGGTAACACCACAGGTCTTGAGAAAGCTCTGAAATCTGTGAATAGCACGATTCGCACCACCCAGTCTTCCCTCAAAGATGTCAACAAGCTTCTTAAACTTGATCCAAAGAACACCACCCTCCTTACCCAGAAGCAGAAATTGCTGAAATCATCCATCGATGCGACGAAAGAGAAGCTCGAAGGATTAAAGAATGCCCAGGTCCAGGCCAAACAGCAGATGGAAAATGGAAGTCTCGGCAAGGACAAGTACGATGCCCTCCAGCGTGAGATTGCCGAGACAGAGTCTAAACTTAAGAGCCTGGAAAAAGAGTCCAAGAGCTTCGGGTCAGTCTCTTCACAGAGAATTGCTGCTGCAGGAGAAAAAGTAAAAGGCGTCGGAGAAAAGATGTCTGACGCAGGAGAAAAGATGACGGTTGGCTTCACCGCGCCTGTCGTCGCCGGTGCGACTGCTGCGGTCAACTCCTACGGCAATGTCGACAAGCAGTTTAACCTGGTCAAGCAGACAATGGGAAGTACAGCAAACTCTGCAGAAGATTTTAAGGGACTGTGGAACCAGATCAGCGAGTCCGCGAAGGCTTCTGTCTTTGGAATGCAGGATGCTGCAGACGCGACGTTGAACTTTGCCCGCCAGGGCTTCACCGCCAAACAGGCAACAGACATGCTGACGCCTGCGATGAACCTTGCAGCAGGCACCGGTACTGATCTTTCTGAAGTGACGTCAGGCCTTGGAAATGCCATGAAGATGTTTGGTGCGAACTCTTCCGAGGCCGCCTCTTACTCAGACATTTTGGCAAAGGCTCAGGCGCAAGCAAACACCAACACCTCGGAATTATTCCAAGCAATTTCTGTCGCTGGCCCGATCTGTAAGACGGTCGGATGGGATGTAAAGGACTTAGCGACCATCACGGACGTGTTTGGAAATGCCGGTATCTCTGGATCAGAAGGTGCGAACGCCTTAAAGACTGGTCTTGCCCGGCTAGCCTCCCCTGCCAAGTCAGGAGCTGCCGCCATGGACCAGCTGAAATTATCCACCGGCCAAACTTACTCCATCTTTAACGACAACGGAACGCTCAAATCCATGCCGGATGTCTTAAAGAACCTGAACAAAGCCTTTTCTGGCCTTTCCGACCAGGAGAAACTGGAAGCCGCTTCTAATATCTTTGGAAAAGAGCAGATGTCCAAGTGGCTGACCCTAATCCAAACCTCTCCGAAAGACGTCAGCTCCCTGCGAAACGCTTTAGACGATGCGGGAGGGTCCGCTGGAAAAATGTCCAAGGCCCTGATGTCAGGTACCGGAGGAACCATTGAGCAGCTGAAATCCACCTTTGATGTGCTGACCGTCACGATCGGCCAGACATTAGCGCCAGTTCTGACCAGCTTCTTTCAGAAGCTCATCTCGATCATGAACGCCATCATGAACATGAACCCGGCAACGCAGAGGCTGATTCTCACTTTAATCGGCATCGCTGCAGCAGTTGGGCCACTTCTCATTGTCATCGGAAAGATCGCGGTTGGCGTCGGAACGGTCATGACACTTGCTCCTAAAATCGTCTCTGCCATTAAGCTAGTCCGGACTGGTATGGCAGCGATGAATGCGGTTATGCTGGCTAACCCTGTGGGTCTTGTCATTGCAGCTGTGTCTGCTCTTGCGGCGACTTTCATTTACCTTTGGAAAACGAACGCGAAGTTTAGAAACGGAGTAATCGCTATCTGGAGCAGCATTAAGACTGCAACTTCTAAAACCTGGGGAGGAATTAAAAAACTTGCAGTTACCCTTTGGGGCGCGATTAAAAGCGCTGTGCTGTCACCGGTAAGAGCGATCCGATCTTCGGTTACTTCGGCTTGGACAGCAATCCGCTCAACTACATCCAGAGTCTGGAATGGAATCAAGTCTGCCATGCTGACTCCAATCAACGCGGCCCGTGATCGGATCCGGGGGATCATTAACACCATCAAAGGCTTCTTTCCTCTTCGAATTGGAAACATCTTCAGCAACCTGAGGCTTCCTCATATCCACGTTTCAGGAGGAAAGGCTCCGTTTGGTATCGGAGGAAAAGGATCCCTTCCGAAATTCTCCGTGGATTGGTACGCCAAGGCCATGAAAAACGGAATGATCTTAGATCGCCCCACCATCTTTGGAGCAGCAGGAGATTCTCTTCTTGCAGGGGGTGAAGCGGGATCAGAAACTGTCGTTGGGACAGAGTCTTTGATGAGTATGATCCGTGCTGCCGTATCGGGAGTTGGAAATGATGTAGCCAATGCCGTTATCACGGCAAACCGGATCTCCCAGAGCGGTAATCTCGGGTCTGACATCCACTTAAACGTTTACCTCTTTAAGAACGGCCCAAAGATGGGAGAAGAAATCGTCCATGCATACGACACGTATAAAAGGAGGCTCGGCTGATGATTTACTCAACTATTCAGATCAACGGAAAAGAGATCCTAAGGCCAAACGATTTCTCTCCTCAGAGGGAAGACATCTATGTAGCAGAAATCACGACCTGCACCGGAGATACCATTGCAGACCGAATCGGATGGCGGTATTCGGATATGAGTTTAGAGTGGGACACACTACCTCAGGCTCAGCTTGAAATTCTTCTTTCCATGAGTGGAGAGTCAACTATCACCTTTATGGGTGCAGACGGAACTTCTCATACGGAAAGCATCGTGCGGACCTCCGCCATCAGCACAGCTTCCCGCGCGACAAGTTCAGATGGAAATCCGGTCTGGTCCGATGTGAAAGTTGAGGTGAGATTCTTAAATGCTCACAATTGATGAGGAAAATAGAAAATCTATCCGGACGCCTTTCGAAGTCCACTGCGGATTTTCCGGTAGAAACGAGAAAGTTGATCTCACCTTCACTGGTATTTCAGGAGCTGTGACAGATGCGAATGTATCAGAAGCTCTTGATAATGAGCACTGGGATATGAGAGATCTCACGGACCTGTCTGGAGCAGGCTTCTCTTTGGATGGAACCTGCTCCCTATTTGACTCTGCTCTTTCAGGGAGCCTGGAAAATGGAAAGCTCGGGCTTAGGTCTATTGTTGGAGAAACCTTAGCGATCACTGTGACTTCGAAAACAGACATCGCTGCCCTCACCCTTGCGGTAACTTCAGACACTCCCGGAACGATCAGCGCAAACGGAACCGATTATGAAGCAAGAAGAATTGTCGTGATCCCGGTAAACGGAAAGGCGATCACTCTGACAGCGAAAAGCACGGATCCAGAAAGCCGGATTGAAATTGCTTCAATTACTCCAGGAATCACCTTGGAGTTTAATAATAAGAATCTGGTCTCCTGCACCCTGGCCCTCCGGTCAGATCTTTCGATCACCAGTCCTTCCTGGCAGGTGTCTGAAATTGAGATTCAGGCCTACTGGCCAGATGACATTTCAGAAGCGATCAGCAATGTAGGAGACGATGTTCCGGTCTGGTATTACGCAGGATATGAAGGTGACTACTCCAAGGTCCGCTCTTTCTACCTATCTGAAAAAGCTTCCATGGAAAACAACGTCATCACCATCAAAGGTGAAGACATGAGCGCAAAACTAGAAGATAAGAACAACATCTCCCAGGTCGTAAACTCTACCGGCGGAAACGGAAGAAAAGTCCTTTACAACCGCTTCTTAAAGTTCATCACGGACTCCGGGGTAAAGCTCGTGTCAAGAGAAACTGCTCCGGATACGAACAGCAATTCATCTCCTTACACCTTGATCTTTGACGAGCAGTCCTCCCGTGAGATCGTAGCTGACATCATGAACTTATCGCATAACGGGACTTTCTGGCCAGCCTTTGTAGATGCAGGGATTCCAAGAGTCACCTGGAGCAAGCCCATCAAAAAATGGGACATCTACGAAAAAGACTGTGGAGATGTCGTCCGGAGCGTCGAGCGGAATATCTCCAAAATCATAACAGACGCAGACTACGGCCTTCACAGCAAAGCCGTGAGGTCTAATAAACTAGAGACTCTGGAGACAAAATCCGTAGAAGCTGGAAAAGGGTATTCCCATTCGCCTGAAGGTTATTGGTGGTATTTAACGGTTTCTAACGCAAAGTCCGTCTTAGCTACTGCAAGCAAGATCGTCTGGACCGCAAAGAAAACGACGGTTTCTAAGAAGGTGAAAGTTAAATCCGGGAAGAAATATAAAACGGGAAAGAAGAAAGGAACGCCGATCTATAAGACGGTGACGAAAAAGCTGAACCAGTGCGTCGTCAAAGGAAAATCCGTCACGGTAACGATGGAAAACTCCTCTATCCTTCCTTCCGGAAAAAGGCCCGGAACAACAGTCACAGTCGACCCGATTTCTCACGGGAAGATTTACGGAGGAACCACCCTGCTCTACCCGAACTACTCTTATCTTTTTAACCGGTCGAATATCACGGGGTCCTTCACCTTTAAAGGAGACCCCAGGATGCAGCCAAGGGACGTGTTTTCTTTTCACCGGCTTGATGGAAGTGAGGAGCTCTGTACGATTGAAACGATCACCTTAACCCACGAAGGTGGAGGAACGAAAGCAGAAGTTACCTACCGAAAAGGAATCTGTTAACGAGGAGAAAATATGGCATGGAAAGAACCCAAAACCGACTGGACTGCTTCAGACCGGGTCACACCTTCTGACATGAACCGCATCTGCGGAAATCTAAACGTCCTTCTTCCAACGGGAAACCTAAAGGAGGACTTCGGCTTCAACGACTTTGTGACCGTTTCTCAGTGGCAGAGTATCTTAGCCGCATTAAACCAGCTGAATGCGGTTACCGGACTCAATGCCCCGCTTCCGGGGAGCGAAATGGCCGCAGAAACCTTTAACCAGGTGGAAGAATTGACGCTACTGTATAAAGAACAAATCCAGATTCTGCTTGATCAGACGAAGGCATCGTCCTACAGTGGAGATTCAATTTACGCAGCAGAGACGTATTCAAGTGGATATTAAGGAGGCTATATTATGGCATTTATTGACCGCGTCGTCGAGCATCCGGGGCGCTATACCCTGACCAATTCCGATACCGGAGAGGTCCTTGGCACCTTTGATTTGACGCGTGCAGAAGGCACCATCACAACAGAAGGAACGCAGCTGAATGCGGCGAACCTGAACAGCGAGCTTCAGAGCGTTATTACGGAAGTAAATGAAAACGTAAGTGATGCAGTAACTACAGCGCTTTCTCCCTTTACGATCGACTCCAGCCAGAACGTCAAGGTAAGGAACCTCCAGCGAGGATCCGCCCGTGTTGACGCAAAGAAAAACAAGGTGGTGACCAAGCACGTGAACTTTCCGAAGGCCTTTTCTTCTGTCCCATCGGTCGCCATCACCCCGATCACCGCGGCGCCTAATCTGGTGTCCTTCAGCGTTAAGAGCGTCACGACCAAGGGTTTTGACCTCTGCCTTTACCGCTCCAGCGACACCGACACCTCGTTTTATTGGATCGCTACTTTGTAGGAGGCCGCTATGGTAGTAAAGACAAAATTTAATGAGCAATATTTCTTCCTTCATGCCGCCTGGGCAGATGATGAAGCCGGGACGAACTTAAGCCTCAAGGAATCAAATGATGCCCTTTTTATCGGGCGCTATACCGACCAGTCCAGTGAAGAATCAACGGACCCGGCAAAATACAGCTGGCAAGAAATTGAGCCTGCTGAAGAGAATGATCCAGGCACTTTTGAAGATCTCGAAGATCGGCTAGAAGAACTGGAAGATGCAGCAGATGACCTTTCCGCAGATGCGGAAATCAACTCCATGGACATCACCTTAACCCAGGGGAACACCGACACAGAGATTGGAAATGTCAACCTACTCGTTTCTACGAATCAGGGAGTAACCGGCTGGTCCGCGTCCAGTAACCTTACGCTTTCAGAAAATGAGGAAGGCATCTACACTGATTTAGATACCGTCAATTACCTCACGGTAACCTGCACAACCGCTGGAGAAAACAGTCTTTCTTTTTTCGCAGCGGACCTTAGAAATGTGCTGTCCAGTCAGCCGGAAGGAAACAGCTACACCCTATCAGCGGATATCAGAATGTCTGAGCTATTTACGATTCCAGTCCGTATGCAGGACAGCGATGGAAGCAATATCCAGATCGCCTTCTCAGACATTGACAATACTGCTGCGGGTGAAGACACCGATAATTCTGGCGTATGGATCCACTACTCCTCCACGGCATTGTCTCTTGGAGTAGCCGCATCTTCCCAGAATCTATCCTTTGACCTTTCAGCTATGCCGTCTGGCTCGACACTAGACATTGCGAACCTCAAAGTAGAGGAAGGTGCCCTGGCGACTCCTTGGAGAGAATCGCTGTCTGAAATCAACGCAAAAGCAGACGCCGCAAAACAGGCAGCAGATGCGGCCCAGCAGACGGCAGACAGCCTGGATAGTTCTGTCACTGGCCTTCAGGAAGACGTCTATGGGGACGGTGGGATCACAGAGACCATCACAGGCCTCGTTGGAGAGACAAAAACCGTGACCGATGAAGCTGGAGAAGTGATCTACGATGAAATCACCTACACCGATTCTGACCGGACCTCTCACACAGAAAAAGTCGCAAGAACAGAGCGCATCCCTGGAAGGCTGGATGAACTGGACAGTAAAGTCCAGGATGCAGCAGACCAGGCCAAGCAGGCAATCGATGGTCAGGAAAAGCTTTCTTCTATGAAGTCTTCCGTGGATGAGGCAAAAGAAATTTTAAAGGAATGGTCCCTTGATGATGGATCTGGAACTATCGACGGAAGCAAAATCGGTAAAGGCACCATTACTTCAGAAAAGATCGCGGCAGGCGCTCTTCTCATTTCGAGCTTCTCTCAAGAGGCACTTAGCCTCATCAATCAGCCACTTAAGTACATCCGATCTGCAGAAGTAGACGGAGAACTAGTCATTGAGATCGGTGAAGAAGGATCGCCCTACAAAGTGACGATATCTAAACAAGGAATGAGCCTTTACGCAGGCGGAGCGATCTCCGCCTTTTTTAATACGGACACCATGAAGATCACAAAGGCAAGGATCCTTGAGTCTATCCGCTTTGGAAGCGCGGGTGACAATAAAGATGACTTTGCTTTTGTCCCTCAGCCAAACGGAAATCTGTCTTTTAAACTTCTGGAAGATCAGGAGGGATAACTTATGCCAGCATCGATTACCATTGGAATTACCGAAAACAGCACATCGGTCTCTTCGAACACTTCAAATGTCACCGTCAAAGTCACGGCAAAATGGACCTCCGGAACTTTTGATCATAACCCGCCGAAACTCACCGTCGTCATCGATGGAGACAAATACACCAAATCGGTCAGCCTGAACCCAAACAACACGACCAGCGGAAGCAATACCATTTACAGCAAAACGCTGGATATCGAGCATAACTCTGACGGATCAAAGAAACTAACCGTCTCTGCATCATACGCAACCAGCACGAGCTCAGGAACCGTAAAAGATTCATTAACGAAAACGCTGACCACGATCGCAAGAAAATCAGCACCATCATGCCCTGCTTCAGGGACTCTCGGAACGGCTCTGACCATCAACACGAACCGGAAATCGTCTTCCTTTACCCATACATTGACCGCTTCCTGGAATGGAAAATCCGATGCGATCGCGACCAAAACGACAGCCGCCTCCGTCAACTGGACGCCGCCTCTTTCCTGGTGCACGGAAGGAGTATCCGGGACCTGCACGATTACCTGCACTACCTATAACGGTTCTACTTCTCTTGGAAGCAACAGCTGCAGTTTGACATTAAAGCGGCCAGAAACAAGCGTTCTTTTTCTCTCCGCATCTTCCTGCATCGTTGACGGGGCAAATTCAGTAGAAATAACGACTCAGGGGAACTACTCTGGCTACACACATCATCTCTATTACCAGGTAAACAGCGTGACGGGGACAGACGGAATTGCGGATTCTTCTGCCGTGGGAACGACCAGCTTTACCCCGCCACTTGATCTTCTGAATCAGATCACAATCTCCACGTCTTCTTCCTGCACGGTCTTTCTGGAAACCTGCTACGAAGGCAGTGTGCTTGCTACAGATCAGGAGGGATTGACTCTGATCGTGCCATCATCCGTCATCCCAACAGCAGAGATCACCGAGGTCACCGATACGGTTTTTTATGATGCGTATCAAACAGAAACCCTCCTCCAGCATTATGGAGGCTTTGTCTCTGGAAAATCCATTCCAAAGATAAAAATCACGGGAACGGAAAGCTACAGCTCTCCCATTAAGACCTATTTTGCTGGCTTTACGGAAGGAAGCTACCTGTCTTCTTCCCTGCCAGTAATTACAGCGGATGCAGAAATCAAAGAAGGTTCTACCTTGCTTTCCGCCTTTGTCATGGACGGTAGATCCAGAAGTTCTGTTACTGCAGAAAAAGAAATCACAGTCCTTCCCTACGCTTCTCCATCTGTCACAACGCTAAAGGCTGCCCGCATGAGCGAAGATAGCGACGGTAACCTTACGGCTGACGAGTCTGGGAGCTGCCTACGCGTAAGCTACGGGATCTCCGTAAGTTCATTAAACAGCAAGAATTCAAAATCTGCCGTTCTGACCTGGATGAATCTCACCGACAAGTCCACTGGCACAATTAATCTGACCATGACGGGCTACCAGGCGTCTGGCCAGCTTGATCTTAAAGACGCGGATGGCTATGTACAATTTCTTCCAACCAGCCGCTATCAGCTTTCTCTGACCGTCACGGATGACTTTGGATCTGGCAGCGCGACTACTATTGTTCAGACCGCCGAAGTCATTATGGATTTTCACGCGGAAGGAAAAGGCCTTGCGATTGGGAAGATCTCAGAAGGATCCGGCTTTGAATGTCAGTACGATGCTAAGTTCAACGGCGGGCTCAATTATAAAGGGAAGGAGCTTCTTGATCTCATTTACCCGGTGGGATCGATTTACCTATCGGTAAACCCTGCATCCCCTTCTGATCTGTTTGGAGGGACCTGGGAAAGGATCAAAGACACCTTCCTTCTTGGAGCTGGCGACGCGTACGCCGCGGGAAGCACCGGAGGATCGGAAGATGCAGTTGTGGTCAAACATAACCACCTGCAGCAGAGCCACACCCACGAGCAGAGTCCCCATAAGCATGGGCCAAGTCTGGATGGTTCGCGGTATCTCTACTATAACTATAGCGACGTACAGACAGGTGTCAGCGAAAGGTCCGTGGCCTCTGCCAGCGGAAATTACAAGGCGCCGGTCATCAACAGCTCTTCAACCGACTGGAAAGGCGCAACATACACCTCTAGTGAAACCGCAGAAAACCTGGAGACAACCGCCGTCAATATCGAAACCGGAGAGGACGGATCCGGAAAAAACATGCCGCCCTATCTATCTGTTTACATGTGGAAACGCACCGCATGAGAAAGGAGAAAGCCATGAAAGAATTCTGGGCAGTAATAAAAACGATCTTCGCCGTCCTAGGCGGATGGATCGGCTACTACCTTGGAGGCTGCGATGGGCCGCTATACGCTCTTATCGTCTTCGTCGTTTGTGATTACATTACAGGAGTCATGAGCGCGATTGCAGATAAGAAATTATCCAGCAACGTGGGCTTCAAAGGAATCGCAAAGAAGGCCTTGATCTTCCTGCTTGTTGGGGTTGCCAACATCGTAGACCTTCACGTACTTGGAAAGGCCGGAGTCGTTCGGACTGCGGTCATTTTCTTTTATCTCAGTAACGAAGGAATCAGCCTTCTGGAAAACGCAGGCCGCTTAGGTCTTCCGATTCCAAGTAAACTCAAAGCCGTGTTAGAACAGCTTCACAATGAAGCAGAAAGAGATGGGGTGAAGAATGAAGATTAATAAAATGATCAGTAAGTACAACCAGGAGAGCCGCTATGGCCAGAAGGTCAAATTTATCGTAATCCACTACGTCGGAGCGATCAGCTCCGCGAAGAACAACTGCATCTACTTCTGTGGCGGGAACCGGAGGGCCTCCGCACACTACTTTGTAGACAGCGAAATCTGGCAGTGCATCCCGGAGAGCAAAGCCGCCTGGCACTGTGGAGGAGGCCTTCTTGATACCGGAAGAGCCATGAACCAGGGAAACCGGGGAGCGACCTACTTTCACGTCTGCACAAATTATAACTCGATTGGAATCGAGCTCTGCTGCTACAAGAAAAATGGAATGGTGGTACCGACGCCGACTGCTATTGAAACCGCCGCTCCTCTGGTCAAATCACTGATGAAAAAGTACGGTATCCCAGCCTCTCATGTGATCCGGCATTTTGACGTCAATGGAAAGATCTGTCCAAACGGATATATTTCTGCTAAAGCTTGGGCCGTTCTTCACAAGAAACTGACGGGAAGCTCTTCTTCAGGCAGTTCCTCTTCCAAAACTTCTAGCAGCAGCAAGAAATCTACTACGGAAATTGCCAAGGAAGTCATCGCCGGAAAATGGGGTAACGGAACCGAGCGAAAACAGAAACTCACCGCCGCCGGATACGACTACGCCGCCGTGCAGGAAAAAGTCAATCAGCTGCTGAAATAAAGTGCGCCCACTGGCATCCCCTCATCGGGACGCTGGTGGGCTTTTTTCACATAAAAATACCGCCCGAGGGCGGCAAGAAATTTAGTCCTCCTCCGTGATACAACCCATCGCTATAACCTAACTCCGCCTCAGTATAAATGTCTGCAATGTAACCATTCTCAGACACTTCTTCAAGTTCGTCGACTTTAGCTTCATCTATGTTTACAAAAAAGAAAAGACCCAAAAAGGAATGACGCCTTGGGAACCCGCTGTTTCTTTCTGAGATTTCCTCAAACCGCGATAATTGTTTCAAACTATTGGCCCTGCCACAATTAGAATGATTTCCCAGTTGGTGTCATAAAATAATCTCACTACCTCTTCTTGACACCATCAAGGGAAATAATAGATTGAACGATAATACATTCAGTTGTATAATCAAGTAAAGCGAATTGTTCAAAGAACAAGATATGTAAAGCGATTATTTTAAAGGAGGAAAACAGAAATGAAAATTTGGAAATTAGTATCGGGTATTTTATCTATAGTTTTATCGGTTTTCGTTGTTTTCCAGTCAGGTGCTGCAGGAATGTATAATGCACTTGATGGTAACAACCAATCCAGCGGCTCGGCGGGATTATTTGTCGCTATACTTATGCTAGCAGCAGGAATTGTTTCGATTGCAATTAGAAACAAGACTGGAAAAGGCGGAAACATTGCTTTAATAATTCTCTTTGGATTGGCAGCCTTACTCGGATTCTCAATGGCTGGTGATTATTCAGATTTACGCATATGGGCGGGTTGGTGCCTGATATGTGCAGTACTGGCTATTATTTCGATTATAAAATCCAAGAAAGCATAGCGGATAGATAATGTAACCATTAATTTATAAACTATTCGATAATGTGAAAATTCTCAAAACAAATTTATCACGAAGCTACGTTGATTTCTGCTGAATAGCAATGCGAATGAGGTAAGGAAAAATGAAAGTAATCAAAAGGATTGCAGTATTCGCTCTAATCACAGTGATCGCTTTTGCGTTCACAGCGTGTGGATCGGACAGTTCTGATAGTGGCAGTTCTTCAAGTACAAAAAAACCTAAAGTTTCGTACCAAACTATCTATAGTGAGTACAGTTCAAAAATCAAAAAGGCTGGAACCAATGCCGTAAAAGAATATCAAAAAAAGGCAGCTGGAAAAAGCGACATTAACGACCTGGCAACTATAGCGAATGATCAAGTTCAGACAATCGCAGATGTACAGGTTGAAGGAGGAGAAAAACTCGCGGCTCACATGGCCTCAAAGGGCGATGAGTACGAAGTATACGATAAATGGTTCAAAAAGCTTTATGAAGTTTACAATCATCAGGGTATGAGAGTTTACAAAGTTTATATTGGACAATATCTCGATACGATCCCTGGCATATCGGATGAATTAAAAAAACAGACTATGGATCAGTTATCTGAGCAAATGGAAGAGTCCATGAAACAGATGGCTCCGGAGAAAGCCGAATAATATCTCGCTATAAAACCATATAATGGTTATAATAATACTTACAAAATAAATTATTTATCACCTGCTCATTAAGCGCTCCTAAAATTCTACGAACGATACCTGTAGGATTCTGTGTGCTTAATGAGCTTTATTAATTGAGCCATTATACGACCAAAGATAAAGATCGCCTTTATCGCCTTTGCAAACTATCCATGTTCATCGCGAGAATGGATAAACGAAAGTACTCCATATTCTAAAAAATTCTCTCAGGCAATCAGACATACGAATGGAAACTGTACTCGATATTGTTCTGATTACAGAGATCTGTCATTTTCCTCAGTCCATCCGTACCGCTGAATTCACGCACAAGCGCCGCCTTCGGATCATCCGTTCCTTCAATCAGTTCCAGCAGTTTCTCTGCATTCTCGGCATCCAGATTATACCAATATTCATAATCGTCATCTCCCCAGGAATCGTCCACAACAGGGCCAATCTCATAGCCACTGAAATGCAGACCTTCATCATCGCCGGAAACCCGGATGTGAACATCCACTTTTTTACTGCTGATGTCACACAACACCATATCAGAAAAATTGATCATATTCTTTTCCTTTCTCTCTGAGTCTTGCTACTCCTCATTTATTAAAGGTTACGGATTTCTTCCGATACTCTTCTCTGTACTGGTTCAAGCTTAAATTATTAGCGCCGCCTGCATAGGTCGGGTCGTCCTCCTGCACCGGGTCGCTTTGCCAATAACAGACCGGACAAATATCATCCTCTTCTTCAATCACACTCTTTCCGCAAATCGGACAAATCTTAGGATAAACATCGCTTTCTCTAATCACTGCCATCAGCCTCCCGCTGCTTTAGGTCTTTTTTCAAAGCGGTAAATCCTTACCTGATTTCATTTTAGCGATGACACCTTGCCGAGTCAATTTATTCAACACCCAAAAATCACCCCTGTTCCGTCCTTGCTCTCCGTCCCCCAACTGGATTACCTTCACGCATTCCAGTTCCAGTGATTACAACACTGGATCAGCTTTTCTGGATCGACTTTCCTCTCAGTGTTTTCAATGCTTCCCGGCTGCTCTATTCCACTGTTCCACTATTTTCTATTAAAAATAAAAATATAGATATATACCTATATAGACACATATATACATATATACGGTATATAGAGAATTCACTGGAATACTGGATCACCGGAACAGGCACGGTTTGCCTTTTTTGATCAAACTTTTTTCTTCTTACGGGTACGGATTTCGGGTTTTCCTTTGACGGAGGATATGTAAGGTAAAACAAACACTCAGGAAAGGAGAAGCTATGATTATCCGAAGAGACGATTTAAGCAGCCTGATTAAACACATCCGGGAAGCTGCAGATGACTTAGAGCGGATCGTGAATGCGCCGATGGAAGAAACAGCTAAACAGGAAGATCCGATTCAGCTTTCCGACATCCGGGCAGTACTTGCAGCAAAGTCCAGAGAAGGCTATGGCGACAAGGTCCGCGCACTCATCAAGAAATACGGCGCGGACAAGCTCTCAGCCATTGATCCCTCGCATTACAGCGAGATGCTGAAAGAAGCGGAGGTGTTTGGAAGTGCCAGCTAGAAATCACGCCATCCTCTCTCCTTCCAGCGCGGAAAGATGGCTTCACTGCACCAGAGCGCCGAGGTTTGAACTTGATTTTGCGGATAAGGAAACGCCTGCTGCCGCAGAAGGAACCGCGGCTCACGCGCTGGCCGAGCACAAGCTGAAGAAGGCTTTAAAGATGCGAAGCCGCAGACCAATATCAAGCTTTGATTCAGACGAGATGGAGGGCTTCACCGATGACTACCGGGACTACATTTTGGAGCAATGGGAGAAAGAGAAACAGACCTGCCCGGACGCGAAGGTCTATGTGGAGACAAAATTAGATCTGACAAGATACGTGCCTGGATCCTTTGGCACCTCGGACTGCATCATCGTGTCAGACAGCAGGCTCCACGTCATCGATTTCAAGTACGGTCAGGGAATTGTCGTTAAAGCTGAGGAAAATCCGCAGATGAAGCTGTATGCCCTTGGCGCATTAGATCTCTATGAACATCTCTACGACTTTGAGGAAGTCTCCATGACAATCTTTCAGCCAAGGCGGGAGAATATCAGCACCTGGACGGAATCGGTAAAGGAGCTCAAGAAATGGGCTATCGATGTTCTCAAGCCAAAAGCGAAACTTGCCAATGAAGGAAATGGAGATTTCTGCTGCGGCGACTGGTGTCTTTTCTGCAAGGCCGCGGTCAAATGCCGGGCAAGAGCAGAAGCCAATTTATCCCTTGCCCGGAAGGAATTTGCCCTCCCGCCTAAGCTCACAGATGAGGAAATCGAAGAGCTCCTGCCCCTTCTTCCCAGGCTCACAAAATGGGCAAATGACATAAGCTCGTACGCATCAAACATGGCGATCCATCACGGAAAGAAATGGAAAAACTGGAAGCTCGTTCATGGAAGAAGCAATCGGAAATACAAGGACGAAAGCGCTGTCATTAAGGCCGCGGAAAAAGCCGGCTTTCACGATATCTACATCCGTAAGCTGATTTCCATCACCGAAATGGAAAAGCTGATGGGAAAGAAAACCTTTCAAAATGTCTTAGGCAGCCTGGTTGTAAAACCTCCTGGGAAGCTGACGCTGGTGCCAAGCACAGACAAACGGCCAGAAGTAAACATCGAAAATGCAAAAGAAGAATTTAAAACATTGGAGGAAGAAAAATGAAGAACAGAACAAAAGTCGTAACCGGTACCGTAAGACTCTCCTACGCCAACGTGTGGGAGCCAAAATCCATCAACGGAGGAAAGGAAAAATACAGCACATCCCTGATCATCTCTAAAGAAGATAAGGAAACCATCGAGAAAATCAACAAGGCAGTCGATGCCGCGATTGAAGAAGGCATCGGGAAGTTCGGAGGAAAAAAGCCAAATAAGGCAGCGCTGAAGCTTCCTCTTCGGGATGGCGACACGGAAAAGGATGATCCGGCATACGCGGGATGCTATTTTATCAATGCCAACAGCATGACGCCGCCTCAGATCGTAGACGGTAGAGTTCAGCCGATCCTGGACCGCTCCGAAGTCTACAGCGGCGTTTACGCCAGAGTCTCCATCAACTTCTACGCCTTTAACACCAACGGAAACAAGGGCGTGGCCTGCGGGCTTGGAAATATCCAGAAAGTCCGTGACGGCGAGCCCCTTGGCGGTCATAGCAACGCGGCTGATGACTTCACTGCCCTGGAAAGTTCGGAAGATGATTTTCTGGCGTAAAGGAGGCTTGCAATGAATCTATCCTCATTTCTCTGCCTGATGCTTGTTTTTAGCTTCAGCCTCCTTCTTCTCTCCTGGGCGTGTCTTGGAATAAAGCTTCTGCTTGACTCTATCCGGGAGGACAAAAGAAAGGAAGCAAGAAGAGCGCTTCGGCAGAAAGAACGTGACGCATAAGACTACTTGTGGGCGGTGAGATATTCTTGCCGCCTTTTACCCTGAGGTGAGAAAACATGAAAACACTTCACATCGATATTGAAACCTATTCCAGCATCAACCTGAACAAATCCGGCGTGTACCGATATGCAGAGGCTCCTGATTTTGAGATTCTGCTCTTTGGTTACGCGCTGGACGATGGCCCGGTTCAGGTTGTAGACCTTGCGGCAAAAGAAAGGCTTCCAAGAGGCATCTTAGACGCCCTGACAGACGATGAAATTTCTAAATGGGCCTTTAACGCTAACTTTGAACGCGTCTGCTTGTCTACGTATCTTCACCGCTGCTATCCCGAGCGGCTCTCTGCAAAGTATCTAAGTCCTAAGAACTGGCGCTGCTCCATGATCTGGTCTGCCTACCTTGGGCTTCCGTTATCTCTAAAAGAATCTGGTGAGGCTCTTGGCCTTAAGGAGCAGAAGCTGACAGAGGGTAAAAACTTAATCCGCTATTTCTGCATCCCCTGCAGGCCAACGAAGGCAAACGGAGGTAAAACGCGGAACCTCCCATCTGACGCAATAGAAAAGTGGAATCTCTTTAAATTCTACAACAAGCGGGATGTGGAGGTCGAAATGTCTATCCAAAGGAAACTCTCCCACTACCCTGTCCCGGATTTCGTCTGGGAAGAATACAAGCTCGATCAGAAGATCAACGACAGAGGAATTAGGATTGATAAGACGCTTGTTCGGTCCGCCATTACAATTGATGAACAGTCCAAACAGCAACTGACAGATAAACTAAGGGACCTGACCGGCTTGGAAAATCCAAACAGCGTGATGCAAATGAAAAGCTGGCTGAAGGAGCGCGGCATCGAAACAGAGACCCTTGGAAAGAAAGCGGTTGCAGAACTGATTAAAACAGCGCCGCCCAGCATTCAGGAAGTCCTGAAGCTACGCCAGAAATTAGCGAAATCCTCTGTGCGCAAATACCAGGCAATGGAAAACGCAGCCTGTAAGGATGGACGGGCCAGAGGGATGTTTCAGTTCTACGGCGCCAACCGAAGCGGAAGATTCTCAGGGCGCCTGATTCAGCTTCAGAACCTTCCAAGAAATACCATGCCGGATTTAGGAGAAGCAAGAGCTCTGGTAAAATCTAGTGACTATGAAGCTCTTCAGTTACTTTATGATGACATCCCGGATACCTTAAGCCAGCTGATCCGGACCGCCTTTATCCCGCGGGAGGGATGCAAGTTCATCGTTTCCGACTTCTCCTCCATTGAAGCTAGAGTTCTCGCCTGGCTGGCGGGAGAAACCCACACGATGGATGCTTTTGCGAAGGGTGAAGATATCTACTGCTCCACGGCTTCTGCCATGTTTGGCGTTCCCGTGGTCAAGCACGGCATCAACGGGGAGCTCCGCCAGAAAGGGAAAATCGCAGTGCTCGCCTGCATCGCGGAAGGCCAGCCTGTACTTACAAACCACGGCTTAAAGCCGATAGAATCTGTAACAAGGAGTGATCTTCTCTGGGACGGGAAGTCCTGGGTAAAGCATGACGGAGTAGTCTACAGAGGAAGAAAGGAGGTAATCACTTATGAAGGACTTACCGCAACACCAGATCACCTCGTTTTCATCGAAGGGAAATGTCAGCCAGTACACTTTGAAGAAGCCGCCAGAAGCGGCGCACATCTCATACAGGCAGGAGATAGTAGGCAGGCAGTACGGCTGGGTGAAGATTATCAGTCCCCAAAAGCGCTGGAGCGAGAGTTGGAACCGGTGTTATGTTCTAACCCAATGCACCGGCTGCGGAAGAATCCAATGGACAGACCTTGGAAGTCTAAGAAGAAGAAAATCCAGGGGCTGTCAGCATTGCTCCCAACCGAGGAAAATCCCGGTATGGCTGGACAGACGTCTTACCGCTGCAAAACAACGATGCACAAATCCAAAGGACCGCAACTATCCAAACTATGGAGGACGAGGCATAAAGTTCGAATTTCCATCAGTAACCGAAGCCGGGCTTTATCTCATTCGTACTTTCGGTCTTCCAAGCCGGGAAATGGAAATCGACCGGATCAACAACAATGGAAATTATGCCCCTGGAAACATCCGCTTCGCAACTCGCAGGCAGAACCAGGCAAATCGAAGGAATACCGTCTTAAGCGAATTCCATCAGAAATATTGGCCTTATGCCAGAAGTGTTGTAATCAAGAAGCTAAGCCAGGGAATGGACCGTACGGGGATTATAGAAAGTGCAGAGCAGGCTGTCAAAGAAAAGAGAAAAAATTGGCGGCTCATCGAGGCAAGGTTAGAGTTTATGACATACGAAATGCCGGAGAATATCACCGTTTTACCGTATCGGGGAAATTAGTTCATAACTGCGGATACGGAGGTTCTGTAGGAGCTCTAAAGGCTATGGGCGCTCTCGAGATGGGCCTTAAGGAATCTGAGCTTAAACCCATCGTCGACATGTGGAGAAAAGCCAATCCCCACATCGTGCGGCTCTGGTGGGATGTGGACCGGGCGGTAAAAACAGCGGTAAAGAAGAAGATAGTCACGAAAACGCATGGCCTGACGATCAAATGCCAAAGCCAGATGCTGTTTATCACCCTGCCATCTGGCCGGAGACTGTCTTACGTAAAGCCCCAGATTGGAGAAAACCGCTTCGGAGAGGAATCGGTTACTTACATGGGAATAGGCCCTTCGAAAAAGTGGGAGCGGATTGAGTCCTACGGGCCAAAGTTCGTGGAGAACATCATCCAGGCCATCGCAAGAGACATCCTCTGCTATGCCATGCACAATCTCTCAGACTGCTCTATTGTCGCCCACGTCCACGATGAGCTGATTATCGAGTGCCCTCTTGAGACCGAGCTTCAGGAGATCTGTGATCTCATGGGACGAACGCCTCCCTGGGCGCCAGGGCTTCTTCTTCGGGCTGATGGGTACGAATGTTCGTTCTACAAAAAAGACTAAAGAAATCGGAAGTCCAGAGTACGGACTTCTGATTTTCTTTTGACGGAAGACCTGTAAGGAGGCTTTCCAAAATGAACAACACATACTATACGAAAGAAAAACTGCAGGCAGAACTAGATTCCCGGAGGGCGCAGAAAATTGCAGAGCTTCTTCTTGATTCCGGCTTGATCAGCAAGGAAGAATTCAACCGGCTCTCGGACATCAACTTTAAGACCTTTCCTCCTCTTTTCTCGGAAATCGATCCAGAAAACTCTTGATAGATTCCTTACTTAGAGTGATGAATAGACATGAAAAAGGAGGAAAAAGCATTGAAGAAAGTAACGAAAATAGAAGAAACAAGAGCAAAGCCAGAGAAACTTCGGACGGCAGCCTACTGCCGCGTATCCACCGATATGGACGCGCAGCTGGAAAGCTTAGAAACCCAGAAACAACACTACGAAAGCTACATCGCAGCAAGACCTGATCTTGTGTTTGCAGGGCTTTACTTTGACGAAGGCATCAGCGGGACAAAGAAAGACAAGCGCCCGGAATTGATGCGTTTAATGCAAGACTGCAGAAAAGGAAAAATCGACTTCGTGATCACCAAGTCAATCAGCCGTTTCTCAAGGAATACGGCAGACTGTCTTCAGCTTGTACGTGAACTTTTGTCTCTGCATATTCCGATCTGGTTTGAAAAAGAAAACATCGACACCGGAACTATGGAAAGCGAGCTGCTTCTTTCCCTTCTCTCGAGTATGGCCCAGGATGAGTCCTCATCCATTTCTCAGAACAGCAAATGGTCCATTCAAAAGCGGTTTGAAAGCGGCACCTTTAAGGCAGGCAGCGTGCCCTACGGCTACGACTGGAAAGATGGAAAGATGTCTGTGAATCCTGCACAGGCGGAAATTGTAAAAGGGATCTTCACTTCTCTTCTTTCAGGGAAAGGAATGACCGCCATCGCAAAGGATCTGAATGAAAAGAAGATCCCAAGTAGACGTGGCGGCAAATGGTCGGAAAGTACCATTAGAGGAATGCTCACAAATGAAAAATACACCGGTGACTGCCTGTTTCAAAAGACCTGGACCGATTCGCAGTTTAACCGGCACCACAATCATGGAGAACAGACGATGTACCTCTGCCATAACCACCACGAGGCGATCATCAGCCATGAAGAGTTTGATGCTGCGCAAAGACTGATTCAGCAGCATGCAGAAGAAAAAGGAATCCAAAGGCAAGGCCGTAAATACCAGAAGCGCTACCCTTTTTCCGGAAAAATTATCTGCGGAGAGTGCGGCAGCGTGTTTCGAAGAAGGATCTGCTCCAGCAGTCTAAACCGTTACGCGGTCTGGAGCTGCCAGACTCACATCACAGATAAAAAGCAATGCAGCATGAAGTTTATCCGGGACGATGCGATTCAATACGCCTTTGTCACGATGCTGAACAAACTCGTTTTCTCCAGGAGAACCATTCTCCGCCCTTATGCGGCGGCGCTCCGAAGTTCCTCTAGAGACGACGCTCTCCGAAGAATCCAGCAGATCGAAACCGATCTTGCGCAAAACACAGAAAAGCGGGAAACCCTGACAAAACTATTGGCAGATGGCATCATCAGTCAGGCGATCTGCCTAAAGGAAACAAATGCCCTTAGAAAGGAAGCTGGAGCGCTCCGGAAGGAAAAAGAAACGCTTTCCCATTCGGCAAGCAGTAAAGCCGCTATAGCATCCTCTGCCTTTGCGCTCCTGCGCTTCACCGAAAAAGGTGTCATGCTGGATGATTTCGACGAAGAGCTTTTTGAAAAGTTTGTAAGCAAAATCATAGTAAAGTCTAGAAATGAACTTACGTTCGAACTAAAATGCGGACTCGATTTAACGGAAAGGATTTGAATATGTACGGATATGAAATAAAAAACGGAGCTGCTGTGATCGATCAAATTGCAGCCGGGAAAATCAGGACGCTTTACCAAAACTACCTCTCCGGCATGACTCTCTCCAGAGCGGCCAAAGAGGCCGGAATCAATGCCCGGCACGGATCCGTCAGCCGGATCCTTGAGAACCGGCATTACCTGGGAGATGATTTCTACCCTCCCATCATCGATAGGTGCACTTTTGACCTTGCCGCGGAAGAACGCATGCGGAGAGCTCATAAGCTAGGTCGGACAAAAGGAAAAAGCAAGGAAAAGCCAGAGCGCATCCCTCCGACACGTTTTCACCGGCTCCCAGCGAATCGGTCCTTTGAAGATCCGAAACAGCAAGCCGAGTTTTTATACAGCCTGATTGAAAGCGAGGTGTAGAAATTGTCAAACGTAACCATTATCCCCGCCAGAAGACAGGTCGGAAACAGCGTTAAGAAATCTGAAAAGCCAAAGCTGCGCGTAGCTGCCTACTGCCGCGTCTCTACAGATACAGATGAACAGGAAACCAGCTATGAAACCCAGGTCTCCCACTACACCGATTACATCAAAAGCCACGAGGACTGGCAGCTTGCCGGGATCTTCGCGGACGACGGAATCTCAGGCACCAACACCAAGAAGAGAGAAGAATTCAACCGGATGATTGAAGAATGCATGACCGGAAACATCGATATGGTCATCACCAAATCGATATCCAGATTTGCAAGGAACACTCTGGACTGCCTGAAGTACATTCGAAAACTCAAAGAAAAGAACATCGCGGTCTGGTTTGAAAAAGAATCCATCAATACCATGGACGCCAAAGGTGAAGTCCTGATTACCATCATGGCCAGCCTTGCTCAGCAGGAATCTCAGAGCCTTTCCCAGAATGTTAAGCTTGGACTGCAGTACCGCTACCAGCAGGGAAAAGTGCAGGTCAATCACACCCGCTTTCTCGGCTATACCAAAGACGCGGATGGAAAGCTTGTCATTGTCCCAAAGGAAGCCGAAGTCGTAAAGCGCATCTACCGGGAATACCTAGATGGCTACTCAATGGGACAGATCGCAAAAGGATTAGAAGAAGACGGGATCCTCACCGGTGCAGGCAAAACGAAATGGTGGATCTCCTCCATCAACAAGATCCTGCGAAACGAGAAATACTTTGGCGATGCACTTCTTCAGAAAACGGTAACCGTCGACTTTCTTACCAAGAAACGAATCAAAAACGACGGCTCTGTTCCTCAGTATTACGTGGAGGGCGACCATCCGGCAATTATCCCAAAAGACATTTTCATGCAGGTCCAGGCTGAGATTGTCCGCCGCCGCAACGTTCATAAAAGCCCTTCTGGGAAAAAGCGTAATTTTTCCAGCAGCTGCTGCTTTTCCCAGATTGTTTTCTGCAGTGAATGCGGTGACCTTTACCGGCGCGTCCACTGGAATAACCACGGAAAGAAGTCCATCGTCTGGCGCTGCATCAGCCGGCTGGAGCCATCATCTGCAGAGATCAACTGCACCAACCGGACCGTCAAAGAAGAACTGCTGAAAGAAATCACGCTTGACGCGATCAACCAGATCCTTACCGATAAATCTTCCTTTATTCAGCAGCTTCAGGAAAACATCGCAAGGGCTGTTTCGAAAGCCGATACCCTCTCCCCGGATGGCATCCAGGATCGGCTCAATGAGCTTCAGAAAGAGCTTATCCAAAAAGCAAACAGCAAACAGGACTACAATGCAATAGCCGACGAGATCTTCCGGCTCAGAGAGCAAAAGAAACAGGCCGAAGCGGACAGCTGCAAACAGAGAGAAGCTTTAGATAGAATTTCCGAGCTGCAGGATTTCATCGGGAAGCAGAGCGCAGAAATTACCGAGTTTGACGAAAAGCTCGTGCGCAGACTGATTCAGAAAATCACCGTATACCCATCTCGCTTCACCGTTGAATTCAAATCCGGCGTGAGCGTGGAGATTGAAAAATAAGGAAAAGCACCTGCCCCACGGAAAAACGGATCCCAGAACTGAAGAAATAGTTCTGGAATCCGTCCTGTTATTTAGTCAGCACCCCTGTCAAAGTTAATAACCATAATTCTGCATCAAGAACTCATCGTAATCTGACCACATATTATACTGGTCACATGAGAAGGTAAAATTATTACCATCTCGTGTGATCTGGCAATTTCTTAAGTTTGAGTTTGACCTTAGGAGATTGCTATTATCCGATTCTATTTCTTTATCAGTCAGAGGATACTCGCGTTCATCAGTTCCTGCCCCATCACTACGCATATACGTGATACTACATCTACGAAGCTGTTCACCTTTCGAATTCGGGTAGTTGACGCCACTAATCTCTACATGATACCTATACTTTTGTTTATGTCCAAGAATAACAGATGTGTCACGATATTTTGTTATCTTTACAGACGTTATCTCTATATGGCTATCCGATGGATCTGTTTCAAGAGTAAAATCTTCTACATTCTCGCCATAAACAGTTACTGGCATCTGTTCAGAATTATAGAAGGTAAGTTCTGTTCCGTCAGTCCAGTTATTACCCATTGCATCATTAATCATTGCCTGTACTTCGGATTGTGATAATCCTCCTCCAGAAACAATTGTAGTTGTATTGTTCGAATTCTGTTTTATCAACTTAATCACTTCTTCTGTGGTAAGGCTGTTATCTTTAATAATCTGTTTCACAGAGTTTTCCGTCAAAACACCTGAAGCAATAAGTTGTGCAGCCTGACTATCCGTCAAATAGTTCTTCACAGTAATTCTGCATTTTGCGGTCTTACCATTTGCTTTTGCGGTAACCGTGACTTTTCCCGATTTCACTCCAGTCACAACACCGTTCTTACTGACATCTGCTATCTTCGTATTACCGCTTTTCCATTTGGCCTTTTTCGCATTGACACTGAGTGTGATAACATTATCTACGCCAATCGTAGCTTTTGTACAATTGAGCTTAAGCTTTGTAGCAGCAAAGCTGGTCGTCGAAACACTGAATGTTGCGACTATAGCAACTACCAATGTGATCAACAATGATTTTTTTATTGCCTTCATAACTTCCCTCCTATTCAAACAATGCATTAGAATGATGTATTTAGTATAATCTTATTATGTATAGACGTCAATGCAATATTCTGATTTTCTTTTCACATCCATCCTGAGCACTACATCCAGTCACAGAACCCGACCCGCCTGACATTCATCATAAACACACGACCCGACGTCATCTTCATTTACTATGTACGGATTAGTGTTGTTATTATTTTACTATAACAATACTCCGCTTATATTTTGTTTCAGATGTTTACAGAAATTCCCGCCACCATGCCACATGTGCACAATGGCGGGAGCCTTTGATTTCAAGCCATTCCTGGCCTTTGTTACTTTACTCGTGACATCAATGCTATGCACTCAACATGCGACGAGCTTAGCGTATAAATATCGCCATTTTCCTCCCGTCAAAGGGAAACGGTCAAGGCAAAAATAGGTGCTTTTGTACACGTTGCTTCGACTTCGGGAAGTGGTCAAAGAGCCGGAGTTTCGCTTGTAATCAAAGTTAATCTATCACAGATCCCGAGACGTCTCCACCCTATATAGGCGCACTTGATTGATGGGAGATGACGTCTCGGCCCTATAGTTTTTTTGCAATCATAAAATAACCTCAGACATTTTATCGCTCGATCAAGACCTCATCTTTGATACAATGCCCGTACCCGTATGTACTTTTAGCCCGGAAACTGCGCTGTTTCTGGGCTTTTCTCGACTTCCGGGCAGAGTGCGGGAACGCGGTTCTGCCCCTGAAGTTATATACTGCTGTGCTTGCTGTGGTCAAAAGCGACACCCCCATCTGCTATCGTTAAAAAGTATGGCTATCGTTGAAAGGTTCTTGTACACTCTGTCTATACCAGTAGTAAAGCCTTACATTTTCGAATAACCTTCTGTTTATTACTTAGCAAGAATAATAGAAATAATCTTTTGTATTTCATTTCCTGATAAAACTGCATAATCTTGCATATTGTCCATAATTGTTTTTACATTCGTATATTCACCTGCTGTAGCAGAGATTCTTTCCCCTTTCACTTCTTTAAAAACAACATTCCCTTTTTCATCTAATTTCGGGAATGTAGCCGTCACATTTTTTTCTTCTGAAATAGTATTATGGATTTCATTCTCTGAAATTCCATGAGCTGCTGCCGTTCTATATTTATTGGCATCTTGGAATATCTTATCTTTCCACAAGGCATCCAATTCATCATATAAATTTTTCTGATTGTCTTTCAACCACTCCAAGACATTACTTTTTAGCCGGTAATCAGATCTATACTCTAATCCATAGTAATAATTCAAAAGCTCAACAATTGAATCCCACACAGCGGACATCTTTAAATAATACGTATCGGAAAAATACGCGAACCAATATTTTCTCATCCAATGTTCTTTTTTAAAATAGGGAAAATATTGTATTGATTCTCCGTTTTCTCCTGGAGAACTATACCAAGGATCATCCGGTATCCCTCTATCGTAGTAGTGTCTACAAAAACAGTATGTGATTTTGCAATCGCCAATTTTATTGTTATGCTGTTGAATTATTTCTGGTAACTTTGGCTTGCCTATACTGCCAACACCAAATTTACTGCCGTCTATTATCATGTTATCAAAATAATTTACAGCTAAGAAATCATCCCATTCTTGTTGGGACAACAGTTCAAATGATTCCTCAATTCTTTCGTTCATACGATACCTCAATAAAAATGCTTATTCCACTCCCAGCGCCTTGAACACCGCGTCCTCCGCGCTCTGATAAAAAATAATGTGAAAGCTTCCCATCAGTTCCGGTGGTACAGTTCCCATGTCTGCTGCCGATGTGATCGGAAGCAAAATCTTCTTAGCTCCGCTGTCAAGGCATACCTGGAGCGTATTTGCTAGCTCATCAACTTTTATCATGGAACCGGCGATGCTGATCTCTCCCAGGACGGCCAGAGAACTCTGCGTCGGTCGGTTCAGCGCAATCGAACAGATAGAGATGACCGTCGGCAGAGCCAGCTTGTCTGTGATTCCGATGCCCTGCAAATCCTGATAATCGATGTTGTAATCCTTCGACGTCATGCTGATGGAACCGCTGATCCGCTTTGCATTCGCCTTCAGGAAATTGAATGCAGTATTTGTTGCTTCCTTTGCACCACGATCGCTTCCAAGGCCGGTGCATACGAGCTTTCCAGTTCCCGGCAACATCTGCGATTCCAGACGGAATACACCGAGCATGCCGCTCTTACCACGGGACACGGTATAGACCTGACCTGGATTGCAGATTCCTTCCGGGATCAACTTTCCGCCGCCTTGCTCTGGGACGGATACATACTTTTCTTCAAAGGCCTCGTTGTCGATATAGCTGAAGTTCACATCATAGAATTCCATGCCACCGAGCTTCTTGAGTTGCTCTTTAACGCGGCGGCGCATTTCGAGAGAAATCTTCAGGACTTCCTCTATGTCGTCCTTTGTGAATTCGCCGTTTGGATACATGAGTTTCAAATAACCATCCACCATCCTGCGGACCGCTATGACATCACGCTGGTTCAAGTTCTTGCCGAGATGGAAATAATGATCCAGCGCGTCACCCAGCTGCTCTTTCCGCATCTCGCGAATCCATCCGGCCAGATAATCCGTGATGAATCCATAGTCATCTGTAAAATGTTCAGGGCGGAACTTCGGCACTTCCCATCCCGGCAGATAGCAGTGAATACGATCCAGGAATGCTGTATCCGTACCCATTTCCGGCGGAAACGGATCAAAGAGGCTGGATGTCTTCAGAAGCACATCGACACTCTGATTGATATTGCCAACGAAAACCATTGACGCAGAAGCAGCCTTTTCTTCCTTTCCGCGGGCAAAGGAACCGGAAGCCATGTAGTCCTTCATAATCTGAATGCCGTCGTTATCTTTGAACTTGATTCCAGCGACTTCATCAAAAGCCACGCAGTCCCATAGTCCGACAAGTCCGATGGTCTTCCGGCCCATGTTATAGAAGAGGTTTGCGACCGTCGTCTGCCCACCGGATACAAGAATACTGTTCGGCGACACTTCTTTATACAGATACGACTTTCCGGTCGAACGTGGACCCAGCTCGCAGAGATTGAAGTTATTCTCGACCAGCGGGATCATCCGGGTGAGAAGCAACCATTTCTCTCTGTAGGTCAGTTCATCCGGCTCCATTCCAATGGAGCGCATTAAAATATCGAGCCATTCATCTTTTGTGAAGTCTTTCCGGCCTTCTTTCAGGCCCTCCATATCCACGTTTGGCAACTGGATCGGCGTCAGCTTGCGGATGCTGATCGGTGTCAGATCTTTCTGCTTTTTCCGCTTCGATTGAATCCGGTCGCCAGAAAGAGAAATAATATCTGGCACTGCGTCTTCGCCGGAGTTATACTCAAGCTGAACAATGCACCAGATACCTCCGCAGAGCAGGCGGTCATACTTCTCCGGATATTCCTCACTGATTGGAATCCCGGCAAGGCCGAGATTAGAAAAGCTCGCCTCGTACTCGTCATAATGGAGATTGAGATTCACTGTCACCATATCAATAATGGTGTGGCTCCCCCTCTGGCGAAGCTTCGACAAAACCTTCTGGGCTTCATCCGGACGGACAAAGTTGTCCGCCAGAATCCGCTTCACATTCTCAATGCCCTGTTCGATGACTTCCTCGTCATCGGAACTGCAGTACTGGCCGAGCAGGAACTCCAGAACATAGACCGGCACATTCGCGCCTTCCTTGATCTTCTTAGTCAGATCCTTCCGCACGATCTTCCCATCAAAATTCTGACGGAGCTTTTCTTTTATGATTTCACGGGCACTCTTTTCCCCGGTAGAAATATCATCCATTCGTATCACATCCTTTAACTGAAGAAATCGAAGTCATCCACAGCAAAGGCAATGTCTATGGAGAATTCTTCACGCTGTGGCAGCTGCAGACCGCTTTCGTCTGCAATTACCAGATAATAGCTTTCTTTATTACTGTATTTCATTGATTTCAGGTTGAAGCTCACGCGGAACGTCCTGTCCTGATTATTGCTGCTCGTCTTATCCGCAATCACCCGCTGCGTATCGCTGACCTGTTTTCCTTCTGAATCGACAAAGTACAGAAGGTAATTTGCAGCTTCCCGGTTATCACCGACAGCTTCCCTCTGATAGAAATTCAAAGAGAAGATCATATTGCTGATCTTGCGGCTTGCGGAGAGAAGGCTCAGCGTTACAGGCTTGGTATCATACTTTTTCTTATTTTTCTGATACCCGGCGCTGTCCGTACGCATGTAATGGTAATCGATCACCGGCACAACCATCTCCTGCAGGCTGATGCCTCCATGCACGAAATTCAGACCGCCGCCTTTCTTCTTGATCCGCGTATTCCCGATCGGCACAAAAGCGTCATACTGCGTGCCATCGAGGAACTTCACCGGAAGCAGATATTCCGGCTTCGCGCCCTTCTTCGTGATGAGATAGCGGCGATCGACTTCTATATCATCGGCTGAGGATGGCGTCTTATCTACCTTTGCATCCTCTGTCAGCGGCTTATAGGTATAGATAAATCCGTGGTCAGAAGTGATGTATATTCTCGTCCCGCTGAACTCATTCACGATGATCCGCACCATGTTCTTGAGCTCGGAAATCGCGTCACTACAGGAATCGAAAACAAGTGCTTCATCGGTATGACTCGTCTCATCGATCTTATCGTGATAGATATACACGACCTCCATACCCTTCACCAACGCACTGCGTTCGGCGTGTTTCATCTTAATGAGATACTTGTACTTAAGTGCCACACTTGCCGGATTTGCTTTTTTAAGGATTCCATCCCGGTACTGCGCATCCGTCGGCTGACCATCCGCCAGAACACCCACGACGCCGTTTGACTTCAATTCTGCCTTTAGTTCCTTGTGCGGCAAAAGCGCAGTCATGCCAAACTTCGTCACGGTCGGGAAGATTCCTTCACAGGATGAAAGCTTCACTTCCGCCTGCGTTTCCCGGCGCAATTCCTCTGAAAGTGTAGCGGCCACCTCATAGCGCATTGCATCAGAGATGATCACGAAGACACGCGTGTCTGCATTCTGTACATAGGTTCTATAGAAATCCCGCTGCTGCGGAACTTCCAGAATCCTGCCGTATTCCTTCAGGTTATCTGCTGCCGCATTCGCCCAGTTGGAGCCGAGATTGTCCAAGTACCAGTTTGCGTACAGCCCTTCCACATTGTCCGCCACATGCTTGAACAGATCATCAAGCAGCGGATTCGATGAATTCAAAGATTCTCCGAATGCAACATGGAACAGTCTGTAATAAGTGTCCATCTTGTAATAATCCGTCGTGTATTCCTTCCAGGCCTTGTGCGGCTCCACCGTATGGAACCCTGCTGCATGATCCAGATAGAACTGCTGCATATGCGCAACTTCCAGAACACCCTCGTAGAAATTCTGGACCCGCTCATACCAGAGCATCGTCCTTCGTTGTCCCACAGTCTGCTCGATGACATCTACGTTGATCGTATGGTCGATGATATCTGTCATCAGCTTTTTCAAGATGCATTCGTCGATGCACGGGAAGATCTCGGTTCCGACCAGTTCTTCAATCGGAAGCTGGCTGAATCTTGCCGGAAGACGCAGCTCGTCCTCTGTTTCTCTCGCGATGCCGTAAAGTTCCTGCACCTCATCCGAATGCATCCACTCCGACATAAAGTCATAGCAATAGCTCTGGTGCGGAATGGAAATGAAGCTATCCAGTCCGACCAGATTATCCATGCGCATAGTACGCGTAGCGGCTGTCATCAGAATATGACATGAAAGCATGCCGAGATCTGGCGTTTCTTCCCGATATCCGGTCACCTGTGCGACCATCTGCCAGAAGACAGAGTCCGCTCCATACTTCACGAGCGACTGATAGATGCCATTCTGTTCCTGATTGGTTCCAGCACGGAGCACTGTCCGGATCAAAAGATTCGGGCCGGTATCTTTCACACCGCAGAGAACCGCAATCACAGCCTTATGAAGATGTACAGGCGCAGTAATCTTCTGATTGAGATTTGCCACCTTCGTTCGGTGAGCCTTCGTCTTGAAAAACGGACGATAGTCCTTCACCGTCTTACGCAGGTTCGCCGTGTTCTCTATGCCCATCTCCTCAAGCCAGATGGAAACAAGATCCGCACGGAATTCCTCGCTGTAAAGCTGAACCGGCAGAAGCCAGTTCTTTTCATCTGGATATGTGACCGGGCAATAGACACAGAAATTGCTCGTCCTGTCGTCATGCGTCAAAAGCTTCTTTACTTCAAAATTATTTGTCTCATTCAGCTCGATGAGCTTTGAGTCCGCCAGTTCGATTTCTCCGTTCTGAACCTTTTCCTCAAAATCCCGATCCTCGTCGTACCAGAAAATGATCCGGCGCTGATAGAACTCCGGAAGCGGCGCGGCGAACCGGCGGTTTAATTCCTGTATTACTTTATCTGAATCAGGCAAAGCCATAAGCAGAGCCTCCTTTACTTAATCTTCGCCAGAACATCCTGGAATATTGCGTAGTTGTGCTTCACGCCATCATCCAAATCAATCGAGATCATCTGATCCGCAAGATGGTGTATCTTTTCCTCGTATAGACGAGTTTCCTCCGCCTGATCACGAAGCTTTTTGAGCTGCTTATTCAGACGAATCCGCTCTGATGTCGAAGCACCGTTAATCTGGCGCTCAAGACCGGAAATTGCCGTGCGATAGCGCGCCTGCTGTTCATGTACATAGTCAGTTCGAATGCGGGCGATAGTATCCGGCTGATAGCGGTGCATGTATATTAGACACCTGAATCCGTTCTTCTTGCCGGAATCGAAGAGCCAGTAAATCGGACGTTTCTGGTAGGTCTTGCAGTGATCCTTGTAAAAATCCTTTATGAAATAATTCCGAATGACCTCCCGTGATGTAGCGCCTTTCTCACCCAACGCATCCGCAATGAACTTCAGATTTTCTTCCAGCGTGTCAGCGCCATAAACATCCTTCACAAATTCCACGAAGCAACCGACAATATCATCTGTGAAATATTCGTCATCAGTAATCGGGATAATGGCATCCTTATCTGGAATGAATGTTTTGTATTTCGAGCTGTCCCAATCGCCGCCCGCATAGGCGAGACCGTCTACATCAAGAGAATACCTACCAAACATACAGCCAACAGCATAGGAGACAAACGAACGGATGTCCCGTTCGAGGTCAGCTTTGCGGACAGTCACATCCTTTTCCTCTTCCTCCGGTGTCAATTCATCCTGCAAGCCGTAGATGTCGATGAAGATACGGTTCAGTTCTTCCTCGTTACTTTTCAGCTGATTGAAACGCTCGTCGCATTCCTGCTGCCACTGAGAGAAAGCTTCTTTGATCGTCGTTGTGCTGCGGATAAGTGGATGTCGCTGAAAGTCCCAGGAGGTTTCGAAGGAGTCCCAGTCAAATTGGCTTAAATGTATATTTTCATTTACAAGATCTATAGTTTTATCATCGTAAGTTTCTATCACCGGTATTGAACATATATGACCAACTTCAAAATTTAATGTTGGTGATAACATAGATAATATTCTACGCGTAGTGTTTGAATTCAAAAAACCTTCTATCCATTTTAGAGTTTTATCATTTCCAAAAATTGATGTGCCTGCGACGTCAAATATGAAGCCATTCGGCTTATACCTAAATGCAATATTGCCACTTGATATTTTTGACCATGTGACACTTGGCTTAAAGTACCTATCTCTATTAATAACTCGTCCAGTATGATTAACAGCTGAATGCGCATCTATATAATCGCAGACTTCCCTTCCGCCATTTTTGAAATTGACTACATAGTCGTTGTTACCATACCATTTTCTAAAGTCTCCGCCTTTGTTATAAGGAAACCACTTAAATCCATCATAGGTGTCGCGTTCATCATGAAGATTAAATCCTATATTTCCCGCTATGAGCTCAAACCATAATCTCAAGAACTTATTGTTATTTGTTGTTGCCATGCCTTGTCGAGGATAGGCGATTTTTTCTAAAGGCGTTCCTATTTCAAAATCCTTCAACATTTGTTCACTCGCCCAATACGCCACCGGGCTGCCGGGAATTTTGGAGAAGTTGGACTGGGTGGATTCGTAGAAGTAGCCGCAATCCGGATTTGCTAATGCTTCCTTTACCTTTTTACGCTGTACTTCCATGCCGCCCGTAAAATCGAACAGGCGGAAATACTCTCCCTTGCTCTCAGTTTTTCCATTCTTCAGCACAAACGAGCAGATAGGCACTGTCGCTTCCTCAAACGCTGAGTATTCAAACTGGATCAGCGTTGTGATTGCTTTATTCTTCAGCACATAATTCCGTAAAGGCTCATATGTCTTTATGAACATCCAGACCATAGGCGTCATGAATCCGGAATATCCATTCTCCTCGCAGAATCCAAAATTTCTGTAAACGAACACACTGAACAGGTCACCCTTGTAATCGGCGTAGTTGTCCACGATATACTTCTTCAGCTTCGCGTCAAACTTATTGAGGTACGGCGGATTCGTAGCTACCACTGCATATTTGTCGGACAGAATCTTTGCTTCTCGTACAAGCGGCAGAAGTGTATCCAATGCCATATCTTTATAGAGATTGACATCTCCTTCGATCTCTTCAAATCGCGCAAAAAGTGCGCCAAAATCTACAGGCTTTATCTGAATGATAGAGCCGTATTCCTTGGCATCCCGTGTTTCCTCGATAATCGACTGGATATCCTTCTTGAGCTTGTCGTTCCCATTGGTAAAGGAATCAATGGTAAAGGAATTAACATGATTACTTTCCTTTATCTCGTAAAAATGCGGCTGAATGTCACGCTTCAGGAACCGCTTGTCATACTGCATAGCCTTCATCATAATGGCAAAGCTGGCAAGCTGTGCAGCACGCTCATCAATATCGAGTCCAAACAAATTATTCTGCACAATGGAGGCAGCTGCTTCTCGCTCTGTATAGCCGTATTCCGTGTAAATTTTCATGAGCACGTCAAAAGCGTAGACCCCGAAGTGTGCTGAACCCATACATGGATCTATAAAGACGTCGAATTTGATACCATGCCTCTTCATTGCCTCGCTCAGCACAATACCACTGAATGTCTTGAAATAACGGCTTTCCGGCCCTTCAGCTCCGCCATCAGACGCTCCGCGATTTGCATATAGAGGATATGCACCGTTTTGAACTGTAGTTGATCTTGTCACAGTGCACACCCTCCTATCTGTAATCGTTAAATGGTGTGGTAAACGTTAAAAGGTATGGTTAATCGTTAATAAGTTTATCCTATACTTACTATCTTGTATTTTACGACTTCGTCATTCATTATTACTTGAACAGTGTCACCTTCTTTATGTCTCATTAACGCCCTGCCCAGTGCAGCGGATTCAGAAACTTTCATCGGATTAGAGAACGGATCGCCCCGACCGTCCTCAACAATAATGATAGTAAATTCTTCTTGCTCCCCTGTCCGCAGCGTAACCTTGCTATTCTTTGTGACAATTGGATTTCTGGCCGTTTCCGTATATACTCCGACCATCTCATAATTTGTTGTTCCTGATCCTGGCCAATTGTTATTATGTACTTTCTCAGTTTTCTTTCGAAGTGAATCTGCGAATTCTTTATTTTTATGATTTCCTTCCTTGTAATAATTGCAATGCGCTGATCCATAGCATTGGCCATTATAATAAATGCAATGCTTTCCTCTCTTATGAAAATAAATGCACCTGCTGCGGTGCCTCCTCTCGTCACCGTCACCTCGTTCCATACGTTCTACGTGCCAGGGTGATCCCTGCATTCTTGATAAATTACTCATCTTCTGATACTTCGTTCCTCTCGGTTTTCATGAAAATATTTATCCCAATTTTAATTATCGTCCCTGAACGATTCTTTATCTGCTTTCTTCCAATCGCTTTAGCAGATCATTCTGCTTCTCAAGAATCTCTTCCTGCAGTTTATCCAGTGATTCAAATACAGCTTCCTCCTCTGCGTCAATACCAAAGGTCTCAGTGCCGGTACGTAACGGGAGCAGCCAATCCCAATTCTTCTTATATTTCGTGGATTCTATATCACAAATGCGTTCGCAGATTTCCCTCTGATCCTCAGGAAGATTCTTTGAATTAAAGGCTAACTGAATATACAGGCTTTCCCCTGTCGTATTGCGGATTTCATAAAAGTAATGATTCAGCACATTCCAGTCGCTTAGCGCACCTTCCACATCCGGAAGCAGAGCAGACATTTCTTTTGTCCTGAAACGAGAATAGGCCTGATTGCTCTTGGCAAGATCAAAGTCGATTTCTCCAGACTCGGTCTTCTTCAAGCCCCATTCATGAATATACCCTGTGACTACAGCTATGCGTTTCCTTTTATTTCTTTCATCCTCAGTCTCGTCGCTGAAGTTCTCCTCAAGGATAGGAATCATCGCATTGCCAAACTTATCGCTCCACTCTGCCTGAAACTTCGCCATCCTGGTCCAGTCAGCTTCGTTCGTAATGCTGACATCTTTCAAAGAATATGAAATCCAAGATCCTTTAGTATCATTAGAACGTTCCCAGTTGAGAGCCGTTCCTAAGTTACTCTCGATTTCCGACTTATGGTTCTGTAATAAGTCAAATGCCTTTTTATTCTTTTCCTTGCTTCCATTTCCCAGATACATATCAATGCGTGCTTTATCATAATTCGCAACACAGTGAATACTAAATCCCGAAAGTCCAAAATATCCAGAAACCGTGTTTGAAGAGGTTAATGCGCAATTTGTAAATGTTCCCCGATGAGCATTCTTTTTTTGGATCTCCGGCAACGCGTAAGCCCAATACCTCTTTCTTAATTCATACCTCGACTCATCCGATACCTTCTCTTGCTGAACATCACGCAGATAGAACACCAAATCCATTGGGTCAGCATTGTAGAGTGCAAATAATCTGCGGAGGATAGAAATTTTGAGCGAAGTACTGGTTCCCTTTTCAAAATAGAGTTCTTCATCTACCTTTATTGCACTGCGTAATTTCTTTGGATCAGTGCTGACATAAGCTGCGAGATCCGACGCCGAATTCTGGTTATAGGCTATGCTCACAAGAACAGATTTGTCCTTCTGATGCAGAAACTTCAGTACATGCTCAAGCATATCTGCCCAGCTGGCTACCGGCTGCTCCATGTTCTGATAACTGTATTTAATAATATCCCTTCCAGTTAAGTCATAATTCTCATCTTCCAATGTACAAGAATCAAATTCTTTTATTGCTGGCCGGAATGCAGTTGCTGGGCATTTCCAGATTTCTTTCGTAGCATAATTCACCATTCTCTTATTTCGTTCTTCTAATTCAGGAAGCCCCCAAGAATCCTTAGCCGCAATTTTCTGGGTCATGCGCAGTCCACTGTTTTTATATCCGCCAACTTTGGCATCTCTCTTTTCAATAAAAGTATTATTGCTGAGGCTCGGATTATATCCAGTCAAAGTAAGATTTGCCAGTCGGTGAAGCCATGTTTCGTGTATTGTCTCATAATCTGGGCCAAGACTTTCAATCCATGCTGGAGTGAGATGCTGCGGCATAATATGCTCAATTGAATAATCGTTCTGATCTAAATGTTTATAAACATCCTTGGTTTCAATCGTACCGTAGTTTTCAAAACGCTCGAACAGGTAAACTTTATATTTTCCACGCATCTGATATACCTGCTTCTCAGAAAGTGCCATCGAAAACTCATCATCACGCGGGAATCTGCCGCTTTCTTTTTTCGTAAGTAACGCGTACACAAATTTATCGACGTAATCATTAACCGTGTTATCGTAGCGAAGGATATCTCTGTTCAAGTTCAAGAACACCTTATTTAAGGCATTCGTCGGAACATCACAGATATTTCTACGGAATAAGTAGTTCTCCGTGATAAGGAAAACCTGCAGCACATCATCCACGGACAACTTCCCCTCATGGTTAAGCCTCAGGACTTCCATAAAGAATGGACGAGTTACACCCACTTCTAATCGGTTTAAGCGATACAGGCAGTCATCCAGTTCCTGGTTATTTAACCCACTGTTACCAGTAAGTAGCTTTTCATAATAACGAGCATATTCCAAAAGGCTTGCGAGGAGATCTTCAACCTGCAAATTCGCCTCTTCAGCATATTTCTTAAACGCATGATAAACATTACTTATGGTTGGCGTAACCTGCTGCTTTATACTCAGATAATCTCGAACAAATCCACTGACGTTATTCTGCGTGCACTTCTCAATTTTAGTCCAGTACTTATCATAATATTGAGTCTGTTCCTTTGGTGTTAATCCCATCAGAATATAGTTTCTTATTTTATCTCCTTCGGTGAGAGCCAGGCCGGTCGAGTTCAGACTTTCAAAAATAAGCTGTGGATTATCACCATGCTCAAGCAGAATACTGATGATTTCAAGCTTTCCGATTGCCGCATATAAATCGTCCACACTGACTTCTTCCCGAAGAAGCTGTTCACAGAAATAATAGTAATTTATGGTGAGGTTGGAACTTCGATCAAAATCCTCCTCTTGTCCGAATAACTTTTTTAATGCTTCCCGATCTTCTCTTACGGGCCGAAGTTTTATTTTGTCCTCTTCCGCTGCCCAAGGGGCAATAAGAAAACGCTGCATGATCTGTTCATCAAGTTTATGCTCCTCAGACTTGATTTTCTTGTCTCGGATAAGATTACTCATTGCCAGAAGGAGCAACGTAACCGTTGTCAAACGCTGCTGACCATCAATAATCTGATAATGAATATTGGCACCTTCTGGTATCACCTGTGAAACAATACTTCCGAAAAAATGGCTGTCTCTATGATCCCGAATGACGCTCTTTAAATCGTCATAGAGCTGTTCGCAGTTGTCTCTTTTCCAATCATACTTTCTCTGATAAACTGGAATGACGTATCTGTAATTTGCACCTTCCATAAAGTTTAATAACTTCGCTTCTGAACCTTTCATTTGATCCTGCCTAACTCTCTTTCTCAAATTATTTTTAAAAAGCAACTAAGCAAATTTCATTATCACGTTGAATGTCCTTCATCCCCAGTAAATCAAAGGACTCGACCACCACAATAAATTAGTTATAGTGATAATGTCTGCTTTCATAGTAATCATTCTCCACCTTAATCCATAGGCTTTATCATTGAATCAATGAAATGGATTTCATTGTTACTCAACCCATACTTTTCAAATAATTGTTCATCATTCCATTCCTTGCTAAAATCCTGGCTCGGAACAAACATAAACGAATTCTTTGTTATATGCTGAGATACCGCAACTTGTCCTATAAGGAATCTAACAAATTTCGTTTTTAAATAATCATAGTAATTGACAGCTTCATTTTCCGTATCAAAGTACCCAGCTATCAAGTACGTTTCCGTACAAATATATTTTGGTGGTAATAGTTCTGTCGTAGATAATACCTTAAATTGACCATTTTTATCAGGCTGGCCAGCGTGTTCCGCACTTAAATAGGAAATCATTACCTTCCATTTATCGATTATGTCGATTCCCACCTTTACATCTGCTCTCCTATAAGGTCCAGTTCCACCTGTATATCTCAGCGTAAGATCCCCTTCTTGTTGCGGTTTGACATTGGTAGCAAGTCCAAATGGTTTTCTGCTAGATACAACTTCAGAAAGTTTGCTCTCATTTTTATTTAATATTTTCCTGATAATTGAATCCGCCAGAGGGTATCTGATCAGCACATCATATTCATCCAAATATTTTTGAATGCTTGTAGTTCCAATTGCGCTATGGTTTGTAAACAAACATTTTCCATTATAAGCATTATCCCACAAAAAATAGCATATTCCACCTGCAATATCTACATTGTTGAAGACATCCAAGCTATTGCTAAAATCAAAGATTTTTACGATTCGTCTGTCGCTTAACATTTCTTTTCTAAATGCATCCAGTCCCTTGCCACCCGAATACCATTTTGCTGGAACAATCATAGAAAGATAATGTGGATTTATTGACTTTGCCTGCTCAATAAAATAATGATAAATTGGCGAAGCACTCGATTTATTTCCGCCATCCATATTCTGATATGGCGGATTTCCTACAATAGCATCAAAATTCATCTCATCAATACCTTTTTTCCAATAGCTTTCTTTTAACACGCGCTTAACAAACTGCTGTGGCTTATTTTTCATCGTATTAATCAAGTCATCAAAGTAATGCGCATTGATTACAGCATCAGCGTACCCTACCAACGTTCTCTTTGTGATAGCTTTCGCCATCGGCGTCTTACAGATAACAAATATATTCTCCCTTACAGTGTCCAGCCATATCTTCTGCAATTCTTGAACATTCAGCTCTTTGTTCCCGAGTTCCCTTAGCCGTCTGCGATATGCACTGTAAGTGACATATAGCGGATATAGTCCAGTCTTAGAATTTATCTCCAGGATCCGCGTATCCAGCTTGCCAAATACATCAGCTGTGACCTGACCTCGATCTACGAAACGTGGCTCATCCAGCTTTTTATCTTCTTCAAAGCTCTCATCGTAAAAACACCAGCCGCCGAGACAGTCAGACATGTGCATGTTTACAACACGCCATGGCGTAAGTACGGTTTCCTTATCCGGATTCTTAAAGTAGCTGAAGAGGCCGGCGATCTTCTTTACTCTCTCGGTCGGCTCCAAGGTATCTGCTTCTCTGGAAATATTTCTGATTCTTCTTCCCGCAGCAATGAACACCTCTTCATCGTAATATTTCTGGAAGTCTTTAAACACACGCTTGGTAATACCATTTGGCATAAATTCTTCCCAAGATGAATCATCTACGATATCAACTAATTTATCAAGTGTTACCTCTTCGTCATATGGAATATCTGCACCATAAATGAGAAGCGGCATTCTAATAGAGATACCACGCAAAATACTGATCGCATCACTGCGTACTTTCTTCTTTTTGTTCAGTTCCTCAAGACGTGCCTTTTCTTCAGGTGTTAAGTCCTTTTTCTTTTTCTTCTTTAATTTCTCTTGTTCTTCATACTCTTCATCTGTTAATCCCTGGTCATTAACAGTAATATCGTTGGCTTTTGGTGCTGCCTTTGAGGTCCCGATGATTCCCTTTAATTTATCAAACTTTTCAATATCAACTTTATCTAATTTGAAAAGCTCATCGTTATATAATTTTGAATCGTCAAAGCCATTTCTAACTACTTTGTCAGCATATGCACGCTTCAGCTGCTGAAGAAGTCTGTTGGTGCTGTATTCATGCATCTGTGATCCAGAGACGGAGATAACAGGACAATAGTTCAGGAACTTACCCATTATTCTCCTGTCGCTTTCTTTTGTCTTCCCGGCCTTAGAAGATACCTGTACAGCGCTTGAAATCATCTTCAGCGTTCTATCTGGCGCAAAATCAAACACATATGCCCTATCCTTCACCTTACCATTGTCGCTGCAAGGAGACTGCACGCGAAAAATCGTCTGCAGATAATTCGCAGCCGAAGTCGAATAGGATCCAGCAAGCATGAATACCGCCGTCCAGTCCTTGACGGTAACACCAGTCGTTAACTTTCCGCAAGACAACGTGATGGTATAAGTTCCGGACTTCTTGGCAGAACGGATAGCATTTTTCACCTTTTTGAGCGCATCTTCTGATTCTTCGTCCTGATCTCCATTTCCGGCAACATTAACGATATCAAACTGACCGCTTCCGAAAACAGGATGCTTCAGCATCAGTTTCTTCAACGCACGAGCCTCTCTAACGCCTGGAACCATCCACAAAGAATGCTTAAAGATGTTTCTGTACTCTTCATTCGAATACGGGTATCCACTCTGCTCGTCTTCTTTTGTCATCAGATTAAGGAACGACCAAACGTCAGCTTCATGTACAAAATCGCCTACTTCAGCGCCCTCTGGCATATCCGCGTAGTCCGCTTTATAGTCACCTGTAAATGTGCGGAAAAACTCTCTGAAATTGAAGGCCTTATCCTCGTATGTGATATAGTTGCTGTTGTGGAGAATATCCCCTAGAGAATACGTGTAAATACGCAGCTCAGGCAGGTCGTCATACGGATTGTGATCACCGAAATGTTTGTCGTCCCATCCATACTTGCATTCCTGCTCCATGATGTAGTCCCAGGTATAAATGGAGTTCTCATCATAATCAGTCAGAATATTAAACGGCGTACCGGACAGCGCAAGGAATTTCGTCCCGGAGCCTTCTTTTACGACTGCCTTGACGGTTTCTTCTCCAAGTGCTGTTGTCGTGCCTTCATGCGCCTCATCAACAATCACGCAGTCCCAGTGCGTACTGAAAACGGCATCGTTTTTGTTGAACTTTCCACCAACTTCCGATGATCCTCGAAGATCCTGAATCGACGCAAAATAGATAAAGCGTTTTCCTGTATTAAGCAGTTTTTCTACTGTATAGCCATTATCCTTAGATCCGTAAATAATGTCATTCTCATCGTAGAAAATTTTCGTGAAGTCTTCATACCAGCCGGCATTTACTACCGGTCGATGGGTCATGATAATAGTTTTATTGAATTTGCATTCTTTAACGATCTCAAGAGAGACCAGTGTCTTGCCATAACGCATTTTAGCATTGACAAGGAAACGATCTGCCTTTTTAAAATGCTTTACGGCCTTTTTGATGCAGTCCTCCTGTTCCGGGCGGAAAACAATCGGAGTATGTGTTGATGCTGATGAAGAGCTATTGCTTAAATTTGCATAGTAATTCTTAACCGCCTCAATCGCTTTTTTCGCTGTTTCGAGATCAATCTTATACCATTCCTGGCCTGTTGATCCGTCGAATTTGACATTTCTGATTCCCGAATTTTTTAATACGTCATGAACCTGATGATCGCGAAAGGCTTCATTTACAACGCTTCCATCTTTATTTTTCTTCTGGCGGACTGCAAGTTCTGTATGAAGGAGTTTCGGATTCAATCCAGCCGTGTTTGTATAGGAACGGATTCTTTTCAGGGCTGCCTGATTCAATTCATGACAGTTTGGCGGAAGTTTGTCGATAGGACTTTCCGTTTCTACTGTTGCATCGCCGATTTTAAGCAATCCCTTATGTGCCTCATCCAGGATTGTAAATACGTAAATTACTTTGTAGTCGAAGGCTTCTTTAAATCTTGTATCCATCAATCTACCCTCTATTTACTAGTGATCTAAACTCTAAACTCTCTTTCGAACGCCAGTCGAAGATTTTACATGGCAGTTCGTTATTTTCTTTTTCACTCTCGTCATTATCATCCTGTCCGAGTACATCAAACAAAGACATCTGTTTCTGCACCGGAGGAGCCAGACTATACGGTGCGGTCAAGGTAAGTCCGTTCATCTGCCAGATATTCCAGGCAGCTATCTGCGCAATCTTCTTTAACTCTTGCACAGCAGGTGTTTGCCCGAATCTGTCTTCATAATATTCCTGGTAGGAATACAATAAATTCTCCCGTGCAAGTAATACATTATCACCCTGGAAATCATATCCGTAGCAGCTCTGAAATGCTCTTTCTGCCCACTTCTTCCACTCATCATCGGTAGAAGCATTTTCATTTACGATCCTGATCTTCCTGTCCAAAATGCCAATGCGATCGTGTAACGGAATTATTTCACCAGTAACCGTATCATAACGGCTGACTAAGTACGGTGCCTCACCGCAGCTGACTTCCATTCGCCTGGCATCGACGTAACTCATCCAAGTTTTCTCTCCGGAAAACTCTATTTTCTCTAAATGTGTAGTCCAACACTTGTCTCCAGCCGTATTAAATACATCCTGTCTTCCAAACCATGCTTCATCGACTAAATTATTCTGCTCGTTACAGACCCAGGACGGTGTGAAGACTTCCGCTTTATCTCTGGTTCGCTTTGTCTGCTCCTCTTCTTTCTTAGAAACGCGGGGCTGAATCACTGTACTTCGATCCCCGATAATGAGTTCCGGCCTTATCTCTTGATTTGCGCTGTACTCAGAACCATACTTGGTATAATTATCGCTTCCCCATCGGATATATTTTCTCGTCGTTTTATCAGTGAGGAGAATTTTCAGAAGGTCCAAGCTGATGTCTGCAATATTCTGTTCTATGATATCTATCTCAAGCATTCGCTTGTATTTCCTTTCCTATTCCATCACCATCTTCGCCCGCTGCCGGTACTCTTCCATCAAGCTTTCCGGTGACAGGATCTTCATCTGCCCAACGAACTGAAAGAGCCAGCCCCAGAAGGTCGGTGAGATCTGCACCTTGATCGAGGCTGTGCATTTGCCCGGGGCTGTCCGGATCATTTTGGTGCCTTCTCCGAATTTATCCTGCACCACGCCGATCAGCTTGTCGTCAAACTCCAGGACGATGTCTTCGGCCTTGCCGCCGTACATCTTGAAGACCTGCTCGGTGTATTCTCCGATGCCCGATGCATCCATGATGGCTTCCGGAGTGACGTCTTCATTTTCTGTGTTGACGTGCTCCATCCGGTCGATCCGATAGTTGCAGATCCCGTTATGTTTGAAGGAATAGCACATCAGGTAATAGCGATCGTTGTTGTAAATCAGAGCCATCGGATTTTCGATGTAGCGCTCTTTGTTCTGCCGGTAGACTTTCTGCCCCTTTTCGTCCCGGTCGAAGTAATAGAAGGAGGCTTTCTTCTTATGAAGAAGCGCATTTTCGAGTTCGGAGATGTTGTAGTAGATCTCTTCGTTGGAATGCTTCGTTGTGTTGAAGCAGACCATATTGCCTTTCAGAATCTCGGCTCGGTGGCTTCCTCCAAGACTTGCGATCTTGTCCACGAATTCTTTTGTCTTCTTCTCTGTGATGAAGCCTGCGGCCTGGACCGCATCGATCAGGATCTTCAGCTCCGGGACGGTAAAGGTCCGGTCGACGACGTAGTAGCCCTTCTCGTGGCCCACGTAGCAGCTTAAGACCTCGTAGCCGTACTCGTTCAGGGTCGCGATGTCGTTACCAAGGGTCCTGCGGTCACAGCTAATTCCAAGATCATTCAGTCTTTTCATTAACTGGCTGGTCGAAAGCGGATGCTCTTCATCGGTCTGTTGGTAAAGCATCTCCATGAGCTTCAGCAGCTTGATTTTCTGTCTGTTCCCGTTTGGCATCTGGGCTCCTCCGGTTTCTTATGCATACTCAATAAATAATAGTATATCAGCATAAAGCTGAGCCCGCAAACATAAACTGTCGCAATTTCACGACAATGTTCTGCTATTTTGCGGACTATATAAAGACCGGATTTTCAAGCATCCTCTTCTACCCTTTTCTGCCCATCTACCAACATCTTCTCAAGTGTAAGGAAAAAGTGACAGTTTTCCGAATAGCAAAATTACCATATTGACGACTGAACGTTTGTTCGTATAATAGTAGATGCAAGGTACTTATTCTTACGCTAAGAAAGGAGGACAAGAGTTGAAGTTAAAGAGCCAGGAGTACTACAAAACCTTACTTTCCTTCATCGATGACTACCGGGAAGAGCATGGAGTTTCTCCAACAAACCGGATCATCGCAGCAGGAACAGGTGTTTCTACTGCTACGGTCTCCCGCTACCTGCAGGACCTTCGCAAAGAAGGCAAGATCGAATATAAAGGACATCGGGGAATCATAACACCGAAAATGAAAGAAGAAAAAGAGTCCACTGTGTTAGTCCCGCTTCTTGGAAGCATTGCCTGCGGCATCCCGAAGTACGCTGAAGGCAATATCGAAAAATATATCCCCTTACCGGTTTCCCTTTTCGGCAAAGGCGATTTCTTTCTGCTTCACGCAAAAGGCAATTCAATGATTGATGCTGGAATCAATAACGGCGATCTTGTTCTCATCAAAAAGCAAAACGCAGCAGAGCCTGGACAGATTGTTGTTGCTCTGATCGATGAAGATGCAACCTTAAAACGTTTTTATCCGGAGCCTAAGAAAAAGCTCATCCGCCTTCATCCAGAAAATAAGGAGATGAATGACATCTATGTTGAGCACTGCATTATCCAGGGCATAGCCGTAAATGTGTTAAAAAACATAAATTGAACAGATTGGGGGATTGATCACAATGAAGCTCTTCACCACCTGCCCCGAATGCGGGTATAAGCTGGGGCGTTCCGGCGACGGGACAAACACTGAAACGTCCTGCCCGAAATGCGGGGCCCTACTTAACTATGAAGTCATGGATGGAAAAGTAACGGTTGAGATTCTAAGGCATTCCAGCAAATCACCCGCCCATCTGAAAAAATAAATAATTGCTTGCAGTATATGAGCTGAACCCGGCAGAGAACCGCGAAGAGCTAATCTGCAGCATAAGTTTGCACGAAGTATTGAACTCGGCAGCGCAACAGCGCAGAGCACCGTGAAGAATCCGGCAGACAGATATCAAAAGCAATAGGAAGTTTTCCTTTTGCAAAAGATAACTGCCTGCCGTTTTTTTTATTTTTGTCCTGAGGATGACGGTAAAAGCCTCTTTCTTACCCCTGTTCACCCAGGCATGCAGAGGTGGCTCGAGCAGAGGTGAGAAGAAAACTAAACAAACCCAGCCTACGAGCATGGCTGGCCGTATCGAAACGAATATCTCGTTCCGAAGAGGCCTGCCATGCTCTTTTTGCCATGTTTCTTTCGGTTCGGGATGGACTGGAGGAAACACTATGAAACGTAAACAAGTATATGTCCATGCAGAAAATAAGTCTGATCAACTGAAGAAAACGGACCAGAGAAAGCGTTATTCCTATACATACAAATTTCCGATGCGTGAGCAGCATGACGGAAGAAATGTTGATTTCATCGAAGAATTCGAAATCATCCCAGGCCAGGACGGAGTCAAAGAAGAAGACATCAAAGCCCTCTACTCGATCGAGGATTCAGAAGTGTATTACAACTTAAAAGCAAGAAGGCCAATTCGCAGCGATCAAGAAAAAAGAAAAATTGAAGGATGGAAAGAAGCGTTCACCCAAAACTTCATGCGTGATCACGGCTACGCCCCATCTTCTGAATATGTTGAAGATGCCGCAAAGGAAGCCTTCCCAAAGAACTGGACTGATTCCTTAGACCGGATCCTGTCCTCCGATGAAGAAGAAGGCTGCAGCGACAAGTCCTCCGCCCTTTTTGACCTTTGGAATCTAAGCGAAACTCAGGGCTCTGCCTTTGACCGGATCCTTGAGATCGTAAGTACGCTTAGTAAGGAAGACCAGGAGATCTTCCAGTATGTGATCCTGGAGCACCACTCCGCCGCAAACTACGCAAGGATGAAAAGCAGAAACGAGCGGGTCATCCAGAGAAAAGTCAAGAGGATCTACGAGAAACTCAAGCAGGACCCGGAGCTGAAAAAACACGTACGAAATTTTTAATGAGAGTACGGATCTTGCCCATTTCTTTTGACGGAATACCTGTAGAAGTTATCTCACAAGTACTTTACAGGAGGTGAAGTCATGGAAAGACCACTTATCTTTATCTGCAGCCCCTACTCTGGCGATGTGGAAAGAAACCAAGATCTCGCCAGGTCTTACTGCAGGTTCGCTTTGAAACTAGGCGGGATTCCCCTTGCTCCCCATCTGCTGTTTCCTCAGTTTATGGATGATGATGATCCGGACGAGCGGAGCCTTGCTCTTTCGATGAATAAGGAAATTCTAGCAAAGTGTGATGAACTTTGGATCTTTGGAAGCAAAGTTACATCCGGCATGCTTCTTGAAGCAACAGAGGCCATAAAAAGGGAAATTCCAATCAGAAGATTTCGCAGGACGGAGGCGTTTACATGTACGAAACAAGAATAGACACAAGGCAGGTCAAGGGAAAAGAAATAGAGACCTGGAAACGGGAGATTTTCGATGCGAACATCCTCGCAGTCGAAGCCGGGACAAACGGCTACTGCGGTGGAGACAGCGGCCATGGCAGCAGGACCTACATCCGAATCGAGGACATGGCGGGTACCGACATCACGGTACGCCCACTTCGAAACTACTTTAAAGGAAATAGCGGGCTTGAACTGATTCTTGGCGGAGACTCTGAGCTATCCACGATCTTAGAGGCCCTGAAATTTATCACGAAGGTTCTTACGGACCAGATTGAGGAGGCAGCAGTATGAAAATCTCTTTTGGAAACAGCAGAAAAGAGCTTCACTGGAAGAACAGCGAGATCAGCTGGGAAGACTTCAAGAAAAGGGTCAGCCAGACCATCAAAACAACAGAAACGGTAGAAGAATACAAGAAAATGCCAAAAGCAAAGCAGGCCGAAATTAAAGACAAAGGAGGATATGTTCTTGGCCACCTGAAAGCTGGACGGCGCAAGAAAGGACACGTCCTCAGTAGGTCTGCCTTAGCCTTAGACATGGACTTTGGCACGCCAGGTGTGTGGGAAAGCGTTTTATCGCATCTTCCCTACGCTTTCTGCGCCTACTCCACGCATAAGCATACCCCAGAGCACCCGCGACTTCGCATGATCATTCCGCTGAGCCGCGAGGTATCGGAAACTGAGTACCCGGCGGTAGGACGTATGGCAGCTAAAGAAATCGGAATCGACCTGTTCGACGACTCAACCTATGAGGCGCACCGGCTGATGTACTGGCCGTCCACCTCTTCAAATGGGATGTTTTTCTATAAGGAGCACGATGGCGTACTGCTTGATCCGGACGATTACCTCTCCAGGTACGACAACTGGCGGGATGAATCCACCTGGCCGGTGTCTTCCCGGCAGTCGGAAGTGAGAAGGTCCGCAGTAAGAAAAGCGGAAGACCCTTTAACGAAACCCGGCTTGATTGGCTGTTTCTGCCGGGCCTACAACGTGGAAGACGCGATAGAAACTTTTCTGCCTGATGTCTACGCGCCATCGGTCATCGATGGCCGCTATGACTACATCAAAGGCGAGTCTTCTGCTGGCGTCGTAATTTATGAACATAAGTTCTCCTACTCCCACCACGCCACCGACCCGGCATGCGGAAAGCTTCTTAATGCCTTTGACTTAGTCAGGCTCCATAAGTTTAGAGACCTTGATGAAACTTGCTCAGATGACACTCCGGTGACAAAACTTCCATCTTACAAGGCAATGATTGATCTTGCCCGTGGTGACGCAAAGGTCAGGGAGCTGATCACCGGAGAGCGCCGGGAGCAGGCCATGGAGGAATTCACTTCAGACGACTGGATGGGAAAGCTCACCTTAAACAGGAGAGGAAATATTGAGAACGAACTTGGTAACCTGACTCTGATTCTTCAGAACGATGAGAACCTTAAGGCCATTGTCTACAACCAGCAGCTTGACTGTCTGGAAATAAAAGGAGAGGTGCCCTGGAATCATCCGACCAAGTACTGGAGAGATGCAGACGACGCCCAGCTTGTAAGCTACGTGGATGAACACTATGGAAACTTTTCACAGCGCTTCTACCAGATCGCTCTGGCAAGGGTGGCGGACGACAGATCCTATCACCCTATCCGCGAGTTTCTTGCATCACTTCCCGCATGGGATGGCGTGAAGCGAGTCGACACCCTTCTTATCGATTACCTCGGTGCAGAAGACAATGCCTATGTCCGGGCCGTCACCAGAAAGACCCTCTGCGCTGCCGTATGCCGGGTTATGCATCCTGGCTGTAAGTTCGACTCCATGCTGGTCCTTAACGGCCCTCAGGGAATTGGAAAGTCAACCCTGATCGCTAAGCTCGCCGGTGAATGGTTCTCGGACTCTCTTAACCTCAGTGATACGAGAGATAAGACCGCAGCAGAAAAGCTCCAGGGTTACTGGATCTTAGAGATTGGAGAGCTGGCAGGTTTAAGAAAAGCAGAAGTGGAAACGCTCCGTTCCTTTTTATCCCGCCAGAACGACATTTACCGGGCGTCTTTCGGGCGCCGCACAACGCCTCACCCACGCCAGTGCGTGTTCTTTGGCACCACCAACGCAGAGACTGGGTATCTTCGGGACACCACAGGAAACAGAAGGTTCTGGCCAGTCAAGACACCAGGAAGTTTAGCCAGGCACCCTTGGGGCCTTACGGAGGAAGACATCAAGCAGATCTGGGCAGAGGCCTTAGAGTATGCTAAAGCTGGTGAAAAGCTCTACCTTGAGCCAGAGCTTCAGGATGTTGCGAAGACAGAGCAGCTTAAAGCCATGGAGTCGGATGAGCGGGAAGGCATTGTAGTCTCCTACCTTCAGACCAAGCTCCCTTCCGAATGGGACCGCATGACCCTGTATGAGCGGAGGAACTTCCTAAATGGTGAAAGCGAGTTTGGAGCAGATCTTCGCACCGGGACGATTGAGCGCACCAGCGTCTCCAACATGGAGATTTGGTGCGAGTGTTTTGGAAAGAACCGGGCCGACCTTACCATCGCGGAAGGAGCAAAAATTCGGGCCATCCTGGTGAAGCTCGGCTGGCATCGGTTCGAAAAGAAAATCCGCATTCCACTCTATGGCTCTCAGTGGGTTTACATACCACCTGAACGCCTTCGTCCATAAGTTCCAGTCGGCCGAAAAACAATCCGGTCTGGATCACTGAATCGTGTTCCATTCCAGTCTGATCCAGACCGGAACAGCAAAACTGGATCATGCTAGATGTTAGTAATTACAAGTGTTTCAGCGCTTACTGATCCACTGTTCCACTATATTCTATTAAAAATAAAAAACATAGAAATAGGTCATATAGGACACATATATAACCATATATACCCTTTTCTAAATTAATGGGGATTTAGTGGAACACTGGAACAGAGAAAGGACGATATGAAAGAAAAAGAAATCGAAGCGAGGCTTCGCAAGAAGACAAAAACCATGGGAGGCTTAGCGCTGAAGTTTATCTCTCCTAGCCTAAGTGGATCGTTTATGAAAAGAAAATCCGCCTTCCACTCTATGGTTCGCAGTGGGTTTACCTTCCATCTGAACGCATCCAGCCATAAATTCTAATCGGGTGAAAAGCAATCCGGTCTGGATTACTGGATCGTGTTCCATTCCAGTCTGATCCAGACCGGAACAACAAAACTGGATCATGCCAGAAGTTTGTAATTACAAGTGTTTCAGCACATCCTGTTCCACTGTTCCACTATATTCTATTAAAAATAATATATATAAATATAGAGTATATAGAATATATATACATATATACGATATATAGAGAAAAACGTGGATCAGTGGATCAGTGGATCACTGGAACGCGGAAAGGACGATATGAAAGAAAAAGAAATCGAAGAGAAACTGCGACGGGAAGTTAAAGGCATGGGAGGCCTAGCACTGAAATTTATCTCTCCCGGCCTAAGCGGAGTACCAGACCGGATCGTTTTACTGCCGGAAGGCAATATAGCCTTTGTCGAGCTGAAAGCACCCGGGAAGAAGATGCGGCCTCTTCAGCTAAAAAGAAAACGCCAGCTTGAAGATCTTGGCTTTTCTGTTTACTTAATCGATCAGCCAGAACAGATTGGAGGAATTTTAGATGAAATACAATCCTCATAAATACCAGGCCTACTCCACAAAGTTCATCATCGATCATCCAGTGTCCGCGATCCTTCTTAGCTGCGGACTTGGAAAGACCGTGATCACACTGACCGCGATTCAGGAGCTGATGTTTGACCGCTTTGAAGTAAGGAAGCCTTTAATCATTGCTCCTCTTCGCGTCTGCACCAGCAGCTGGCCGGAAGAAATCAAAAAGTGGGACCATCTGAAAGGCCTGACCTACTCCGTAGCGACTGGCCCGGAAAGCGAGCGGAAGAAAGCCCTGAAAAGTAAAGCTGACCTTTACATCATCAACCGGGAAAATGTCAGCTGGCTCGTGGAAAAGTCCGGCCTTCCCTTTGACTACGACATGCTTGTGCTTGATGAGCTGTCCTCCTTTAAATCCCACCAGTCCAAGCGCTTTAAGAGCCTTCTAAAGGTGAGGCCAAAGGTAAAACGGATCGTGGGCTTAACCGGAACGCCATCAAGTAACGGCCTGATGGACCTTTTCGCAGAGTTCAGGCTGCTTGACATGGGAGAAAGGCTTGGGCGTTACATCGGCCAGTACCGGAGGAACTACTTTCTTCCAGACAAAAGAAACGCGCAAGTTGTCTTTTCCTACAAGCCGCTTCCTGGCGCGGAAGATGCGATCTATAAAAAGCTTTCGGACATCACGATCTCCATGAAAGCTTGTGATTATCTCAAGATGCCGGATCTCTTCATGAATAAAGTCAAGGTGTCTTTAAACGAAAAAGAGCAAAAGCTATACGACGACTTGAAAAGGGACATGGTGGTGAACTTAAAGGATAAGGAAATCGATGCGGTCAACGCAGCATCCCTATCAAATAAACTTCTTCAGATGGCAAACGGGGCCGTCTATAGTGACGATGGAAAAGCGGTTCGGATCCACGATCGGAAGCTCGACGCTTTAGAGGACCTGATTGAAAGCGCAAACGGAAAGCCTGTATTAATTGCTTACTGGTTTAAGCATGATTTAGAGAGGATCCGGAAACGTTTTCCTGTTCGTGAGATCAAGACAAGTGAAGACATCCGCGACTGGAATGAAGGCAAGATTTCTCTTGCTGTCCTCCACCCTGCTTCTGCAGGACACGGCCTGAACCTTCAGGCAGGAGGATCGACCCTGATCTGGTTTGGCTTAACCTGGTCTTTAGAGCTTTACCAGCAGACCAACGCCAGGCTCTGGCGGCAGGGCCAGAAAGATACGGTGGTCATCCACCACATCATCACGCGAGGCACCATCGATGAAAACGTGATGGAGTCTCTCAAACGGAAAGACAAGACGCAGGCCGCCTTAATTGATGCGGTGAAAGCGCAGCTGGAGGTGAAATGATGGATCCATATCAGAAATTAGCAGACGCAATCGTCCTTCAGGCAGTCAAAGACTACCGGCAGGATTTAAGGCGCATGAAGAATAGTCCAAGCAACATCAACAAAGGTAAGGTCAAGGAAGACGAACGCTTCTTCCGTTCTTCCTGGTTTAAGTCGCTCACTAAAGTCGACGGGGAGTACTTAATTGAAAAGCTGAGGGAGGAATGCTTATGAATGCAAAAGAATATCTAAGGGGACTGTCCCGAGAGGAAGCCAGGATCAAGGCAAAGAAGGAGCGATTAACGATCATGCAGGACCTGGCCCGCTCCGTCAGCTCCCCTGCTTTCTCTGACCTGCCAACGGCCTCAAACCATGATTCTTCCCGCCTGGAAGAAACCATCGTGAAGATGCTGAGCTTAGAAGAAGAAATTAAAAGCGATGAGGATGAACTGACGGAAAGGAAGACCGAGGCTCTGGACTACATTGGAAGGATCAAGGAACCAGACTACCAGACGGTTTTAATCTCCCGTTACTTTAAGAACGAGTCCTGGGAAGAGATCTCTTTAAACATGTTCTATTCCCTCCGCTGGGTTTACTCCCTTCACGGCTACGCTCTTGAAGAGCTGGACCGGGTCATCAACGAAGAGTGCAGTTAAGTGCAGTCATGTGCAGTTCACTTCACTTGAGTGCACCTCAAGAAATAGTAAAATGATAGTGTAGAAAGTTAGGATAAAGCAGCCTCGTAAGGAAATCCCCTTGCGAGGTTTTCTTTTGCCCGAAAGGAGAAGCCATGCCACGAAAACCCAAGCGGCCCTGCCGCTACCCAGGATGCCCTCGCCTGACCGAACGCACCTACTGCGAGGAGCATGAAAAGATGATGCAGCGTCATTACGACACGTTCACCCGCGGCTACTCCACCGGGAAGAGGTACGGCAGGCCCTGGAAGAGAATCCGGGACCGCTACATCCATAAGCACCCACTCTGCGAGCGCTGCCTTCTTGAAGGAAGGTACGTGAAGGCGCAGGAGGTGCATCACATCGTGCCGCTGTCCGAGGGCGGGAGCAGCGAGGAAAATAACCTGATGAGCCTCTGCCACTCCTGCCACGAGAAAATGCATAAACGGAAAGGAAGTCGCTGACCCAGGGGGAGGAAAGATCTCTACGGCGAGCCTCTCTGGAGACCGGCGCCCCCTCACCTGCGCAGAACATGCGTTTTCTTAAGGGTAATAACCCAGCAGACTGTTAGGAATATCAAAATATTGAAAAAGGAGGCAGCTACATTATGCCTACAAAATCGAATAATACCGGCGGTCGCGGAGGCAGACGCCCCGGCGCCGGACGAAAGAAAAAAGCTGCGCTGGAGAAATACCAAAATGGAAATCCCGGAGGAAGGCCACTTGAGGTACTGGACATTCCGGACCTTGAAGGCGCGGAAATGCCGAAGCCTCATGAATTTCTTTCGGATATTCAGCATGATGGCTCTGAGTTTGCCGCTGCTGAGATCTACAAAGAGACCTGGGATTGGCTCGATGGCCTGGGTGTCGCCCGCGCGGTGTCTCCGGCGCTTCTTGAGCGATACTCCATGGCCTCCGCCAGATGGATCGCCTGTGAGAAGATCACCTCAAAACTTGGATATCTGAGCAAGCATCCGACTACGGGAAAGCCAATTCCATCACCTTTCATCAACATCGGGATTAACTACATGAATCAGGCCAACAGGCTCTGGAATGAAATCTTTCAGATCGTAAAAGAAAACTGCTCGACCGAATTCAATGGATCGAATCCTCAGGATGACGTGATGGAGCGGCTGCTTAGAGCAAGACGCGGAGGTAAGTAATGGAGAAAACAACACAGTACTATCTCGAAGACACCGATAAGCTGATCCCCTACGCCAGAAATGCGAGAACCCATTCTGACAAACAGATTGCACAGATTGCTGCATCGATTAAAGAATTCGGCTTCCTGTCCCCTATTGTAATCTCAAAAGATAACACCATCCTTTGCGGGCACGGAAGGTTTTATGCTGCGCAGAAATTAGGGCTGAAGAAAGTTCCTTGCGTAAAGGAAGAATATCTGACCGACGCCCAAAAGCGTGCATATATTATCGCGGACAACCAGCTGTCCCTCAACGCTGGCTGGGATGAAGATTTATTATCCGTTGAGCTGTCTGATCTTCAGGAAAACGCCTTCGACCTTTCCCTTCTTGGTTTTGACGAAAAGGACCTCGCGAAGCTCATGGATGTGGATACAGAAGCAGTAGACGATGATTTCGATGTAGAGGCAGAGCTCGAGAAACCGTGCTTTTCTAAGCCAGGTGACATCTGGTATCTAGGAAAACACAGAGTCATCTGCGGAGATTCCACAAAGATTGATACATACACATCTCTTCTTGAAGGCAAAAAGGTGAATCTGGTATGTACCGATGCTCCATATTTTGTGAATCTGGAAAGCGCATCCGGCAAAGTCACTAATGACGATCTGAATGACAAGGATGCTTATGAGTTCCTGATGAAGGCCTTTACCTGCATGCGGGATAGCATGGCGGACGATGCTTCGATCTATGAGTTCTATGCGACATCCAAAGCACGTATATTCCATGATGCCTTTGAAGATGCAGGCTTTAAGGTAGGCGCCGGTCTGGTCTGGAAAAAGGACCGGCTTGTTCTCACCAGGACGGACTGGAAATACATCCACGAGCCGATCATCTGGGGATGGAAGAAAAAGGGCAAGCATATCTGGTACGGAGACCAAAAACAGGTCACGGTATTTGAATTTCCCCGAATCAAGAGCAGCAAGAAAGAAGGCTATAACCATCCGGACGCGAAACCAGTGCCGCTCATCGCCTATCTGATCTCCCAGTGCACGATGACGAACAGCCTCGTCCTGGATGCTTTTATGGGATCCGGCACGACGATCGTAGCTTGTGAGGAACTGGGCCGGATCGCCTATGGGATAGAGATCGAGCCGAAGTTCATCGATGTCGAGGTGATGCGCTACAAGAAGTTCATGGAAGACGCAGGTCAAGATGCTTCTGACATTTATCTGATCCGGGACGGCAAGAAACTGACCCTGGACGAAGCGCTGGCGGAGATGCCAAAGGAAGGTGACAGATGAAGAGAATCCAACTTACCCGAGGCGCAGAGGCCATTGTCGATGATGAAGATTATGAACGTCTGACTCGGCGAAAATGGGCATTCAATCCAGAAGGAGTGGGTTATGCCGTACGAAAAGGAAGCAAAAGAAGAGGAGAACCAAGAACGGTTCAGATGCATCGTGAAGTTATGCACGCACCTGATGGATCAGTCATAGACCACATTAACGGCAACGGTCTGGACAACAGGAAAAAGAATCTCAGATATGCGTCCACACAGCAGAATGCGTTTAATAAGAGAAAGACAAATATCCCTTGTACAAGCAGCTACAAGGGTGTTTTTATGCGTACTGGCAATAATAAATGGACAGCAAGAATCCGCTACAATGGGCGGCGTGTGGAGCTGGGTAAATATACTGATGAGAAAGTGGCTGCTTCTGTTTATAATTTTGCTTCAAGAATATTCTTCGGAGAATATCGAAGAGAAAACACCGGGCCGGGAATCCGGGAACTGAGTCATGACTTTCAGACAGATGTCTTCAATAGGTGTCAGAGGTATATTGATCGCTATGGGTGGTATGTGGATACAGAAACATACCGCTTATTTTTTATGCAAAGAGGAAACCGATGAAGAGCATCTGATTTCTCTTTCTTTTCCTTGAAAACACTTGCTATTTCACCGCTTTAGAGTGATGTATGTACCTGCCAAAAGAAACAAAACCAAGGAGGTACGAAAATGAGACTTAACTACAAGGTAACAGGAGAAGAACGGAAAGATTTAGTCACAGAAATCTGCCGCATCACAGGCGAGCCTTCGGAATACCAGTTCATGCCGACCTGCGCATACAAGGTGGGAAACGTCACCATCGATAAAGACGGCGGGGTTACTTGCGAGGACGAAGAAAAGCTGAACTACATCGCAAAGGAACTTGAGAAAGTAGATTTCACCCCGGTAGATGACAGCGGCGCGGATGAACCTGATGCTCCAGATGAGACGGAAAACACTGAAGAAGACACCGGCCTGACCATTGAAATTCCAATTGATGAGGTAAACGTCACCAACCTTTCCAATTTTTTAAAAGCAAAAGGAAATCTCATCAAGAAGTCCTTTGGAATTGACGATCTTAGCATCGACGTAAACGATGACAGGGTCAGCTTCCCATGGTTTAAGAAAATGCCGGAGCCAGATGAAATCAAAGCCTACACCGACTTCATTACCCTACTTTGCAAGCTCAGCAAGGAGCAGTCTAGAGTCAGCAGCAGAGCCTCTGAGGTGACCAACGAAAAGTACGCCTTCCGCTGCTTCCTTCTGCGTCTTGGATTTATCGGGCCGGATTACAAACTTGATAGGAAGATACTTCTACGGAATTTATCCGGAAACTCCGCGTTTAGAAATGCCCCAGAAGCAAAGGAGGAAGTTAACGCATGAGCATCATTGGAAAAGAAACCTTATCGATTCTCCGCTCCGGCTATCCAGCCGGAACGAGAGTTGAGCTTATAAAAATGGATGATGTCCAGGCGCCGCCCAAAGGAACGCTTGGCACCGTCTACGGTGTTGATGACACCGGCTCTATCCTGGTCCACTGGGATAATGGATCTGGCCTAAATGTAATCTTTGGAGAAGACCTCGTACGGAAAGTAGGAACTTGCCATGACTGAAGAAATCAAAACTGAAATTCTCGCAATCCAGCGAAGCGGTTTAACTAACATGCTAGACACAAACTCTGTGCAGCGGATTGCCTTCGATTATGACTACTACGATCTGGTTCTTTACATCGAAGAACACCGGAAAGAGTACGTTCATTTCATCCTGACAGGTAGCGAAAAATAAAGGTGGAAAAACTCACATAAAGCTTGCTATTTCAAGGCTTTAGAGTGATATATGTACATGCAAAGAAAAGCAAAGAACAACGGAGGAAAGACCATGAAAAACGCATATTTTGAAAGCATGTACAAAGAAGTAAGAGACTACCAGGAAAAGAAAGAAGCCGCTAAGAAGCAGCGCAGCAAACTTTTCGACGAAGAAAAATACGACGAAGGAACCGCCCTGATGAAAGCCTTCGAAGAGGAAAACAAATTTCCTTACACAGACGGAGCGATGAAAGCCTACTGGGCCTACCAGAACATGAACTATCGCGGATCCGACTGCTTCGAGGTCGAAGACCTGCCTTGGCCTAAGGACATGAAAGATTTCGCGGAAACGCTCCTGGAAGCCGGAATTGACGCCATCACAGTCACCGACCAGAGCACCGGCCTGATGGATGGAATCTATGGGCTCTGCGAAAACGCCTGGAAGATGGGAGCCCTCAAAACTGTTACAAGAGAAAATGACCACCACTTCGGAACAAACGAGCCAGAAACAAAGAACGGAATTGAGTTTACGATTGCATAAGGAGGCCGCCATGTGGGAAAAAGGAACGCTTGAAATTGAAGGGAAAACAGTAGAATACGAACTAAAACACTATGATGAACCTTCGGGCTACGGCATCGAATGCGGAAAAATCAGCAAGATGGAGATCCGCGTTGAAAGCAAAACGACGCTCCGCTATGACCGGGGCTGGGACATCGAGCCGGAAGATGAAACAAGCCAGCTCGCCTACGCGGTCCTGATCCATCAATATAACTAAAGATAGAATGATCTTATTCCCAGATAAAGCTTGCTATTCCAAGGGTTTAGAGTGATATATGTACATGCAAAAAGCAAAGACACGAAGAACCCAGGAGGAAAATACCATGACAAGAGCAGAAAGAAACGAATTCACTTACCTTTGGAAGAACCTGAAAAGAGACTTTTACGGAAGATCAGCAATCCTTACGATCCCAGTAGAAGCAAGCAGAGAATACAAACAGTCTGCAGATGATCTTTTCCAACAGAACGGCTTTCACCCTTGCGCAATCAAGACGGACCCAAAGAGATTTGATGACAAAGAGCGGATCCTCTACATGAAGGAACCTGATGATGCCGACTGGACGGACCTTTACACAAACGAGGAGCTCGACGCCTTTGATCAGGCGATTGAAGCGTAAGAAAGATTGGAGCCGATAAGGCTCCTGTTCTTGTTTTTTATACACAAGATCGCTCCGGCGGTCTTTTTCTTTTGTCCTGGAGGAATAACCTTGGAAAGATACAAGCCCACAAAATTTATGGCAGAAAGCTCGCATTACGACAAAACAGCAGCGGATCTTGTCGTGATGTTTATCGAGCAGCTTTCCCACACCAAGGGCGACTTCTATAACAAGCCTTTTCACCTGATGGGATGGCAGGAACAGATCATCCGCGACCTGTTCGGCGTCCTTAAGCCAGATGGTTACCGGCAGTTCACCACCGCTTACATCGAAATTCCTAAGAAGTGTGGAAAGAGTGAGCTTGCCGCAGCTGTCGCTTTATACATGCTATGCGCAGACGGTGAGCAGCGGGCTGAGGTTTATGGCTGCGCCGCGGACCGGGACCAGGCCTCGCTTGTCTTTGATGTGGCCTGCGACATGGTGAAGCTCCATAAGACCCTGAGCAAGTATTGCGATATCCGGCCCAGCCGAAAAACCATCCACTTCCGCCCCACTAACAGCATCTACAAGGCGGTGTCTGCGGAGGTTGCGGGAAAGTCCGGCGTGAACGTGTCCGGCCTGGTGTTTGACGAGCTCTGGGTCCAGAAGGACCGGAAGTTCTTTGACATGATGACAAAGGGAACATCGGATGCAAGAAAGAACCCCCTCCACTTCATCATCACGACAGCAGGAAATGACGTAAACTCTATCTGTTATGAACTTCACCAGAAGGCAGAAGATATCCTAAGCGGTAGAAAGCACGATGAGACCTTTTACCCGGTGATCTATGGCGCTTCTATGGATGAAGATTGGACGGACCCTGAGGTTTGGAAGAAAGCAAACCCATCTCTTGGCGTCACCATCAGCATTGACAAAGTTAAGGCCGCCTGCGAATCTGCCAAGCAGAATCCGCAGGAAGAAAACGCTTTTAGACAGCTCCGCCTTGATCAGTGGGTCAAGCAGTCCGTGCGCTGGATGCCGATGGATAAATGGGACGCCTGCTCCTTTAGAGTCAGGGAAGAAGACCTCTACGGTCGTGTGTGTTACGGCGGCCTGGACCTTTCCTCCACCACGGACATCACGGCCTTCGTTCTCGTGTTCCCTCCAGAAGATGAAAATGATAAATACGTCGTTCTCCCCTACTTCTGGCTGCCGGAAGATACGCTGGATTTACGCGTCCGAAGAGATCACGTTCCTTACGACCTCTGGCAAAAGCGAGGCGCAATCCAGACAACCGAAGGAAATGTCATCCACTACGGCTTCATCGAAAAATTCATCGAGCGCCTTGGAGAAAAGTACAACATCAGAGAGATCGCCTTTGACCGCTGGGGAGCGGTTCAGATGGTGCAGAACCTGGAAGGTATGGGCTTTACTGTTGTGCCATTCGGCCAAGGTTTTTCCTCCATGAGCAGTCCCACCAAAGAACTGATGCGGCTGACGCTGGATCAGAAAATCGCCCATGGCGGCCATCCGGTTCTCCGCTGGATGATGGATAACGTTTATGTCCGGACTGACCCTGCAGGAAACATCAAGATGGATAAGGAGAAATCCACTGAAAAGATCGACGGAGCCGTCGCTCTTGTTATGGCCTTAGACCGGGCAATCCGCTGCGGAAACGACACTGGGGAGTCGGTCTATGACAGCAGAGGGATCTTGTTTATTTAATGGAGGTATAAATGAGCATCTTATCAGGACTTTTTAAATCAAGGGACAAGCCGAAAGACTCCACCTCAGGAAGCATGTACCGCTTCTTCTTTGGAGGAACGACTTCTGGAAAAGCAGTAACGGAGCGGTCTGCCATGCAGATGACGGCGGTTTACTCCTGTGTCAGGATTCTTTCAGAAGCTGTGGCAGGGCTCCCCCTTCACCTTTACCGATACACTGAGGAAGGCTCAAAAGAGAAAGCGGTCGATCACCCGCTTTACACCATCCTTCACGATGAACCTAACCCTGAGATGACGTCTTTCGTCTTTCGGGAAACGCTGATGACCCACCTTCTTTTGTGGGGTAATGCCTACGCGCAGATCATCCGAAATGGTAAAGGAGAAGTCATTGCTTTGTATCCTCTGATGCCAAACAAGATGACGGTCGACCGGGATCAATCCGGCCAGCTTTACTATGAATACCAGACTTCTCAGGAGGAAGCCCACACGATGAAAGGTTCTCTCGTCCGATTGTCCCTGCGTGATGTTCTTCACATCCCAGGTCTAGGCTTTGACGGGCTCGTTGGCTACTCTCCTATAGCCATGGCCAAGAACGCGATCGGCCTTGCCATTGCGACAGAAGAATACGGAAGTAAGTTCTTTGCAAACGGAGCGACGCCAGGAGGCATCTTAGAGCATCCAGGCGTTGTGAAAGACCCTGAGCGCGTACGTCAGAGCTGGAACTCAGCCTTTGGAGGATCATCCAATTCCAACAAAGTGGCCGTTCTTGAAGAAGGCATGAAGTACACGCCAATTTCAATCTCGCCTGAGCAGGCGCAGTTTCTTGAGACGAGAAAGTTTCAGATCGATGAGATCGCGCGTATTTTCCGCATCCCTCCTCATATGATTGGAGACCTGGAAAAATCCAGCTTCAGTAACATTGAGCAGCAGTCTCTTGAGTTTGTAAAGTACACGCTGGACCCCTGGGTCTGTCGCTGGGAGCAGTCCATGAAACGTGCACTCCTCCGCCCTGAGGAAAAGAAGGACTACTTCTTTAAGTTCAACGTGGACGGACTTCTTCGGGGAGACTACCAGAGCCGCATGAACGGATACGCTGTCGGACGGCAGAATGGCTGGATGAGCGCAAACGATATCAGAGAGCTGGAGAACCTGGACCGGATTCCAGAAGAAGAAGGCGGAGACCTTTACCTCATCAATGGAAACATGACGAAACTCAAGGATGCCGGAATTTTCGCGGCATCTGCGCAGAGTCAAAATACAGAGGAGCAAGAGAGTGAGAAGGACGATGAACAAACCGAGGAGTCGGCGCGGCCAGATGCGAGGATCCAGGAAAGGAGAAAAGCCTTATGAGAAGAAAGTTCTGGAACTGGGTAAGAAACGAAACTCCAGATTCCTTTGGAAGCGAAAGAACCCTCTACCTAAACGGAGAAATTTCCGATGAGACCTGGTTTGGAGATGAAGTTACGCCGAAGCTTTTTAAAGACGAACTGGAGGATGGCGAAGGAAACATTACGCTTTGGATTAACTCTCCAGGAGGCGATGTCTTTGCCGCCGCCTCGATTTACAACATGTTAATGGATTACCCATATGATGTTACTGTAAAGATTGACGCTTTGGCTGCATCTGCAGCCTCTGTGATCGCAATGGCAGGAACCAAGGTCTGCATGAGCCCTGTTGCCATGCTGATGATCCATAACCCGATGACTGTTGCGATTGGAGATTCAAGCGAGATGCAGAAGGCCATCGATATGCTGTCCGAAGTCAAGGAATCCATCGTAAACGCCTATGAGATTAAAACGAGCCTATCGAGGCGGAAGATTTCTCAGCTCATGGACGCAGAAACCTGGATGAATGCAAAAGAAGCAAAGAAACTCGGGTTTGCCGATGAAATTCTCTTTTCTGAGGGAGAAAAGGAAAACGAAGAAGATCCTGAGATGCTGTTTTCAAGAAAAGCAGTTACGGACTCCCTTCTTTCCAAACTCATCCCAAAAGAACCGGTAAAGCAGAAGAAAGCAGCGCCAACAGTAGCTGTTGATTCACTAAAGAAGCGCCTGGCGCTTCTCTCACACTAAGGAGGAAACTACAATGACTAAGATTTTAGATCTCATGGAGAAAAGAGCCAAGGCCTGGAATGCGGCAAAAGAATTCCTGGATACGCATTCTGATAACGGAGGAAACGTCTCCCAGGAAGATGCCGCAACCTACGAGAAAATGGAAAAAGAAGTTACTGATTTGACCTGCGACATTGAGCGCCTGCAGAGGCAGGAGCAGATCGACCAGATGTTAAATCAGCCGACCTCATCTCCTCTTACCTCAAAGCCTGGCGTAAAAGCAGAGCCAGAGGAGAAAAAAGGAACCTCTTCGAAAGCCTACAAAACCGCTTTCTGGGACTCCATCAGAAGACGCAACTGGTTTGATGTGAACAACGTTCTTGAAGTTGGTACAGACGCGAACGGTGGCTACCTGGTGCCAGATGAATATGAGAGGCAGTTACTTCAGGCTCTTACCGATGAGAACTTCTTCCGTTCTATTGCTCACGTGATTCAGACCCAGTCCGGAACCCACACCATCCCGATCGTCGCCTCCCACGGCACTGCGTCCTGGATGGATGAAAACGGGCTTTACCCAGAATCTGACGACACTTTCGATCAGATCACGCTGTCTGCCTACAAGCTTGGTACCGCGATCAAGGTGTCTGAAGAGCTGATGAACGACTCGGTCTTTGATCTGGAAGGATACATCTCTACGGAGTTTGCTAGACGAATCGGAGCAGCTGAAGAAGAGGCTTTCCTTGTTGGAGACGGAAGCAAGAAGCCGGAAGGCGTCTTTACCAAAGTCGCATCAAATAAGGAAGCCCTGACAGAAATCAGCAACACGAGCATCAACTTTGATGCCATGATGGACGTCTTCCACTCTCTTCGGAGCGTCTATCGAAACAGCGCCGTCTGGATTCTGAACGACTCCACCGTCAAAGCTCTTCGTAAGATCAAGGATGGAAACAACAACTATATCTGGCAGCCCTCCGTAGTCGCCGGCCAGCCGGACACCATCTTAAACCGCCCGTATAGAACTTCGATCTACGCACCGGAGCTTGCGGCAGGCAAGGTGCCGATCCTCTTTGGAGATTTCTCTTACTACTGGATTGCAGACTGTCAGGGACGGTCTTTCAAGAGGCTGTCTGAGCTTTACGCAGCAAACGGCCAGATCGGCTTCCTCGCGTCAGAACGTGTGGATGGAAAGCTGATCCTTCCAGAAGCAGTCAGAGGCCTTTCTGTAAAGGCTGCAGGTTAATCGCACACCGCTGCCTGAGGATTTTCCTTGGGCAGCACATTTTGTTTGGAGGCATCCTATGGAAATCACCCTGGAAGAAGCAAAATCTTATCTACGCGTAAGCTCTAGTGACGAAGATGACCTGATCAAAAGCCTGATCGGGGCAGCCACCAGGCAGGTCCAGGACATCGCAAGATTCACCGATGAAGAATGGGAAGCAAGCGAAGAAAAGATCCTGATCCGTATGCGCATTGCCATTCTCTACTGCATCGCCTATCTTTACGAGCACCGGGAAGAAGCCGACCATAACGAACTGAATCAGACCCTTCGCGCTCTTCTCTTTGGCGTAAGAAAGGAGCAGTTTTAATGAATATCGCATCACTCCGCGTCCCGATTCTTTTTCAAAAGAATGAAATCGTGACGGACAAATACAAGAACCAAGGATCTTCTTGGACGGATTATTTTGCCTGTTACGCGACGGTTGGGTCGTCCACCGGATCAGAAACCGATATGGAGGTCATCCGGCCTGAGGAAACGTTAGACTTTACCTGCCGCTGGTGCACGGAACTCTCAAAGGTCGACTCCACTCACTTCCGGATTCTTTCAGAAGGCAGGACCTACAACATTACCTACGTGAACCCTATGGGTTTCAAGAAAAACTCCATCAAGTTTAACTGCAGTTTGGAGAAAAGAAATGAGTAAGAAAGTTTCAGTCGATCAGATGGAAGACGCCATCATGAAGGAGCTAAAAGAATACGCTTCTCTTGCATCGGATGATCTGAAAGATGCGGTCAAGAAAACCGCAAAAGACGTACGGACCGACATTCGGGATTCTGCTCCGGTAAGAACCGGAAAATATAAGAAATCCTGGTCCGTAAAGAAAGTAAGCGAGACATCAAGCAGCATCAACCTTGTCGTCCACTCCAGAAACCGCTACCAGATTGCCCACCTCTTAGAGCGCGGCCACGCCAAACGAGGTGGAGGAAGAGTCGCTGCAAGGCCTCACATCGCCCCGGCTGAACAGAAGGGAAACGAGGAGCTTGAAAAACTGATCAAACAAAAACTAAAAGGAGGCTGACATGAAATACGACGAGATTGTAGAGATGCTGGAAGAAACGGAACTTCCTCTTGCCTATGATCATTTTGAAGAAGGCTTCTCCCCTGCCCCACCCTATCTTTGCTTTCTTCTTCCGGAGAGCGACAACTTTGCGGCAGACGGCATCGCCTATCAGAAAATCCACGTTCTTCATATCGAGCTTTACACAGACAAAAAGAACCCAGAGCAAGAAGAAAATATTGAGCGCGTGCTGACAAGCCGCGGCCTCTTCTATGACAAGACCGAAGTCTATATCGAGTCGGAAAAGCTCTATGAAGTCCTTTACGAATTGGAGGTTTAAGCTATGGGAAATAAAGTCAAATACAACCTGAAAAATGTCTACGCGGCAAAGCTGACAGAAACCGTAACGGACGGCGTGTCTAGCTTTACTTATGCAGCCCCTAAAGCAATCCCCGGAGCCGTGTCGATCAGCCTGGACGCTGAAGGTGAAACCAAAGCCTTCTATGCAGACGGCATCGTCTACTTTCGCTCCATCACAAACAACGGCTATTCCGGTGACCTTGAGCTTGCTTTGATTCCGGAGTGGTTTCGGACCGAGATTCTGCAGGAAGAGCTGGACAGTAAGGGCGTGCTGGTAGAAAAGAGCGGCCTGACTGACACCGTGAAGTTTGCCCTTCTCTTTGAGTTTGATGGAGACGTCAACTCCATTCGCCACGTCCTTTACTACTGCACGGCATCCCGCCCATCCTTAGAGTCAGAAACAAAAGAAGACACGATTGAACCGGGCACCGAGAAGCTCTCCATTACGGCAGACCCAAGATCAGACGGCCTGGTCAAAGCAAGATCTGGAGACACCACAGATACCACGGTCTATGACGGATGGTATAAGGCAGTCTACGTTCCGACAGAGAAAGCTGCGTCTTCCTCTTCAGATGCATCTTCTTCCGGGCAGTAAAGGAGTTAATTCATGATTGAAAAAAAAAATCGAAATCAGCGGAAAACCGGTCACCTTCCGCTCTTCTGCCGCGATCCCAAGAATCTACCGGCTGAAATTCAAGCGGGATATCTTTAAGGACCTTTCCAAGCTGGAAAAGTCCTACCGGGCTAAAGCGACAGACTCTGAAGAGCTTGAGATTGACGATCTTGAGATTTTTGAAAACGTCGCCTACATCATGGCTTATCATGCGGATCCGTCGATTCCAAAGACCATCGACGAGTGGCTCGACCAGTTCGAGATGTTTTCCATCTACCAGGTGCTTCCGGAGATCTTAGAGCTCTGGGGAAGCAATTTGATGACGGATGTGCAGGCAAAAAAAGGCTTGGCAGAAGTGAGCGGGAAATGACCACCCCGCTTTTTCTTCTGCGCTGCACAGAAATTGGAATCTCCGTCCGCGACCTGGACCTTCTTTCCATTGGGCTTGTCTTAGACATCTGGACAGAGAAAGCAAATGACAGCGTGAAATATGCCCGCGTGGCAACACAGGAGGATTTCGATAAGTTCTGATTCATGGTATAATAATATCATTAAATCTAAACTTTTGGATTTTCCTACAATGCCAACTACGGCGGAATCCCTCCCACTCCTTATATCTTTCTGTATACATTGAATTTGTATTTAGTAAAATGCAGACAACACCACGGATCGGCTTTTGGTTGGACAATTCCAACCAAACACCACAGCAGACAGCAGAAAACATTCTGAACGCTAGGAAGCCGGTATGATTGTTACATATAAGGGGAAGAAAAATTTCTTTTAGGTACTTGCTTTCCTAAAACTGATGTGATACAATGATTTAATCCAGAAAAGGAGTAAAAAATATGCGGCAAGGTATTCTTAAATAAAACTATAATCAAATAGTGGGAACAAAGGATTATGATAGCTCCTTTTGTAGGGGCTTAGTTTTTTGTACCCAATTTAAGAATACTTTTGCCTTATCAATTTTGACATACACATATACAGCAATCACAAACAGGTGTATGCTGTATATGTGTATGTCCGCAACTTATAATCCCCAGTGGTAAAAGTATTTTACTGCTGGGGATTTTTATGCCCTTTGGGGCTGTAAAGGGAGGACAATCACATGAAAATAATCAATATTGGAATTCTTGCCCATGTAGACGCTGGAAAGACGACCTTGACGGAGAGCCTGCTATATGCCAGCGGAGCCATTTCAGAACCGGGGAGCGTCGAAAAAGGGACAACGAGGACGGACACCATGTTTTTGGAGCGGCAGCGTGGGATTACCATTCAAGCGGCAGTCACTTCCTTCCAGTGGCACAGATGTAAAGTTAACATTGTGGATACGCCCGGCCACATGGATTTTTTGGCGGAGGTGTACCGCTCTTTGGCTGTTTTAGATGGGGCCATCTTGGTGATCTCCGCTAAAGATGGCGTGCAGGCCCAGACCCGTATTCTGTTCCATGCCCTGCGGAAAATGAACATTCCCACCGTTATCTTTATCAACAAGATCGACCAGGCTGGCGTTGATTTGCAGAGCGTGGTTCAGTCTGTTCGGGATAAGCTCTCCGCCGATATTATCATCAAGCAGACGGTGTCGCTGTCCCCGGAAATAGTCCTGGAGGAAAATACCGACATAGAAGCATGGGATGCGGTCATCGAAAATAACGATAAATTATTGGAAAAGTATATCGCAGGAGAACCAATCAGCCGGGAAAAACTTGTGCGGGAGGAACAGCGGCGGGTTCAAGACGCCTCCCTGTTCCCGGTCTATTATGGCAGCGCCAAAAAGGGCCTTGGCATTCAACCGTTGATGGATGCGGTGACAGGGCTGTTCCAACCGATTGGGGAACAGGGGAGCGCCGCCCTATGCGGCAGCGTTTTCAAGGTGGAGTATACAGATTGCGGCCAGCGGCGTGTCTATCTACGGCTATACAGCGGAACGCTGCGCCTGCGGGATACGGTGGCCCTGGCCGGGAGAGAAAAGCTGAAAATCACAGAGATGCGTATTCCATCCAAAGGGGAAATTGTTCGGACAGACACCGCTTATCCGGGTGAAATTGTTATCCTTCCCAGCGACAGCGTGAGGTTAAACGATGTATTAGGGGACCCAACCCGGCTCCCTCGTAAAAGGTGGCGTGAGGACCCCCTCCCCATGCTGCGGACGTCGATTGCGCCGAAAACGGCAGCGCAAAGAGAACGGCTGCTGGACGCTCTTACGCAACTTGCGGATACTGACCCGCTTTTGCGCTGCGAGGTGGATTCCATCACCCATGAGATCATTCTTTCTTTTTTGGGCCGGGTGCAGTTGGAGGTTGTTTCCGCTTTGCTGTCGGAAAAATACAAGCTTGAAACAGTGGTAAAGGAACCCACCGTCATTTATATGGAGCGGCCGCTCAAAGCAGCCAGCCACACCATCCATATCGAGGTGCCGCCCAACCCGTTTTGGGCATCCATCGGACTGTCTGTTACACCACTCCCGCTTGGCTCCGGTGTACAATACGAGAGCCGGGTTTCGCTGGGATACTTGAACCAGAGTTTTCAAAACGCTGTCAGGGATGGTATCCGTTACGGGCTGGAGCAGGGCTTGTTCGGCTGGAACGTAACGGACTGTAAGATTTGCTTTGAATACGGGCTTTATTACAGTCCGGTCAGCACGCCGGCGGACTTCCGCTCATTGGCCCCGATTGTATTGGAACAGGCATTGAAGGAATCGGGGACGCAGCTGCTGGAACCTTATCTCTCCTTCATCCTCTATGCGCCCCAGGAATACCTTTCCAGGGCTTATCATGATGCACCGAAATACTGTGCCACCATCGAAACGGCCCAGGTAAAAAAGGATGAAGTTGTCTTTACTGGCGAGATTCCCGCCCGCTGTATACAGGCATACCGTACTGATCTGGCCTTTTACACCAACGGGCGGAGCGTATGCCTTACAGAGCTGAAAGGATATCAGGCCGCTGTCGGTCAGCCGGTCATCCAGCCCCGCCGTCCAAACAGCCGCCTGGACAAGGTGCGCCATATGTTTCAGAAGGTAATGTAAAGATACATAATCGTCAAGACGGCAACAATCAGAAGTTATGGAGGGTAACAATGGAATATAGTAAGGAAGATTTAATGGAAGCAAAAAAGCAAATTTGGGGAGTGGGAGAGAACATGGGAACAGAGGAAAGTAAAAAAATCTGGGAGGAGAACGCACAATTTTGGGATAATGCAATGGGTGACGAATCTAATGAATTTCACAGAGAGGTAGTGCGTCCCAAAGTAACGGAACTTCTATCTCCTAATCCTGCGGATTACATTTTGGATATTGCGTGTGGCAATGGAAATTATTCTTCGTATCTTGCACAAAGAGGCGCTTCGGTTGTCGCTTTTGATTACAGCAAAAAAATGATAGAATTGGCTAAAAGACGGCAATCACAATATGCAAAACAAATTGAATTTTGTGTGGCGGATGCGACCGATAGAAAAAGTATATTAGAATTAAAAAGAAATCGAGCCTTTACGAAAGCAGTTTCTAATATGGCAATTATGGATATTACGGATATTGAACCACTTCTTATGGCTGTTTATGAACTGTTGCAGGAAAGCGGAATTTTTGTCTTTGCAACGCAACACCCTTGTTTTGTCACGTTGACTGAAAAATATATGACACCGCACAGTTACTATGATATAGCGATTGAAGGGCAACCGAAAGAGCAGATTTATTATCATCGTTCCATACAAGATATTTTTAACCTTTGTTTTAGAGCTGGATTTGTCATTGATGGATTTTATGAAGAATGTTTTAAAACCAACAAAGAAATTCCTATGGTAATGATAGTAAGGCTTAAGAAGGTAAAACGTGATAGCTTAAAATAAATTCAAGTTTGTCTAAGTGAATAGTTTTGTTTACAAGCATCTCTTCGGAGGTGCTTTTATTTTGCCCTAAGGAGGTGAAAATCAATGGCGAGCAGGATCAAAGGAATAACCGTAGAGATCGGAGGTGATACCACTGGGCTTGAGAAGGCGCTGAAATCGGTAAATAGCACGATCCGCAGCACCCAGTCTTCCCTCAAGGATGTAAACAAGCTCCTGAAGCTTGACCCGAAGAACACCACGCTCCTTACCCAGAAGCAGAAGCTGTTGAAATCATCCATCGATGCGACGAAAGAGAAGCTCGAAGGATTAAAGAATGCCCAGGTCCAGGCCAAGCAGCAGATGGAAAACGGAAATCTCGGTAAAGACAAGTATGACGCCCTCCAGCGTGAGATTGCCGAGACAGAGTCTAAACTTAAGAGCCTGGAAAAAGAGTCCAAGAGCTTTGAGTCCGTCTCTTCACAGAGGATTGCCGCCGCTGGTGAAAAGGTAAAGTCTGTCGGTGAGAAGATGTCTGATGCCGGTGAAAAGATGACGGTCGGCTTCACCGCGCCTGTCGTCGCCGGTGCGACTGCTGCGGTCAACTCCTACGGTAATGTCGACAAGCAGTTTAACCTGGTCAAGCAGACAATGGGAAGTACAGCAAACTCTGCAGAAGATTTTAAGGGACTGTGGAACCAGATCGGCGAGTCCGCCAAGGCTTCTGTCTTTGGGATGCAGGACGCTGCAGACGCGACACTGAATTTTGCCCGTCAGGGCTTCACGGCTAAACAGGCGACCGACATGCTGACTCCTGCCATGAACCTTGCCGCAGGCACTGGTACTGATCTTTCTGAAGTGACGTCAGGCCTTGGAAATGCCATGAAGATGTTTGGTGCGAACTCTTCCGAGGCCGCCTCTTACTCAGACATTTTGGCAAAAGCTCAGGCGCAAGCAAACACCAATACGTCCGAGCTGTTTCAGGCAATCTCTGTCGCTGGCCCAATCTGTAAGACCGTCGGCTGGGATGTAAAAGACTTAGCGACCATCACAGACGTGTTTGGAAACGCCGGTATCTCAGGATCAGAAGGTGCAAACGCCTTAAAGACTGGTCTCGCCCGGCTCGCCTCTCCTGCCAAGTCAGGAGCTGCCGCCATGGACCAGCTGAAATTATCCACGGGGCAGACCTATTCCATCTTTAACGACAACGGAACGCTCAAATCCATGCCGGATGTGTTAAAGAACCTGAACAAAGCCTTTTCCGGTCTTTCCGACCAGGAAAAACTGGAAGCTGCGTCAAACATCTTTGGAAAAGAGCAGATGTCCAAGTGGCTGACCCTGATTCAGACTTCACCAAAAGATGTCAGCTCCCTGCGAAACGCACTAGACGACGCGGGAGGTTCTGCTGGAAAGATGTCAAAGGCCCTGATGTCAGGAACCGGAGGCACCATTGAACAGCTGAAATCCACCTTTGACGTGCTGACCGTCACGATCGGCCAGACATTAGCGCCAGTTCTGACCAGCTTCTTTCAGAAGCTCATCTCGATCATGAACGCCATCATGAACATGAACCCGGCAACGCAGAGGCTGATTCTCACTTTAATCGGCATCGCTGCAGCAGTTGGGCCACTTCTCATTGTCATCGGAAAGATCGCGGTTGGTGTCGGAACGGTCATGACGCTTGCTCCTAAGATTGTCTCTGCCATAAAGCTTGTCCGGACTGGCATAGCAGCGATGAATGCAGTTATGCTGGCAAACCCGATCACACTTGTCATTGCGGCTGTAGCGGCCCTGGCAGCAACCTTCATTTATCTCTGGAAGACGAACGCGAAGTTTAGAAACGGAGTAATCGCTATCTGGAATAGCATTCGGGCGGCTTCGGCAAAAGTCTGGGGAGCAATACGAAAATTTGCGATTACGATGTGGGGCGCAATCAAAAGCGCCGTGCTGTCACCGGTAAGAGCCATCCGTTCAAGTGTGACTTCAGCATGGACTGCAATCCGCTCGATTACGTCTCGCGTTTGGAATGGGATCAAGTCTGCTATGCTGACTCCTATTAATGCGGCCCGTGACCGGATCCGGGGAATCATTAACACCATCAAAGGGTTCTTTCCTCTTCGGATTGGAAACATCTTCAGCAACCTGAGGCTTCCTCATATCCACGTTTCAGGAGGGAAAGCCCCGTTTGGTATCGGAGGAAAAGGATCACTTCCGAAATTCTCTGTGGACTGGTACGCAAAGGCCATGAAAAACGGAATCATCTTAAACTCCCCGACTATCTTTGGAGCAGCAGGTGACAGCCTTCTTGCAGGAGGTGAAGCTGGATCAGAAACTGTGGTCGGGACAGAGTCTCTGATGAGTATGATAAGATCCGCTGTTGCAGGCGCCGGAAACGACATGGCAAATGCGGTGCTTACCGCTAGCCGAATCTCTCAGAGCGGTAACCTTGGAGGTGATATTCATCTTGATGTTTACCTCTTTAAGAACGGCCCAAAGATGGGAGAAGAAATCGTCCATGCATACGACACCTACAAAAGGAGGCTCGGCTGATGATCTACTCAACCATTCAGATAAATGGTCAAAATATCCTCCGCCCTAATGACTTTTCCCCGCAAAGAGAAGACATCTACGCAGCTGAAATCACGACCTGCACAGGAAACACCATTGCAGACCGGATCGGATGGAGGTATTCGGACATGAGTTTAGAGTGGGACACGCTTCCGCAGAGCCAGATGGAAGTTCTTCTTTCCATGAGTGGTGAGTCGACCATCACCTTTACGGGTGCGGACGGAATATCCCACACAGAAAGCATCGTCAGGACCTCCGCCATCAGCACAGCTTCTCGCGCGACAAGTTCAGATGGAAACCCTGTGTGGTCCGATGTGAAAGTTGAGGTGAGATTCTTAAATGCTCACAATTGATTCCGAAAACAAGAAATCTATTCGGACGCCTTTTGAAGTCCACTGCGGCTTTTCCGGAAGAAACGAGAAAGTTGATCTTACCTTTACAGGTATCTCAGGCGCTGTAACAGACGCGAACGTATCAGAAGCATTAGACAACGAGCACTGGGATATGAGAGATCTCGCGGACCTGGCTGGACCTGGCTTTCCTCTTGATGGAACCTGCTCCCTATTTGACTCTTCTCTTTCAGGGAGCCTGGAAAATGGAAAACTCGGGCTAAGGTCGATTGTCGGAGAAACCATCACAATCACCGTGACCTCGAAAACCGACATCGCGGCCCTTACCCTCGCGGTGACTTCCGATTCTTCCGGAACGATCAGTGCAAACGGAACAGACTACGAAGCAAGAAGAATTGTCGTCATCCCGGTAAACGGAAAGGCGATCACTCTGACAGCGAAAAGCACGGATCCAGAAAGCCGGATTGAAATTGCTTCAATTACTCCAGGAATCACCTTGGAGTTTAATAATAAGAATCTGGTCTCCTGCACCCTGGCCCTCCGGTCAGATCTTTCGATCACCAGTCCTTCCTGGCAGGTGTCTGAAATTGAGATTCAGGCCTACTGGCCAGATGACATTTCAGAAGCGATCAGCAATGTAGGAGACGATGTTCCGGTCTGGTATTACGCAGGATATGAAGGTGACTACTCCAAGGTCCGCTCTTTCTACCTATCTGAAAAAGCTTCCATGGAAAACAACGTCATCACCATCAAAGGTGAAGACATGAGCGCAAAACTAGAAGATAAGAACAACATCTCCCAGGTCGTAAACTCTACCGGCGGAAACGGAAGAAAAGTCCTTTACAACCGCTTCTTAAAGTTCATCACGGACTCCGGGGTAAAGCTCGTGTCAAGAGAAACTGCTCCGGATACGAACAGCAATTCATCTCCTTACACCTTGATCTTTGACGAGCAGTCCTCCCGTGAGATCGTAGCTGACATCATGAACTTATCGCATAACGGGACTTTCTGGCCAGCCTTTGTAGATGCAGGGATTCCAAGAGTCACCTGGAGCAAGCCCATCAAAAAATGGGACATCTACGAAAAAGACTGTGGAGATGTCGTCCGGAGCGTCGAGCGGAATATCTCCAAAATCATAACAGACGCAGACTACGGCCTTCACAGCAAAGCCGTGAGGTCTAATAAACTAGAGACTCTGGAGACAAAATCCGTAGAAGCTGGAAAAGGGTATTCCCATTCGCCTGAAGGTTATTGGTGGTATTTAACGGTTTCTAACGCAAAGTCCGTCTTAGCTACTGCAAGCAAGATCGTCTGGACCGCAAAGAAAACGACGGTTTCTAAGAAGGTGAAAGTTAAATCCGGGAAGAAATATAAAACGGGAAAGAAGAAAGGAACGCCGATCTATAAGACGGTGACGAAAAAGCTGAACCAGTGCGTCGTCAAAGGAAAATCCGTCACGGTAACCATGGAGAACTCCTCCATTCTTCCTTCTGGAAAAAGGCCAGGAACAACAATCACGGTTGATCCCATTTCTCACGGGAAAATCTACGGTGGAACCACCCTGCTCTACCCAAACTACGCCTATCTATTTAACCGGTCAAACATCACGGGTTCTTTTACCTTTAAGGGAGACCCACGCATGCAGCCTAGAGACGTGTTTTCTTTTCACCGGCTTGATGGAAGCGAGGAGCTCTGCACGATTGAAACGATCACCTTAACCCACGAAGGCGGAGGAACGAAAGCGGAAGTTACCTACCGGAAAGGGATCTGTTAACGAGGTGGAATATGACATGGAAAGAACCCAAAACCGACTGGACTGCTTCAGATCGCGTCACTACAGAGGACATGAACCGCATCTGCGGAAATCTAAACGTCCTTCTTCCAACTGGAAACCTGAAAGAGAACTTCAGCTTAAATGACTTTGTGACTGTAACTGAATGGAATCAGATTCTAACTACGTTAAATCAGCTTAGCGCTGTTACCGGGCTCAATGCCCCTCTTCCAGGAAGCGACATGACCGCAGAGACCTTTAACCAGGTCGAAGGCTTAATCCAGCAGTTTAAAGACCGGATTGGGGTTCTTCTCAATCAGACGAAAGCATCTTCCTACAGTGGCGATCTGATTTACGCAGCAGAGACGTATTCAAGTGGATATTAAGGAGGCTATATCATGGCATTTATTGATCGCGTCGTTGAGCACCCGGGGCGCTATACCCTGACCAATTCTGAAACCGGAGAGGTGCTCGGCACCTTTGATTTTACAAGAGCAGAAGGCACAATCACAACAGAAGGAACGCAGCTGAATGCGGCGAATCTGAACAGCGAGCTTCAGAGCATCGCCTCTGAAGTGAATGAAAACGTAAGTGATGCAGTAAGTACAGCGCTATCTCCCTTTACGATTGATTCCAGCCAGAACGTTAAGATAAGGAACCTCCAGAGAGGGTCCGCCCGCGTTGACGCAAAGAAAAACAAGGTGGTGACCAAGCATGTGAACTTTCCGAAGGCTTTCACTTCTGTCCCATCCGTCACCATCACCCCAATCACCTCGGCGCCCAATCTGGTGTCCTTCAGCGTCAAGAGCGTCACAACCAAGGGATTTGACCTCTGCCTTTACCGCTCCAGCGACAACGACACCTCGTTTTACTGGATCGCTGCTTTGTAGGAGGCCGCTATGGTAGTAAAGACAAAATTTAATGAGCAAGATTTTTTCCTTCATGCCGCCTGGGCTGACGATGAAACCGGGACGAACCTAAGCCTAGAAGAATCATCTGATGCCCTTTTTATCGGGCGCTACACCGACCAGTCCAGTGAAGAATCAACGGACCCGGCAAAATACAGCTGGCAAGAAATTACGCCTGCCGAAGAGGATGCTCCCGATTCTTTTGAAGATCTCGAGGACCGATTGGAAGAACTGGAAGATGCCGCAGATGACCTTTCTGCAGATACGGAAATCAACTCCATGGACATCACCTTGACCCAGGGAAACGCCGACACGGAGATTGGAAATGTGAACCTTCTCGTTTCTACGAATCAGGGAGTAACCGGATGGTCCTCATCAGGCGGTCTTACACTTTCAGAAAATGAGGAAGGCATCTATACCGATCTGGATGCAGTGAATTACCTCACGGTTACCTGCAGCGCTGCCGGAGAGAACAGCATTTCTTTTTCTGCGTCGGACCTTAGAAATGTACTAGCGAGTCAGCCGGAAGGAAACAGCTACACCCTATCAGCGGATATCAGAATGTCTAGCCTTTTTCTGATTCCCGTCCATATTCAAGACAGCGATGGAAGCAATATCCAGATCGCCTTCTCTGACATTGACAATACTGCTGCGGATATCGATACCGATAACGCTAACGTCTGGGTCCACTACTCCTCCACGGCATTGTCTCTTGGAGTAGCCGCATCTTCCCAGAATCTATCCTTTGACCTTTCAGCTATGCCGTCTGGCTCGACACTAGACATTGCGAACCTCAAAGTAGAGGAAGGTGCCCTGGCGACTCCTTGGAGAGAATCGCTGTCTGAAATCAACGCAAAAGCAGACGCCGCAAAACAGGCAGCAGATGCGGCCCAGCAGACGGCAGACAGCCTGGATAGTTCTGTCACTGGCCTTCAGGAAGACGTCTATGGGGACGGTGGGATCACAGAGACCATCACAGGCCTCGTTGGAGAGACAAAAACCGTGACCGATGAAGCTGGAGAAGTGATCTACGATGAAATCACCTACACCGATTCTGACCGGACCTCTCACACAGAAAAAGTCGCAAGAACAGAGCGCATCCCTGGAAGGCTGGATGAACTGGACAGTAAAGTCCAGGATGCAGCAGACCAGGCCAAGCAGGCAATCGATGGTCAGGAAAAGCTTTCTTCTATGAAGTCTTCCGTGGATGAGGCAAAAGAAATTTTAAAGGAATGGTCCCTTGATGATGGATCTGGAACTATCGACGGAAGCAAAATCGGTAAAGGCACCATTACTTCAGAAAAGATCGCGGCAGGCGCTCTTCTCATTTCGAGCTTCTCTCAAGAGGCACTTAGCCTCATCAATCAGCCACTTAAGTACATCCGATCTGCAGAAGTAGACGGAGAGCTCGTGATAGAGATCGGAGAAGAAGGATCGCCCTACAAAGTGACCATCAGCAAGCAAGGCATGAGCCTTTACGCAGGCGGAGCGATCTCCGCCTTTTTTAATACGGACACCATGAAGATCACAAAGGCAAGGATCCTTGAGTCTATCCGCTTTGGAAGCGCGGGTGACAATAAAGATGACTTTGCTTTTGTCCCTCAGCCAAACGGAAATCTGTCTTTTAAACTTCTGGAAGATCAGGAGGGATAACTTATGCCAGCATCGATTACCATTGGAATTACCGAAAACAGCACATCGGTCTCTTCGAACACTTCAAATGTCACCGTCAAAGTCACGGCAAAATGGACCTCCGGAACTTTTGATCATAACCCGCCGAAACTCACCGTCGTCATCGATGGAGACAAATACACCAAATCGGTCAGCCTGAACCCAAACAACACGACCAGCGGAAGCAATACCATTTACAGCAAAACGCTGGATATCGAGCATAACTCTGACGGATCAAAGAAACTAACCGTCTCTGCATCATACGCAACCAGCACGAGCTCAGGAACCGTAAAAGATTCATTAACGAAAACGCTGACCACGATCGCAAGAAAATCAGCACCATCATGCCCTGCTTCAGGGACTCTCGGAACGGCTCTGACCATCAACACGAACCGGAAATCGTCTTCCTTTACCCATACATTGACCGCTTCCTGGAATGGAAAATCCGATGCGATCGCGACCAAAACGACAGCCGCCTCCGTCAACTGGACGCCGCCTCTTTCCTGGTGCACGGAAGGGCTATCTGGGACCTGCACGATCACCTGCACTACCTATAACGGTTCTACTTCTCTTGGAAGTAACACCTGCAGTTTGACATTAAAGCGGCCAGAAACAAGCGTTCTTTTTCTCTCCGCATCTTCCTGCATCGTTGACGGGGCAAATTCAGTAGAAATAACGACTCAGGGGAACTACTCTGGCTACACACATCATCTCTATTACCAGGTAAACAGCGTTACGGGGACAGACGGAATTGCGGATTCTTCTGCCGTGGGAACGACCAGCTTTACCCCGCCACTTGATCTTCTGAATCAGATCACAATCTCCACGTCTTCTTCCTGCACGGTCTTTCTGGAAACCTGCTACGAAGGCAGTGTGCTTGCTACAGATCAGGTGAGCCTGACGTTGATTGTGCCGTTATCCGTCATCCCAACAGCAGAAATCTCGGAAGTCACGGATACCGTTTTCTTTGATTCTGATCAAACAGAAACCCTGCTCCAGCATTACGGAGGCTTTGTCTCTGGGAAATCCATTCCAAAGATAAAAATCACGGGAGCGGAAAGCTACAGCTCTCCCATAAAGACCTATTTTGCCAGCTTTACGGAAGGAAGTTACCTATCTTCCACCTTACCAGAAATTACCGCAGACCAGGAGATCAAAGAAGGTACTACCTTGCTTTCTTCTTTTGTCATGGACGCAAGATCTAGAAGTTCGGACACTGCAGAAAAAGAAATCACGGTTCTTCCCTACTCTTCTCCATCTGTGACGAGTCTGAAGGCAGCCCGAATGAGCGAAGCTAGTGACGGAAGCCTAACGGCTGACGAATCCGGGAGCTGCCTACGCGTAAGTTACGGAATCTCGGTAAGTTCATTAAACAGCAAGAATTCGAAAACAGTCGTTCTAACTTGGACGAATCTCACCGAAAAGTCCTCCGGAACGATCAATCTCACCATGACGGGCTATCAGGCGTCCGGGCAGCTTGATTTAAAGGACGCAGATGGCTATGTACAATTTCTTCCAACCAGCCGCTATCAGCTTTCTCTGACCGTCACGGATGACTTTGGATCTGGCAGCGCGACTGCTATTGTTCAGACCGCCGAAGTCATTATGGATTTTCACGCGGAAGGAAAAGGCCTTGCGATTGGAAAGATCTCAGAAGGGTCCGGCTTTGAATGTCAGTACGACGCAAAGTTTAATGGAGGGCTCACATATAAAGGGAAAGAACTTCTTGATCTCATTTACCCGGTTGGGTCGATTTACCTTTCGGTAAGCTCGGCATCGCCTGCTGATCTCTTTGGAGGAACCTGGGAAAGAATCAAAGACACCTTCCTTCTTGGAGCCGGAGACACCTACTCCGCTGGAAGCACCGGAGGATCGGAAGATGCAGTTGTGGTCAGGCATAACCACCTTCAGCAGAGCCACACCCATACGCAGACCGCTCATAAGCATGGGCCAAGCTTAGATGGCTCGCGGTATCTCTACTATAACTATAGCGACGTGCAGACCGGAGTAAGCGAAAGGTCTGTGGCATCATCCAGCGGAAACTACAAGGCGCCAGTCATCAACAGCTCATCTACCGATTGGAAAGGCGCAACATACACCTCAAGTGAAACCGCAGAAAACTTGGAAACAACCGCAGTCAATATTGAAACCGGAGAGGACGGATCCGGAAAAAACATGCCGCCTTACCTCGCTGTTTACATGTGGAAACGCACCGCATGAGAAAGGAGAACGCCATGAAAGAATTTTGGGCAGTGATAAAAACGATCTTTGCCTTCTTAGGCGGATGGATCGGCTATTACCTTGGAGGATGCGACGGGCCGCTATACGCTCTTATCGTCTTCGTCGTTTGTGATTACATTACAGGAGTCATGAGCGCGATTGCAGATAAGAAATTATCCAGCAACGTGGGCTTCAAAGGAATCGCAAAGAAGGCTCTGATCTTTCTTCTTGTTGGAGTCGCCAACATCGTAGACCTTCACGTACTTGGAAAGGCCGGAGTCGTTCGGACTGCGGTCATTTTCTTTTATCTCAGTAACGAAGGAATCAGCCTTCTGGAAAACGCAGGCAGGCTCGGTCTTCCGATTCCAAGTAAACTCAAAGCCGTATTAGAACAGCTTCATGATGAAGCAGAAAGAGATGGGGTAAAAAATGAAGATTAACAAAATGATCAGTAAGTACAATCAGGAAAGCCGCTATGGCCAGACCGTGAAGTTTATCGTAATTCACTATGTCGGAGCCGTCAGCTCGGCGAAGAACAACTGCATCTACTTTTGCGGCGGAAACCGGAGAGCCTCCGCCCATTATTTCGTGGACAGCGAAATCTGGCAGTGCATCCCGGAGAGCAAAGCTGCCTGGCACTGCGGAGGCGGCCTTCTTGATACAGGCCGGGCCATGAACCAGGGAAACCGCGGAGCGACTTATTTTCATGTCTGCACCAACTATAACTCGATTGGCATCGAGCTCTGCTGCTACAAGAAAAATGGGATGGTCGTGCCGACGCCGACTGCCATTGAAACCGCCGCGCCTCTGGTTAAATCTCTGATGAAAAAATACGATGTCCCGGCCTCTCACGTCATTCGCCACTTTGATGTCAACGGCAAGATCTGCCCGAATGGATATATTTCTGCTAAAGCTTGGGCCGCTCTTCACAAGAAGCTGACAGGGAGCTCCTCTTCAGCTTCTTCAGCCAGCACCTCCGCCAAAGCTTCAAGCAGTAACAAGAAATCCACTACAGAAATCGCCAAGGAAGTGATCGCCGGAAAATGGGGTAACGGCGCCGAGCGAAAGCAGAAACTCACCGCCGCCGGTTACGACTACGCCGCCGTGCAGGCAAAAGTCAATCAGCTGTTGAAATAAGGTACGCCCACCAGCATCCCCTCATCAGGACGCGGGTGGGCTTTTTTCACATAAAAATACCGCCCGAAGGCGGCAAGAAAGTAAAGAACCCATATATGTACTCAATAGGTCCGTATCTATCATAACATCCACTCATGAAATTTACAATAAAAACAGCCTGCAGAGTTCACCTCAACGGATGGACCCTGCAGGCCTTCGCACTGCAATAGATTAACTTTGTGTTTATAATCTACTACTCATTTTCTCTTTTCTTTACTGCCAGAAGTACAGTCAGAAGAGCCGCTGCTCCTCCAAACAGGATCAGCATAGTGCCGACTTTGGTCTCGTCCGCTGTTTTAGGGACATTGGATGTCTCTGCGGACGCCACAGTCTTTGTGGCTACAGCCTTTGGATTCTGTGAATGTGATGTCACAGTTTTTGTGCTTGCACCGTTTTCCACCGGTGATTTTGTAACGTCCTTTCCAGCATCCGTAGTCGTCTGATTAGTATCCTTCTGCGGATTCGTCGGCTTAATTGGTGTGTTCGGTACGATACCGTCATCCGGTGTCGGATTGTCCGGGTTAACCGGAGTTACAGGGTTGACCGGATTGTTTGGATTAACCGGAGTACTCGGATTATCTGTATCGCCTGGGTTAACCGGAGTGCTCGGATTATCTGTATCGCCTGGGTTAACCGGAGTGCCCGGATTATCTGTATTGCCTGGGTTGTCCGAAGTACCCGGATCACTCGGGGCTTCCTTTTGTGTTGTTTCTGTAAACTGTGCGGTCAGCATGACCTTATCATCAGTCGCGTTTACATCCTTACCAGCAGGATCCTGCATAGCGCCCCAAACATAAGAAACATTACCCGGAAGAAAGCTGTGGCCGACATCTGCTTTCATGTATCCGACAAGCGTACCGTCGATTGAGCCCTGAGTAGTGGTCGTAGTCTCTGTGTCGGTTTCTCTGGTATTCTTGTTTCCTGTTGCTGAGTGGAATGTCACACCCTTAAGCAACAGGCTGATCTTTTTTGCCGATTTCGTGATGAGCTGCTTCAAGTTACCGAAAGTGCTGGTGTCATACGTGTCACCATATTCATTGTCAGTATGATTGAAATTCTCCTTGATGCAATTTTCCCCATAAAGCACCTTGCTGGAGCCGTTATAGGACGTGTTTAACTGATTCATCTGTGTCAGATCGAGATCCATGAGGATACTGACATTATCCTTAGTGAATGTGGAATTGGCATAGTTGATGCGGTAGATCAGAGGATTGCCATCGGCGGAAGACAAAACGTAATGTGCCTGCGCATCTGCAAGTGTTGTAGGAACATAGAACTCACCGTTCAGGTCGCTAAACTTAAATGTTGAGCGAAGTCCTGTTTCCAGATTGTTCACATACACTGCATCAGCGTTATTGATTAACATACCCGATTTTTCAATAGATGTATGGATTGCAGAAACATCGAGGTCAGCCTTAATGTCATGCTTGCTGTCTTTTTCCACGTCGTGTGCAGCAGCTTTTGTGGTATCTCCATCAATAGACATATCGCCCTTTAATACAAGATCTCCGGCCTTCACATCTCCTAACCCAGGTTTATTAAAGGTCTTAGACACCTCGCTGAGCGTTTTGTTGCTATTGGCATCATCTGCATTGATCGAGGCAGTGAGAGGAGCACCAAAGAGCCAGGCCTTGTAGGAGATATCTGTGCTCTGCTTATCATCGGATACTGCCGTATTGACATTATTTGATGCAGTTGTTTTTGCATCAACTGCTGGTTCTGTTATCTTATTTTGTTCCCCATGTTGCGGAGTTTGCTGAACGTCCCCCCCCCCCATTTTGGGTCCCTGACACTGTTGTTGACTCACCTGAAGTAGATGCAGCAGACGGCTGGGTAATGACAGCAGCCGGTTTTGTTTCCACACTGGTTGTGTCTGCCGCCAGTGCAACCATAGGAGACGATAAGCTGGACGCAACTAGCACGGAAAGTGCTACCGTCCCCATCATCTTTGACTTTTTTCTTTTCATATTTTTTTACTTACCCTCCATTCATGTTTTCCGTTACAAGAATGGCATCTGGCTATCTTACTGTTTGGAAATTCTAAAATAAGACCCTGTAGTTTTGCGTCCTGACCTCACGATCAGTTTGCCCTTTTCAATCTGTATTGAGAAACATCTAAGATAGAAATAATAGCTATTGCATTGCACTAAAAAATCTATAAATTCTATTTTAGCAGAGTCATATAGATTTCACAATAATTTGTTGTGCAGATCATATATATTTTTTTCATTGTCTGAGACGTTCTGTATACATATATCAACAGCTCATTAGATAAATGTTGCATAATTTTTTCCCCGCTCCACTCCCACTTCTCATCCCTCCACTGGATTAACTTCCGGCATTCCAGTTCCAGTGATCACAACACTGGATCAGCTTTTCTGGATCAACTTACCTCCCAGTGTTTTCAAGGCTTCCCGGCTACTCTATTCCACTGTTCCACTATTTTCTATTAAATATAAAAATAGAGATATATACATATATAGACACATATATACATATATACGGTATATAAAGAATTTACTGGAATACTGGATCACTGGAACAGGCACGGTTTGTTTTTTTTTTGATCAAACTTTTTTCTTCTTGCGAGTACGGATTTCGGGTTTTCCTTTGACGGAGGATATGTAAGGTAAAACAAACAGTCAGGAAAGGAGAAGTAATGATTATTCGAAAAGACGATTTAACCAGCCTGATTAAACACATCCGGGAAGCAGCAGATGACTTAGAGCGAATTGTGAATGCGCCAATGGAAGAAAGTACTGAAGTCAAGAAAGAAGACAATATTCAGCTTTCGGACATCCGGGCAGTTCTTGCTGCAAAATCCCGGGAAGGCTATGGAGACAAGGTCCGTGCCCTCATCAAAAGTTATGGAGCGGACAAGCTCTCTGCCATTGATCCCTCACACTACAGCGAGATGCTGAAAGAAGCGGAGGTGTTTGGAAGTGCCAGCTAAAGACCACGCCATCCTCTCCCCTTCCAGCGCGGAAAGATGGCTTCACTGCACCAGAGCGCCAAGGTTTGAGCTTGATTTTGCGGATAAGGAAACGCCTGCTGCAGCAGAAGGTACGGCGGCTCACGCCCTGGCTGAGCATAAGCTGAAGAAAGCTTTAAAGATGCGAAGCCGCAGGCCGGTATCAAGCTTTGATTCCGACGAGATGGAGGGCTTCACCGATGACTACCGGGACTACATCTTAGAGCAATGGGAGAAAGAAAAACAGACCTGCCCGGATGCGAAGGTCTATGTGGAGACAAAATTAGATCTGACAAGATACGTACCTGGATCCTTTGGCACCTCGGACTGCATCATCGTTTCAGACAATAAGCTCCACGTCATCGACTTTAAGTACGGCCAGGGAATTGTCGTTAAAGCCGAAGAAAACCCGCAGATGAAGCTGTATGCCCTTGGCGCACTTGATCTATACGAACATCTTTACGACTTTACGGAAGTCTCTATGACAATCTTTCAGCCGCGGCGCGAGAACATCAGCACCTGGAGCGAGTCCGTAACAGAGCTCAAACGCTGGGCGGTAGAAACCTTAAAGCCAAAAGCAAAGTTAGCAGATGAAGGAATTGGTGATTTTAACTGCGGCGACTGGTGTCTTTTCTGTAAGGCTTCAGTCAAGTGCCGGGCAAGGGCAGAAGCAAATCTCTCCCTTGCGAAGAAGGAATTTGCCCTTCCGCCTAAGCTCACAGACGATGAGATTGAAAAGATCCTGCCTCAGCTTCCAAGGCTCACCCGCTGGGCAAATGACATCAGCGCGTACGCAAGTGACCAGGCGATTCACCACGGGAAGAAATGGAAAAACTGGAAGCTCGTTCATGGAAGAAGCAATCGCAGATACAAAGATGAAAGAGCCGTGATCAAAGCCGCGGAAAAAGCCGGCTTTCACGATATCTATAGCAAAAAGCTGATCCCCATCACCGAGATGGAAAAGCTGATGGGAAAGAAAACCTTTCAAGATGTATTAGGCAGCTTAATTGTGAAACCACCTGGGAAGCTGACGCTGGTGCCAAGCACAGATAAGCGGCCAGAAGTAAACATCGCAAACGCAAAAGAAGAATTTAAAACATTGGAGGAAGAAAAATGAAGAACAGAACAAAAGTCGTAACCGGTACCGTAAGACTCTCCTACGCCAACGTGTGGGAACCAAAATCCATCAACGGAGGAAAAGAAAAATACAGCGTCTCTCTAATCATTTCAAAGGATGATAAGGAAACCATTGAGAAAATCAACAAGGCCGTCGACGCAGCCATCGAGGAAGGCATCGGCAAGTTCGGAGGAAAAAAGCCAAACAAGGCAGCACTGAAGCTTCCTCTTCGAGATGGCGACACGGAAAAAGACGATCCGGCTTACGCGGGAAGCTACTTTATTAACGCCAACAGCATGACACCGCCTCAGATCGTTGACGGTAGAGTTCAGCCGATTCTGGACCGCTCCGAAGTTTACAGCGGCGTTTACGCCAGAGTGTCCATCAACTTCTACGCCTTCAACACCAACGGAAACAAGGGCGTGGCCTGCGGGCTTGGAAACATCCAGAAAGTGCGCGACGGCGAGCCGCTTGGCGGCCATAGCAACGCGGCAGATGACTTTACCGCCCTGGAAAGTTCTGAAGATGATTTTCTGGCTTAACAAGGAGGCTGGAGATGAACCTACCCGCAATTCTCTTCACGATTCTTGTTCTCAGCTTCTGCCTTCTGCTGCTGACCCTTTCGTTTCTTGGATTAAAGCTTCTTCATGATTCTATTCGGGAAGACAATAGGAAAGAAGCAAGAAGAGCGCTCAGGCAGAAAGAACGTGACGCATAAAACAATTTGGGGCGGCGAGAGTTTCTTGCCGCCTCTTTACTACTGAGGTGATGAGACTTGAAAGAACTCCATATCGATCTTGAAACCTATTCCAGCATCAATCTGAACAAGTCCGGTGTGTACCGGTATGCAGAGGCTTCTGATTTTGAGATTCTGCTCTTTGGTTACGCCATTGACGACGGCCCGGTTCGTGTGATTGATCTAGCGGCAAAAGAAAAACTTCCAAGAGAACTCTTAGATGCTCTGACAGATGACAGGATTACCAAATGGGCCTTTAACGCAAACTTTGAACGGATCTGCCTGTCCAGCTTCTTACGCCGCTATTACCCAAGAAAGCTTTCCTCAAAGTATCTAAATCCAAAGAGCTGGCGATGCTCCATGATCTGGTCTGCTTACCTTGGTCTTCCGCTTTCCCTAAAAGGTGCTGGTGAGGCTCTGGGCCTGGAAGAGCAGAAGCTGACGGAAGGAAAAGGCCTAATTCGGTATTTCTGCATGCCCTGCACGCCGACCAAAACAAATGGAGGAAGGACAAGGAACCTCCCAGAGGACGCACCGAAAAAGTGGGATCTCTTTAAAGCATATAACAAGCGGGATGTAGAAGTTGAAATGGCCATCCAAAAGAAACTCTCTAACTACCCTGTCCCGGATTTCGTCTGGGAAGAATACCAGCTAGACCAGGAAATCAACGACCGAGGAATCCGGATTGATGAGACGCTCGTTCAGTCCGCGATTGCAATTGATGAACAGTCAAAACAGCAGCTGACAAGGAAGCTCAAGGACCTGACCGGGCTGGAAAACCCAAACAGCGTGATGCAGATGAAAAGCTGGCTAAGAAAACGTGGGATTACGACAGATACCCTTGGAAAGAAAGCGGTAGCAGAGCTGATCAAAACTGCGCCACCAGACATTCAGGAAGTCCTGAAGCTCCGGCAAAGGCTCGCGAAATCCTCTGTGCGAAAATACCAGGCCATGGAAAACGCAGCCTGCACAGATCAGAGAGCTCGCGGGATGTTTCAGTTCTACGGAGCCAACCGGAGCGGAAGATTTTCCGGGCGCCTCATTCAGCTTCAGAACCTTCCAAGAAACACAATGCCAGATTTAAAAGAAGCAAGAGATATGGTGAAAACCTGTGATTACGAAAGTCTTAAGTTACTCTATGACGACATCCCAGATACCTTAAGCCAGCTGATCCGCACTGCTTTTATCCCTCGCGACGGCTACAAGTTCATCGTTTCGGACTTTTCCTCCATTGAAGCTAGAGTCCTCGCCTGGCTGGCAAAAGAAACCCACACAATGGATGCCTTTGCTAAGGGTGAAGATATCTACTGCTCCACCGCTTCTGCCATGTTTGGAGTTCCCGTGGTGAAGCACGGCATCAACGGAGAGCTTCGGCAGAAAGGAAAAATCGCGGTTCTCGCCTGCATTGCAGAAGGAGAAAAAGTCCTTACAAACCATGGCTTAAGACCAATAGAAAAAGTAACCAAGGATGACCTTCTATGGGATGGAATATCCTGGGTAAAGCATGACGGCGTTATCTACAGAGGAAGAAGAGAGGTGATTACCTATGAAGGACTTACCGCAACACCAGACCATCTCGTATTCATCGAAGGGAAACCTCGGCCAGTATACCTTGCAGAAGCCGCCAGAAGCGGCGCACATCTCATACAGGCAGGAGATAGTAGGCAGGCAGTACGGCTGGGTGAAGATTATCAGTCCCCAAAAGCGCTGGAGCGAGAGTTGGAACCGGTGTTATGTTCTAACCCAATGCACCGGCTGCGGAAGAATCCAATGGACAGACCTTGGAAGTCTAAGAAGAGGAAAATCCAGGGGCTGTCAGCATTGCTCCCAACCGAGGAAAATCCCGGTATGGCTGGACAGACGTCTTACCGCTGCAAAACAACGATGCACAAATCCAAAGGACCGCAACTATCCAAACTATGGAGGACGAGGCATAAAGTTCGAATTTCCATCAGTAACCGAAGCCGGGCTTTATCTCATTCGTACTTTCGGTCTTCCAAGCCGGGAAATGGAAATCGACCGGATCAACAACAATGGAAATTATGCCCCTGGAAACATCCGCTTCGCAACTCGCAGGCAGAACCAGGCAAATCGAAGGAATACCGTTTTAAGCGAATTCCATCAGAAATATTGGCCTTATGCCAGGAGTGTCGTAATCAAGAAGCTAAGCCAGGGAATGGACCGAACTGGGATTATAGAAAGTGCAGAGCTGGCTGTCAAAGAAAAGAGAAAGAATTGGCGGCTCATCGAAGCAAGACTAGAGTTTATGACATACGAAATGCCGGAGAGCATCATCGTTTTACCGTATCGGGAAAATTAGTTCATAACTGCGGATACGGAGGTTCCATAGGAGCTCTAAAGGCTATGGGAGCTTTAGACATGGGCCTTAAGGAATCTGAGCTAAAACCCATCGTCGACATGTGGAGAAAAGCGAATCCCCACATCGTAAAGCTCTGGTGGGATGTAGACCGGGCGGTCAAGAAGGCAGTAAAGAAGAAAACAATTACGAAGACCCACGGCCTGACAATCTGCTGCAAAAGCCAGATGCTGTTTATCACCCTGCCATCTGGCAGAAGACTTTCTTACGTAAAGCCACAGATTGGAGAAAACCGCTTTGGAGAGGAATCTGTTACTTACATGGGAGTTGGGCCAGCGAAAAAGTGGGAGCGGATTGAATCTTACGGGCCGAAGTTTGTGGAGAACATCATCCAGGCCATCGCTAGAGACATCCTCTGCTATGCCATGCGCACCCTTTCGGACTGCTTTATTGTCGCCCATGTCCATGATGAGCTGATTATTGAGTGCCCTCTTGAGACCGATCTTCAGGAGATCTGTGACCTCATGGGGCGAACCCCTCCCTGGGCGCCGGGGCTGCTTCTGCGGGCCGACGGGTACGAATGCTCGTTCTACAAAAAAGACTAAAGAAATCGGAAGTCCAGAGTACGGACTTCTGATTTTCTTTTGACGGAAGATGTGAAGGAGGTAATGTCCATGAATGACATACAGAAAACTCAGATCACATCTCTCCGACATGAAGGCTACGGATACGGGCGTATTGCGCAGGCCCTTGGCCTTTCCAAAAGCAGTGTAACCTCCTGGTGCAGAAGAAATCATCTGACCAACGCCGACCTTAACGATAATGAAGAAACACCAGGCCCTGCCCCATCTTTCTGCCCGGTTTGCGGGCAAAGGATAACCCAAGCCAAAGGAAAGCGCAAGAAAAAGTTCTGCTCGGATGTCTGCCGCAGGAAATGGTGGAACTCCCATCCAGAAAGGATAAACCGGAAAGCCTTCTATGCATTCACCTGCGCTGCTTGCGGAAAACACTTCACCGCTTACGGAAACCGGCACCGCAAGTACTGCTGCCATGCCTGCTATATCGCAGACCGTTTCAAAGGAGGAATCCGCCATGAATAAGGAGCAGTTTCAACGGGAAAAGCTCTACCAGGCAAGCATGCAGATGTTCCGGATGATGCTGAAACAAGGCCTTATCACAAGCCAGGAATTTACTGTTATAAGCAGCAAAATGCAGGAAAAATACAGGCCCCTGTTTGGCACACTATTCTCAGGATAAGACTTGCTATATGCCTCAAGCAGAGTGATAGATAGACTAGACGAAAGGAGTGATACCATGCCGAAAATCACAAAAATAGAGCCGAAAATTGAGGCTCTTCCTGCGCGGAAAAAGGTAGCGGCATACGCCCGTGTGTCTATGGAAACCGAGCGGCTCCACCACTCCCTTTCCGCGCAGGTAAGCTACTACTCAAACCTTATACAGAAAAATCCGGAATGGGAATATGCCGGTGTTTACGCGGACGAGGGAATCAGCGGAACAAGTACAGCAAGGCGCCCTGAATTTCAGAAAATGTTATCTGACTGTGAAGATGGGAAAATCGACATCATTCTGACAAAGAGCATTTCAAGATTCGCAAGGAATACCGTTGATCTTCTTGAAACCGTCCGGCACCTCAAAGAACTAGGTATCGAGGTTCAATTTGAAAAAGAACACATCCATTCCCTTTCCGGTGACGGCGAGGTCATGCTGACACTTCTCGCATCATTTGCGCAAGAGGAATCAATAAGCATCTCAAACAACGTGAAATGGGGCATCCGAAAAAGAATGCAGGCAGGACTTCCTTGTGCTATCGGACATACACCGGTTTATGGCTACCGCTGGGAAGGTGATGAAATGATCATTGTTCCAGAAGAAGCTACTGTAGTCAAACGTATCTTTCAAAATTTCCTCGATGGAAAATCCCGCCTTGAAACTCAGCGCGAGCTTGCAGAAGAAGGTATTACCACAAGAGCAGGCTGCCAGTGGGCTGATGCCAGCATCCAGGGAATTCTACAAAACATCACGTACACAGGGAACCGACTTTTCCAGAAAAAATTTATTGCCGATCCGATCACAAAAAAGGTTAAAACAAATCATGGGGAGCTTCCCCAGTACTTTGTAGAGGATACACATCCGGCAATTATTGACAAAGAAGTTTTTGATGCTGTCCAACAGGAAATGGAAAGACGCAGGAAGCTCGGCTGCTTCGCGAACAAATCACTCAACTTAAACTGCTTTTCAACAAAAGTAAAATGTGGAAACTGTGGACACAGTTTCGTCCGATCAAAGAGGAAGACTAGATCCAAAACCAGCCAGTTTGGCGATCAGGAAATTTATTGGATGTGTACTTCTCATAAAAAGAAAGGAAAAAGCCTATGCAAGTCTGGAATGATCCGAGAGCGGGTTCTGAAAGAAGAATGCGCAAAGGTACTGGGGCTTTCAGAATTCGATGAACAGGTTTTTACCGAAAGAGTGAAACAAATCACCATCCTTGAACCTGGCACGATGATTTTTGAATTCACAGACGGAAAAATACTTACCCAACATTGGGAGAGAAATTATGTAAAGGATTCCTGGACTCAGGAGAGAAAGAAAGAATTCAGCAGGAAGCGCCTTCAAAAGGATACTCAGCCAAGACTCCCAAGCTATAAACCTTTCACCGGTTTTCTCAAATGTGCGTGCTGCGGAAAGAACTACCGTCATCAAGGAAGAATTTATAAAGACGGTACGGATGGTTCCTACTGGCACTGCCCTTCTCCCGCATCCAAGTGTCATAACCTGAACATCAAAGATTCGGTTATCCGGGAAATGGTATGTAGCCTCTTGCAGCTTGATGCCTTTGACGAATCTGCAATGGACAAAGCCATGGACTATGCTTTAGTCGATCATGAAACGGTTACCTTTCATTTCCGGGATGGGCATACGGAAACCAGGACCTACCAGAAGAAGAAACGCGGCACTCCTCACACAGAAGAATATAAATCCTATATGAGGCAGCTCATGAAAAAACGTTGGACCAATGAAGAAAAGGAAAAAATGTCAAAGCAAATGAAGAAGATAAGGAGTGAGAAATTTTGGAGCAGCAAAAGAAAGTAACCACTATCCCCGCGACACTCACCCGCTTCTCCTCCTCTCCAATCGCAGAGAAGAAAAAGCGAAAGGTCGCGGGATACGCAAGAGTCTCAACGGATCATGATGATCAGTTTACAAGCTACGAGGCCCAGATCGACTACTACACAAACTACATCAAGGCACGGGATGACTGGGAATTCGTCAAAGTCTACACGGATGAAGGAATCTCCGGTACCGGCATGAAGAAACGCGTCGGATTCCGAACGATGATCGATGACGCGCTCGCCGGAAAAATCGACCTCATTGTAACAAAAAGCGTGAGCCGCTTCGCCAGAAACACAGTCGATTCGCTTACCACTATCCGCAAACTGAAGGAGCATGGTGTAGAGTGCTACTTTGAAAAGGAAAATATCTGGACGTTCGACGGCAAAGGTGAACTTTTAATTACGATCATGAGCAGCCTCGCCCAGGAAGAATCCCGATCCATCTCCGAAAACTGCACCTGGGGTCAAAGAAAACGGTTCGCCGACGGAAAAGTTACCGTGCCGTTCAAACGCTTCTTGGGATACGACCGCGGACCAAACGGAGAGCTCATTGTAAACAAAGAGGAAGCAGAAACAGTAAAACGCATCTATGACCTCTATCTGCGGGGAAAAACCTACAATGGAATCGCAAAAGAACTCACCGCTGATGGCATCAAGACGCCCGGCGGCAAGGACAAATGGTGTATCAGCACGATCAGGTCCATTCTCTCAAACGAAAAATACAAGGGTGACGCCCTCTTGCAAAAATCCTACACCATTGATTATCTGACGAAGAAATCCAAGGTAAACGAGGGCGAGATCCCCCAGTATTATGTGGAAGGCGATCACGAAGCCATCATTCCGCCGGAGAAGTTCGACCTGGTGCAGCGCGAGATGGAAAGACGCGGCAAAGGCGGAAAGTACCACAGCGGCATCCATCCATTCTCCAGCAAAATAAAATGCGGACAATGCGGTTCATTTTACGGCTCCAAGGTCTGGCACTCCACCGACAAATACCGAAGAACCATCTGGCGCTGCAACCACAAATACGATGTCGGGAAGAAATGCACCACACCAGCCATAGACGACAGCGAAGTAAAGACCGCATTCCTGTCGGCGGTGAACAAGCTCCTCGAAACAAAAGCCGAGGTCATCGCCAACGGCAAGGAGATGCTGCCGCTCCTCTTCAAAACCGACGAGCTGGAATCCGAACGCGACAGGCTCATGGACGAGGCTCAGGTCGTTGCAGACGCCGTCCAGCAGAATATAGCTGAGAACGCCCGGACAGCTCTCGACCAGAGCGCCTACCAGAAGCGCTACGATGACCTCGCCAACCGGTACGACAAACTCAAGACCCGCATCGACGAGCTCACCACAAAGATCGAAGAAACCCAGTCCCGGAAAGCCGGATACGAGGACTTCCTCAAAGCCTTCCAAAACACGCCCGACAGCCTGACTGAATTCTCCCTCGACGCCTTCAACGGACTGGTCGATCATCTCACCGTCTACTCCAAGGATGACATCCGCTTCACCTTCCGCAATGGGCAGGAAATCAAGGCATAAAGAAAGCTTGACTGCCAGTAATAATCCGGCGGTCAGGCTCTCTTTTTATTCTGGTTTTTCTCCAAACTCGAAACGTGCTTCTCTTGCCTTTTTCGCGGCATCCATAAGCTGCTCATCTGTAACATTCTGAACTTTCCAGATTGCAGGAATAAACCTTGAATAGTATTCTTCTCGAACGATTCCCTGTGCTAAAATTCGTGTGTTTTCAGGATATAGCTTTGAAGTCGTCCATTCCCATGTATATTCCATGACTCCCAATAAATGTTGACCAGTGCCTTCGTCTTGATACATCACAGGTTGTGGTGCTCCGATTAAAATAGAGAACTTTATGTCGTCTTTCCCTTTTCTGTAGCAAAACTCTTCACATTTCTTAATCTCTGGGATTGATAGTGGCTGACCTTTAATTTCAAGCCACCGATCTATACTCGGTATATAAAAGTCTGGTAAATATCGTATGTCATCCATTTGAAATCCTTCCAGCTCATACTCATAATCAAGATTGATAGCCCGGAAGAAAATCGCCCATCTTACAATGGTCCCATAGGGTTGGACAGGTATTCGGAAAATTATCGTGAACATGGTAGAATAGCAGTAGAAGAAAGGAGCATCTGTCATGGCACGAAGGACGAATTACAGCCCCGATTTTAAAGCAAAGCTGGTCATTGAGATCCTAGAAGGTGAGAAAACACTGAATGAGGTTGCAGCCAGTCATAACCTGAACCCGAATATGGTTCGGAGTTGGAAGAAAGAGTTCATAGAGAATGCGGGACGAGTCTTCAATGAACGTCAGTCGGAGAAGGAAATCCGCAGAAAGGAGGAGGACCTGGAACGGGATCGCGAGAGAATGCTGAAAACCATTGGTCAGCTCACCTTGGAACGTGATTTCCTCCAGGATTGCTTTCGCGAAACTGGATATCCCGTCCCGGATGTTGATAAAGAGAAATTCTGACTTATCAGTCAGCCGACAATGCGAACTGTTGGGCGTGAGTAGGTCAACAGTCTACTATGAGCCCAAGAAACCATCAGAGAGCGAAATACAGTATCGTGAGGAACTGATGGGAGAGATTGACAAAATACACACGGATATGCCGTATGCCGGTCAGCGGAAGATCCTTGAAACGCTGAAGAAGAATGGGTATCAGATCGGCAGAAAGTTGGTCAGAAGCCTGATGCGGGAGATGGGGATCATCACAATCTATCCGACACCGAATCTTTCGAAGTGCACACGAAGGGATCAGATCGTTCCGTATCTGCTCCGGAATGCAAATATTTTTGCTGTGAATCAGGCATGGTCGATCGATATCACGTATATCAAACTACATAGGACACATATGTATCTGACAGCGATCATAGACTGGCACAGCCGAATGATCGTCGGATGGAAGTTATCGGACGTACTGGATACGTATCCAGTCATAGATGCAGTCAGGGAGGCAACAGAGAGATATGGGACACCAGCAATCATCAATTCCGATCAAGGAACACAGTTCACCAGTAGAGAATATAAGGGGCTTCTGAAGTCAATGAAAATTCGACAGAGTATGGATGGAAAGAGTCGCTGGGCAGATAACATCAAGATTGAAAGATGGTTTCGTAGCCTTAAAACGGAGAAATTGTACACAGAAGAGTATGAGACCCCGAAGGAACTCCGTCAGGCGATCAAAACATACATTGATCAATACAATAATCAGAGACCACATGAAGCATTGGGATACAAAACACCCGCAGAGGTTTTTGGAGAGAGTTTTGAGACCGCTGCATAAAAGAAAATATGATACATATATGGTAAATAATGGCACATGATAATTGTTCCAAAATTTGTCTTGACAAAGGGGACCATTATATCTTGCCTCAAGGCGACTTCTGAAACGGTAACCGTTGTACTCTGTCTCAATTGCTCTAATATCTGAACTCATTTTTCACCTACTCAAAGACGACTATATAGCCAGCAGATACATCATCAAATGTTTCATCCGCAGATTTAAAGACTTCATTAAGCTCTTCATCGATAATCCCACGCACATAAGCGTCGCGTGCATTTGGTTTCTCCAAAAGCACCCATTTTAATTGCTGATACGAGTATTTTGCAAAGGCGATCCACTGAGGATAATTGATGGCCATAGGATTCTTGGTGAAGAAAACTTTTCCTGCATTTACAGCGGTAGCGGCTGAATGCCCAATAAACAACATCGTCGCCAGTTTTGGATTCTTGTCTCTATTTGTAGAAAACGGAATAGATTCTTTTACGCTATGTCCCTCCTTGATCCGTTTAATCGAGTACCCAATCCGCGTCACGACCTCGACAATCATCACTGGAATTGAGAGCGTACAGAAATGAATGAAGTCATATCCTTCATAGTACATTCCCTGCACAATCTCTGCGATGGTCTGCTCCTCCTCGCCAATTGATCCGAACTGCATCAAATTGAACAATGCCATCATTGGTGCCGGTAATCCCATTGATGTGGTTATGTCAGACTTGTAATGAATAATCTGCTTTGCAATAGCAGCGAATATGTCGCTTTCCTTGCGATCAGCGTAGTTCTCAATGACCTGCGAGACGATCTTACCCGTCCTATCAATCGTGGTCATTCTCCCGGTAAGAATATCCGACACTCCAAAGATTAATCCCATCAGAGGATCATGCCCCAAGGACATCAGCCTGTGATAGTAAGCCGATAATCCATCGACGTATATCTTCGTATTCCGGTTATCCTGGGCATCATAAGGAACTTTGCTGACCTTGGAATTGGCAAGCTTCTCCATTTCTTCTTCCGGGAACTTCTTATCAAATTGATCGCGGATAAAGTTGGCAAGAGTACCGCCCTTGAGACCTTCCGGTGTTTTCTGCGGTATTCCAACGAGAAGTATGTCTACAGCAGCACCGAGCAGACCAGCTGCCACACATATGGCAATGTCGTATTTATCCAGATGATGCAGCTGATTGTATTCGTAATTCAGCTGCTGAACTGCCCACTCATTACTCAAAAGCTCCTCTGGCGTGAATAGTTCCTCCAGATCATGTCCTGTGCCGACATGCGCCTCGGCTTCTTTACACAGATTCTCCCAAGATGGAACTACCATAACCTTATGCGGCTGTTCGGCGGGCACCTGTAGTCCGGAAGTTTTTAGAGCAGTAAGCTGATCGCCATACCCAAGACTTTTTAATAGCTCCTCGCTCTCAGATATCCTTGAATCCAAGTTAGATGTATCAAGTTTACCGATTTCTTTAAGTTCTTTGGCCTGGTGAGCAAGCACATTGTTAATCTGCCACTCAACCTCTGAATAATCGTATTTACTCATGCAACAATTCCCAGATCTTGCTGTAAGTCTTTGATCGCCTGTTGAAGTAGAATATTCAGGCTTTGAAGGTAATCCATCCTCTCTTTGTCGGCATGTGCTTCTTTTTTCATTTCCCTGATGATTGCTTCATGTTTTGCGAGAGCCTCTTTGTACAGACGCTCCTTTTCCTGTCTCAGCTGCTTATTCTTAAGCGCGGAAGCAACTCCAACACCGACAGCAGCAAGTCCTGCAACCGGAGCAGCGAGGACAAAAACGCCAGCAACCATTCCCCCACCAACAATCGCTCCGGCAGCAGCAAGGCCAGATGTAATTCCAGCTGCAGATAATCCGACCACGCCAAGTCCGTACAGTGCAGCAAATGATCCTACACCTCCAATGCCCGCCCCTAAAGCTCCTGCCAACACCTCAGGAATTGCGCTTTCCCTGATTGTGCGGTTTTTGTCATTTAATGCTGCCGCAGCTTCATTGACGACATTCACAACTCCCTGCATCGACTCAACGCTCTGGAAGTTCATTTTCTTTTTGTCTCTTACATAAGTGTCCTTGGCCATGCCATCCTCCAATACTGTGTGGCGTTTTTCCTTGCTCCTGCCTCAAAACCGACACCCCTAAACCTCAAGCGACACCCCTGAGCGGGCAATCGTTGAATTGTATCAAATTTTGCGTCTTGTTTTCGAATACGGTAAGCTGCTCCGGAGTTATCTTTTCATTGACAGTCGGAATAACGCCGTCTTTCGGCACGACAAAATATTCCAGCTCGTTTTTCAGATTGCTGTTCGGATTCCGCTCAATCCAGTATCTTCCGACAGAGTTATCAATGATGTAACGAACAACCCAGTCTGTTGTGAACAGCTGCGTAGCCGCAGAGATCTCATTTTTCGCCACGACCTTCCCATGGAGTGGATCAACAACCTTATCGTGCTTTTCAGAAATGTAATACTGGTAAAGCCAGCCGATGATCTCGATCTGTCCGCCTTTCTCTACATTCCAGTCTTTTTCAGGAATGTCAGAGATCATGCGTTCAATAACGCTGCCCTCTCTGAGCAGGTTATCCGGGAACAGAAGCTCGGTATAATCCGCAATCTTCTGGAACATGCCCGGCAGAACGCCTGAGAGCGCATTGCACTGCGTGATGATGAGATACTTGAACAGCGCGTCGTCGTCATTGGCATCTTTCAGGGCATAGACCTTCTCCATGTCGAGACCGTCCAGATCCAGATGAATCGCCTCGGCCAGAATCTCCGGCTTGAACTTCCCGTTCTCATCTGTGAACACACGAATCCGTGACGGAAGGTAATTATTGACCTCCATAAACCGCAGAGCAGAGAAGCGATTAAACCAAGTGTAGGCGACTTCCTCCATCACCTGATCCTGCCCTTTTTCTTTTACCTGTGCGATTAACGCTGCACGCTGCTTTTTCTCATCCGCTGTCAGAAGGACGCCATGCGCAGAGTCTGCATTCGGGTCAGCATCCATTCCAATTTCATATTGATCCGCCTTCTGCGACACGCGCTCGATGAGTGCGTGTCTTGCCCAGACAGCGTATTTCTTTATTGCATTCTTATCCATGAAAGAGTCCTCTCTTTAGTTCAGTTTGATTCCGTCGCAGTCCTTCAGAAGCGCGGACAGATAGGAGCGCATTCTCTCCACGTAAGCATCCACATCATCCTGACTTTTCAGCGTCGCCTGCTTAAAGATTGCCTGCCGGTAGTAATTCTTGATATACTTCTTCGGATGTTTATCACCATCGTCGTCCGACTCTACTGGTTTCGGCGGTCTCTTGCCTGCTTCGATTGCAGCAACCGTGTCGTCCTTGTAGTTCCACATCTGCGTGGTCATGCCGTCGAGCAGGACAATCGTCTTTGTCGTGGCAATCTGGTTCTTCATCTGTGTGAAGTAGTTATCAGCTTTCTCTATGGCATTTTTGAACTTACCGCCTTCGCCTCCGGCCTGATGAATCTCAGCAAGGCACTGGCGCACGATTTCAAGAAGTTCTGCCCGCTTTGCTTCGAGCAGCTTGTTATGCCCGGCGCGAACCTTATCCATCAGTGCATTGAGCTCCGGGATCTGCTTATAAACAGCCGGATTGCTGCCGTTCACCATTGTGATCTTCCGGATCTGATTCAGCGCAGTATTGGTCTCTTCATCCTTCTGGATATACGGCAGGTCATTTCGCAGCTCAGCTTCCATCTTCACAGCTGCATCAAATACCGTGACCTGATTCTTGAAGAATGCCTCCACCGGCTGCATGTCTTCCTTGCTATCAAATAGATCCGTCTCATCAGCCACAAGCCGGTCAATCAGAGCGATGTCATCCTTCTGCTGGGAAAGAACATCATCCATCAGCTTAATAGCTGCTCTTACCTTGTCGTGATCCGGATATTTATGACCTTCATATTTCTGGTTCAGTTCCTCATAAAGAGTCTTCTGTTCTGTAAACTTTTCCAGAATCAGCTTCACAAGAGCATCCTGGTCATCCGGCACATCCATGATGTCGAAGTACTCTCGCATGATTTCCTTTGCGGCCTTCATCTTCTGAGCAGAGGCAGACTGCTTCATGGAGATCATTGCTTTACCACGTTCCGTTTTCTTGCGGAGCATATCCGGAAGCTTCGGATTATCCGGACGAATCTGTGCCCCGCCGTATTTGATTGTGACCTTCTGCTGATAGATCAGGAGAGCCACGACTGCGGCGATATCAATTTCCTTCCAGCCATACGGAATCTTCTGGTAACGTGTCTGAATGTCATCCATCGAGGTCGGAAGTTTCTTCCTGGACTGCATTTCGAGATATTCCTCGACCTTTGCAGCGGCGTCCCGGTTATCCTCTGTGCCCTCCATCTGCGGATTCGTACCGCGCAGGATTTCAATCACATCCGCGTCAGTCTCCGCATTCTCCGTGATGAGGTCGAGCTCGCTGTAGACATGAGCCACAAGATATTCGAGTGCCTGATCTATCTTGGAAACAGGCGTCCCGCTATTGATTTCGATATGCTCACCATCCACATAGAACTCCGCGCCGACGATGGCCTTCTCCAGCTCTTCCTTGGCGCTTGTCTCGTATTTTCCGGCTTCATCCTGCTGATCGCGGATAATGTCCTGTACAGATTTCGCCAGCTGATTCACGTTGCGCTGCTTCACATACTTGCGTATTTTCATGGCGTTTTCCAGAGATTCGTAGTATGGCGTATCCGCGAGCACAACAATGGCGGCTCCCTTAGACTCCGTCATCAGACGCAGTTCCTGCTTATCCGTTGCATCCGCTGCCACTGTCAGGAAGCGGAGCGTCATGCCGCCGGTCACGGCTCCGATGGAAGTGGAATCCACCATCTCGTCAAACGGGAAATCATACTTGCCATAGCGGTATTTCTTCTGCGTGTAGATATCACCGAAAATCATATTCCCGATACGTTCAACGATCTTGGCGGTATCGACAGTTGTATTCGCGATGTCTCTTGCAATATCCTGCTCTTCATCTGTCAGGAAGATATAGGTATCACCGCGGCGGTCGATATAGTTCTGGCTCTTCAGGCGGTCCAGCGACTTCTGTACGGTCTGCTTGAGCTCGATCTTATCTGTCCGGATGTCATCCGCCATCAGAATGACGATGTTATCCAGGTTCGTCTTCACATCATCGATATACCTAATCAGATAAAGAAGCTTGAGGACCTTGACGTCATAATTCTCAATTCCATCATGATTGTCCGCGGCCTTCTGGCAGCGCTCAATCACACGGCGGATCGAACCATCGAGGAAGGAATGCACGCTGTCATAGAACGGATAAAGAGGAGCGATGGCGTGTTCGTCCTTATCCTCGATGGATTTCGCCACAATCTGGAATCCGTCAAGCATGGATCGCTCTGCACCGGAGTAGTGTTTTCCGGCTGCGCCGTGCTTCCGGATTTCGGAGAAAATCTTCTGGATCAGAATGAACTGATATGGCACAAACGGATAATTCACAACGAATTCCTCCGCACCGCTGTAGCCCTTGATGTCCAGAACAGAATCCGTGAAGCTGAAGAGGTTCTTCAGCACATAATCATTGCGGTCATAGAGATCCCGGAGGACGGTCTTCGCTTCCGGCTTCTTTGTCAGGAGCCGCTTCTGGATGACTTCATCCACGGCAGAGGAGGACAGGGAAAGCCTTGTCTTGAATCTTGCCTGAATACGGGAGAATTCATCCATACGGACCTTGATGATTTCATCGATGGCTTCCTGTCCGGTGCAGACGATCCATACCTTCCCGCCACACTCGCTGCCGACCTTCTCTACGAGTGACTGCAAATTCAGAAGCAGGTTTGTATCCGTGCCTACATACTGACCGACTTCATCGACCATGAACAGGAGCCGAAAATTCTTCGGTTTGCTGTTCACATAGTCTTTAATCTCAGATACGAGCTGTGCAATGCTGATCTCCGCTGTCTCCGTTCCGTTGAACCAGTTGCGGGCAGCGGTCTCGCTCATGCCGAGCACTTCCTCGAGCGTTTCAACCACATCATCCTCGAAGAAACCGAAGGATTCTCTTGTCTCCACCCACGGAGCACCGTTCTTTTCTTCAAACACACGGCGGAATTCTTCTGTCTTTCCCTGTTTTGCGACGAACTGCTCCAGCTTGGCCACTTTCAGATCTTCTCCAAGGAAGCCAAGATGGTTATAGAACATTTTCGCGAAGACCTTTAGCACAGCCGTATTGTCCTTGTTGCTGAAGCCTTCAATATCGATATTGAAAAGGATTGTCTCCGTCGGTGCTTTAGTCGCCTTGTCAATCAGCATAAAGGTGGCCGGATCATCCGCAAACTTCTTGCGGAATCGCTCAACCGTAGGAATGCCATTAATGGTTCGGTTTTCCAGAATATAGGAAAGCATTTTCAGAAAGTGAGATTTACCACTTCCAAAAAAGCCGGAAATCCAAACGCCTATATCCGCCGTCGGCGTATCAAAAGCGTCATCGTAATAATTGAAGAAGGTGATAAAGTGCCGCTTCAATTCACGCGTAATGACATACTCGTTTAATTCCTGCTCGGTTGTCGTGTCTTCCTGGTCTACCTTGATGACACCATTTATTTTTCGGTTGATGTCATCGACAAACATATCCTGAATTCTCATTTGGCGGCTCCTCCTATATCACATTGAACGCCCTGTAATAAGGGTTCGGTTTTAATCGGTCAAACAGCTTCACATGCCTTCCATCGAATGTGCCTGGATACATCACGAGAATCGGAACACCGCCGACTCTCGGCTGCAGGGCTTCCAGAAGCATATGAATACGCATGAACGGGAACACATCTCCCACGCCTGTCAGAAGCAGGACATCTCCCTTTTCCGGCGGCGTGCTGCAGATCTTGTCTACATAGGCCTGCACATTGATAGATTTCTCGATCATCTTTTGAAGCTGATCTTTCCCGCGCTTTTTCTCCTGATCCGCCATGCGGGAAAGAATCCTCTTATCCTCACAGCACTGCAGGAATATTTCATACAGGTTATTTTCCTTCAGACGGCACGGCAGTGTCTGGTCTGTCAAAATCTGCTGCACGAAGTGACGAACGCGCATCTCATTCTTCGCTTCATAGCAGAACATCCTGATGTTTACTTCATTGGACAAGCCATTACCTTCCAGAAAATCCGGATCCCTCAATAGATCCCGCACTCTGTCCAGACGTTCATCGATATTATCCTTCATCGTTCCTCCTAAGATATGCAGTTAAATGCAGGCAGCACCTGTGTCATACCATCGTTTCTGATTGCGTTTTCAAGTACCGGACTGATCAGCACCGGATTCAGGTGGTCCGTCTTTATGCTGTCCAGATATTCATTTTCCACCAGCGTATTCGTCAGAACCTGCCGAACCTTGGCGATGGTGGAGTCACTCCACGTGGCAACTAAAAGATCCTGCTCTTGCAGCCGCGTGAAAAACGTATTCAAATCTACTCTACCAAACGAGCTGTCGAGCTTCTGATACTTTTCTCCAATGACAGTAATCATAAAATCCCACACCAGCCTGTACCGCCGCATCATGGCATAGAGGCAAATCTGTTTTGCTGTATCACTCGGCTGTGATGCAATCGCCGAAATTAATACATCGTCTTCCATTGCATCTAATCTGCGCAGGCATCCACGAGCAATATCGCGAAGAGACTTTTCCGTCGGATACTGAAACAAGTTCTCTGAAATGATTTTTTCCACTACAGCATCTCTATCTAAGCCGTCATCAATAAGTCTGGCAGTAGTTCTCATTTCGTGAAACAAAAATCGCTCTCTTGTTAACTGCCCTGAGCCTTTGTAAGGACTCGCTTCTTTGAGTGCCTTGTTTGTACTTTGTGGCATTCTTCTTTTCCTCCGGTTTATTGGCGGCTCCCTTTTCATCATCATCCGGAACCGTTTCTACAATTTCATTTATATTGCAGTTTAATGCTTCGCAGATCTTCAAAAACACATCGGTCATCAGGTTTTCGCCTTTGCCGAGCTTCGCAAGGGAAGCTGTGCTGATTCCGCTTAATTCCCGCAGATCCTTCTTTGACATTTCCCGTTCTGCAAGTATTACCCATAAGGGTCTGTAACTGATACGCATACGCAACTCCATCAGTTTATTTCTCTTCATCCTCTGACGGCACTTCGCCCGACTCGTTTTCTGTCTTCTTCGCCCATGGCCATCCGAACAGCTCTCCGCCGTCGCTATGAAGCTCAATCACGCGGGTATCGTAGACTGTCTTTGCTGTATATTCCGGAAACGCCTTATGCTTATCGAACGATATGAAGACCTGCTTCCCGCTGTTTACATAGAGCTGCATGATCTTGTCAATGGGGCAGGTCAACTATGTTCTTGAAGATCAGGGAGTCATGAACGATAAACGGAAGCGCAGTGGTCTTGAATACGCTCAGGTCAAAAATGATGAGATTCTTATAATTTTCTCCTGTGCCAGAATTCCAATCACAGCCGAAGGTGTACTTCGGATTTCCATTCTTTGCATCTGAAAATTTGATCTCAGGAGCATACTGTTTCCCGTCGTATATAAAGTCGTTCATCCGAACCATTTCCTGATTGATTATGGTCTGAACAGTATCCAGCTGGCTCATTCTGGCGTCCTCCATGCGGATCTTGGCGTCTTTAGTCTCATTGGCAAGCTATCGGGATTCATCGTATCCTTCATTCTGCGTCTTCAGGAAATTGATCCTGCTGCGCAGACGGACGGTCTCATCTTGACTAAAACTTCCCACACCGTAAAGGTGTGTTGAACCTTGAAAATTCAATAATTGGTGTGGGAAGTTTTAGTCACTAACGTATTTGCGCATCGTGTCAACCTTATTATACCATCTTCGCCCGCTGCCGGTACTCTTCCATCAAAGTTTCCGGCGACAGGATCTTCATCTGGCCGACGAACTGAAAGAGCCAACCCCAGAAGGTCGGTGAGATCTGGACTTTGATCGAAGCTGTGCATTTGCCCGGGGCTGTCCGGATCATCTTTGTGCCTTCGCCGAACTTATCCTGCACCACGCCGATCAGCTTGTCATCAAACTCCAGGACGAGGTCTTCGGCCTTGCCGCCGTACATCTTAAAGACCTGCTCGGTGTATTCTCTGATGTCACCTGACTCCATGATGGCTTCCGGAGCGACGTCTTCATTTTCTGTGTTGACGTGCTCCATGCGGTCAATCCGGTAATTGCAGATCCCGTTATGCTTGAAGGAATAGCACATCAGGTAATACCTGTCATTGTTGTAGATCAGAGCCATCGGATTTTCGATGTAGCGCTCCTTGTTTTGCCGGTAGACCTTCTGCCCCTTTTCGTCCCGGTCAAAGTAATAGAACGAGGCTTTCTTCTTATGAAGCAGCGCGTTCTCGAGCTCGGAGATGTTGTAGTAGATCTCCTCGTTCGTGTGTTTGGTTGTGTTGAAGCAGACCATGTTGCCTTTCAGGATCTCAGCCCGGTGGCTTCCTCCAAGGCCTGCGATCTTGTCCACGAATTCTTTTGTCTTCTTCTCTGTGATAAAGCCTGCTGCCTGGACCGCATCGATCAGGATCTTCAGCTCCGGGACGGTAAAGGTCCGGTCGACCACGTAATAGCCTTTCTCATGGCCCACGTAGCAGCTTAAGACCTCGTAGCCGTACTCGTTCAGGGTGGCGATGTCGTTTCCAAGGGTCCGGCGGTCACAGCTAATTCCAAGATCATTTAGTCTTTTCATTAACTGGCTGGTCGAAAGCGGATGCTCTTCATCGGTCTGCTGGTAAAGCATTTCCATGAGCTTCAGCAGCTTGATTTTCTGTCTGTTCCCGTTTGGCATCTGGGCTCCTCCAATTTCTTACGCATATTCAATAAATAATAGTATATCAGCATAAAGCTGAGGCCGCAAACATAAACTGTCGCAATTTCACGACAATGCGTCTATATTTTGCGGACTATATAAAGATGCGATTTTCAGGCACTTGCTTCTACCCTTTTCTGCCCATCTACCCAACATCTTCTCAAGTGTAAGGAAAAAGTGACAGTTTTCCGAATAGCAAAATTACCATATTGACGACTGAACGCTTGTTCGTATAATAGTAGATGCAAGGTACTTATTCTTACGCTAAGAAAGGAGGACAAGAGTTGAAGTTAAAGAGCCAGGAGTATTATAAAACCTTACTTTCCTTTATTGATGACTACCGGGAAGAGCATGGAGTTTCTCCAACAAACCGGATCATCGCATCAGGAACAGGTGTTTCTACCGCTACGGTCTCCCGCTACCTGCAGGACCTTCGCAAAGAAGGCAAGATCGAATATAAAGGACATCGGGGAATCATAACACCGAAAATGAAAGAAGAAAAAGAGTCCACTGTGTTAGTCCCGCTTCTTGGAAGCATTGCCTGCGGCATCCCGAAGTACGCTGAAGGCAATATCGAAAAATATATCCCCTTACCGGTTTCCCTTTTCGGCAAAGGCGATTTCTTTCTGCTTCACGCAAAAGGCAATTCTATGATCGATGCTGGAATCAATAACGGCGATCTAGTTCTCATCAAAAAGCAAAACGCAGCAGAGCCTGGACAGATTGTTGTTGCTCTGATCGATGAAGATGCAACCTTAAAACGTTTTTATCCGGAGCCTGAGAAAAAGCTCATCCGCCTTCATCCAGAAAATAAGGAGATGAATGACATCTATGTTGAGCACTGCATTATCCAGGGCATAGCCGTAAATGTGTTAAAAAACATAAATTGAACAGATTGGGGGATTGATCACAATGAAGCTCTTTACCACCTGCCCCGAATGCGGGTATAAGCTGGGGCGTTCCGGCGATGGGACAAACACTGAAACGTCCTGCCCAAAATGCGGGGCCCTACTTAACTATGAAATCATGGATGGAAAAGTAACGGTTGAGATTCTTAGGCATTCCACCAAATCACCCGCCCATCTGAAAAAATAATATTGGGATTGTTGCAGCATCTGAGCTGAACCCGGCAGAGAACCGCGAAGAGCCTGGCTGCATCACAAGTTTGCACGAAGTATTGAACTCGGCAGCGCAACAGCGCAGAGCACCGTGAAGAATCCGGCAGACAGATATCAAAAGCAATAGGAAGTTTTCCCTTTTGCTTAGAGATAACTGCCTGCCGGTTTTTTTGTTTTTGTCCTGAGGATGACGGTAAAAGCCTCTTTCTCACACCTGTTCACCCAGGCATGCAGAGGTGGCTCGAGCAGAGGTGAGAAGAAAGCTAAACAAACCCAGCCTACGAGCATGGCTGGCCCATTCGTAACGAGAAGTTTTCCCGTTCCGGACAGGTCAGTCATGCTCTTTTTGCGATTTACCTCCGGTTCGGGACCAGCGAACAGGAGGTATTCGCACATGAAAACCAATGACAATCAGAGTAAACGCATCTACGACAAGACCACCAAGCAGTGGTACGAAATCCCGGAGGACCAGTATCGCGAGTACGACCGCTGGCGCACGGCACTGAGGAAACGCATGCAGTATCGCGGAGAATGCTTCTGCCCGCGCAGCAAATGGTGGCTCTGCGATGGCATGTGCTTCGATTGTGAATTTCATAATCAGAACACCATCTCACTTGATGATCTACTCCCCGACGGCGAAGGTACCCTCGAGGACTACATTCCCAGCGATGTACCAACGCCGGAAGAAATCACGGCCGATCGTGATCTGCTGGAACGGCTCATCAAGCGTCTACATGAGATCGATCCGGACGCGGACCAGATCATTCAAATCTGGAAAGATAATCCAGCGGACATTTCCGACCGCAAAGTCGCAAATATCCTCGGCCGCAAGCAAAGAACATTCGCTGATGAAATGAAAAAATTCCGCGACGAATTCAAGGAATACCGCAACAAATAATTTTGAACTTTCCGTCTGCTGCTATCTCACCTCGAGATTGCAGCAGATTTTATGTTTTTTCTCCGCTCAAAACGACCTCCATTCTCCAGTAGAAGGTGTAAGGCGAAAAGCCAAATGAAAGGAAGGTGATTCATATGTATCGAAACTACGCAGACAGCGGAGGCACACGGATGAATACGGCTAGCGAAGAAATCAGACTCTTAAATGCCATTAGCCGTGTATCCGCTAGACTCGCAAGGAATCTTACAATCCTTGCCACATGCCAATCCGAGAAAGGAGATGAAAATTATGTCAAAAATGGAAAAGACCATCAAAGAACTTCGGAATGCCGCCGCTGTTATTAACAACGCAGCAGACTGGCTTTGTAAACAGGCTTCGGAAAACATCAGTGAGAGCTCCACTGTTCCTGTGCAGGAACTCACGCCCAAGAAAACCCTGGCGCTTGAGGATATCCGTCCAGTTCTTGCCGACAAATCCCGCGAAGGGTTTACCGATCAGATTCGTGACCTCCTTCGTAAGTACGGGACAGACCGGCTTTCAAAGATTGATCCGAAGGACTATGAAGCACTTCTGAAAGACGTGGAGGCACTGTCATGAGCCCTAGAAATCATGCAATCCTGTCAGCGTCCTCCTCGGAGCGCTGGATCCACTGCCCTCCTTCAGTGAGATTTGGAGAACGCTTTGAAGATAAAGGAAGTACTTATGCACTCGAAGGAACCTGTGCCCACGCACTGGCTGAATTCAAACTGAAGAGGGCTCTCGGTTTCCCTGCAAAAGATCCAACAGAGAATCTCGATTTCTTTAATAAAGAGATGGATGATGCTGCAGATGGATATGTCTCTTTTGTCTTAGAACAGCTTGAATCAGCGAAGAAAGCTTGCTGTGATCCGAAAGTGTGTGTAGAACAGAAAGTCAACTTCTCAGATTGGGTGAAAGATGGATTTGGCACTGCAGATGCGGTGATCGCAGCAGATGGAGTACTTCGGATTGTCGATCTGAAGTACGGAGCCGGCGTAGAGGTAAGTGCAGAGCATAACACGCAGCTTGCCTGCTATGCACTAGGAGCTATTGCTATGTTCGATGGCCTCTACGACATCGACACCGTATCCTTATCAATTTACCAGCCGCGCAGGCAGAACGTAAGCATATGGGAGATTTCTAAAGATGACCTTCTCTCCTGGGCTAAAAGTGTCTTAAAACCTGCTGCAGAACTTGCTTTTACTGGTGCCGGTGACTATTCCTGTGGATACTGGTGCAGGTTCTGTAAAGCCAGGATGATCTGCAGAAAGCGGGCCGAGGAGAATCTTAAGCTTGCGCAGGATGACTTCAAACTTCCACCAGAGCTTTCCGATGCAGAAATCGAAGTCATTCTTTCTAAGGTCGATGAGCTCACTGTCTGGGCGTCCGACATTAAAGAGTATGCCCTGCAGCAGGCACTTTCCGGGAAAGAATGGCGCGGTTTCAAGCTGGTCGAGGGACGATCTATCCGCAAGTACACTGATGAAGCGTCCGTTGCCAAGGCAGTCACCGATGCTGGGTACGACCCATATCAGAAAAAGCTGCTGGGCATTACAGCCATGCAGAGACTTCTCGGCAAATCCCGTTTTAATGAACTCCTGTCGGCATATATTGAAAAGCCGCAGGGAAAACCTACTCTCGTGCCGGACAGCGACAAACGCCCGGCCATGAACACAGCAAAAAACGATTTTATGGAGGAAAAATATCATGAGTAAAAGAATGAACAACCCGATGAAAGTTATCACTGGACCGAACACTCGCTGGAGCTACGCAAACGTCTGGGAGCCGAAGTCGATCAATGGAGGCACCCCGAAATACAGCGTCAGCCTCATCATTCCGAAGTCTGACACCGTAACACTCAATAAGATCAAGGCGGCTATCGAAGCGGCATATAAGGAAGGCGAGGTGAAGCTTCGCGGAAACGGAAAGAGCGTGCCAGCTCTTTCTGCAATTAAGAAGCCCCTCCGCGATGGTGATGCGGAGCGTCCAGACGATGAGGCTTACAAAAACGCATATTTTGTTAATGCCAACGCAACCACAGCGCCGGGCATCGTAGATGCCGACCTGAATCCGATTCTTACCCGCTCAGAAGTTTACAGTGGCGTTTATGGGCGCGCTTCTATCACCTTCTATGCCTTCAATAGTTCCGGCAACAAGGGCATCGCCTGCGGACTCAACAACTTGCAGAAGATCCGCGATGGGGAGCCTCTCGGTGGCAAAGCAAGCGCTGCATCTGACTTCGCGACTGACGACGATGAAGATTTTCTGAACTAAGCAATTGAAGTGAACAAATAACAGGCGGCGGGGATCAATCTCTGCCGCTTGTTTGATTGGAGGTAAAAATTGAAAACACTCAGCATCGACATTGAAACATATAGCGATATCAACCTCGGCAAATGTGGCGTATACAAGTACACCGAGTCCCCTGCTTTCGAGATCCTGCTCTTTGGATATTCCATCGATGGCGGTGAAGTGAAAACCATCGATCTTGCGCAGGGAGAAAAACTTCCGCAGGAGGTCGTCGACGCGCTTGTCAGCGATGAAGTGATCAAATGGGCGTACAACGCGAACTTCGAACGGGTATGCCTGTCGCGGTATCTGCGTGATATGGAAATCAGTCTTGATCCGTTTCACGATGATCACCCTCTGTCTATAGAACGTGCAAGGTTCCTGAATCCTGAAAGCTGGCGCTGCTCCATGGTCTGGGCATCTGCAATGGGTCTTCCCCGCTCTCTTGAAGGTGTCGGCACGGTCCTCGGGCTTGAAAAGCAGAAGCTCACAAAAGGCAAGGATCTCATCAAATACTTCTGCGTTCCCTGCGCTCCGACTAAATCAAACAGCGGCCGAACCAGAAACCTTCCCTGCCACGCCTCAGAGAAATGGAAGGCGTTTAAACGATATAACATCCGAGATGTCGAAACCGAGATGGGGATTAAGAAACGTCTTTCCAAATTCCCGGTGCCGGATTTCGTATGGGACGAGTACCATATCGATCAGGAAATCAACGACCGCGGCGTTCGCCTGGATATGGACCTTGTAGAAAAAGCGATCGAGATGGACTCCCAATCACGGTCAGAGCTCATGACCGCTATGAAAGCGATCACCTCTCTTGAGAATCCGAATAGCGTGCAGCAGATGAAACAGTGGCTGGCGCTGCAAGGAGTCGAGGTGGAAAGCCTCGGGAAAAAGGAAGTCTCCAAACTTATCAAATCCGTTCCACCAAGACTTAAAGAAGCTCTTAAGCTTCGGCAGCAGCTGTCAAAGTCGTCCGTCAAGAAATATCAGACTATGCAGCGGGCTGTATGTGATGACGGAAGAGCCCGCGGGATGTTCGCATTCTACGGTGCAAACCGTACAGGTCGTTGGGCCGGTAGACTCATCCAATTACAGAACCTCCCGCAGAATCATCTGGAAGATCTGTCATCCGCGCGGGCTCTGGTAAAATCCGGAAACTTCGAGGCCGTCAAAATGCTCTATGAGGATGTGCCGGACACACTTTCCCAGCTTATCCGAACTGCCTTCATTCCAAAAGAAGGCATGCTCTTTTACGTAGCTGACTTCTCGGCGATCGAAGCCAGGGTGATTGCTTGGTATGCCGGGGAGAAATGGCGACAGAAAGTATTTGAAGAAGGCGGTGACATCTACTGCGCATCGGCCAGCCAGATGTTCCACGTACCAGTCGTAAAACACGGCATAAATGGACACCTCCGGCAGAAAGGAAAAATCGCAGAGCTGGCCCTCGGCTACGGTGGATCGGTCGGTGCTCTGAAAGCAATGGGTGCTCTTGAGATGGGGTTATCCGAAGACGAGCTTCCTCCGCTGGTCGATGCTTGGCGAAAGACCAATCCTCACATCGTCCAGTTCTGGTGGGACGTCGACCGAGCAGTCATGAACGCAGTGCGCTACCACTCCCCTTCCACTATCTACGGACTGAACTTCGAATGCCGCTCCGGCATGCTGTTCATCCGGCTGCCCTCCGGCAGGAGGCTCGCTTACGTAAAACCGAAGATCGGAACAAATAAGTTCGGCGGCGAATGTGTTACCTATGAGGGAATCGGCCCTGCGAAGAAATGGGAAAGGCTCGATTCCTATGGGCCTAAGTTCGTGGAAAACATCGTACAGGCAACTTCACGCGACATCCTTTGCTACGCTATGAAAACGCTCCGCTACTGCCGGATTGTCATGCACGTTCACGACGAACTGATTATCGAAGCCGATCCATCCGTCTCACTTGATGCGATTTGTGAACAAATGGGCAGGACTCCTCCTTGGACTCCTGGACTTCTCCTTCGCGCAGACGGTTATACCACCCCGTTTTATAAAAAAGATTAATACATCTCCATCAATATACGTCGCTCACCTCCGAAGAAAAATGCGGAGGTGATTTTTTTCGCTCAAAACAGCAATCTTTCTCCAGTGGGAAGTAGAGGTTAATAACACCTCAGAAAGGAGGTAAACCACATGGATTTCAAAAGCGCCAAAACCGAGAATCAAAGAGCACTCAGGACTTTTCGGCCGATTGTGTACATCTGTTCTCCCTACTCCGGAGAAGCGAAGAACAACGTAATCGCTGCAAGACGCTTCTGCCGCTTTGCTGTAAGCAAAGGATACATTCCGTTTGCTCCTCATCTTCTTTTTCCGCAGTTCCTTGATGACAGCGATGAAACGGAACGCGAACTCGGTCTACTCTTCGGAAATGCCCTGATGAGTAAGTGCACGGAGGTCTGGGTATTCGGAAGCAGAATCACTGCCGGTATGAAAACGGAAATCAAGTGTGCGAAACGGAAAAATTACCGCTTGCGCTATTTTACAAATGATTGTCAGGAGGTTTAAGCCATGTACGAAGTAAAGGAAAACAGCAAGGTACTGTATGACGGAACAGAAATCACAACATATGAACGTGAGGTAGTCAGTTGCAACATTCTCGATGTCGAAGCCGGAACCACTGGTTATATGGGTGGCGACACCGGACACGGCGGCAGGACGTATTTTCGCATCTCGGATGAAGCATGCACCGATATGGGTGTTAATGTACTCCGCGACCGCTTTGGAGGTACGTCAGGCTTTGAGGTCTTTCTCGGTGGAGACTGCGAGCTTGAAACCATGATTCGAGCACTGAAGTTTATCACGAAGGTGCTGGAGGATGAATCAAAGGAGGTGCATGACTAAGCATGAAATTTACTTTATACATTGCCGACTGCACGGGGAACGAGGCCAATTGTCTCTATCCCCATAAAATGGTCATCAATAGTCCGGAAGATTTCGCCGCTGCCGCCTTACGCGATCACGTGACCGCAGCATATCAAAACAATTATCGCTCAAACGACAACTTTATCTCTGCTGATGCCATCGTCTGGGACTGCGACAATGATTTTTCAGAAAGCCCTGGCGACTGGATGACACCGGAAAAGCTGGCAAGCGGTGCGTTTGCGAACATTTCATTTGCCGCTGCTCCAAGCCGCCACAATATGCTTCAAAAGGACAGCTACTCCCCTCGCCCTCGTTTTCATCTGGTCGCTCCGATCAAAATCTGCACGGATGCCTCTACCTTCGCGGCGCTTAAGAAAACCGGCATGCAGCAGTTTCCGTTCTTTGATTCAAAGGCGCTCGATGCTGCCCGGTTTCTGTATGGTGCAAAGGTGAAACCGGATGAGGTATTCTGGCATGAAGGTACGCTTACCATTGATGAGATCTTGCCAAGTGCACCAGACGAAGAAGCACTGGAAGAGCCCATTTATACTGGAGGCTCTATTCCTGAAGGAAGCCGTAACAACACAATGTCTCATTTTGCAGGCCGCGTGCTGAAGCGCTTCGGCGATACAGACAAAGCCTATGAGGCATATCTAAAGCGTGCCAGCAAATGTGATCCGCCACTTCCAGCCAAGGAACTGCGCACCATCTGGCGCAGCGCACTGAAGTTCTTCAAGAAAAAAGTGGAAGGAAGTTCTGATTACGTCCCTCCTGACGAATATGAGAACACCTTCGGCACCTGTTTTCTTAAGCCGGATGACTACTCCGATATCGGCGAGGCCAAGGTCATTTCTAAAGAGTGCAAGAACCAGTTACGCTTTACGAGTGCTACAGACTTCATCGCCTTTGGCGGAGATCGCTGGTATGAGGATAAGCAGAGATCTCTTGGAGTCGTTGAAAATTTTATGGATGATCAGCTTGTCGATGCGACGGAAGCAATCCGCATCGCGGAGGAAAACCTGATCGCCATCGGCATTTCAAAAACAGACGTCAAAGCAAGAGGCAAGGCTCTCGTCAATGCGGTGCCTGAAAACAAGATGGTCCTTCTCTATGCACTGCTTAGCGCAGATTCATATAAGAAATTCGTCATGAAATATCGCAACTACAAGAACATCGTCAATGCCCAGAATGCTGCAAAGCCGATGCTGGCACTCGACGTTTCCGAGCTCGATTACGATCCGGATCTTCTCAACACACCAGACGCCACCTATGACCTGACAAAAGGACTCTCTGGCAGCCATCTGCATGATCCAGATGATCTCATCACAAAGATCACGGCCTGCTCTCCCGGTGACAAAGGAAAAGATATCTGGCTTCAGAATCTGGACCTGTTCTTCTGTAGCGACCAAGAGCTCATCGACTACGTACAGCAGATCGTGGGCATGGCGGCAGTCGGGCGCGTCTACGCTGAGCAAATGATTATTGCCTACGGAGGAGGCGCGAATGGTAAATCCACATTCTGGAACACTGTCGCCAGAGTCCTCGGAAACTACTCCGGCAAGATCTCCGCAGAAGCGCTCACCATGAACTGCAAGCGGAACGTCAAACCGGAAATGGCAGAGCTTAAGGGAAAGCGCCTCATCATCGCATCGGAGCTTGAAGAAGGTCAACGGCTGAATACTGGCATGGTGAAGCAGCTCTGCAGTGTGGATCCGATCGAGGCAGAGAAAAAGTATAAAGATCCGTTTCATTTTGATCCCTCACACACGCTCGTCCTCTATACGAACTACCTGCCCAAGGTGTCTGCAAACGACGACGGCACCTGGAGAAGGCTCATTGTGATTCCATTCAATGCGAAGATCACCGGGAACTCCGACATCAAAAATTACTCGGACTACCTCTTCGAACACGCTGGGCCTGCGATCCTTTCATGGATCATTGAAGGCGCGGAGACTGCAATCGCTAAGGGATTCAAGATATCAGAGCCGAAGGCGGTCAGAGATGCCGTGGACAAATATCGCGAAGACAATGACTGGCTGGGACAGTTCATCGATGAGCACTGCGATGTAGATCCATCATATACAGAAAAATCCGGAGACCTCTATCAGCAATACCACGCGGTCTGTTTTCAGAGCGGTGAATACGCGAGAAGCACAACGGATTTTTACGGAAATCTGGAGAAAGCCGGATTCAAGCGAAGAAAGACCAGATCCGGGATGCTCGTTTACGGTCTGAAACTAAAAACCGGTCAAGATTTTCTGGACTAAAAGTAAAAGTGTGCAGGTCGAGAAGGTCTATATACAAAAGTCCCTATAGAAATAAAATTTATATCTATATAGAGGTTTTAGGAATCGACCATCTTGACCTGCACACCTATGATTTCAAGGAGGAATGCATGAACGAAAAGGAAATAGAACGCAAATTAGTCATGATGGTAAAAAGCGCGGGCGGGATTGCACCTAAGTTCGTCTCACCTGGTTTCTCAGGAATGCCTGACCGCCTCATCCTGATGCCTGACGGACATATGGCGTTCGCAGAACTGAAGGCACCCGGGCAAAGGCCGAGACCGCTGCAACTGTCACGTCACCATCTCCTTCGGAAGTTGGGATACAAGGTCTATGTAATTGACGACGTAATCGAGATTGGAGGGATGCTGTATGAACTTCAAACCCTATGATTACCAGAAATACGCCATTGACTACATCAAAACGCATCCGGTCGCTGCAGTCCTTTTGGACATGGGTCTTGGCAAGACGGTGATCAGCCTGACGGCAATTTTCGATCTTCTGTTTGACAGCTTTCAGGTCCACCGCGTTCTGGTAATCGCGCCACTACGCGTGGCAAGGGACACCTGGCCTTCTGAGATCAGGAAGTGGGATCACCTGTCCGGCCTCACCTACGCCGTCGCAGTCGGGACTGCCAGAGAACGAAAGGCCGCTCTGATGCAGAGCGCGGATGTCACGATCATCAACCGCGAAAATCTCGTATGGCTGATCGAGAAATCTGGCATCCCATTCAAATACGACATGGTGGTCGTCGACGAGCTTTCATCCTTCAAGAACCACCGGTCAAAACGCTTCAAGGCACTCATGAAGGTTCGCCCATCCGTAAAAAGAATCGTCGGCCTCACCGGAACCCCTTCCTCCAATGGACTCATGGATCTGTGGGCGGAGTTCAAGCTTCTCGATCAGGGAAAACGGCTCGGGCGATTCATCGGTCAGTACCGGCTGAATTATTTCGTGCCAGACAAAAGGAACGGCGAGATGATCTACTCTTACAAACCGCTGCCAGGAGCCGAAGACGCTATCTATAGGCAGATCTCTGATATCACGATCTCAATGAAGTCAACCGACCATCTGAAGATGCCGGAGCTGATTTCCACGAAATACGAGGTGCAGCTTTCCGAAGAGGAACGCAATCGATATGATGCACTGAGAAACGACCTTGTGCTTCAGCTTCATGGTGATGAAATCACAGCCGCAAACGCCGCAGCTCTCACCGGCAAGCTCGCGCAGCTTTCCAATGGCGCAATCTATTCGGACGACGGAAAGATCATTGCATTTCACGATCGAAAGCTCGATGCCCTGGAGGACATCATCGAAGCAGCAAACGGCAAGCCTGTACTCGTCGCCTACTGGTTCCGGCACGATCTTGAAAGGATCCGAAAACGGTTTGACATAAGGGAACTCAAATCATCCAAGGACATTGCAGACTGGAATACGGGTCAGATTCCGATCGGGTTGATCCACCCCGCCTCCGCAGGCCACGGCCTGAACCTTCAGGACGGCGGCAGCACGCTTGTCTGGTTTGGATTGACATGGAGTCTTGAGCTCTACCAGCAGACGAACGCAAGACTCTGGAGGCAAGGTCAGAAAAGTCGAACCGTGGTCATTCAGCACATCATTACATCAGGCACCATCGATGGTCGGATCCTGAATGCGCTGCAGCGCAAGGACAAGACACAGTCTGCCCTAATCAATGCAGTGAAGGCGGTGCTGCGATGATTGACCCATACGAGAACCTCGCGAACGCCATCGTGCTGCAGGCCGTCAAGGATTACCGAAAAGCATTAAAGACGCTGCAGATGAATCCGATGAGCAGATCAGCAAATGCGGACAAGAACACGCTGGAACGATTCTTTCTCTCCGATTGGTACCGGCTGCTGACCGCAGTCGACGGAGAGATGCTGATAGAGAAAATAAATCAGGAGGTGAAAGAATGACCCCAAAACAATATTTAAACCAAGCAAAACACTTGGATGCGATGATCAACTGCCGTTTAAGAGAGATCGACTACTGGAAGGAACTCTCGGTATCCATCACCTCAGGACGATATGACGGCATGCCCCACAGTCCCAACCGTCCTGCTGATGCAGCCTTTGTTCGCTGCATCGAACAAATCGATGAAGCACAGAAAGATGTGGCTGAGAAGGTCGCAAGGTTGATCACCCTGCGTGAAGAGATCAGCAGCCGGATCAGCATGCTTCCAAATCACGACGAACAGCTGGTGCTGCGCTTCCGTTACATCGATGGATGCACCTGGGAAGATATCGCAGACATCTTGAACGTCTCGATTCGTACCGTCCATCGCATACACGGATCGGCGCTGCAGAATTTTTCCGTGCCGGAATGAAAGTTGGCACACTTTGTCACAGTTTGTCATACCCGACCTGTGCTATAGTTATAATGACGAAAGAGAATAAAGATACATGCCTCGAAAGGTTAATCCCTTCCGGGGCTTTTGTTATGCAAGGGAGTGAAAGTCATGCCAAGGAAACCTAAGCGTCCCTGCCGCTACCCAGGCTGCAGCAACCTCGCTGAAGATGGTGAGCAGTACTGCCCTGCTCATAAGAAACAGATGCAGCAGCACTACGACCACTTCACCCGCGGCTACAACGGACATAAGCGTTACGGGAGTCAGTGGAGAAAGATAAGGACCCGCTACGTAAAAAAGCACCCTCTCTGCGAGGAGTGCCTAAAGCAAGGGCGCTACGTTCCAGTTGAGGAGGTCCACCATATCATTCCGATCTCCGAAGGTGGAACGAACGACGAAAGTAACCTCGAAAGTTTATGCCGGAGCTGTCACGAGAAGATCCACGGGAAACGCGGTGACAGATAAAAAGACCGCCCCATTGCAGGCGGTCTTTGTTACATGTTAAAGAGATCCGCATGGCTTCCAGTGTCTACCAATGTCAGTGTGAGGATGTCGTTCTCTATCAGATAGACGAGAAGCCAGTCCGGCTGAATATGACATTCACGGAAGCCTTTGAGTTTTCCCTTCAGTTCGTGGTCATGGTACTTCTCCTCCAGTGCTTTACCCTGACGTAAAGTGTTGATGACGTCATCAAGAAGAGAAAGGTCCAGCCCACGCTTCTTCATCAGCTTATAGCTTTTCTTATAAGCCGAAGTAAATTTGACGTTTAAGTTCATTCAGGCTTCAAGAGCTTTCTTAAGATCTTCCATGCTGGTGTATCCCGGCACGTCAGGGTCACGGGAAATGCGCTTTGCCTCATCGGCAGCGCTGAGCAATTCTTTAGAGTACTGTGGAACCTCAACCTTGAAAGGAAGTCCGCCTCTCATAATGCACTGTCTTAAGAAAATATTGACAGCGCCGGACATATCCAGACCGAGTTCATTAAAGAGTTCGTTCGCCTGCTTTTTGACACCGGAATCAATACGGATCTGAGTTGGAACTGTAGACATATAAATCATCTCCTTTCAGCTCAGATTATAGCCCGTTTGGTTTACGTTGTCAATCAAAATGATAATATTCTGTCGGTAGGGGCGGTCTGAATCTCTAAAGGCAATCAGCCAAAAGACCGGCGCCCCCTATCGCGTGAATTTTTTCCGGTTCAAACGGGTGATTAAACCCTGCCAACTTCAGAAAGGAGATGAAAAGCGTGGCAAGAGATGGAACCTACCGCGGCGGCAGACGAATACGTGCCGGTGACAAACCGGCATCTGCCGCTGAGAAAATAGCAAAAGGACAGAGACCTCTGATCATGAGAAATGACATTCCGGATCTCGAACCAGAAGAACTGGATGCCGTGGATCTTCCGGAAGGCGCTGTGCTTCAAGGAGCCGACATGCCGAAGCCTGATGAGTATCTGTCCGCAAAGCAGAAAAATGGCAAGCCGCTCGGCGCGGACGCCATCTACAAAGAAACCTGGCTCTGGCTCAAGAAACGTCACTGCGAGAATCTCGTGAACAAGCGTCTCATCGAGTCCTATGCACAGAACTTCGCCAGATACATTCAGTGCGAAGATGCGATATCGACCTACGGACTCCTCGGCAAGCACCCGACGACTGGCGGCGTAATCTCCTCCCCCTTCGTTCAGATGGCTTCTCAGTTTCAGAAATCCGCCAACCTGATCTGGATGGAGATTTATGACATCGTAAAGCAGAACTGCACCGAGGAGTTTACGGATAATCCGAATGACACGATGGAGCAGCTCCTCCGCTCACGGAAAGGACGATAAATGGATAACGAAGAAAAGCAAACACAGTACTATCTCGCTGATATAGATACGATCATACCATACGCCAGAAACGCCAGAACACACTCCAAGGAACAAATCGCTCAGATCGCCGCATCAATTAAGGAATTTGGCTTCCTTTCTCCAATAGTTGTATCGGATGACAATACGATTCTCTGTGGTCACGGCAGGTACTATGCGGCACAGCAGCTTGGACTTAAAAAGATACCGTGCGTGAAAGAAAAATGGTTGACCGATGCCCAGAAGCGTGCCTATACCCTCGCTGACAATCAGCTGGCTTTAAATGCCGGATGGGACGAGGACATGCTCTCTGTAGAACTATCTGATCTTCAGGCTGACGACTATGATCTGTCGCTTCTCGGATTCGATGAAAAGGATCTGGAAAAACTGATGATGAATCCCGATGATACAGGTGCAAAGGACGATGATTTCGATCTGACTGCTGCTCTTGAGAAAGCCTCCTTCGTAGAAAAAGGTGATCTCTGGACAGTCGGAAAGCACCGGCTGCTCTGCGGAGACGCTACTTTCTCTGAAGATGTAGATACACTTATGGGTGATAAGACCGCAAACCTTATCGTAACGGATCCGCCGTATGGAGTCTCGTTCAAGGCGTCCGACGGACTTACGATTGAAAACGATAGCTTAAAAGGCGATGAATTTTATCAGTTCCTGCTTGCTGCATTTACCAACATGGCGGATCACTTAGAGAAAGGTGGTGCTGCGTATGTGTTTCATGCAGATACGGAAGGGCTCAACTTCCGGAAGGCCTTCATCGATGCAGGATTTCACTTAGCCGGTGTGTGTATTTGGGTAAAGAACTCACTGGTACTTGGAAGGTCGGATTATCAGTGGCAGCATGAGCCGATCCTTTACGGATTCTTACAGAATGGCAGACATCCGTGGTACTCTGACCGGAAACAGACGACGATCTGGAACTTCGACAAACCGAAACGTAACAAGGACCATCCGACATCTAAACCGCTTGATCTTCTCTCCTACCCGATCAAAAATTCCAGTCAGGAAAACGCGATCGTGCTCGACACCTTCGGTGGCTCCGGTTCCACGATGATGGCCTGCGAGCAGATGAACCGGACCTGCATGACAATGGAACTCGACCCGAAATACGCATCGGTCATCCTCCGTCGATACGTGGAAGATACCGGTGATTCCGAGCACGTGTTTGTCGAACGTGGCGGGAAGAAAATCCCATATTCTGACCTGGTCAAAGAAGTCGAAACCGCCTGAAGAATTCTCACATAAAGCTTGATATTTAAGGCTTTTAGAGCGATATATGTACGTACCAAAAGAACACATCACAAGGAGGTACGCAACATGAAATTAAGCTATAACGCAACAGGAGAAGAACGGAAATCCCTGGTTACAGAGATCTGCCGGATCACCGGAGATGTATCCGAGTACCAGTACATGCCGACCTGCGCCTACAAGATCGGTGATGTCACGGTGGATAAAACCGGAACCGTATTCTGCGAAGATGAAGAAAAGCTCCGTCACATCGAAGAAGAACTGAAGAAAGTCGCCTTTGTACCATCAGACAATGTTGAGGACGAAAAGGTCGAGGAAGAAAAATGCGGACTTACCATCGAGGTTCCGCTCGATAAAGTAAGCGTCGGCAACCTTTCCAACATCCTTCAGGCAAAAGGAACGCTGATCCGTCATGCCCTTGGGATCAGTGACCTTGGGTTTGAGATTAAGGAAGACCGGATTGCATTCCCATGGTTTTCTGAAATGCCGGAGGCAGAGGAAGCGAAAGCCTATACGGATTTCATTTCCAAGCTCTGTAAACTCACTAAGGAACTTAAGCGGGCAAGCAGCAGAGAGATGCCGGTAACCAATGAGAAGTACACGTTCCGCTGCTTCCTTCTTCGGCTCGGATTCATCGGATCAGAGTACAAGAAGGAACGGAAAATCCTGCTTGAGAATCTCTCCGGAAATTCCAGCTGGAAAAACGGCGCTCCGGAAACGGAGGTGCAGGCATGAGAACGATCAGTGCAGAGCAGCTTGAAGACTTAAGAAAACAGTACCCTGACGGAACCCGCGTGGAGCTTCTTCAGATGGACGATGTCCAAGCACCACCTGAAGGAACGTGTGGCACGGTCAACGGCATTGACGACACCGGTTCCCTGCTTGTCAGCTGGGACGACGGTTCTGGCTTGAATGTGATCTACGGTGAGGACATCGTAAGAAAGGTCGGTGAATGACATGGACAAAAAAGTAAAAGAACAGATTCTCGCGATCCAAGGCACCGGCCTTACGAACATGTTCGACTTGAACATGGTGCAGCGTCTCGCCTACAAGCGGGATTTCTACGACTTGGTCCTCTACCTCACATTTCACCGCAGAGAATACGTCCATTTCATTCTTCATGGAGATAGCGAAAACGCCTGAAAAATACACATTTTCTCCGATAAATGACTTGCTATTACATCCGTTTAGAGTGATATATACACTAACAAAAGAAACACACCAAACAAACGGAGGCAAACCATGAAGAACATTTTCGAAGAAACCTACAGAACCATCCAGGAAGCAAAGAAAGCTTATGACAAAGCGGAAACCGCAGAAGAAAGAGACATCGCAAGGGAAACCGCAAACGCAGCGATGGATAAACTCAGAAACCAGGGAGATGTCGCCTACACCATCTGGAGAGCCTTTGAGAAGTCAAAAGACAACGAGAACGAAATCCTAAACTTCGACGACGTCATCTGGGATCGGGATGTGGAAGCCATCACAGCCTGCCTTAAGGAAAACGGAATCAAGGAATTCACCTACTCCTGCCAGGCAACCGACGCGGTTGAAACCCTCTGGCTTTTCAAAGAAGCCGGCTGCAGGATCGGCGAGATGATCGAGGTAAACGTTCGGAGAGCCTTCTTCGGAGAAGGCTACGAAAAGGCGCATGCCTTCAAGATGAGCATCTGCTAAAGGATGCCGGAAGGAGCCCATAAACGGGCTTTTTCTCGTACAGGAAGTCTATGAATAAATACTTCATATCCGAAAGATACCGCTTGCTATATGTGCGCATCAGAGCGAATATACACATACCAAAAGAAAAGCGCACAAAGCAAGGAGGAAGAAAACTATGTGGAGCAAGGGAAGCATCGAGATTGAAAACACGATTTGTAATTACTGGGTAAAGCATTATGAAGAGCCGAGCGAAGACTACGGCATCGACGGAGGAAGAATCAGCAAGTTGATGATCAAGGTGGATGGAAAAACCACATTGAACTACGACAGAGGCTGGGATATCGAGCCGGAGGATGAAGCAAGCCAGCTGGCCTACGGAATCCTGATTCACGAATATAACTAAGAAAACAAAAGGAAGCGGAGCTTAGGGCTCTGTTTCTCGTACAGAATAGATGAAACGAAGGCCGCAGCAATGCGGTTATTTTTATGCCACAAAGGAAGTGAACGACCCTTGGCCATGCGAAAACTAAAGAATTACAAGCCGACACGTTTCATGGCAGAAGACTCAAAGTACAGCAAGGACGCCGCAGACTATGCCGTGCTATTTATCGAAAGTCTCCGTCATACCAAAGGCAGTTGGTACCGAAAGCCCTTTGAACTGATCGACTGGCAGGAACGGATTATCCGCGACGTCTTCGGAATCCTAAAGCCGAATGGCTACCGGCAGTTCAACACGGCCTACATTGAAATTCCAAAGAAACAAGGCAAGTCTGAGCTTGCCGCAGCGGTCGCCTTGCTTCTTACCTGCGGGGACGGAGAAGAGCGTGCTGAAGTTTACGGCTGCGCAGCGGACCGAAACCAGGCAAAGATTGTCTATGACGTGGCTGTCGATATGGTGCGCCTCTGCCCTGCTCTTGATAAGCGGGTGAAGATTCTGGAATCCCAGAAGAAGCTCATCTACCTTCCAACTAACAGCACCTATCAGGTACTTTCTGCAGATGTGGCGAACAAGCATGGATTTAATACCAGTGGCGTCATTTTTGATGAGCTGCATACGCAGCCGAACCGGAAGCTCTACGACGTTATGACGAAAGGATCCGGCGACGCCAGAACGCAGCCACTATACTTTTTGATTACGACCGCTGGAACGGATACGAACAGCATCTGCTACGAAGTCCATCAGAAGGCGCTTGATATCATCGAAGGTAGGAAAATCGATCCCACCTTCTATCCGGTGATCTACGGCGCTGAAGAATCTGAGGATTGGACCGATCCAAAGGTCTGGAAAAAGGCGAATCCTTCTCTTGGCATCACGGTCGGCATCGATAAAGTACAAGCTGCCTGCAACTCAGCAAAGCAGAACCCCGGTGAAGAGAACGCCTTCCGGCAGCTTCGGCTGAACCAATGGGTGAAGCAGGCCGTCCGCTGGATGCCGATGGACAAGTGGGATGCCTGTGCATTTTCTGTGGATGAAGATGACCTGGAAGGCCGCGTCTGCTATGGTGGTCTTGACCTCTCCTCCACTACAGATATCACGGCATTCGTTCTTGTTTTTCCACCAAGAGACGAGACAGACAAATATGTCGTGCTCCCCTACTTCTGGATTCCGGAAGATAATGTGGACCTCAGGGTTCGGAGAGATCATGTGCCATACGATCTTTGGGAGAAGGAAGGATACTTAGAAACAACAGAAGGAAACGTCATCCACTACGGATTCATCGAGAAGTTCATCGAAAACCTTGGTGAACGATTCAATATCCGGGAGATTGCCTTCGACCGCTGGGGAGCAGTTCAGATGGTCCAGAACCTTGAGGGCATGGGATTTACGGTCGTTCCATTCGGACAGGGGTTCAAAGATATGACCGGTCCCACAAAAGAACTCATGAAGTTAACGTTGGAACAAAGGATCGCCCACGGTGGTCATCCTGTGCTTCGCTGGATGATGGACAACATCTTTATCCGGCGTGACCCAGCAGGCAATATCAAGATGGATAAGGAAAAATCAACGGAAAAGATTGACGGAGCAATTGCTCTAGTGATGGGGCTTGACCGTGCACTCCGTGGCGGTAACGATGACGGCTCATCTGTTTATGATGAGCACGGTATTTTATTTCTGTGAGGTGATTCATATGGATGTTAACGATGTTGTCGGATGCAGGTTTGGAAAACTACATGTGGATTCATATGCTGGATCCGATTTCTATGCAAACGAAAAGAAACGCCGAAGTTTCTACAACTGCACATGCGATTGCGGAAATCATGTAAAAGTCTGCAGAAAACTTCTGATTAGCGGCAGACAGACGACATGTTGCCATTGCTGTCGCATTGAATCTGACAATGATCACTTACGTTATGTCGCAGAAAACGGTGACTTTTTTATTTTTGATACAAGCGATCGGCAAGCAATTGAGAAGCATTGCTGGTATATAGACAAATATGGATATGCGATTGCCAGAATTAAAGAAAAGAACGTAAGACTTACACGGTACCTTCTTGGAATCGGTGACAGTAATTATGTTGATCATATCAACGGGAACCCAAGAGACAACAGACGGTGTAACCTAAGAGTAGCTACCCCAATACAAAATATCAGGAATATGCGGCTGCCAAGCCATAACTCATCTGGGTTTAAAGGAGTCAGTTACAGGAAGGATAGAGGAAAATATCGGGCATACATCAGTCTGCACGACAAAACTAAACATCTTGGCTATTATGACACAGCTGAAGACGCAGCGAGGGCTTATGATGAAGCCGCTCGCTTTTATTTTGGCAATTTTGCCTGTCTGAACTTTCCTAATAAAGGTGAACAGGGATGTCTCAGAAATAGAATGGAGGATATCGTATGAGTGTATTTTCAAAGCTATTTAAATCAAGAGACAAGCCGCAAGATTCCACGAACGGGTCTGGCTACAGATATTACTTTGGCGGCACAACTTCCGGAAACACCGTAACAGAACGTTCTGCTATGCAGATATCTGCAGTTTATGCTTGCATAAGAGTTTTATCAGAGGCTATCGCAAGTTTGCCGCTGCACCTTTATGAATATGCAGACGAGGGCAGTAAGACTAAGGCGTTAAAACATCCCCTATATAGGATTCTACATGATGAACCGAATCCAGAAATGACTTCGTATATCTTCAGGGAAACGCTGATGACGCACCTCCTGCTATGGGGCAATGCCTACGCACAGATAATCCGGAACGGTCGCGGTGAAGTCGCCAGCCTCTATCCGCTTATGGCAAACCGTATGAAAGTCGACCGTGATGAAAACGGTCACATTTACTATGAGTACCAGATGAATACATCGGATGCTCCTACCATGAAAACCGGAACGGTGAGGCTTTCTCCAAGCGAAGTGCTGCATGTACCTGGACTTGGATTTGACGGCCTTGTCGGCTACTCCCCGATTGCGATGGCGAAAAACTCCATTGGCATGGCAATGGCAACCGAAGAATACGGTGCGTCCTTCTTTAAGAACGGCGCAAATCCATCTGGCGTGCTTTCCATGCCAGGAACCGTGAAGGACCCGGAAAAGATCCGTTCTTCCTGGGAAGCAGGCTTTGGAGGAAGCCACAAGGCAAACAAGGTAGCGATTCTTGAAGAAGGTATGACGTATACGCCAATCTCCATTTCACCGGAGCAGGCGCAGTTCTTGGAAACGCGTAAATTCCAGCTCGATGAGATCGCGAGAATCTTTCGGATTCCTCCCCATCTCATTGGTGACCTGGAGCATGCGACGTTTTCCAACATTGAGGAGCAGTCACTGGAATTTGTGACCTACACCTTAGAGCCGTGGCTTTCCCGCTGGGAACAGTCTATGCAAAGATCCCTGCTTCTACCGCAGGAAAAGGACAACTACTTCATCCGCTTTAACGTAGATGGCCTCCTCCGTGGTGACTACCAAAGCAGGATGAGCGGATATGCGACTGGTATCCAAAACGGCATCTACTCCATCAACGATGTCCGGGAGCTTGAAAACATGGATCTGCTTTCCGACGAGGAAGGCGGCAACCTGCACATTTTAAACGGCAACGTTGTGAAACTGAAAGATGCAGGATCAGCTTATACGAATAATGAACATAAGGAGGACTCGGATGAATCCACAGAAGAAGTTCTGGAAATGGATAAGAAACAAAACACCCGCTCTGGAAAATCCAGACGAAGTAACTGAATCAAGGACGCTGTTTCTAAACGGTACAATCGCTGAAGAGAGCTGGTTTGATGATGATGTCACCCCGGCTCTTTTTCGTTCTGACCTTAATTCTGGAGCTGGCGACATCACGGTCTGGATCAACAGCCCCGGAGGTGACTGCTTTGCGGCAGCACAGATCTACAACATGCTCCGTGACTACAAAGGAAAGATCACCGTAAAAATTGACGGGCTTGCTGCATCGGCAGCATCGGTCATTGCGATGGCTGGCGATGAAGTGCTCGTCTCCCCTGTTTCAATGATCATGATCCATAACCCTTCGACTATTGCGATGGGTGATACGGCAGAGATGCAGAAAGCAATTGAAATGCTTTCTGAAGTGAAAGCGTCCATCATCAATGCCTATCAAGAAAAAACTGGCCTTTCCAGAAACAAACTTTCAAAGCTGATGGATGAGGAGACCTGGATGGACGCTGGAAAAGCGGTCGAGCTTCATTTCGCAAATGGTGTGACCAGCCGAGACGAGCTCTACCATACCGAAACGGAACCTGAGTTAGAGAACAATTCAAAGCAAAATGAGAATCTACCTTCCGGTATGCTTTTCTCCCGCTACCAGGTAGCTGCTGCAATGAATAAAAAACTTTGTGATTATGCAAAACGCACCAATCCATCAAGCAATCCAATCACCATGCAGAAATACCGAATCGATGATCTCGAAAAGAGGCTCGATCTGATGAAACAGTTTATGTAGAAGGAGGACACACATGAATATTCAGGAATTGATTACGAAAAGAGCAACAGCCTGGGAGACTGCGAAAGCGTTCCTTGACGCACACAGAAATGCAGACGGGCTTCTCTCCTCTGAGGACGGTGAAACTTACGACCGCATGGAAAAGGAAATCACCGATTACACGAAAGAAATCGAGCGCCTGAACCGTCAGGCAGTGATCGAAGAGCAGATGGGAAAACCGACTGCTTCTCCCCTCACCGGAAAACCAGGAGATGGCATGAAGGACGAACCGATAAAGAAAGGCCGTGCTTCTAAAGCTTATGCAAAAGCAATGCTTTCTGCGATGCGCACTGGATTTCATCAGATCAGTGATGTGCTTGAAGAAGGAAACGACGCCAACGGCGGTTACCTTGTTCCAGAGGAATGGGACAGCCGCCTGATCGATAAGCTGGAGGAAGAGAACATCTTCCGGGGTCTTGCCACCACCATCACCACTTCCGGAGAGCATAAGATTAACATCGCAGGGACGAAACCAGCTGCTGCATGGATTGAGGAAGGCGGAGCACTGACTTTTGGAGACGCCACTTTCGATCAGATCGTGCTGGACGCGCATAAGCTCCATGTAGCAATCAAAGTCACCGAGGAACTGCTCTACGACAATGCATTCAATCTGGAAGGTTACATCATCGACCAGTTTGGAAAAGCTATCGGAAACGCAGAAGAAGACGCCTTTCTGAACGGTGACGGTACCGGAAAACCGCTTGGTATTTTCGCAGCAACTGGAGGTGGCGAAAAGGCCGTAACGCTCGACAATGTAAAAATTTCAACCGATGATATCTTGACGCTGATCTATTCGCTGAAGCGTCCGTACAGAAAGAACGCCCGTTTCATCTTAAACGACTCTACCCTTGCATCACTGCGGAAGCTCAAGGATACAAACGGCGCCTACATCTGGCAGCCGTCTTACCAGGCAGGAGAACCGGACAGACTCTGCGGATACTCTGTTCTTACCTCCGCTTACTGTCCGGGACTGGAAGCTGGAAAATCTGCCATTGCATTTGGTGACTTCTCCTACTACAACATTGGAGACCGCGGAACCCGGTCCATGCAGGAACTCCGCGAGCTGTTCGCCGGAAACGGCATGATTGGCTACGTAGCCAAAGAGCGTGTTGACGGAAAGCTGGTGCTCCCGGAGGCCGTACAGACCCTTGGCGTCAAGAGCGCGTAACGGTAAGGAGGGATTCGCGTGATTGTAACCGTTGACGAGATGAAGAATTATCTCCGTGTAGACGATGATGCAGATGACGATCTGATCAAAAACATCATCGGATCTTCAGAGAAGCTTTGCGCTGACATTTTAAGAGCCAAGGAACTTCCAAGTCAGGAAAACACAAAGGTCGCTGTGATGTACGCAGCGGCCTATCTTTATGAACATCGTGAGGAAGCCGATCATCACGCTCTTACGATCACGCTGAGAAGTCTCCTGTTTGGAGATAGAAAGGCGGAATTTTAATGAACATCGCACTTCTGAATGAGCGGATCATGATTCAGAAATCAGAAGTTTCTTCTGACGCTATTGGAAACCGCCTCAGTACATGGATCAACTACTTTTCCTGCTACGCAACAGTCAGCTACGAATCACCAAAAGAAGAAACTGCAGCAGGAGCCACCTGGGATGAAAGCATGATCGACTTTACGGTCCGCTGGTGCAAGGAAACGGCAGTGCTTAGCTCTAAAGGATACCGGGTCGTTTTCCGGGATGCTGTCTACAGCATCGAAGGAATAGACCACATGAATTACAAGAAGAAAGCGATCAAGCTTCACTGCAGGAGGAATGCGTCATGAGCCAGAAAGTTACTGTTGATGGCCTTGCGGATGCAATCAACCGGGAGCTAAAGGAATACGCGCAGTCCACCTCGGAATCCGTAAAGGATGCCGTTAAGAAAACCGGAAAAGCAATTCGAAAGGATATCTCTTCTTCTGCTCCAAGAAGAACCGGTGCCTACGCGAAAAGCTGGTCTGTAAAGACGATGAAAGAAACAGCAGATTCACTTCAGGTCACCGTTTATTCGCGGAACCGCTATCAGATCGCGCATCTATTAGAGCATGGGCACGCCAAGCGAGGCGGAGGAAGAGTCGCTGCGCAGCCCCATATCGCTCCAGCTGAAGAGCGAGGTGAAAAACAGCTAGAACGTATGATCAGAAAGGGAATTAAAAAATGAGCATCATTACCTCGTTGTTAGAACAAATCGGAATTCCCTTTGCCTATGATCACTTTGCCGAAGGAGACTCCCCGGATCCGCCGTTTCTCTGCTGGCTTAATGCACAGAGCGATCACTTCTCTGCAGATGGAAAGGCTTATTTAAAGGTCAGCGAAGTTCACCTTGAGCTTTACACAGACCGAAAAGACCCGGCTGCGGAAAAGAAAGTCGAGGACGCATTAGACAATGCGGGGATCTTTTACAGCAAGTCTGAAGTCTGGATTGAAACCGAGCAGCTTTACGAGGTGCTCTACATTTTTGAAATGGAGGATCAAGCCCTATGGGAAACAAAGTCAAATACAATCTGAAAAACGTCTACGCGGCGAAGCTGACGGAGACCGTGAAGGACGGCGTCACCACCTTCACCTATGATACGCCAAAGCCGATTCCAGGCGCCGTATCGATCAGCCTTGATGCGGAAGGTGAAACAAAAGCCTTCTACGCAGACGGCATCGTCTACTTCCGCTCCGTCACAAACAACGGATACTCCGGTGATCTTGAGATCGCTTTGATTCCGGAGTGGTTCCGGACGGACATTCTGCAGGAAGTGCTGGATGATAAAGGCGTGCTGGTAGAAAAGAGCGGCCTTAGTGACACGGTGAAGTTCGCGCTGCTCTTTGAGTTTGACGGAGACATCCGTTCTATCCGTCACGTGCTCTATTACTGCACGGCATCAAGACCGTCTCTTGAGTCGGAAACCAAGGAAGACACCATCGAGCCTGGCACAGAGAAGCTTTCCATCACCGCAGATCCACGCTCTGATGGACTGGTTAAGGCAAGATCAGGAGACACTACGGATGCGGCTGCATACGACAACTGGTACAAGGCCGTCTACCTGCCGACGGAAACGGCTGCATCCACATCTGCAGCTTCGTCATCGACATCGACAAGTGGAAAGTAAAGGAGGCTGGATATGCTTGAAAAGACAATCGAGATCAGCGGAAAACCGGTCACGTTCCGCTCGTCTGCTGCAATTCCTCGTATCTACAGGATCAAGTTTAAAAGGGACATTTTTAAGGACCTTGCGAAGCTGGAGAAATCCTACCGAAACAGGGCACGGGATTCTGAAGATCTTGAGATTGACGACCTTGAGATTTTTGAAAACGTCGCCTACATCATGGCTTATCATGCGGATCCGACAATTCCAAAGACCATCGATGAATGGCTGGACCAGTTCGAGATGTTCTCGATCTATCAGGTGCTTCCGGAGATCTTAGATCTTTGGGGAAGCAACCTTGTGACAGATGTGCAGGCAAAAAAAGGCTTCGCAGAAGTGAGCGGGAAATGACCACCCCGCTTTTTCTTCTGCGCTGCACAGAAATTGGAATCTCCATCCGAGACCTGGATCTGCTTTCCATCGGCCTTGTCTTAGACATCTGGACGGAGAAAGCAAACGACGGTGTGAAGTACAAAAGACTTGCGACGCAGGAAGATTTTGACCGGTTTTAGGAGGTGAGGATATGCCAAGCAGAATTAAGGGAATAACCGTAGAGATCGGAGGTGATACCACTGGTCTTGAAAAAGCGCTGAAATCCGTGAACAGCACGATCCGCAGCACGCAGTCCTCCCTCAAGGATGTAAACAAGCTCCTGAAGCTTGACCCGAAGAACACCACGCTCCTTACCCAGAAGCAGAAGCTGCTGAAATCATCCATCGAGGCGACGAAAGAGAAGCTCGAAGGATTAAAGAATGCCCAGGTCCAGGCCAAGCAGCAGATGGAAAACGGAAGTCTCGGTAAAGACAAGTATGACGCCCTCCAGCGTGAGATTGCCGAGACAGAGTCTAAACTTAAGAGCCTGGAAAAAGAGTCCAAGAGCTTCGGGTCCGTCTCTTCACAGAGGATTGCCGCCGCTGGTGAAAAGGTAAAGTCTGTCGGTGAGAAGATGTCTGATGCCGGTGAAAAGATGACGGTCGGCTTCACCGCCCCTGTCGTCGCCGGTGCGACTGCTGCCGTCAACTCCTACGGCAATGTCGACAAGCAGTTTAGCCTGGTCAAGCAGACAATGGGAAGTACAGCAAACTCTGCTTCTGACTTTAAGGGTCTTTGGAATCAGATCGGAGAGTCTGCGAAGGCTTCCGTATTTGGCATGCAGGATGCGGCAGACGCGACCTTAAACTTTGCCCGTCAGGGTTTCACGGCAAAACAGGCGACCGACATGCTGACTCCTGCCATGAACCTTGCCGCAGGCACTGGTACTGATCTTTCTGAAGTGACGTCAGGCCTTGGAAATGCCATGAAGATGTTTGGTGCGAACTCTTCCGAGGCCGCCTCTTACTCAGACATTTTGGCAAAAGCTCAGGCGCAAGCAAACACCAATACGTCCGAGCTGTTTCAGGCAATCTCTGTCGCTGGCCCAATCTGTAAGACCGTCGGCTGGGATGTAAAAGACTTAGCGACCATCACAGACGTGTTTGGAAACGCCGGTATCTCAGGATCAGAAGGTGCAAACGCCTTAAAGACTGGTCTTGCCCGGCTCGCCTCTCCTGCCAAGTCAGGAGCTGCCGCCATGGACCAGCTGAAATTATCCACGGGGCAGACCTATTCCATCTTTAACGACAACGGAACGCTCAAATCCATGCCGGATGTCTTAAAGAACCTGAACAAAGCCTTTTCTGGCCTTTCCGACCAGGAGAAACTGGAAGCCGCTTCTAATATCTTTGGAAAAGAGCAGATGTCCAAGTGGCTGACCCTGATCCAAACCTCTCCGAAAGACGTCAGCTCCCTGCGAAACGCTTTAGACGATGCGGGAGGGTCCGCTGGAAAAATGTCCAAGGCCCTGATGTCAGGTACCGGAGGAACCATTGAGCAGCTGAAATCCACCTTTGATGTGCTGACCGTCACGATCGGCCAGACATTAGCGCCAGTTCTGACCAGCTTCTTTCAGAAGCTCATCTCGATCATGAACGCCATCATGAACATGAACCCGGCAACGCAGAGGCTGATTCTCACTTTAATCGGCATCGCTGCAGCAGTTGGGCCACTTCTCATTGTCATCGGAAAGATCGCGGTTGGCGTCGGAACGGTCATGACACTTGCTCCTAAAATCGTCTCTGCCATTAAGCTAGTCCGGACTGGTATGGCAGCGATGAATGCGGTTATGCTGGCTAACCCTGTGGGTCTTGTCATTGCAGCTGTGTCTGCTCTTGCGGCTACTTTCATTTACCTTTGGAAAACGAACGCGAAGTTTAGAAACGGAGTAATCGCTATCTGGAACAGCATTAAGACTGCAACTTCTAAAACCTGGGGAGGAATTAAAAAACTTGCAGTTACCCTTTGGGGCGCGATTAAAAGCGCTGTGCTGTCACCGGTAAGAGCAATCCGATCTTCGGTTACTTCGGCTTGGACTGCAATCCGCTCAACTACATCCAGAGTCTGGAATGGAATCAAGTCTGCCATGCTGACTCCAATCAATGCGGCCCGTGATCGGATCCGGGGAATCATTAACACCATCAAAGGCTTCTTTCCTCTTCGGATTGGAAACATCTTCAGCAACCTGAGGCTTCCTCATATCCACGTTTCAGGAGGAAAGGCTCCGTTTGGTATCGGAGGAAAAGGATCCCTTCCGAAATTCTCCGTGGACTGGTACGCAAAGGCCATGAAAAACGGAATGATCTTAGATCGCCCCACCATCTTTGGAGCAGCAGGAGATTCTCTTCTTGCAGGGGGCGAAGCGGGATCAGAAACTGTCGTTGGGACAGAGTCTTTGATGAGTATGATCCGTGCTGCCGTATCGGGAGTTGGAAATGATGTAGCCAATGCCGTTATCACGGCAAACCGGATCTCCCAGAGCGGTAATCTCGGGTCTGACATCCACTTAAACGTTTACCTCTTTAAAAACGGCCCGAAGATGGGAGAAGAAATCGTCCATGCATACGACACGTATAAAAGGAGGCTCGGCTGATGATTTACTCAACTATTCAGATCAACGGAAAAGAGATCCTAAGGCCAAACGATTTCTCTCCTCAGAGGGAAGACATCTATGTAGCAGAAATCACGACCTGCACCGGAGATACCATTGCAGACCGAATCGGATGGCGGTATTCGGATATGAGTTTAGAGTGGGACACACTACCTCAGGCTCAGCTTGAAATTCTTCTTTCCATGAGTGGAGAGTCAACTATCACCTTTATGGGTGCAGACGGAACTTCTCATACGGAAAGCATCGTGCGGACCTCCGCCATCAGCACAGCTTCCCGCGCGACAAGTTCAGATGGAAATCCGGTCTGGTCCGATGTGAAAGTTGAGGTGAGATTCTTAAATGCTCACAATTGATGAGGAAAATAGAAAATCTATCCGGACGCCTTTCGAAGTCCACTGCGGATTTTCCGGTAGAAACGAGAAAGTTGATCTCACCTTCACTGGTATTTCAGGAGCTGTGACAGATGCGAATGTATCAGAAGCTCTTGATAATGAGCACTGGGATATGAGAGATCTCACGGACCTGTCTGGAGCAGGCTTCTCTTTGGATGGAACCTGCTCCCTATTTGACTCTGCTCTTTCAGGGAGCCTGGAAAATGGAAAGCTCGGGCTTAGGTCTATTGTTGGAGAAACCTTAGCGATCACTGTGACTTCGAAAACAGACATCGCTGCCCTCACCCTTGCGGTAACTTCAGACACTCCCGGAACGATCAGCGCAAACGGAACCGATTATGAAGCAAGAAGAATTGTCGTGATCCCGGTAAACGGAAAGGCGATCACTCTGACAGCGAAAAGCACGGATCCAGAAAGCCGGATTGAAATTGCTTCAATTACTCCAGGAATCACCTTGGAGTTTAATAATAAGAATCTGGTCTCCTGCACCCTGGCCCTCCGGTCAGATCTTTCGATCACCAGTCCTTCCTGGCAGGTGTCTGAAATTGAGATTCAGGCCTACTGGCCAGATGACATTTCAGAAGCGATCAGCAATGTAGGAGACGATGTTCCGGTCTGGTATTACGCAGGATATGAAGGTGACTACTCCAAGGTCCGCTCTTTCTACCTATCTGAAAAAGCTTCCATGGAAAACAACGTCATCACCATCAAAGGTGAAGACATGAGCGCAAAACTAGAAGATAAGAACAACATCTCCCAGGTCGTAAACTCTACCGGCGGAAACGGAAGAAAAGTCCTTTACAACCGCTTCTTAAAGTTCATCACGGACTCCGGGGTAAAGCTCGTGTCAAGAGAAACTGCTCCGGATACGAACAGCAATTCATCTCCTTACACCTTGATCTTTGACGAGCAGTCCTCCCGTGAGATCGTAGCTGACATCATGAACTTATCGCATAACGGGACTTTCTGGCCAGCCTTTGTAGATGCAGGGATTCCAAGAGTCACCTGGAGCAAGCCCATCAAAAAATGGGACATCTACGAAAAAGACTGTGGAGATGTCGTCCGGAGCGTCGAGCGGAATATCTCCAAAATCATAACAGACGCAGACTACGGCCTTCACAGCAAAGCCGTGAGGTCTAATAAACTAGAGACTCTGGAGACAAAATCCGTAGAAGCTGGAAAAGGGTATTCCCATTCGCCTGAAGGTTATTGGTGGTATTTAACGGTTTCTAACGCAAAGTCCGTCTTAGCTACTGCAAGCAAGATCGTCTGGACCGCAAAGAAAACGACGGTTTCTAAGAAGGTGAAAGTTAAATCCGGGAAGAAATATAAAACGGGAAAGAAGAAAGGAACGCCGATCTATAAGACGGTGACGAAAAAGCTGAACCAGTGCGTCGTCAAAGGAAAATCCGTCACGGTAACCATGGAGAACTCCTCCATTCTTCCTTCTGGAAAAAGGCCAGGAACAACAATCACGGTTGATCCCATTTCTCACGGGAAAATCTACGGTGGAACCACCCTGCTCTACCCAAACTACGCCTATCTATTTAACCGGTCAAACATCACGGGTTCTTTTACCTTTAAGGGAGACCCACGCATGCAGCCTAGAGACGTGTTTTCTTTTCACCGGCTTGATGGAAGCGAGGAGCTCTGCACGATTGAAACAATCACCCTGACTCACGAAGGCGGAGGAACGAAAGCGGAAGTTACCTACCGGAAAGGGATCTGTTAACGAGGTGGAATATGACATGGAAAGAACCCAAAACCGACTGGACTGCTTCAGATCGCGTCACTACAGAGGACATGAACCGCATCTGCGGAAATCTAAACGTCCTTCTTCCAACTGGAAACCTGAAAGAGAACTTCAGCTTAAATGACTTTGTGACTGTAACTGAATGGAATCAGATTCTAACTACGTTAAATCAGCTTAGCGCTGTTACCGGGCTCAATGCCCCTCTTCCAGGAAGCGACATGACCGCAGAGATCTTTAACCAGGTCGAAGAACTAACGCAGATGTTTAAAGACCGGATTGAGGTACTTCTCAATCAGACGAAAGCATCTTCCTACAGCGGCGATCTGATTTACGCAGCAGAAAGCTATTCGAGTGGATATTAAGGAGGCTATATCATGGCATTTATTGACCGCGTCGTCGAGCATCCAGGGCGCTTCACCCTGACCAATTCTGAGACCGGAGAAGTCCTCGGCACATTCGACCTTACCCGTGCGGAAGGCACCATCACTACAGAAGGAACGCAGCTAAATGCGGCGAACCTAAACAGCGAGCTTCAAAGCGTCATTACCGAAGTAAACGAAAATGTCAGTGATGCAGTAAGCACGGCACTTTCTCCTTTTACGATCGACTCGAGTCAGAATGTAAAGGTAAGGAACCTTCAGAGAGGGTCCGCCCGTGTTGACGCAAAGAAAAACAAGGTGGTGACCAAGCACGTGAACTTTCCGAAGGCTTTTACTTCTGTCCCGTCGGTCACCATCACCCCGATCACCGCGGCTCCCAACATGGTGTCCTTCAGCGTTAAGAGCGTCACGACCAAGGGTTTTGACCTCTGCCTTTACCGCTCCAGCGACACGGACACCTCGTTTTACTGGATCGCTGTTTTGTAGGAGGCCGCTATGGTAGTAAAGACAATGTTTAATGAGCAAGATTTCTTCCTTCATGCCGCCTGGGCTGATGATGAAGCTGGGACGAACTTAAGCCTAGAAGAATCAAGCAATGCCCTTTTTATTGGGCGCTACACCGACCAGTCTAGTGACGAGTCAACGGACCCGGCAAAATACATCTGGCAAGAAATAGAAAAGTCCGACGATGATCCAGGCTCTTTCGATGACATCGAAGAACGTCTGGAAGAACTGGAAGATATGGCAGATGACCTTTCTGCAGATACGGAAATCAACTCCATGGACATCACCTTAACCCAGGGAAACGCCGACACGGAGATTGGAAATGTGAACCTCCTCGTTTCTACAAACCAAGGAATAACCGGCTGGTCCGCTTCCGGAAATCTTACACTTTCAGAAAATGAAGAAGGAATCTACACGGATTTAGATGCTGTCAATTACCTGACTGTGACCTGCAATACTTCAGGAAAAAACAGCCTTTCCTTTTCCGCAGCAGAGTTTAGAAATGTGCTGTCCAGTCAGCCGGAAGGAAACAGCTACACCCTATCAGCAGACATCCGGATGTCAGATCTTTTTCTGATTCCTGTCCGTATGCAGGACAGCGATGGAAGCAATATTCAGATCGCCTTCTCTGACATTGACAATACTGCTGCGGATATCGATACCGATAATTCTGGCGTCTGGGTTCACTACTCCTCCACGGCATTATCTCCTGGAGCAGCCGCATCTTCCCAGAATCTATCCTTTGACCTTTCCAATATGCCTTCTGGCGCTAGCTTAGACATTGCGAACCTTAAAGTGGAAGAAGGCGCCCTGTCGACGCCCTGGAGAGAGTCGCTCTCCGAGATTAACGCAAAAGCAGACGCGGCAAAACAGGCAGCTGATGAGGCCCAGCAAACGGCAGACAGCCTGGATAGTTCTGTCACAGGCCTTCAGGATGACGTCTACGGAGATGGCGGAATCACCGAGACCATCACAGGGCTCGTTGGAGAGACCAAAACCGTCACTGATGAAACAGGAGAAGTCATCTACGATGAAATCACCTACACCGATTCTGACGGAACGGTGCACACTGAGAAGGTCGCAAGAACTGAGCGCATTCCGGGAAGGCTGGATGATCTGGACAGTAAAGTGCAGGAAGCATCTGACCAGGCCAAGCAGGCCATTAACGGTCAGGCCGAGCTTCCATCCATCAAGTCATCTACAGAAGAAGCCAAGCAAATATTAAAAGAATGGGCTTTAGATGACGGCTCCGGCAGTATCGACGGTTCCAAGATTGCAAAAGGGACCATCACCTCGGAAAAAATCGCAGCGGGAGCTCTCCTCATTTCCAACTTTTCAAAAGAAGCCTTATCGCTTATTCATGAACCGCTGAAGTACATCCGGTCAGCTACTGTGGATGGAGAGCTGGTGATTGAGATTGGAGAGGAAGGATCGCCCTACAAAGTGACGATCAGCAAACAAGGAATGAACCTTTACGCAGGCGGAGCTGTCTCCGCCTTTTTTAATACGGACACCATGAAGATCACAAAGGCAAGGATCCTGGAATCTATCCGCTTTGGAAGCTCAGGTGACGGAAAAGACGACTTTGCCTTTGTCCCTCAGCCAAATGGGAATCTGTCTTTTAAACTTCTGGAAGATCAGGAAGGATAACTTATGCCAGCATCGATTACCATTGGAATTACCGAAAACAGTACTTCGGTCTCTTCGAACAGCTCAAACGTCACGGTCAAAGTCACGGCAAAATGGACCTCCGGAACTTTTGATCATAACCCGCCGAAACTCACCGTCGTGATTGACGGAGACAAATATACCAAATCTGTCAGCTTAAATCCAAACAACACGACCAGCGGAAGCAATACCATCTACAGCAAAACACTGGATATCGAGCATAACTCTGACGGGTCAAAGAAACTGACCGTCTCTGCATCATACGCAACCAGCACGAGCTCAGGAACCGTAAAAGATTCTTTAACAAAAACACTCACCACGATCGCTAGAAAATCCGCTCCGACATGCCCATCTTCAGGAACACTAGGGTCTGCCATCACCATCAACACGAACCGGAAGTCCTCATCCTTTACCCATACACTGACGGCTTCCTGGAATGGAAAAAGTACAACGATCGCAGCCCAAACGGCGCAAGCTTCGGTGAACTGGATGATTCCATTCTCCTGGTGCACCGCAGGATCTTCCGGGAAGTGCACGATCACCTGCACCACATATAACGGAAATACATCCCTTGGGAGCAACACCTGCAGCCTGGCACTTTACCGGCCGGGGACAAGCACGCTGTATCTTCCGGACTCCTCCTGCATGATCGATGGGTCAAGCTCAGCAGAAATCTATACGCAGGGAAACCATCCCGGATATACGCACCACCTGTCGTATACGGTAAACGATGTGACAGGAACAGACGGAATCTCCGATCCATCTGTAGTAGGAAGCACAACATTCACGCCGCCTCTCAGCCTGCTTGACCATATCACCGAAGCGGAGTCTGCGTCCTGCACAATTCGCCTGGATACCTGTTTTGAGGATACTGTACTTGCCACAGACCGCGCGGCAATCACATTGATCGTTCCTGCATCGGTCATTCCAAAGGCAGAGATCACAGCGGTTTCTGATATCGTGACTTGCAGCAAAGACGGCACAGAGACACTTCTTCAGCACTACGGCGCATTTGTCTCAGAAAAGTCTATCCCAGAGATAACAGTCACAGGAACAGCAAGTTACAGCTCTCCGATTAAGACCTATACCGGAAGCTTTTCCGATGAAGCAGAAGTAACCTCCTCAAGTTCAGTGATTACTTCCGATCAAGTGATCAAAGAGAGCGACAGCAGTTTTACTGCTTCAGTTACGGATGCAAGAGGAAGAACATCAAAGCTGGCAGAAAAGACAGTCACCGTTCTTCCTTACAACAATCCTGTGATCCGAACTTTTACCGCAATCAGAATGTCTGTGCAGTCCGATGGATCACTTGCCATAGACGATGCAGGAACGGTTCTTCGGATAACCTACGATATCACGATAAGCTCCCTGAATGATAAGAATACAAAAGCAGCTACTCTTACCTGGACGAACCTGACGGACTCGTCCAATGGAACGATCAATCTGACGCTGACTTCCTACCATGCCTCCGGAATACTCGATATCAGAGGAAACAGTGGCTACGAAGTCTTCTCCTCGACAAACAGGTACAAACTTACGCTGTCGGTTACCGATGATTTCACGACACTCTCCTCTTCGGTTATCGTGCAGACGGCGGAAGTCATTATGGACTTTCACGCAGGCGGAAAAGGCATGGCCATTGGGAAAATCTCAGAGGGCGACGGATTTGAGTGCCAGTATGATGCCAGGTTCAACGGCAAGCTATCCTACAGAGGAAAAGAGCTTGTTGATCTGATCTATCCGGTAGGCTCAATTTACCTGTCGGTTAATTCTGTTTCTCCTGCTTCACTTTTTGGAGGCACCTGGGAACCAGTCAGCGGACAGTTCCTGCTGGCATCCGGAAACGGATATACAGCAGGAGATACCGGAGGGGAAGCTGCACATACACTTACTGCTTCTGAGATGCCGTCACATCAGCACACTGGAACTACAGACAGCGGAGGTTCTCACAGTCACAGCTACGGGTCAGGTAAATATGTGCATCTGACCACAGATGGTGACACCGGCGCAGATACATATTCCGGAAATATTTCCGGATCGGGATACAAACTTCCAAGGTCCAAAGACTCGGAGAACTATTCTCACGGAAGCAGTACCGTAAGCGGAGGTTCCCATACGCATTCCTTTACCACGGGATATGCGGGAGGCGGAGCGGCGCACAACAATATGCCGCCGTATCTCGTTGTAAATGTCTGGAAACGGACGGCTTAACAGAAAGGAGCAACCTATGAAAGAATTCTGGGCAGTTAATCAGGCAGTTCTTGCCGTACTCGGCGGGTGGATCGGGTATTATCTCGGTGGCTGCGACGGGCTGATTTTTCTTCTCGCCGCATGCGTCATCATCGATTACATCACAGGCGTCATGTGCGCCATTTCGGCCAAGCGGTTATCATCTGCTGTCGGGTTTAAGGGGATCTGCAGGAAGGTCCTCATTTTTTTACTTGTCGGTCTTGCGAATCTGATCGACATCTACGTCGTAAAATCCGGTTCCGTTGTACGAACTGCAGTGATCTTCTTCTACATCTCAAATGAAGGAGTATCTTTACTGGAAAACGCCGGGCATCTGGGCCTTCCGATTCCAGTGAAACTGAAAGCTGTGCTCGAGCAGCTTCATGACCGGGCAGAAAAGGAGGAAAATTAAATGACAGGTAAAGGCATAGACGTAAGCCACTGGCAGGGAAACATCAACTGGGCAAAGGTAAAGACTTCTGGTATCAGATTCGCGATCATCAAAGCTGGAGGCTCCGATGACGGCTTCTATACGGACAGCAAATGGGAAGCCAACTACAAAGGAGCGAAGGCAAACGGCATTGCAGTCGGTGCGTACTACTTTGCCGGCCCGAAGTGCGTGACAGCGGAAGCTGGAAGAGCTGACGCGAAGAGGTTCATCAGGCTTCTAAAAGGAAAAAAGCTGGAGTATCCGGTTTACTTTGACTGTGAAGCGCAGCCGGCAGCAAAACGTTCCGGCACCACAAAGGCCGCCCTGGCTTTCTGCAAGGAGCTAGAAAAAGCAGGCTACTATGCCGGAATCTACGCTTCAACCTACTCCGGTTTTCAGGATCGCCTGGACGATGCGAAGCTCCATTCCATCGCCCACTGGGTAGCGCAGTACGCAGGTAAATGCAGCTACCGCGGGGATTACGGCATCTGGCAATACTCCTCCTCTGGGAAGGTCCCAGGGATTAGTGGAAACGTGGATATGAACTATGCCTACATCGACTATCCTTCCATCATCAAAAAAGGAGGATTCAACGGCTATCACAAAGGCAGTACTTCTGCTAGTAAAATGAGCCTTCCTGCCACCGACCTGAAACGAGGCGACAGCGGTTCTCAGGTCATCCGGCTCCAGGAGTGCCTAAACAAAATCATGAAGGCAGGATTTGATGTCGATGGTCTATTTGGCCCTGCTACCGAAAAGGCAGTGAGGATCTTCCAGCAGAAACATGGACTTGCAATTGACGGAATTGCGGGCCCAAAGACCATAGCCAAAATCAAGGCTCTGCTCTAACTGAATATGACTTCTTGATACGGCTAGAAGGAAAACTCCTTTTAGCCGTGATTTTTTTGCTCAAAATGCTTCTTTTTCTCCAGTAGAAGGTAGGAGGAAAACGATCCATGAGCAAAGACAATGACAACTTCTACACAAATGAGCGGATCCAGAATGATCTCAACTATGAGAGAGCCAAAGCAATCGCAGATCAGATGCTTCATTGCAGCCTGTTAAGTCCCGGCGAATATGACAAATTTATGGACATCAATCGCAAAACTTTCTCTCCCCTGTTTTGGGAAATCTTCCCTCATTCTCTTGCTATGTGCGGCAATCAGAGTGATGTATAGACACGGGAAAGGAGGACATTTGACCTTGAAAAAAGTAACGAAGATAGAAAAAACGACAAGCAAAAGAAAGAAAATCCTGCGGGTTGCAGCCTATTGCCGTGTCAGTACGGATAGCGATGAACAGCTTGAGAGCCTGAATACGCAAAAATCTCACTATGAAAGCTACATCAGTTCCAAAGACGACTGGCAGCTTGCCGGCATCTACTACGACGAAGGCATCAGCGGAACAGGAAAAGCCGCCCGGCCTGAGCTAGAACATCTCATCTCGGACTGCGAAGCCGGAAAAATCGATCTGGTGATCACGAAGTCCATCAGCCGCTTTTCCAGAAACACTGCGGACTGCCTGAGCCTCGTGCGAAGGCTTTTAGACCTGAACATCCCGATCTGGTTTGAAAAGGAGAACATCAACACCGGATCCATGGAAAGCGAGCTCTTTCTTTCCATTCTTTCCAGCATGGCTGCAGATGAATCCTACTCCATTTCACAGAACATGAAATGGAGCGCCAGGAAGCGGTTTGAAAACGGAACCTTCAAAGTGGTGTACCCACCCTATGGCTACGACTGGAACGGAGAACAGATGGTGGTCAACAGGAAACAGGCTGAAGTCGTTCAATTCATCTTTAACGAAGCACTCAAGGGAACCGGAAGCGATACAATCGCCGATCTTCTAAACGGCAAAGGCATCCCGGCAAGAAACGGACGTGCCTGGCGGCGCTCCACTGTCCACTGCGTGCTAACCAATGAGAAGTACACCGGAGACTGTATCTTCCAGAAGACCTGGACCGACTCTTCCTTCAAGCGTCACATGAACCGCGGTGAAAAAGATGCGGTCCTCGTGAAAGACCACCACGAGTCCATCATCAGCCGTGAGGACTGGGAGAACGTACAGCGCCTAATCCAGCAGCGTTCGCAGGAAAAGAATATCGAAAAGAACAGCCAGAAATACTTAAGCCGCTACACCTTTACCGGAAGGATCCTCTGCGGATGCTGCGGGAGCACGTTTAAACGGCGTATCGCCTACTCCTCTTCTGAAAGTCCTGTGATCTGGGTGTGCAAGACACATCTGCAGGGAAAAACGAAATGCCCGATGCAGTCCATCAAAGATGAGGACCTGAAGCGTTCGTTTCTTACCATGATGAACAAACTGATCTACTCCCACCGGCTGATCTTAAGGCCCTATGCAAACAGCCTGAAGGATAACGCAAAAAAAGAAACGCTGGACCAGATCGATGCTCTGAAGGAACGGCTTTCGGAAAATGCCAGAAAGCGACAGACCTTAACCCGCCTGATGACGCAGGGAATCATCGACCAGACGCTCTACAGTAGAGAAACTGCAGATCTTTTTGCGGCTTCAGAAGGCATCCAGAAGGAGATTGGCCTCCTGGAGAACTCCGCCTCCGATGTCACAGAGGTACTGCTAAAGGCAAGAGCCCTTCTTCACTTCACCGAGAAAAGTGAAATGCTTCAGGAGTTTGACGACGAACGGTTTGATGAGTTCGTCGATCATATCACGGTGCATTCCCGTCATGAGATCACCTTCTGTCTGAAGTGCGGGCTAGAGCTTAAAGAAAGGATGTGAGGTTATGAGAACCATACTATACGGCTACCGGATCGAAGGCGGCAAAGCTGTCGTCTGCAAAGAGGAAGCAGAAAAACTGCAACAGCTTTTTAAGAACTACCTTGCCGGGATGTCTTTGTCAAAAGCAGCATCCAGCGCAGGAATCAAGGCTACGCACTCCTCGATCAAACGGCTGCTTGAAAACAGACACTACCAGGGCGATGACTTCTACCCTGCCATTACTGATAAAGAAACACTCGACCGGATCCACGAGGAACGGATGCAGCGGGCCAAGAAAACGGGAAGACTGCACCCAAGCAGGAAGCCCAAAGCAAAGAAGCCTGCAGCGACGAAATTCACCATCTCTGCTCCGGAGCAGACGACCGGAAATCCTAAGAAGCGTGCAGAGTACTTGTACAGTCTGATTGAAAGTGAGGAATAACGATGGGAAATATTACAATCATTCCTGCAAGAAGAAAGATAGGAAATACCGTCAAACAGGCAGAAAAGCCAAAGCTGCGTGTTGCAGCCTACTGCCGCGTCAGCACGGATACCGAGGAACAGGAAACCAGCTACGAAACGCAGGTCTCCCACTACACGGAGTACATCAACAGCCATCCAAACTGGCAGCTTGCCGGCATCTTCGCCGACGACGGCATCAGCGGAACCAACACCAAGAAACGGGAACAGTTCAATAAAATGATCGATGAATGCATGGCGGGAAACATCGACATGGTCATAACAAAATCCATCAGCCGATTTGCCCGTAACACCTTGGACTGCCTGAAATACATCCGGCAGCTGAAGGAAAAGAACATCGCCGTCTGGTTTGAAAAGGAGAACATCAACACGATGGACGCCAAGGGAGAAGTTCTGATCACAATTATGGCAAGCCTTGCGCAGCAGGAATCCCAGTCCCTCTCCCAAAACGTCAAGCTCGGCATCCAGTACCGCTACCAGCAGGGAAAGGTCCAGGTCAACCACAACCGCTTCCTAGGATATACGAAAGACGAAAACGGAAACCTCGTCATTGATCCCAAGCAGGCCGAGGTGGTGCGCAGGATCTACCGGGAGTACCTCGAAGGCTACTCCATGAAAACCATCGCGCAGCATCTGGAGCAGGATGGCGTTCTCACCGGAGCAGGCAATACCAAATGGTACGATTCCACGATCAACAAGATCCTAAGGAATGAAAAGTACATGGGAGATGCCCTCCTCCAAAAGACGGTAACCACGGACTTCCTGACCAAGAAGCGAGTCAAAAACAACGGCGTTCTCCCTCAGTACTACGTCGAAGACGACCATGAAGCGATTATTCCTAAAGAGCTTTTCATGCAGGTTCAGGAGGAGCTCGTCCGACGGCGAAACGTCCATCGCTCCCCTTCCGGCAAGAAGCGGGTCTACTCCGGAAACAACTGCTTTTCCCAGATCATCGTCTGCGGAGAATGCGGCGATCTCTACCGAAGAGTCCACTGGTACATCCACGGCAAAACCGCCATCGTCTGGCGCTGCATCAGCCGGCTTGATCCATCTTCCGTAGTCAAAGTCTGCAAAAACCGCACCATCAAGGAAGAATGGCTGAAGGACATCACCGTAAGAGCCTTCAATCTGCTCCTTACCGGAAAAGACGAATTCCTGCATCAGCTCCAGGAAAACATGGTGAAAGCCATCCGCGAATCCGATCCATCCAGCGCGGAGGGCATCCAGTTAAGGCTCGATGAACTGCAGACGGAGCTCATCAGGAAAGCAAACAGTAAAGAAGACTACGACGCCATCGCCGATGAGATCTTCCGACTGCGGGAAGAAAAGGAAAAGGCCGATTCCTCAGCCAGGAGCCAGGAAGACCTGCAGAAAAGAATCACCGAGCTGCAGGATTTCCTGAAAGATCAGCAGACTGATATCGCCGAGTTCGACGAGCGCATGGTGCGAAAGCTCATCCGGCAGATCACCATCTATCAGGATAAAGCCGTAATTGAATTCAAGTCCGGGCTTGAGGTCGACATCAACCAGTAAGAGCAGGCCAGCTCAAGGGATTTTCTCCCAGAGCGGCCTGCTCTCTTTAATCAATACGCTGGATTTTGTTAAATCCGATAGATCATATCCCCCGTATTCCATATACGCATAATTCCAAAGATCGGACCATCTTCTCCTTGCCAAATCCACCCCTGAAATGTTGTGTCATATCCAGAGTACCCTTCCGTAACGATCTCAAAGTCTGCATCAGGATATTTTGCGTTAAACTCAGCAAGAGACATCGATTCCCCGCTGAACGATTTCTCCCCATCATATCCATACGGCCTCTTAAACACCATGATGTCGCACTCTTCTATATCAGCCTTTGTAAACTCAATGATTCCCTGATAACATTTTTCTTCATCGCCAGCATATTGAAATATCCGATCTAGCTTCAAAGTTAAAGTCGTTTCATTAATTTCAAACTGTATTATCCGACTGTCATGTAAACTAAAGGGGATATTACTTTTTCTGTCTCTGATATAATCCATGTTCCTCTCCATAAATTCTGATTTAGCTTTATCTAGCTAAAGTTGAATCGCTTTGACATCCAACCCCTACCCTACATCTAATCACGAGCCGCAACCTGCCCGATTATTTAATCGCGACACACAACCCTGTAAAAAACGCCTTGGATAACTTCCCTATGTGCTGTTTTTCAGCCAGATTTCAGGGACGCTGAAATTTTCCACGATTCCCGGACCCCGCTGATTTCAGCAGGTTCCGGCCTCGTCTTATTTTTTCTTCGACATCAACGCTACCGTCTCAACGTGGCCCGAGCTTTAAGAATGGATGTCGGATAAGTTCCCGTTTACGGGAAAAAGTCCTCTCTCCGTTCAAGGAAACAAGTCCAAGGAAAAATCGGGTCTAAATTACTGTGTTTTTACGTCTGACCGTTTTCGGGAACTGGTCAAAAGACTCGTTTCTTCTTATTATAATGCATATCGTAGATTTTTCCCATCGTCTCGAGAGTAAGGTTTGCGGGAAACTGTCTGATTTCCCATCGTCTCAACCCCCCTGCAATTCATCAGCATAATAGTTTTTAATTGTATTCGTTAAGCCGAAATTGCCTGTTATTGTTCATGAATCTTCTTGCCAGTAATATACTCAGGTACGATTTCAAGCATCTGAACCTTCTTCCGATTTCTTTCAAGATCCGCCTTGTAGAAATCTTCAATATGATCCGGATAGATATGCTCCGCAAGTCTCATCACATTTTTCAGCACTTTTTCGCGATCTTCCAACATATGTATGCGGCCAAAGACAATGACACTTTTTACATATAAACCGAAATCTCCAGCTTCGCGTGGCTGATCTTCCAAAACTGTAAATGATACTTTGTCATAGTTTTTCGCAGCATCAACCTTATGCCCCTCGCCTGCACAATGAATGTAGATATGTCCGTCATCCCCAACGACATAGTTGACCGGCACTCCATAAGGATATCCTTCATCCCCAAGCAGCGACAAAGTTCCTCTGTGACCGTTTTTCAGTACGTTTTTCGCGTCAATGTCTTCCAGCTGCTGTTTAAATCGTCTCATTTTTTTCATCGTTCTATTCTCCTTCATTTTTCATATAGAAACTGATGGTAAGTCTTCGGAACATAAATGCCGAATTTGTCCATCAGCAGTTTCACAGCCTTTTCATTCGTATGGAGATCCTCCCTCCATTCCACTTTGGAATCCCGATAGATCTTGAATGTGTTACCGACGATCGTAAGATTGCTGTCCGGGGTAAAAATTGAAATCTTCATAAATTTATTAAACGTGGACTCCGGATGCCGTTCGCGGAAAGATAGCGTACATATTGGCAAGATCGTCAATCTCAATAATTGCTCCAATCTTTTTCCATCCGCTTGCTGATTTCTTTTCTTGCTTGAATTGCCGCAGGCGAAAGTGTATATTGTGTAATTCCGCCATGACCGGCGTCCCCAAACTTGGAAAATGTTGCGATCATATCTTTCATTCTATTAAAACGCTTTCTTTGATACAAGGGCCTTATACATTTCCTGATGGCAAAAAGCCGGAAATAGCGTTGCTTTGCGCCATTTCCGAGATTTTCACTGTCGCCTTTTTTCTCCATCGAAGCGTTGAACTTCTAGTATTCATATCCTCACCAGTCAATACTGATCACACAATACAACACCCTCCGAGTGAAATGATTAAAATGTGTGGAATTCTTAAATAGTGTAGAGCAATATCGAAAAATACATTGCATCGATTACCACCTAAACATTTCAAGCAATATTTTCACAAGCATATCAGTACGTGCTTTAATCTTCTCAACTGTCCAAGTATCCTCATTTACAACCGACTGATTAAGAAAAAGTCCATTCCTGTATCCAATGTCTTTCGACTTGTCTTTGGACTTGCGATTCTTTTTCTGCTCAAATGACATGTTCGACAAATTCTGATTATATCCGGTAATTGTAAGATTCCCAAGTGTATGTACATAATCAGAACGATACTTTTCAGCGAGTCCCTTGTCTCCGCCAGCAATCATCTTTACCCAGCTTTCAGGGATATTCTCGCCTTCCGGGAAAATGTGTTCGATAGTCCAAATATACTTTTTACTATTATCTCTCATCCATAGATCTGAATAAATTTCCTTTGTCTGGTGCTGAGCTTCTATGCTGCACAATAGAAATCTTGTAGCTTCTGGATTTTCATCGTAAATAGATCCTCTGAGTTTGCTCTCAAACAAATCATCCGGAGCAGACACAACTTTAAGTCGGCTTTGGATTGATCCCACAGCTTCATTACCTTTTAAATTTTTTATTTCAGAAATGATATCTATAAAAAGCTGTATCAACCTCCTGGTATTTGGAACATCGGTGATATTACGACGTACAAAAAATGTGATTAAGATTGTAATGACTGTGTTCAGGTTTTCATCAGAAAGTGCCATTTCAGTTTGATTTGAAATAATATACAAGAGAAGAATATATGATGGTGCTCCTGCTATCCTTGCCAGATCTTGAAGGGCCGAACTATATATATAAGTATCCTCACTGTTGTTAGTAATTACAGAATAAACCTTCGATTTTTCAAGCAGATCATCCAGAAGTTTCTTATAGTCGCTCTTGATCATTTTCTCATAAATATCGAGTAGAGTAGTTCTCGTAGCCAGATAACCAAGGTAATATTTTCTGTCAGAAACACTATATGGTTCATTAAGTTTTTCTCTGAAAGCATTGTAATACTGACGGAAGAAACGTTCTTGCACCGAATAATCATCCTGTCCGACATTCGCTAAAATCTGCTTCCATACCTCATAGCTATTGTCAGCATCGGATTTTGTTTCAGCCTGTGATATCAATGTATTCTTTATCAGGTCTAAAGCAGACAGAGGAACACCTCGATGATTCAGGGATTCAAAAAGCATCTAGGCATCTTTGTTTGTATCAACTTCAATTCCAACCATTATGGCAGACTGAAATTTCCGGACGATCCCAAACAGAACTCCTATCTCACTGATATTTGGACTTTGCGTTTTTAAATCAGCTAATTCTTCATCAATTAATTTCCCGAAGTGTTTATATGCCTTCGAAATACGTCGATTTCCAAAATAAAGCGGAGAAGACTTAACATCTGTAGTAATTCCCTTATCAGCAAGAATAAAAGCAAAGTCTTCATCATTCATGTTCTGTTTCTGCAGAATAAGGCGCTGCTGATATTCTGTCTTCTTGGTACCATCAGGATTATAAGATATCTTTTTTATTGCAAGCTCTTCTCGCAGATGGGCGAGGTCGAAATTTTCTTCTTCATCCATCTGCTTTTTTCGATCGTGCAGCTTTTCGTATAAAGCAGTTAGCAAAAGCATAAGAGACGTAAATCGCTGCTGCCCGTCGATTATCTCAAGAACGGTTCCTTCCAGGGATCCATTATTTACACAGATATAAGAGCCGAGAAAATATCCGTTTTCATTTTCAGTAACGTCATTAAATAGAGCATCCCACTCTTTGATGCCCCACGTATATTCTCTTTGGTATTTGGGAATCCGATATATTTTTTCCCCATGAAAAATATCCTCAATTGGAGGATGCACTACTTGCTTGATCATCGTTTTTCTTCTCCTTACTCCCTGCCCAACGCTTTAAACACTATATTTCCCTCGATATATTATATCGCTTCCATCAGACTGAGCAGATTCTGATACGAGTCCACCTGATCATAGACCACATCATCCGTCGATATTTCATTGAACAACTTCTTCGCGCACTTGATCTTCGCCTGCTCGATCGGACGCAGATCCATGCTCTCCATCGATCCCTTGGTCTCGGCAATGAAATAAATATGCTTTACGGTTCCCTTCTTAAAAGCGATTGCCCAGTCAGGAGCGTAGTTGCCTACCGGAGTCGGAATCTGGAAGCCACGAGGCAGCTTCGCGTACACAACTACCTTGTCGTCAAGATCCATGTCTTCGGCAAATTTTCTCTCAACGGACTTCTCTGCAGTACCATCAGTAAATACATAGTCCTGCACATTCTTCTTTGCTTGATAAGCCTTGGAAAAATCTTTGTTCTTTTCTGCTGTAAAAATCGAAGAATCATAGGTTCCATCTGTCTTGTTGTAAGTGATGTCATCCACGATCATCGTTGCCTTCTCTTCATTGATCATTTTAATGACCTTGGAGATAAACTCCTCTGGATTGTTTTTGTACATGGCAAACTTTTCAGGAGAAATGCCCTTCAAAATCGCAGTTACAGTTCTTCTGGTAAGATGCGTACCTGCTCCAACCTTTCCGATCAGATCATACTTCACCTGCGAGGTTTCCCCTCGTTTGAGATTATATGTATGGCTTTTTTCCGAAATAAATCCGGTGCCTGACTTCACCGTATCTGCGCTCCAGTCTTCTCCTTGCATTCCCTTGGTCACAGTGTACTGCAGCCGCGCGACAAAGAGTTTCTCATCAATATGTCTAACAGCCTTCCCAATCAGCTCCTCGCTGTCAAAATGCACCGTATAGCTCCACTTGTGATTGATGTAATTCCAGAGAGTCTGGAACTCCTTCTTATAGAAATTATCGTTGAGCGCATTCTCTGGAACTTTAGTCTTGTGCCCGTCATCAATCATTCCATCGAGGGCATGTTCGTCAAAGATACCCCTTACAAGGGCATGAACACCATCTTCAATATCTTTGATCTTCTCCGGCATCGGTGCAAAAGCTTTATTCTCTTCATCCGTGCGATATTTATCTGTTACATGGCCATCCTCGTCGATGTAATCATTTTTCACCAAATAGAAATAGATCGTCTGAGCCTGGTCATCTGTAATCGTGACAATATCGTTCCCGAGCTTAAGCCTCTTGCCCGCAAAGTATTCAGGTGCAGCTTTTGTCGGACGTTCATACAGATCGTCTTTGATTTCCTTCTGAAGAGATGAGACAAAATCCTTATATCCGTCACTTGCAATTACAGTCAGTTTATTGACCTCCTGCACTTCAGATCCGAGAACGTGCTCATCCATACGATCGCCGGACTGATTTACACAGATACGAAGGCCTCGTCCCACTTCCTGACGCTTGTTCGTTGTGCTGTCTCCGCCATGTTTCAATGTACAGATCTGGAAAACGTTCGGATTGTCCCAACCTTCTCGCAGAGCGGAATGAGAAAAGATAAAGCGAACCGGATTGTCGAAGGAAAGCAGCCGCTCCTTATCTTTCAGGATCAGTTCATAAGCAGATTCGTCATCACTGATATCAGATCCACGCTTGATCTTGGAATCGACCTTTCGTCCTTTCTTGTCAATGCTGAAATAACCGGCATGCGTAGAATGCACATCGATACTGCGCAGATACTGTTCATACGGCGTATTGAACAAGTTCAGATACTCATTGAGAATCGAAGTATATTCCTCCTCGAACATCTGGCCGTACTCAGAATTGACCTCATTTCCGTCCTCGTCATATTTCCGGTAGTTCTCAACCTTATCGATAAAGAACAGAGAAAGTGTTTTGATTCCGCGGTTGTAGAGTTCCTTCTCCTTCTCAAAATGAGAACGGATCGTCTCTCTGATCTGAACCCGGCGGATATCCTTCTCGCTTACATCTCCCTGTACTTCACCTGTGTGAATCTCAACTCCATTTGTAAATGTCAGAACACCTTTGATTGGATCAATGTCATTTATATGATATCCCTGATACTGCTCCATTCCTTTAGAAAGAGCATAGAGATCATCATCCACGCCGACAATACGTGTTTCCCGATTAATGGATTTTGCATAACCGATCTCAAACTCCAGCCGGGCCCTTGGCGGCTTATTCGGAGAGATTACGATTTCTTCAAGGAACAGATAGCCGTCCGTTCCACGGAGATTCTTAATATCAAACCCCTTTACTTCGATTTTCTTTACGAGTTTCATCTGGTAAGCATCCAGCGCATCCAGGACGTAAACAAGATCATGATGCTCCTTATGCGTAGCTGAATAATTCAGAGTAAAAAGCGGATTGAATTCTTCCAGTGACTTCTGTGTCTTCTTTCCACCCATTTTCTGAGGTTCATCCAAAATGACAATCGGACGGTTGGCCGCAATTACATCAATTGGTTTTCTGCTTCCGAACTCATCCAGTTCCATCCGGATTCTTCTGGCATCCTTGCCTCTGGCATTGAATGCCTGTACATTGATGATCATGACAGAAAGATCAGCACTGGAGCTGAAGTTATCGATATCCGTCAGATTCTTAGAGTTATAGACAAAGAACCGGGCCTTCTTGCCATACTGTTCCATGAAATGATCCTGCATGGTCTGAAAGCTTTTCTGGACTCCTTCGCGGATCGCAATTGAAGGGACGACCACGATGAATTTACTCCAGCCATACTGCTTATTCAGCTCAAACATGGTCTTGATGTAAACATATGTTTTACCGGTTCCGGTTTCCATCTCAACATCGAGAGAGCAAGCCCCCATGTGCTTAGCCAAAGAAGATGACGTCGTAATATTATTGTCATTCTGAACATCGCGGATATTCTTTAATAGCTGTCCCGGCGCCAGCGCAACAGGAGCATTGGCAAATCCCATATACAGTTCTTCATCAGACAGATTCAAGTTAAATAGGTTTCGCTCGATTTTCTGCGTTCCTGTATCACGACGATATCCAACTTTATCCTGGAACGGCTGACCGGCAAAGACCTTCACGACACTGTTTACCGCTTCCGTCTGGTAATTTTGTATAGTAAATTTGAATTTCATCTCAGCCATTTTAAAGTACCTTTCTTACTGTCTGAGGGCTGTACGTCTCAAAGATCTGTTCAAAATTCGCAGCCACACTATCGTCCGCCATGGAACTATCACGGAGCACTGCATAAAACGGGTGCTGCTTAGCAATTTCTGTAACAACGTCTTCCGTTACATTCTGATCAAAGCAGGCAATCAGATATCCATCTTCTACGGAGAAAACCTTTTTCCCGGCGATCTCTGTCTGTTCGATTTTGGAAGATAAAAGCACGCCAAGATCCAGCATCACCTGGATCAGCAAATCCTCCGGCGTACGATCTTCCTTGATATTATCCGTGAACTGATCAAGGCTCATCTGGCCAACTTCTGCAGGTCGATAATATACATCCTTCATGTTAGAAGAATCCACCTTAAAACAACGGAAACCATAATCAATATCAGCGCCGGTTTCTTCCTTAATTTTCTTATCTGCACGGCGGATGCGTTCTTCGCCGATGTCACAGATTGTTTTATAGCCGGCCTTATATGCTTCTGATTTCTCTGCTGTCTCTTCCGGAAGCTGGACCATAATGAATTTACGATTACCGCCGTCTTCAGCATTCAATTGCATAACGGCATGAGCAGTTGTCGCAGAGCCTGAGAAAAAGTCAAGTATGATATCATCGTTTGTAGTATTTGCTAAATCAATTAATTTGTACAATAAAGTTGTTGGCTTTGGTTTATCAAAGAAAGATTTTCCATCAAAAATCTTCATCACTTCTTTTGTTCCATTTGTTGTGGTTCCTACTTTTTCTGCACTAAACCACGAATTGTCAATTGATCCAAATTCCTTTTTTTCCTCATAAAAGGATTTTATCTGAGGGCGACCCTTCCCATCTTTGCCAAAGATTATTCGCCCATCAGCTAAAGCACTGGAGAATTTTTCAGGAGAAATTCTCCAGTGCCTCCCTCTTGGTGGAAGGTGCTTCTCCCCAGTGATAGAATTTGTTACTTCATATGTAAGATTTGGTCTAACATTCGGGGCATCGAATGGATCGGCTTTCCATAATCCTCTTGGATCGTTATCAGGGTTGTCAAATTTACTTTTGTCAAGGGGTAACGGTTTGCATACAAAACTATCCCGTTTATGCCATTCTTTATAGTTGCTTTCTTTCAATCTTCGATTTTCCCGTCTTCTTCGTTTTGCATAAACACAAATATATTCATGATTTACACTAAAATCCGTATCATTCTGTACTGATGCTCTTGATTGCCACGGAATTTCTGCTACCAGATTATTCATGCCAAAAATTTCATTACAAATATTTTTTAGAGAATCTATTTCATTATCATCAATACTAATAAAAATAACTCCGTCATCTCTCAATAAATCTTTTGCTAATCTTAATCTGGGATAAATCATATTTAACCAATTTGTATGAAACCGTCCATTACTCTCACTGTTTGGTACTAAACGATTTCCTTCTTCATCTACCTGACCACTATTTTCAGCATACTCAACAGCACTCTGAGAAAAATCGTCTTCATATATAAAATCGTTTCCTGTGTTATAAGGTGGATCGATATAGATCATCTTCACCTTTCCCAGATATGTCTCCTGAAGCAGTTTCAGTGCGTCCAGATTATCTCCTTCAATATAGATATTCTCCGAATCCGTTCCTCCTGGAGTTCCGTCTTTTCCTACAGATTTCTCTTTTTCAAAGCGCAGTGTCTTTGCAATCGGCTGATTTGCAAGTACTATTGCCTTTCTCTTGTCCGGCCAGGTAAACTGATAGCGTTCCTGACCGTCGTCCACAACCTTTGCGTTAATTTCCTGCACCAGGACATCCTTATCAATCGCACGGACTACATTACCGTCTTCATCAACGGTTTCTGTAACTGCATCCGGGAATATTTCTGCCAACTTCTTATAATTCTCTTCAGCCAGATCCTTTGTATGCATCTTAAGCTTCTCCATGTGTGATTTCCTCCAGTTGTTTTCTATAATTCTGCAGCTTCTTGTATAATTCAAACCGCTTCTTTGGCTGCTGTTCTTTCCATGCGGCGGTTTCTGTTTTCTTGATCAATTTATTCAGCCGGTTGATTTCATCCTGCGCTTTTAATTGTTCGCTTACCGTCTGGTCCTTTTTCTGCAATACAGCTTCAGATGAGATGGCAACTTGCCTAACAAGGTCATCCCAGATTTCATCAAGGGTGTTCCCTGCAAGTGTCAGCGACAGGTCTTCTTTCTTCATCCATTCTGTACGGTACAGTTTGCTGTGGTAAACGGCCAGCTGACGTTCGTCTTCATAAACAAGCAGGAATACCAGCTTATGCGGATTCTGCCTTGCGATTGCCTCCACTACTTTTCCGTCAAAGTTCTGCTTCCTTAAAGTTATGGACAAAAGCATTATTTCCTTGATCTCTGATTCCTTTGCCAGGTTCAGATTATCCTTTGTCAAACTGTTTGCCACAACGATGCTGTCAACATCTGACACAAATTTCGCCTTCAACGCTGCAGACAACGGAAGATGTCTGTAAAACGCTTCTTTCGGTATGCGTTTATGCACCAGTGTGCTTTCCGGAAAATCTATCATTTACATCACCACCATAAAACAGATCAATTCAAAGTCTTCAAGTCCGGAAAACCCGCCGGACTGGAAGGTCGTCTCACCGGACGTAAAGAAGCTGTCAATATCTTCCTCATCCTTTGCATCGATGATCGAACCGATGGCATCTTCCAGGAGGTTCGAAACCGTGCTCATATTCCGGCCGTCCTTTGTTTTCGTATTAAATCTTTTACACAGCTCTTTATCCGGTTCTGTTTTCCCTCTTGCAATATGCCGCATCTCATCCAGCGTGTCTTTTGGCTGCAAATGATTGGTAATAATCTCACCGTCCATTCCCACATACACCATATAGAACGGATGCAGACGGTTCTGGTTCTTGATGTTGATCTTTGAGTTTACATTTTTCAAGACAAAGATCACACCTGGTTTCTCTCCATGCGCTACAGCATGGATTCCAAGCGGAATATGATCGATATCCTTGTGATCTTTCATGTACGCAAGAAGATCCATCCGAAAGTCATTCAGTCCAAGGTCGGTAATGGAAACACCGGAATTCATCTCTTCCAGATCCATGACTTCTTCCTGTAGCTTCTTCAGCTGCTCTTTTCGGTAGTCCAGGTCTCCCTGCTCGTTTGGATTAATCAGATCATCGTCGCCTGTGGAAGTCATGACGGAGATCCGCATTCTCGTCTCTACTCTTGCTTTTAAATTAATATATTCATCCAAGGTCAAATCCGGCCAGAAGTTTACCAGCTGAATCACCTTATTCTTACTTCCGATACGGTCGATTCTTCCGAACCGCTGAATGATTCTCACCGGATTCCAGTGGATATCATAGTTGATACAGTAATCACAGTCCTGCAGATTCTGTCCTTCTGAAATGCAGTCTGTGCCGATCAAAATATCAATATTGTTGTTCATATCTTCCGGGTACAGCACATCTCTGTCTTTGGATAAAGGCGAAAAGCAGGAAAGCACATGATTCATTTCCGCCTTAAATCCCGGAATGGTCGTTTTTCCTTCAACTGTTCCTGTGACAAGAGCGGTGTTTAAGCCCAGCGCTTTCGCTTTTGGCGCGATATTCTCATATAAATACTCTGCTGTGTCTGCAAATGCTGTAAAAATCAACACTTTTCGATTTCCTGGATTAATTGGATTTTCTTCTTTATTCTGAATCACTTGAATCAGCTGGTTCAGTTTAAAGTCATATTCCGGAGTAATATCCTCCACCATGCCGATGAGAACAGCCAATGTCTCCAGATCCATCTCTATATCCCGTTTCCATGAAATATAGTCCATATCATGAAGGTCGATTTTGACTTTCTTTCCGACAGAGAAGAAGTCCGTGTTCTGATCGTCATCATCAAAATCTGCCGCTGCCCCGGACAGATCGGTCATCTCATCCAAATTTCCGCTGCCATTCTGAATGAAATCGTTGATGATCTGGTCTGTATCATAAAGATATCGATACACTCTCTTTACCGTCAAAAGAAATGAGTGTACAGAGCTTTCCATCCGCTTCAGGAGGTTGATGCTCATGAGTTTCTGGATTCCAGTCTCTCGCCCCTTTCGGAAATTCTCCGTTTCCTCCTCCGACAGATACTTCGACAGTTTGCTCGGCAGAATGTACTGCGTCGGTGTGTAAATCGTCAGCTTCAGATCAGAAAGGCACTCGTAAACTTCCTTGTAATTGATCGCTCCCTTCCTGTCGGTCAGTTTCGGATAAAGGGAAATCGGTTTGTTTCGTTTAGGGAACGTCCCGATTTCACTGGTATCATAATAGGTCTGAATATGATGACGGGATCTTGCAATAGTGACTGCATCCAGCACTTCAAAAAAATCAAAGTCGAGCTGGGAAAGAAGATTCTCTGTTGTCCTTTCCTGCTCCGGCAGCTTGCACCATAAATTGTAGACTTTCTGTGCCCGTCGGAAGATCGTATCGATATCAGACTTTGTATTCAGCTTGTCATTGATTTCTTCCGGGTTTCCTTCATACGCCAGCGCAATCTGATTTTTGAGATCGTTAAAACGATTGTTAACCGGTGTCGCGGAAAGCATCAGGACCTTGGTCCGTACTCCCGGCCGGATTACCCGGTTCATCAGACGCATATAGCGGTTTTCCTTCTCGCCGCCATGTGTGTTGGTTCCGTTGCCATTTCTGAAATTATGGCTCTCGTCGATTACAACAAGGTCATAGTTTCCCCAGTTAATCCGGTCTATCGGAAGACCGATTGGTGTCATTCCGCTGTTCCTGGAAAGGTCTGTATGATACAGCACATCATAACGGAAACGGTCTGCGGCCAGTGGATTATTAACGAGATTTCCACGGTATGTCATCCAGTTCTCAGACAGTTTCTTCGGGCAGAGCACAAGAACATTCTTATTCCGCCCTTCATAGTATTTAATGACAGCAAGAGCGGTAAATGTCTTACCAAGGCCAACACTGTCTGCCAAGATGCATCCGTTATACTGTTCCAGTTTGTTGATGATTCCAAGCGCTGCATCTTTCTGGAAATTATACAGTTTATTCCAGATCACACTGTTTTTGAATCCGGTAGCCTCATTCGGAAGAACGTCCTCTGAAATATCATCCAGGAATTCACTGAAGATGTTATAGAGTGTCATAAAATAGATCAGTTCCGGGGGATTTTCCTGATAAACTGTACTGATCATATCAATGACGTCATTAGTTACATCGGTGAGTTTTTCCTTATCGTTCCAGACCGTCTCAAAGAGATTCAGAAACTCTCTGCTGGCGGGATTTTCCAAACGAGTCACCATATTACTGATATTGTTGCCTCGTTCGCACCCGATATCGACTGCCGTGAAAGAATTCATCGGCATGTAGGTATAGGCATCTTCAGGATTTTCAATAACAAGGAAATTGTTCATCCCTTCTCTTGTGGTGTTGGTTCGAAAGGACGCTTTCCTGCGCATCCAGGCAGCACATTCTTTTGCTACCGCTTTCTGCTTCAGTTCATTCCGAAGGCGTACTTCAAACTCTGTACCATAAAGGCTCTTTTCACGATTGAGACGCGGAATATAGAATTCCCGGCGTTCTTTTGGCGTCTTTTCTGCCACAAAAGTCGGCGACGTGAAGATGAACCTGAATTCATCGCAGGCTTCCAGTTCATCCTTCAGTGCCTGATACGCATAGATAGAAAAGCAGGCTGATGCGATTGACACCTTGCTGCCGGATTTAATTTTCTTAACAAGGTCATCTTTGACAACCCTGGTAGTATTATTAAACGTTTCCATTCAAGCATCCTTCCATCAGTAAGTGAATTATTGGTCCAAAGCATCCCCCTCCGGCACTATCTCCATGATATCCGATACATCGCACTCAAGAGCCTCGCAAATTTTAACAAGAACGGCTGTTGTTACGTTCTCATCTTTTCCCAGCTTTGCAAGGGATGACGAGCTTATCCCTGATGCTTTCCGAAGCTGCGTTTTTGTCATGTCACGATCGATCAGCAGCTTCCATAACTTTTTATAACTCGTTTTCATTTCTCACCGTTTTACCTCTACATTCCAAGAATCCCCATATAATTCACAGTGCTGATCAGAAAGCTTCAGCACGGTATTATCATTTAATATTTTCTGAGTACTTTTACTATAGGTACGCTGTCTATCGAAAGCAATAAATATCTGTTTCCTGCTTTGTTCGTAGATCTTCATTATACCATCAATTGACCCATCGCTAATATTTTTTAAGATCAGTGAGTCATGTGCAATCGCAGGAAGATTTGTTAACGCTAGAATGGACAGATCAAAGATAACCATCCCCTTATAATTCGAACCGGTTCCTCTGTCACCTGGTGTTTCAAATCGATAACTGTTGTAATCGTTAAAATGCAGAATCGGCGGTTTATGTTCTTCCGCGAATAACATATCGTTGTATTCTTTCATTTTCGTATTAACAGACTGTTCAATATCTGCAAGAATGGATGCGATTGCTCGCTTCAGCATATCATCTGCTGCCTTCTTCTGATCCTCCAGTTCTTTCTTCATCACATATGCCTGATTTTGTATTCTCAGTGCATCCATTTTTCCTTTAATCTCAGAATGCTTGTCTAAGAATTCCTTTGAAAGTCCTCCGACAAAACCAAGCTCATGAATTTGATTAACCAAAGACTGCCGCTGTTCTACCAATCCCTCTAATTCAGCCTGAACATTGTCCCGTTCGGCAGTGAACTGTCCGTCGAGTATTTTTGCAAGCTTCCTATGGTATTTTTCTATTTCATACAGTTTTCTCAAATTTACTTCCGGAAAAAATTCCTGAAGCGCAGAAAGATCATTCTCTGTCGGATAAACACCATACTCAATACTTAAATCCAGAAGAGATAGTCTCCTACGTAGGGAATCGATCTGCTCTTCCAATCTCAGCTTTCTGTCTTTTAGCTCCGCTTTTTGCATATTCTTTTGGATATCTTCCTCAGAACTAGCTTCCGCCTGTGCGGAAGTTAATGTATCTAACTGAACCTGAAGGGATTTAATTTCTGCTTCATTTTTTTCATATTGTTCTTTGCCGCCGACAAGATTTGATATGAACTGATAGTCCCGTGCCTTATTGTAAGCTTTCAGTTTTTCCTTCTGCTCATCTTTCCGCTTCGAGTAATCCTCGATATCCTCATAGCGATTGAAAAGCGTGATCAATCTATTTATTGATTTTTCCATGCTATCACCGGGAAGACCGACCAGTGGTCTGCGTTCATTTGTATTTTCTTTTCCGGCAATACGAAAGAAGCTGCTTAGCACCGGGCGGAACTTTAATCCCGGAAAATCCATATGATATTTCTGCTTCAGCCAGTTGGTAAAGTGTTCTTTTGTCCAGACATTGCCTGTCAGATTGTAATTCATATCACAGATCTGAATCTGCTCCGCATCTGCTGTATTTCGGGCAAAGTAGAAATCTCTTCCATCAAATTCAAACGTAAAGTAAATCGTATGATGGCCCATGTGCCTTATACCATCACTTGTTAAATAGGTATTTCCTCCAAACACAAAATCTATTGCAAGCAAGGCAGATGATTTTCCTATGGAGTTTGCCGCATCCTCTTTACCAAGCACTACATTCAGTCCTCGCTTGAATACGATCGGTGGTCGAACTTCACCTTTTTCTATAAATACTGGAGAACTCATTTCTTTAAGCATGAATATACCTCTTCATCTGAATTAATATCAACCGCACGCAATGCATAAAGGCAGTCCATTACTGCCAGAAAATCAGTCGGATCTTTAAGCAAATGACGCATAGAGTCATATAAGTCCATTACCTTCATTGGGCCATCTTTCAGTAGCTGCAGCACCATCGGAACATAATAGAGGGTGCTTTTTTCATATGAATAAAGTTTGTTCGGCAGCTGCATTAGAACACCTCACATTTCTGAATAAAGTAGGAAACAACAATCTGACAAAAAACATCCTCTTGCAGCGTTACCCGCTGCACTTTCCTTGAGATCTCATTGAAGATTTCTGCTTTGGATTTTTTTGTCTTGTTAAGTCTTCGGTACATTCCATTCATCTGTCTCTGGACTTCGTCATAATCAATTTGCTTCTTCTTATCCAGGTTGATCATAATCTGATCTATCTTATTGAAATAGGTCGTAACATATAATTTCACCGAAAGATAAATCGCCATATCCTTCGAAGGATCGAGCTTTTGTGTCAGCTCCTTCGGATCAAGTTTAGATTCAGCAATATCCTTTTCTTTCAATTTCTTAATCCTTGTCACGACACCCGTAATGCCCCGCTCCAACGGAAGATCTTCCAGCAATTCCATACTCTGTTCATGAGTGGAAAGAATATTCTTTTTCGCCTTCAATTCTTTCTGAAGCTTGGCATCATCGTCCATTTGATAAACAGCTGCACAGTTCGGACACATGGCAAGCAGGTTCTGCGGCTCCGGAGCCTTTGATTGATCAATGATGCTGACTTCATATACAGGAACCGTTTCCCCATTTCTGGAAATAATCAACCGCCTGCCACAGTTTGGACAGTGATGATCTGACTCGGCTAATAGATAGTTACCATATTTACTTTTTAAATCAGACGCCTGCTTCTCTTGTTTCTGCTGATTCATTTCAGCTGCAGGAACAAGACCTGCCAGTTTGCGAATGCAGTCTGTCATCCAATCCGCAACTTTCTCTGCCACATTATCTGCATTTACAGAAGGATCATAAGGGTGAAAGTCTTGTGCCATCATTTCACGGTTAGAGATGTCGCTTCCCCCGATCCAGGCAATCATATTCTCCCTGTTCAACCTATAGGCGACCTGTTTCGCAAACTTTTTGGATAATCCTCGTTTCGCATAATTCCGTAGAGTCGCATCTCTTACAATTCCTAATGGATCTCTTTTTACATCCCAATCCTCCTCAGAAAGCTCTGTAATCATTGAAATGAGAGTTCTCATAAATTCAGGGACATCTGCACCGTCAGACAGATATTTTTTCAAAACGGCAAACAATGTTTTGAAATCCACGAAGTTTTCTCCCTTCTCACGTTTTGAACCACGCTGACCCAACCTGACCCAAACAAGACCCAAGAAAACAAAGCCCTGTCATATAATCCAGATAGTTCCAGATCGATGGAATGTTAACGTTGACATATGTTTATAGTTTAACACAAGTCGATTCATAGCTCAAAAATATTGTTCGAGTTATGCACGGAGCAACCACCTCTGTTCTGGACGGATTGATCACCTGTCGCTCAACTGAACGAGGCGGAAAAACTGAATAGTGAAACCAGCTGTCTTTTGAGCAGGCTGCTGCAATTTCGGAATGGAGAGAGCACTCTCCTTCAGAAACTGTAGTGGCCTTTTTATGCCTTTTGCAGCCGATCGTGATGATTCCTCCATTCCGCACAAGCGAATGGAGGTTTTTTATGAAGATCAGCTATAAATCAGTCACTGGCGAAGTCACAGCAGTTGAAGCCACAGCCGATATTGGTGAATTCATCACGGCAAGCCGCCGTGCTGAAGACTCTGCAGACCGGAAGGAACGCAGGCACTGCATTTCTTTGGACGGCATTAAGTATGCGGGCAAAGAGTATGGTTTGCCTGATCCTACAGAAAATCTTTTCAATGACACAGATGAGCGCGATGCCAAAATGAGGACCGCTTTCTCCCACCTCACTGATACACAGCAGCGCCGGTTGATCCAGCACTTTTTAGGCGGTCTTTCTGAGCGCGAGATCGCTCGTCGTGAAGGCAGGGATTATAAGTCCGTGCACGAGTCTATCGCAGCCGCCAAGAAAAAATTCAAGAAATTTTTTCGGTAACGCCCCCATCAAAATGGCTCAGGAATGTCCGTATATCGAGGAGGAAATTAATCCTCCTCGGTATTTTACAGAAAGCGAGGTAACGACTATGAAACATGAACTGGAGATCAGCGTATCGAAGAAACCGAAAAATGGCGGAATCGTGAGCTGCCGTCACCTTTCTATCCGGGAGCGTTTTCTTCGTCTCCTGCTTGGAAAGAAAACAGGCCTTACGGTCATCGTCCCAGGTGACAGCGTTGAGGAGCTTGCTATCAAAGAAGTTCCAGAAGGAGGCAGGTCATGAGGCTCTACGAAATCAATGCAGAGATTCAGAGGCTGGCCGACTCGATGGAGTTTGATCCGGAAACCGGAGAAATCTTAGGTGATACAGATGAGCTGTTTCAGCAGATCGATTCTCTTCAGATGGAAAAGAAATCTATCCTCACCTGGCTGGCGAAACTGATCTTAAATCTCAGGTCCGAGTCCGCCTCCCTGAAAGCGGAAGAAATGCGCCTGAAAAATAGAAGAGATCAGCTCAGTAAAAAGGAAGATCGGTTGATGAAAATCCTCGACCGCGAATGCGCCGGTCAGAAGACAGACCTCGGAATTGCAACCTTTTCCTATCGGAAGACATCGCATCTCGATGTGAAGGACTCAGGGGAAGCTGTGCGCTGGCTGAAGCGGAACAAGTACAAGGACTGCTTCCGTATCCCTGCTCCAGAAGTTGCCAAAACTGAGGTCAAGAAACTCATCAACTCCGGCGTCAATGTGCCGGGCTGCAGCGTGGTCGAAGATTACAGCTGCTCACTTAAATAAAAGGAGGTCATAAACGTGCTTAACATCACCAAGGGGAAAGTAGACCGCGCCCAGAAGACGGTCATCTACGGTCCCGAGGGCATCGGCAAAACAACGCTTGCCGCCCATTTTCCGGATCCGGTTGTTATCGATACCGAAGGTGGTACTGCCTTCATGGACGTACGTCGTATCGATAAACCAGCTTCCTGGGAGGAACTCCTCGGTATCGTCAAGGAAGTCGCTGCCACACCGGGCATCTGCAAGACGCTGGTAATTGATACCGCTGACTGGGCGGAGCAGCTTGTCACTACCTATCTCTGCACCAAGTACAAGCAGAGCTCAATTGAAAGCTTCGGTTACGGAAAAGGTTACACGTATCTGGCCGAAGAATTCGCAAGACTTCTTTCTGCCTGCGATCAGGTGATTGCAGCCGGAATCAATGTGACGATCACGGCTCATGCCAAGATGAGGAAATTCGAGCAGCCGGATGAAATGGGTGCCTATGACCGCTGGGAGTTAAAACTCAGCAAGCAGGTCGCCCCGCTTCTGAAGGAATGGTGCGATCACCTCTTCTTCTGCAACTACCAGACATACGTCGTCACATCCGAAAGTAATGCGAAGAAACCGCAGGGTGGTAAGCGGGTAATCTACACAACCCACCATCCGGCCTGGGACGCGAAGACAAGGGTCAAGATGCCAATGATTGTAGATCTTGACTACAAGAACATCGCCTTTATCTATGAGCGCCCGGAAACTGCCAAACCTGAAGAAGCTTCTGCCACTGAAGAGGCCACGTCCATTCAGAAACTTCATCAGCTGATGAAGGAATCGCATGTAACGGATGCAGAAATCCGGAAGGTCGTCACATCCAAAGGACATTACGATATCACGGTTCCAATTGATAAATACGAGGACCGTTTCATCAACGGCTGGCTTATTAAATACTGGCCGCAGATTTTAAAGCTTATTCACAAGGGCAAGGAAGCCCAGCATTAAATGGAGGTTAACTTATGATTGACAACACGAACATGAACGCCGGGATGGATTGGAATGATGCTCTCGAGACAGATGGTCAGGAATATATCATTCTGCCGGAAGGAGACTACAACTTCACGGTCACGAATTTTGAGCGCGGGCGCTTCCCTGGAAGTGCAAAGATGTCCCCTTGCAACAAGGCAACTCTTACTCTGCAGGTGAAGACCGACGACGGAGTGGCCAATGTTCGCACCGATCTCATTTTAAACCGTCTCGTAGAGTGGCGTCTTTCTGCTTTCTTCCGCTGCATTGGCCAGAAAAAGCATGGCGAGCGCCTTGTCATGGACTGGAACAAAGTTGTAGGAAGCCGTGGACGGGCGCACTTTAAGCCGCGCACCTATACAGACCGTGACGGAAATGAACGTCAGGCAAATGACGTCGACCGTTTCTATGATTACGATCCGAAGAATTTCCCGGAAGAAGATGACTGGATCCCGGTCGATGACGGTCAGGAAACGCTTCCGTTTTAACAAAGGAGGTACAAATGTTTCATCTTAGACCTTATCAGGCTGAAGCGAAGCAGGCCATCCTGAATGAGTGGGATGAGGGGCATCGGAAGACGCTCCTTGTCCTCCCGACGGGATGTGGCAAGACAGTTGTATTTGCTTCTGTCACTGAAAATCAGGTAAATAAAGGACACCGGGTTTTGATCATGGCACACCGTGGAGAGCTTCTTGAACAGGCAGCGGATAAACTGAAGGAAGCCACCGGTATCGACTCCTGCCTTGAAAAAGCAGATTCTACTAGCCTCGGAAATATGCTTCCAGTGACGGTCGGCTCTGTGCAGTCCCTCGCACAGGAAAAGAGACTGTCCCGGTTTCCGGAAAACTACTTTCAGGACATCGTAGTTGATGAAGCGCATCACTGCACATCGGATTCCTATCTGCGCGTTCTGAATCATTTTCCAAGAGCGAATATCCTCGGTGTCACAGCAACCCCGGACCGCGGAGATATGAAAAGCCTCGGTGATTTTTTCGATTCCAAGGCATATGAATACTCCATGACGGATGCCATCAAAGAAGGCTACCTCTGCCCGATCAAAGCACAGCTTATTCCACTTAACCTCGATATCAGCAAGGTTGGAATTTCAAGCGGTGACTTTGCTGCTGGTGAAATTGGCTGCGCATTGGAACCTTATCTCATGCAGATTGCCGAGGAAATGAAAAACTACTGCAAGAACAGAAAGACCGTCGTCTTCCTCCCACTTATCGCGACGAGCCAGAAGTTCTGTAAGCTGCTGAATGATGTGGGCCTTAGAGCTGCGGAAGTGAACGGAAATTCTGATGACCGTTCCGATATCCTGAAGAATTTTGAAGACGGAAAATATGACGTTCTCTGTAACTCGATGCTTCTTACCGAAGGCTGGGACTGCCCATCTGTCGATTGTATTGTGGTCCTTCGCCCGACAAAAGTCCGCTCTCTCTACCAACAGATGGTAGGCCGCGGCATGAGGCTTGCACCTGGGAAAAAGAATCTCTTGCTTCTTGATTTTCTCTGGATGACACAGCGGCACGACCTCTGCAAGCCATCGTCTTTAATCAGTAAGGACGAAATCATTTCCAAGAAAATCGATAAGAGAATGCAGGATAACGCTGACGGTATCGATCTCATCGAATCCGAGGAACAGGCCGAGCGTGATGTCTTGGCAGAACGTGAGGAATCCCTTGCCAGACAGCTTGCAGAAATGCGTGGCAGAAAACGGAAGCTTGTGGACCCGATTCAATATGCACTCTCAATTGCAGCTGAGGATTTAGCGAATTATGAACCTACTTTTGCATGGGAGATGGCTCCACCTACAGAAAAGCAACTTCAGTTTCTGGAACGCCGTGGGATCTTTCCGGATTCCGTTTCCAATGCTGGTATGGCGTCACTCTTAATCGACAAATTGAAACGTCGTCAAGAGGCCGGACTTGCCACTCCAAAACAGATCCGCTGCCTCGAAAGGTACGGTTTCAGGCAAGTCGGGACGTGGCAGTTTTCTGACGCAAGCAGCTTAATCTCAGCGCTTGCCAATAATCACTGGCGCGTACCTTATGGTATTACACCTTCTGGCTATATACCGCACGGAGGCAGATAAATGGAAAATAACACAATTTTACTTTCTGCTCTTAAGTCCATAGACGTCTCTTCCCTCTCCCGCGCAGACTGGATTGCAGTCGGCATGGCCTTAAAAGAGGAAGGACTTCCATGCTCCATCTGGGACGACTGGAGCAGAAACGACCCCAGGTATAAGCCGGGTGAGTGCGAGCAGAAATGGGCAGGCTTTCACGGAAGTCACAACCCTGTGAAAGGCGGCACTATCGTACAGATGGCTAAAGAGCGCGGATGGAAACCGTTTCTCGGTGAAGACGGGGTAATGAATTGGGATGATGCAATCGAGTATGACGGCAACGACGGATTTAACGGGTTCACCGCTCCCGACGCATGGGATCCGGTCAAAGATCTTATTACCTACCTTTCTATTCTCTTTAAGCCTGACGAGCGTGTCGGCTATGTGACAAACGACGTCTGGCAGGATAAGGACGGCAAATGGCTTCCGAGTAAAGGTGTCTATGACCGCACAGCCGGAGAATTGATCGAATCATTAAAAAAGCACCCAGATGACCTCGGAGCAACGATCGGTGACTGGAAGGAAGAAGCTGGTGCGTGGATCCGTTTCAATCCAGTGGATGGTGAAAGCGTTAAGAACGATAATATTACCCGCTTTACCTATGCACTGGTGGAGTCAGATTCCATTCCGGTTTCGGAACAGGATGTCCTTTTTAGAAAGCTTGAGCTTCCGATTGCTGCCCTCGTCCACTCTGGCGGAAAAAGCCTGCATGCGATCGTTCATGTCGATGCAGACAATTACGAGGAATACCGGAAACGCGTCGAATTTCTCTATGATTTTCTTGAAAAGCACAATGTTTCAATCGACAAGCAGAACAGAAACCCTTCCCGCCTTTCCCGGATGCCCGGCGTAACGAGGAGCGGCAACAGACAGTATCTTGTCGCCACAAATATCGGTAGGAAATCATGGACCGATTGGATGGACTTCGTCGAAGGAATAAGCGATGAACTTCCAGGTATGGTCTCACTTTCCGAGTACAAAGACAGCCCGCCGGAACTTCCTGAGGAACTGATCAAAGGAATTCTCAGGCGTGGCCACAAAATGCTCGTTTCCGGTTCCTCAAAGGCTGGAAAATCTTTTCTCTTGATGGAACTTTGCATTGCTATCGCTGAAGGAAAAAAATGGCTCGGATTTGAATGTAAAAAAGGCCGGGTCCTCTATGTCAATCTGGAGATTGATCCGGCATCTGCAATCGTTCGATTTTTAAGAATCTATGATGCACTTGGCCTGCCAAAGAAGCATACCGAAGACATCGTAATCTGGAACCTCAGAGGCCACGCTGTCCCTCTGGATCAACTGGTACCAAAACTCATCCGAAGAGTAAAAGACCAGCACTTAGATGCGATCATTATCGACCCAATCTACAAGGTGATCACGGGCGATGAAAACAATGCATCTGAGATGGGTGCATTCTGTAACCAATTCGATAAGATCTGCACGGAAACCGGATGCTCGACCATCTACTGTCATCACCACAGCAAGGGTGCACAAGGAATGAAGAAGGCAATGGATCGAGCAAGTGGCTCAGGTGTATTTGCGAGAGACCCTGATGCGCAGCTTGACATGATTCAGCTTGAACTCTCAGATGATCTGAAAAATCATGTTGCAGACAGTGGTGCCACAGCTTGGCGGATGGAGTCATCCCTTCGTGAATTTGCGAATATCTCTCCAGTAAATTTCTGGTTTGAATATCCAATCCACCGGCTCGATACAACTGGCGAACTTGCCCGGCTGGGCGCTGAAGGAAGTCCGATTGCAAACCTGACGAAGTCCGGGAACTACTCCACTCCGGAAAGCCGCCACGCCTCAGTAGACAATGCTTATGATGCACTCTGCACAGATGAGAATATCCAGATTACGGTAAAAGATATCGCTGAATACCTTGATATCTCATCCCGCACAGTAAAACGGTATCTGTCCGAGCTGAAGGAATTTTATAACTGTACAAACGGCGTTGTAAAACGTCTCACAAAACCAGATGGACAACCGAAGTAAATCCCGGTTGTCCGGATATGGACGACAACCGATTATTTCTCGTTTGTCCATTTATAGTCAACCGCCTATATATATAGATATATTGTCCGCCTGTGGACGTTCCATGTGGTGGAAGGACGTAAACGTCCGTCCTTCCACACACTGAAACGGAACGCTGCGGCTGACAATTCGAATGGATAAAATGTCCGGAAAGGAACACTTTATGAAATTTTTTATCGAAATGATCCCACCTACTGCGACTGCTCAGGAAAAGCAGGTGCGCATTATACATGGAAAGCCGATCTTCTACGAACCAGCAAAACTTAAAAAAGCCAAGCATCTCCTGACAGAAAAACTAATATTGCACCGCCCCAATAAACCGCTTACTGGTCCCCTTTCCCTTCACGTCATATGGTTATTTCCGAAGGGTAAATCTCACAAGCACGGTGAATGGCGCATTACCCGTCCAGACACCGACAACCTCGAAAAGATGCTAAAAGACTGCATGACCCGTTGTGGCTATTGGAAAGATGATGCCCAGGTCGTGAAAGAGACTGCCGAAAAGCGCTGGTCCGATGAGCCGACTGGTATTTCAATTGAAATTCATAAAATGGAGGAACGCCATGCGTAATGTCTATCAGAACAGCGAAGGATATAGCGATCCGACTGCAAGCATCGCCCTGTCTCACGTGGCTGCAGAAGAAAAGAAAAAACGCTACCGTCCGCTCGTCTACATCGTAAGTCGTTATGCCGGTGACATCCAAGAGAATGTAAACGATGCCAAACGTTACTGCCGTTTTGCTGTAAATCAAGGTGCAATCCCTGTATGCAGTCATCTTCTCTACCCACAGTTTCTCAAGGATGACGATCCGAATGAACGTAGGTTAGGTCTTTTCTTTGGGAAGCTCCTGATGGACAAGTGTGATCAGATCTGGATCTTTTCTGATGGAGACTATTCGTCCGGCATGCAGACAGAATACAACCGTGCCATCAGACGAAGACGCACGATCCGTTACTTTACAACAGATTGTCATGAAACCGGTGATCCTAAATCTGGAGGTAATAATGAATCCTTATGAAGCATTGATTAATGCCATCGTCCTGCAGGCGGTCAAGGACTGGAGGCATGCAGCCATGTTAATCCACCGAAATCCAAACAGCCTAGCAGGACAGCGACTACAACACGATACCGAAAAGTTTTTCAAGTCGAAGTGGTTCTACTTTCTAACAACGGTCGACGGAAACGCACTGCTTCAGAAACTATATGAGGAGGAAAAATTATGATGACACCGAAAGAATACCTTCGTCAGTCGTACCGGCTGGACCAGAGGATTAACAGTGATATTGAAGAGGTCGGAAGACTTCGGAGCATGTCTGCTTCTGTTTCATCCCCTGCTTTTACTGAACGTGTCCAGACCAGCCACAACGGTGATGCACCTTTTGTCCATTCGATTGAAAAGATCATCGAGCTGGAGCACCAGATCGACAAAGAGATTGATCTCTACGTTGATTTAAAGGATCAGATCCGTTCCGTCATTTCCAAGGTCGAGAACACCGATGAGCAGATGGTCCTGCGCTACCGCTACGTTCATAATTACACGTGGGAAATGATCGGGACCTTACTGAATGCGGATGCCAGGACCGTTCGCAGATGGCACGGCGACGCACTGCAGCACGTAAAGGTTCCGGATGATCCAATCACCATCAAAAAATTGTAATTCGCCCGAAATGCCCTAAAATGTCCACCTGTCATTCGTGGTAATATATACTTAGCGAAAAGCAAGATAGTAAGACAAGCCTCGAAAGGTTAATCCCTTCCGGGGCTTTTGTTATGCAAGGGAGTGAAAGTCATGCCAAGGAAACCTAAGCGTCCCTGCCGCTACCCAGGCTGCAGCAACCTCGCTGAAGATGGTGAGCAGTACTGCCCTGCTCATAAGAAACAGATGCAGCAGCACTACGACCACTTCACCCGCGGCTACAACGGACATAAGCGTTACGGGAGTCAGTGGAGAAAGATAAGGACCCGCTACGTAAAAAAGCACCCTCTCTGCGAGGAGTGCCTAAAGCAAGGGCGCTACGTTCCAGTTGAGGAGGTCCACCATATCATTCCGATCTCCGAAGGTGGAACGAACGACGAAAGTAACCTCGAAAGTTTATGCCGGAGCTGTCACGAGAAGATCCACGGGAAACGCGGTGACAGATAAAAAGACCGCCCCATTGCAGGCGGTCTTTGTTACATGTTAAAGAGATCCGCATGGCTTCCAGTGTCTACCAATGTCAGTGTGAGGATGTCGTTCTCTATCAGATAGACGAGAAGCCAGTCCGGCTGAATATGACATTCACGGAAGCCTTTGAGTTTTCCCTTCAGTTCGTGGTCATGGTACTTCTCCTCCAGTGCTTTACCCTGACGTAAAGTGTTGATGACGTCATCAAGAAGAGAAAGGTCCAGCCCACGCTTCTTCATCAGCTTATAGCTTTTCTTATAAGCCGAAGTAAATTTGACGTTTAAGTTCATTCAGGCTTCAAGAGCTTTCTTAAGATCTTCCATGCTGGTGTATCCCGGCACGTCAGGGTCACGGGAAATGCGCTTTGCCTCATCGGCAGCGCTGAGCAATTCTTTAGAGTACTGTGGAACCTCAACCTTGAAAGGAAGTCCGCCTCTCATAATGCACTGTCTTAAGAAAATATTGACAGCGCCGGACATATCCAGACCGAGTTCATTAAAGAGTTCGTTCGCCTGCTTTTTGACACCGGAATCAATACGGATCTGAGTTGGAACTGTAGACATATAAATCATCTCCTTTCAGCTCAGATTATAGCCCGTTTGGTTTACGTTGTCAATCAAAATGATAATATTCTGTCGGTAGGGGCGGTCTGAATCTCTAAAGGCAATCAGCCAAAAGACCGGCGCCCCCTATCGCGTGAATTTTTTCCGGTTCAAACGGGTGATTAAACCCTGCCAACTTCAGAAAGGAGATGAAAAGCGTGGCAAGAGATGGAACCTACCGCGGCGGCAGACGAATACGTGCCGGTGACAAACCGGCATCTGCCGCTGAGAAAATAGCAAAAGGACAGAGACCTCTGATCATGAGAAATGACATTCCGGATCTCGAACCAGAAGAACTGGATGCCGTGGATCTTCCGGAAGGCGCTGTGCTTCAAGGAGCCGACATGCCGAAGCCTGATGAGTATCTGTCCGCAAAGCAGAAAAATGGCAAGCCGCTCGGCGCGGACGCCATCTACAAAGAAACCTGGCTCTGGCTCAAGAAACGTCACTGCGAGAATCTCGTGAACAAGCGTCTCATCGAGTCCTATGCACAGAACTTCGCCAGATACATTCAGTGCGAAGATGCGATATCGACCTACGGACTCCTCGGCAAGCACCCGACGACTGGCGGCGTAATCTCCTCCCCCTTCGTTCAGATGGCTTCTCAGTTTCAGAAATCCGCCAACCTGATCTGGATGGAGATTTATGACATCGTAAAGCAGAACTGCACCGAGGAGTTTACGGATAATCCGAATGACACGATGGAGCAGCTCCTCCGCTCACGGAAAGGACGATAAATGGATAACGAAGAAAAGCAAACACAGTACTATCTCGCTGATATAGATACGATCATACCATACGCCAGAAACGCCAGAACACACTCCAAGGAACAAATCGCTCAGATCGCCGCATCAATTAAGGAATTTGGCTTCCTTTCTCCAATAGTTGTATCGGATGACAATACGATTCTCTGTGGTCACGGCAGGTACTATGCGGCACAGCAGCTTGGACTTAAAAAGATACCGTGCGTGAAAGAAAAATGGTTGACCGATGCCCAGAAGCGTGCCTATACCCTCGCTGACAATCAGCTGGCTTTAAATGCCGGATGGGACGAGGACATGCTCTCTGTAGAACTATCTGATCTTCAGGCTGACGACTATGATCTGTCGCTTCTCGGATTCGATGAAAAGGATCTGGAAAAACTGATGATGAATCCCGATGATACAGGTGCAAAGGACGATGATTTCGATCTGACTGCTGCTCTTGAGAAAGCCTCCTTCGTAGAAAAAGGTGATCTCTGGACAGTCGGAAAGCACCGGCTGCTCTGCGGAGACGCTACTTTCTCTGAAGATGTAGATACACTTATGGGTGATAAGACCGCAAACCTTATCGTAACGGATCCGCCGTATGGAGTCTCGTTCAAGGCGTCCGACGGACTTACGATTGAAAACGATAGCTTAAAAGGCGATGAATTTTATCAGTTCCTGCTTGCTGCATTTACCAACATGGCGGATCACTTAGAGAAAGGTGGTGCTGCGTATGTGTTTCATGCAGATACGGAAGGGCTCAACTTCCGGAAGGCCTTCATCGATGCAGGATTTCACTTAGCCGGTGTGTGTATTTGGGTAAAGAACTCACTGGTACTTGGAAGGTCGGATTATCAGTGGCAGCATGAGCCGATCCTTTACGGATTCTTACAGAATGGCAGACATCCGTGGTACTCTGACCGGAAACAGACGACGATCTGGAACTTCGACAAACCGAAACGTAACAAGGACCATCCGACATCTAAACCGCTTGATCTTCTCTCCTACCCGATCAAAAATTCCAGTCAGGAAAACGCGATCGTGCTCGACACCTTCGGTGGCTCCGGTTCCACGATGATGGCCTGCGAGCAGATGAACCGGACCTGCATGACAATGGAACTCGACCCGAAATACGCATCGGTCATCCTCCGTCGATACGTGGAAGATACCGGTGATTCCGAGCACGTGTTTGTCGAACGTGGCGGGAAGAAAATCCCATATTCTGACCTGGTCAAAGAAGTCGAAACCGCCTGAAGAATTCTCACATAAAGCTTGATATTTAAGGCTTTTAGAGCGATATATGTACGTACCAAAAGAACACATCACAAGGAGGTACGCAACATGAAATTAAGCTATAACGCAACAGGAGAAGAACGGAAATCCCTGGTTACAGAGATCTGCCGGATCACCGGAGATGTATCCGAGTACCAGTACATGCCGACCTGCGCCTACAAGATCGGTGATGTCACGGTGGATAAAACCGGAACCGTATTCTGCGAAGATGAAGAAAAGCTCCGTCACATCGAAGAAGAACTGAAGAAAGTCGCCTTTGTACCATCAGACAATGTTGAGGACGAAAAGGTCGAGGAAGAAAAATGCGGACTTACCATCGAGGTTCCGCTCGATAAAGTAAGCGTCGGCAACCTTTCCAACATCCTTCAGGCAAAAGGAACGCTGATCCGTCATGCCCTTGGGATCAGTGACCTTGGGTTTGAGATTAAGGAAGACCGGATTGCATTCCCATGGTTTTCTGAAATGCCGGAGGCAGAGGAAGCGAAAGCCTATACGGATTTCATTTCCAAGCTCTGTAAACTCACTAAGGAACTTAAGCGGGCAAGCAGCAGAGAGATGCCGGTAACCAATGAGAAGTACACGTTCCGCTGCTTCCTTCTTCGGCTCGGATTCATCGGATCAGAGTACAAGAAGGAACGGAAAATCCTGCTTGAGAATCTCTCCGGAAATTCCAGCTGGAAAAACGGCGCTCCGGAAACGGAGGTGCAGGCATGAGAACGATCAGTGCAGAGCAGCTTGAAGACTTAAGAAAACAGTACCCTGACGGAACCCGCGTGGAGCTTCTTCAGATGGACGATGTCCAAGCACCACCTGAAGGAACGTGTGGCACGGTCAACGGCATTGACGACACCGGTTCCCTGCTTGTCAGCTGGGACGACGGTTCTGGCTTGAATGTGATCTACGGTGAGGACATCGTAAGAAAGGTCGGTGAATGACATGGACAAAAAAGTAAAAGAACAGATTCTCGCGATCCAAGGCACCGGCCTTACGAACATGTTCGACTTGAACATGGTGCAGCGTCTCGCCTACGAGCGGGATTTCTACGACTTGGTCCTCTACCTCACATTTCACCGCAGAGAATACGTCCATTTCATTCTTCATGGAGATAGCGAAAACGCCTGAAAAATACACATTTTCTCCGATAAATGACTTGCTATTACATCCGTTTAGAGTGATATATACACTAACAAAAGAAACACACCAAACAAACGGAGGCAAACCATGAAGAACATTTTCGAAGAAACCTACAGAACCATCCAGGAAGCAAAGAAAGCTTATGACAAAGCGGAAACCGCAGAAGAAAGAGACATCGCAAGGGAAACCGCAAACGCAGCGATGGATAAACTCAGAAACCAGGGAGATGTCGCCTACACCATCTGGAGAGCCTTTGAGAAGTCAAAAGACAACGAGAACGAAATCCTAAACTTCGACGACGTCATCTGGGATCGGGATGTGGAAGCCATCACAGCCTGCCTTAAGGAAAACGGAATCAAGGAATTCACCTACTCCTGCCAGGCAACCGACGCGGTTGAAACCCTCTGGCTTTTCAAAGAAGCCGGCTGCAGGATCGGCGAGATGATCGAGGTAAACGTTCGGAGAGCCTTCTTCGGAGAAGGCTACGAAAAGGCGCATGCCTTCAAGATGAGCATCTGCTAAAGGATGCCGGAAGGAGCCCATAAACGGGCTTTTTCTCGTACAGGAAGTCTATGAATAAATACTTCATATCCGAAAGATACCGCTTGCTATATGTGCGCATCAGAGCGAATATACACATACCAAAAGAAAAGCGCACAAAGCAAGGAGGAAGAAAACTATGTGGAGCAAGGGAAGCATCGAGATTGAAAACACGATTTGTAATTACTGGATAAAGCATTATGAAGAGCCGAGCGAAGACTACGGCATCGACGGAGGAAGAATCAGCAAGTTGATGATCAAGGTGGATGGAAAAACCACATTGAACTACGACAGAGGCTGGGATATCGAGCCGGAGGATGAAGCAAGCCAGCTGGCCTACGGAATCCTGATTCACGAATATAACTAAGAAAACAAAAGGAAGCGGAGCTTAGGGCTCTGTTTCTCGTACAGAATAGATGAAACGAAGGCCGCAGCAATGCGGTTATTTTTATGCCACAAAGGAAGTGAACGACCCTTGGCCATGCGAAAACTAAAGAATTACAAGCCGACACGTTTCATGGCAGAAGACTCAAAGTACAGCAAGGACGCCGCAGACTATGCCGTGCTATTTATCGAAAGTCTCCGTCATACCAAAGGCAGTTGGTACCGAAAGCCCTTTGAACTGATCGACTGGCAGGAACGGATTATCCGCGACGTCTTCGGAATCCTAAAGCCGAATGGCTACCGGCAGTTCAACACGGCCTACATTGAAATTCCAAAGAAACAAGGCAAGTCTGAGCTTGCCGCAGCGGTCGCCTTGCTTCTTACCTGCGGGGACGGAGAAGAGCGTGCTGAAGTTTACGGCTGCGCAGCGGACCGAAACCAGGCAAAGATTGTCTATGACGTGGCTGTCGATATGGTGCGCCTCTGCCCTGCTCTTGATAAGCGGGTGAAGATTCTGGAATCCCAGAAGAAGCTCATCTACCTTCCAACTAACAGCACCTATCAGGTACTTTCTGCAGATGTGGCGAACAAGCATGGATTTAATACCAGTGGCGTCATTTTTGATGAGCTGCATACGCAGCCGAACCGGAAGCTCTACGACGTTATGACGAAAGGATCCGGCGACGCCAGAACGCAGCCACTATACTTTTTGATTACGACCGCTGGAACGGATACGAACAGCATCTGCTACGAAGTCCATCAGAAGGCGCTTGATATCATCGAAGGTAGGAAAATCGATCCCACCTTCTATCCGGTGATCTACGGCGCTGAAGAATCTGAGGATTGGACCGATCCAAAGGTCTGGAAAAAGGCGAATCCTTCTCTTGGCATCACGGTCGGCATCGATAAAGTACAAGCTGCCTGCAACTCAGCAAAGCAGAACCCCGGTGAAGAGAACGCCTTCCGGCAGCTTCGGCTGAACCAATGGGTGAAGCAGGCCGTCCGCTGGATGCCGATGGACAAGTGGGATGCCTGTGCATTTTCTGTGGATGAAGATGACCTGGAAGGCCGCGTCTGCTATGGTGGTCTTGACCTCTCCTCCACTACAGATATCACGGCATTCGTTCTTGTTTTTCCTCCAAGAGACGAGACAGACAAATATGTCGTGCTCCCCTACTTCTGGATTCCGGAAGATAATGTGGACCTCAGGGTTCGGAGAGATCATGTGCCATACGATCTTTGGGAGAAGGAAGGATACTTAGAAACAACAGAAGGAAACGTCATCCACTACGGATTCATCGAGAAGTTCATCGAAAACCTTGGTGAACGATTCAATATCCGGGAGATTGCCTTCGACCGCTGGGGAGCAGTTCAGATGGTCCAGAACCTTGAGGGCATGGGATTTACGGTCGTTCCATTCGGACAGGGGTTCAAAGATATGACCGGTCCCACAAAAGAACTCATGAAGTTAACGTTGGAACAAAGGATCGCCCACGGTGGTCATCCTGTGCTTCGCTGGATGATGGACAACATCTTTATCCGGCGTGACCCAGCAGGCAATATCAAGATGGATAAGGAAAAATCAACGGAAAAGATTGACGGAGCAATTGCTCTAGTGATGGGGCTTGACCGTGCACTCCGTGGCGGTAACGATGACGGCTCATCTGTTTATGATGAGCACGGTATTTTATTTCTGTGAGGTGATTCATATGGATGTTAACGATGTTGTCGGATGCAGGTTTGGAAAACTACATGTGGATTCATATGCTGGATCCGATTTCTATGCAAACGAAAAGAAACGCCGAAGTTTCTACAACTGCACATGCGATTGCGGAAATCATGTAAAAGTCTGCAGAAAACTTCTGATTAGCGGCAGACAGACGACATGTTGCCATTGCTGTCGCATTGAATCTGACAATGATCACTTACGTTATGTCACAGAAAACGGTGACTTTTTTATTTTTGATACAAGCGATCGGCAAGCAATTGAGAAGCATTGCTGGTATATAGACAAATATGGATATGCGATTGCCAGAATTAAAGAAAAGAACGTAAGACTTACACGGTACCTTCTTGGAATCGGTGACAGTAATTATGTTGATCATATCAACGGGAACCCAAGAGACAACAGACGGTGTAACCTAAGAGTAGCTACCCCAATACAAAATATCAGGAATATGCGGCTGCCAAGCCATAACTCATCTGGGTTTAAAGGAGTCAGTTACAGGAAGGATAGAGGAAAATATCGGGCATACATCAGTCTGCACGACAAAACTAAACATCTTGGCTATTATGACACAGCTGAAGACGCAGCGAGGGCTTATGATGAAGCCGCTCGCTTTTATTTTGGCAATTTTGCCTGTCTGAACTTTCCTAATAAAGGTGAACAGGGATGTCTCAGAAATAGAATGGAGGATATCGTATGAGTGTATTTTCAAAGCTATTTAAATCAAGAGACAAGCCGCAAGATTCCACGAACGGGTCTGGCTACAGATATTACTTTGGCGGCACAACTTCCGGAAACACCGTAACAGAACGTTCTGCTATGCAGATATCTGCAGTTTATGCTTGCATAAGAGTTTTATCAGAGGCTATCGCAAGTTTGCCGCTGCACCTTTATGAATATGCAGACGAGGGCAGTAAGACTAAGGCGTTAAAACATCCCCTATATAGGATTCTACATGATGAACCGAATCCAGAAATGACTTCGTATATCTTCAGGGAAACGCTGATGACGCACCTCCTGCTATGGGGCAATGCCTACGCACAGATAATCCGGAACGGTCGCGGTGAAGTCGCCAGCCTCTATCCGCTTATGGCAAACCGTATGAAAGTCGACCGTGATGAAAACGGTCACATTTACTATGAGTACCAGATGAATACATCGGATGCTCCTACCATGAAAACCGGAACGGTGAGGCTTTCTCCAAGCGAAGTGCTGCATGTACCTGGACTTGGATTTGACGGCCTTGTCGGCTACTCCCCGATTGCGATGGCGAAAAACTCCATTGGCATGGCAATGGCAACCGAAGAATACGGTGCGTCCTTCTTTAAGAACGGCGCGAATCCATCTGGCGTGCTTTCCATGCCAGGAACCGTGAAGGACCCGGAAAAGATCCGCTCCTCCTGGGAGGCAGGATTCGGAGGAAGCCACAAAGCAAACAAGGTGGCAATTCTTGAAGAAGGCATGACGTATACGCCAATCTCCATTTCACCGGAGCAGGCGCAGTTTTTAGAAACGCGTAAGTTCCAGCTCGATGAGATCGCGAGAATCTTTCGGATTCCACCTCACCTTATTGGGGACCTTGAGCACGCGACGTTTTCGAATATCGAGGAACAGTCACTGGAATTTGTGACCTACACCCTGGAACCTTGGCTCGCCCGCTGGGAGCAGTCCATGCAGCGTTCCCTCCTTCTCCCAGAAGAAAAGGATAACTACTTCATCCGCTTTAACGTGGACGGCCTGCTCCGTGGTGACTACAGCAGCCGGATGAGCGGATACGCGACCGGCATCCAGAATGGCATCTACTCCATCAACGATGTCCGGGAACTTGAAAACATGGATCTGCTTTCCGACGAGGAAGGCGGCAACCTTCACATCTTAAACGGAAATGTCGTGAAACTGAAAGATGCAGGCTCCGCCTACACGCAGAATACAACATCAGAAGAAAAGGAGGACTCGGATGAATCCACAGAAGAAGTTCTGGAAATGGGTAAGAAACAAAACACCCGCTCCAAACAATCCAAACGAAGTAACTGAATCAAGGACGCTGTTTTTAAACGGTACAATTGCTGAAGAGAGCTGGTTTGACGATGATGTCACCCCGGCTCTTTTTCGTTCCGACCTTGAAAGCGGCACGGGTGATATCACGGTCTGGGTGAACAGCCCTGGAGGTGACTGCTTTGCGGCAGCACAAATCTATAACATGCTCCGTGACTACAAAGGAAAGGTCACCGTAAAAATTGATGGGCTTGCCGCATCGGCAGCATCGGTCATTGCAATGGCAGGCGATGAGGTTCTCGTCTCCCCTGTTTCAATGATCATGATCCATAACCCTTCAACTATTGCGATGGGTGATACAGCAGAGATGCAGAAGGCAATCGAAATGCTTTCTGAAGTGAAGGCTTCTATCATCAACGCCTACCAGGAAAAGACCGGCCTTTCCAGAAACAAGCTCTCGAGGCTCATGGATGAGGAGACCTGGATGGACGCCGGCAAAGCGGTCGAGCTTCACTTTGCAGATGGCGTGACTTCTCGCGATGAACTCTACAATACCAAAACGGTACCCGAGCCGGATCAAGGCAAGGATCACCCTGATGGACAGGAAGAGAATCCGGCGGAGAATGTAGATCTGCCTTCCGGCATGCTCTTCTCCCGCCATCAGATCGCTGCCGCTATCAACAAAAAACTCTGCGATTACGCAAAGCACCACCCTGCGGAAAAGGAATCTCAGATTCCGCAGACAAATGATACTTCTCACTTACACCGGGTCGATGACCTCGAAAAGAGACTCGATCTCATGAAACAGTTCATTTAAGGAGGACAGACATTATGACTTTACAGGAACTTATGAACAAAAGAGCTGTAGCCTGGGAAGCTGCAAAGGCATTTCTTGACTCTCACAGAAACACGGATGGACTTCTTTCTGCAGAAGATGGCCAGACCTATGACCGCATGGAAAAGGAAATCACCGATTACACGAAAGAAATCGAGCGCCTGAACCGTCAGGCAGTGATCGAGGAGCAGATGGGAAAACCGACTGCTTCTCCCCTCACTGGAAAACCAGGTGCAGGCATGAAGGATGAAGTGAAAAAACATGGCCGCGCTTCCAAGGCTTATGCGAAAGCGATGATCGCTGCCATGCGTACCGGATTCCATCAGGTATCCGATGTCTTAGAGGAAGGAAACGATGCAAACGGCGGATACCTCGTCCCAGAGGAATGGGACAGCCGCCTGATTGACAAACTGGAGGAAGAGAACATCTTCCGTGGCCTTGCCACCACCATCACTACTTCCGGAGAGCATAAAATCAATATCGCAGGAACAAAACCAGCTGCTGCATGGATTGAGGAAGGCGGAGCACTGACTTTTGGAGACGCCACTTTCGATCAGATCGTGCTGGACGCGCATAAGCTCCATGTAGCAATCAAAGTCACCGAGGAACTGCTCTACGACAATGCATTCAATCTGGAAGGTTACATCATCGACCAGTTTGGAAAAGCTATCGGAAACGCAGAAGAAGACGCCTTTCTGAACGGCGATGGAACCGGCAAACCGCTCGGAATCTTCGCAGAGACTGGTGGCGGCGAGAAAGCCGTTACGCTTGACAATGTGAAGATAAGCACGGATGATGTGCTGACCCTCATCTATTCCCTGAAGCGTCCGTACAGAAAGAACGCACGTTTCATTTTAAACGACTCTACCCTTGCATCACTGCGTAAGCTCAAGGATACAAACGGCGCCTACATCTGGCAGCCATCCTATCAGGCTGGAGAGCCGGACAGACTCTGCGGATACTCTGTTCTTACCTCCGCTTACTGTCCGGGACTGGAAGCTGGAAAGAGCGCCATTGCTTTCGGAGATTTCTCTTACTACAACATTGGAGACCGCGGAACAAGATCCATGCAGGAACTCCGCGAGCTTTTTGCGGGTAATGGCATGATCGGATACGTGGCAAAAGAACGTGTTGACGGTAAGCTTGTGCTTCCAGAGGCTGTACAGACACTTGGCGTAAAGAGCGCCTAATTTAAGGAGGGATTGGCGTGATCGTAACGGTTGATGAAATGAAGAATTATCTTCGTGTAGACGATGATGCAGACGATGATCTGATCAAAAGCATCATCGGATCTTCGGAGAAGCTTTGCGCTGATATTCTAAGAGTCGAGGAACTTCCAAGCCAGGAAAATACAAAGGTCGCTGTGATGTACGCAGCGGCCTATCTTTATGAACACCGAGAAGAAGCCGATCATCACGCTCTTATCATCACGCTGCGAGCCCTCCTGTTTGGAGACAGAAAGGCGGAATTCTAATGAAGATTTCACTTCTAAATGAACGGATCATGATTCAGAAATCAGAAGTTTCTTCTGATGCCATCGGAAACCGCATCAGCTCATGGAAGGATTACTGTTCTTGCTACGCGACGATAAGCTCAGAATCACCAAAAGAAGAAACGGCTGCAGGTGTCACCTGGGATGAAAGCATGATCGACTTTACGGTCCGCTGGTGCAAAGAAACTTCAATAGTTAATTCTAAGGAATATCGGGTCTGCTTCAAGGATTCTATTTACAACGTCGAAGGCATTGACCATATGAACTTTAAGAAAAAAACAATCAAGCTTCACTGCAGGAGATTAACGTCATGAGTCAGAAAGTAACGGTTGATGGTCTTGCGGATGCGATCAACAAAGAGCTAAAGGAATACGCAAAATCCACCTCAGAATCTGTAAAGGATGCGGTCAAGAAAACCGGAAAGTCTGTCCGTAAGGATATCTCTGATGCTGCTCCAAAAAGGACAGGCGCTTACGCAAAGAGCTGGTCTGTAAAAACAACGAAGGAGACCTCAACTTCTCTTCAGGTCACGGTCTATTCGAGGAACCGCTACCAGCTTGCGCATCTGTTAGAGCATGGCCATGCAAAACGCGGCGGAGGAAGAGTCGCAGCAAGGCCACATATCGCTCCAGCTGAAGAACGAGGAGAAAAACAGCTAGAAAATATGATCAGAAAGGGAATCGAAAAATGAATGGTATCACCTCATTGTTAGAAAAAACAGGAATTCCCTTTGCCTATGATCATTTTGCTGAGGGAGACTCACCTGCTCCCCCGTTCCTCTGCTGGATGACCTCCCAGAGTGATCCTTTTTCTGCAGATGGAAGTACGTATTTAAAGATCAGCGAAATTCACCTCGAGCTGTACACGGATAGGAAGGATCTTGCTTCTGAGAAAATGATCGAGGACGCCTTAGATGATAACGACATCTTCTACAGCAAGTCCGAAGTCTGGATCGAAACCGAGCAACTTTTTGAGGTGCTCTACATTTTTGAAATGGAGGATCAAGCAATATGGGAAACAAAGTCAAATATAATCTAAAGAATGTCTACGCGGCAAAGCTGACGGAGACTGTTAAAGACGGCGTCACCACCTTTACCTACGATACGCCAAAAGCGATCCCTGGTGCCGTATCCATCAGCCTGGATGCTGAGGGAGAGACAAAAGCATTCTATGCAGATGGCATCGTCTACTTCCGCTCCGTTACAAATAACGGATACTCCGGTGATCTTGAGATCGCCCTGATTCCGGAGTGGTTTCGGACAGAGATTCTGCAGGAGGTGCTGGACGACAAAGGCGTGCTGGTGGAAAAGAGCGGCCTTAGTGACACGGTGAAGTTCGCGCTGCTCTTTGAGTTTGACGGAGACGTCCGTTCTATTCGGCACGTACTCTATTACTGCACCGCATCAAGACCATCCCTGGAATCAGAAACCAAGGAAGATACCATTGAGCCTGGCACAGAGAAGCTCTCCATCACCGCAGACCCACGTTCCGATGGGCTGGTAAAAGCAAGATCAGGTGACACGACGGATACAACTGCCTATGACAACTGGTACAAGGCCGTCTATCTTCCGACGGAGACGGCTGCATCCACGTCTTCAACTTCGGCATCGACATCGACAAGTGGAAAGTAAAGGAGGCAGGATATGCTTGAAAAGACAATCGAGATCAGCGGAAAACCGGTCACGTTCCGCTCGTCTGCTGCAATTCCACGTATTTACCGGCTCAAATTCAAGCGGGACATCTTTAAGGACCTGTCGAAGCTCGAAAAATCCTACCGGGCTAAAGCGACAGATTCTGAAGAGCTTGAAATCGACGACCTTGAGATTTTTGAAAACGTCGCCTACATCATGGCTTATCATGCGGATCCGACGATTCCAAAGACCATCGACGAATGGCTCGACCAGTTCGAGATGTTTTCCATCTACCAGGTGCTTCCGGAGATCTTAGAGCTCTGGGGAAGCAACCTTGTGACAGATGTGCAGGCAAAAAAAGGACGCGCAGAAGTGAGCGGGAAATGACCACCCCGCTTTTTCTTCTGCGCTGCACAGAAATTGGAATCTCCATCCGCGACCTGGACCTTCTTTCCATTGGGCTTGTCTTAGACATCTGGACAGAGAAAGCAAATGACAGCGTGAAATACCGTAGAGTCGCGACTCAGGAAGATTTTGACCGGTTTTAGGTACCCAATAGATAAGAGAATGGAATAGTATGAAAATTACTCTTGACAGAATACCCGGGGGGGGGGGGGGGTACCATGAAATTGAAAATATTTCGTGTTATTTAGGAAAGAAGGGTAGTAATGGCAAATCAAATCTTATGGAAAAGTGTTTGTATCTTTTGTGGGAAATCTAATCCCGCTGGACAAAGAAGACTGGATTACAGCGGAGCTCCTTCCATGAATCCACCAATGCCTAGTGGTAAATGTGTTAGTAGTCCGGATGGTAAGCACCACCCAAGGTGGGAACGTATAGACTAACATCATTATGGGTTTAAAGCATCTCTTCGGAGGTGCTTTTATTTTGCCCTGAAGGAGGTGAAAATCAATGGCGAGCAGGATCAAAGGAATAACCGTAGAGATCGGAGGTGATACCACCGGTCTTGAAAAAGCGCTGAAATCCGTGAACAGCACGATCCGCACCACCCAGTCTTCCCTCAAGGATGTAAACAAGCTCCTGAAGCTTGACCCGAAGAACACCACGCTCCTTACCCAGAAGCAGAAGCTGCTGAAATCATCCATCGATGCGACGAAAGAGAAGCTCGAAGGATTAAAGAATGCCCAGGTCCAGGCCAAGCAGCAGATGGAAAACGGAAGTCTCGGTAAAGACAAGTATGACGCCCTCCAGCGTGAGATTGCCGAGACAGAGTCTAAACTTAAGAGCCTGGAAAAAGAGTCCAAGAGCTTCGGGTCCGTCTCTTCACAGAGGATTGCCGCCGCTGGTGAAAAGGTAAAGTCTGTCGGTGAGAAGATGTCTGATGCCGGTGAAAAGATGACGGTCGGCTTCACCGCGCCTGTCGTCGCCGGTGCGACTGCTGCGGTCAACTCCTACGGCAATGTCGACAAGCAGTTTAACCTGGTCAAGCAGACAATGGGAAGTACAGCAAACTCTGCCGAAGATTTTAAGGGACTGTGGAACCAGATCGGCGAGTCCGCCAAGGCTTCTGTCTTTGGGATGCAGGACGCTGCAGACGCCACGCTGAACTTTGCCCGCCAGGGCTTTACGGCCAAGCAGGCGACAGATATGCTGACTCCTGCCATGAACCTTGCTGCAGGCACCGGTACAGATCTTTCTGAAGTGACATCCGGCCTTGGAAACGCGATGAAGATGTTTGGAGCGAACTCTTCAGAAGCTGCCTCCTACTCAGACATTTTGGCAAAGGCTCAGGCGCAAGCGAACACCAACACCTCGGAATTATTCCAAGCAATTTCTGTTGCAGGCCCGATCTGTAAGACGGTCGGATGGGATGTAAAGGACTTAGCGACCATCACGGACGTGTTTGGAAATGCCGGTATCTCTGGTTCTGAAGGTGCGAACGCCTTAAAGACTGGTCTTGCCCGGCTAGCCTCCCCTGCCAAGTCTGGAGCAGCCGCTATGGACCAGCTGAAATTATCCACCGGCCAAACTTACTCCATCTTTAACGACAACGGAACGCTCAAATCCATGCCGAATGTCTTAAAGAACCTGAACAAAGCCTTCTCCGGCCTTTCTGATCAGGAAAAACTGGAAGCCGCTTCTAATATCTTTGGAAAAGAGCAGATGTCCAAGTGGCTGACCCTGATCCAAACCTCTCCGAAAGACGTCAGCTCCCTGCGAAACGCTTTAGACGATGCGGGAGGGTCCGCTGGAAAAATGTCCAAGGCCCTGATGTCAGGTACCGGAGGAACCATTGAGCAGCTGAAATCCACCTTTGACGTGCTGGTCGTTACTATCGGCCAGATGCTTGCACCGGTGCTTCAGAAGTTCTTTACTCAGCTCATTTCCACCATGAATGCGATTATGAACATGAACCCGGCAGTGCAGAGAATCGTCCTCACCCTGATCGGAATCGTCGCCGCTATCGGTCCGGTACTGATCATCATCGGAAAAATAGCTGCAGGCGTAGGAACGCTTATGACTCTTGCGCCAAAGATTGTAGCCGCGGTCAAACTGGTTCGAACAGGCATGGCCGCGTTAAATGCTGTTATGCTTGCAAATCCGGTGGGGCTTGTGATTGCAGCAGTGGCTCTTCTTGCAGGTACGTTCATTTACCTCTGGAAGACGAATGCAAAGTTCAGAAATGGGATCATCGCAATCTGGAGCAGCATCCGAGCATTCACCGCAAAGGTCTGGGGCGGAATCAGAAAGCTCGCAGTCACCACCTGGGGTGCAATCAAGGCAGCCGTTCTTTCACCTGTACGGGCGATCCGGTCTGCAGTTACCTCAGCCTGGACGGCGATTCGGTCCACGACCTCGCGCGTCTGGAACGGCATCAAGTCTGCGATGCTGACACCGATCAATTCTGCAAGGGACAGGATCCGAGGCATCTTAAATGCAATCCGCAGCTTCTTTCCTTTGCGAATTGGGAACATTTTCAGTAATCTTCGTCTCCCGCACATCCATGTGCAGGGGGGAAAGGCACCATTTGGCATCGGAGGAAAAGGATCGCTTCCAAAATTTTCCGTGGACTGGTACGCAAAAGCCATGAAGAACGGCATGATCCTTAACGGTCCAACCATCTTCGGTGCATCATCGGAGAGCCTTCTTGCAGGAGGTGAAGCCGGATCTGAAACCGTCGTTGGAACAGAGTCCCTGATGAGCATGATTCGTACTGCTGTAGCCGGTGTTGGAAACGACGTGGCGAATGCCGTTCTTACCGCTAACCGGATCGCCTTAAGCGGCGAAACAGGTTCTGATATCCACCTGGACGTCTACCTGTTTAAGAACGGCCCGAAGATGGGTGAAGAGATCGTGCATGCCTATGACACGTATAAAAGGAGGCTCGGCTGATGATTTACAGCACGATAAAGATCAATGGTACAGACATCCTGCGCCCAGAAGATTTTTCTCCTCAAAGAGAAGACCTGTATGCTGCGGAGATCACGACCTGCACCGGAAAGACCATCGCAGACCGGATCGGATGGAAATATTCGGATATGACTCTTGAGTGGGATACCCTTCCGCAGGAACAGCTTGAGGCACTTCTTTCCATGCAGGGAGAATGCACGATTACCTTTACGGATGCGGATGGCATCTCCCATACAGAACGAATCGTCCGATCATCCGCTGTCAGTACAGCGACAAGATCCACAGGAGCAGATGGAAATCCGGTCTGGAGTGATGTGAAAGTCGAGGTGAGATTTTTAGATGCCCACGATTGATGAAGAAAACAGAAAATCCATCCGGACGCCGTTTGAAGTCCACTGCGGTCTGTCCGGAAGGGATACAAAAGTGGATCTCACTTTCTCCGGCATCACCGGAGCCATCACTGACTCCAACGCTTCTGAGGCTTTGGACAATGAACACTGGGACATGCGAACACTTACGGACCTTTCCGGAGGTGGGTTTTTGCTAGACGGAAGCTGCAGTCTCTATGATCCAGCCTTAACGGGAAGTCTGGAAAATGGAAAGCTCGGTCTGCGGTCTGAACTTGGAAAAACACTCACCGTTACCGTGAATGCGAAAACCGATATTGCCGCACTTACCATCGCCGTCACCTCTGATGCGGCTGGCACAATTACCGCAAACGGAATTGACTACGCAGCAGGCCGGATTGTAGTCATCCCGGTCAATGGAACATCCATTACGCTATCTGCTAAAAGCCTTGATGAAGCAAGCCGGATTGAGATTGCTTCGATCACGCCTGGAATTACCTTAGAATTTAACAATGAAAACTTGGTGTCCTGCACGCTTGCCTTACGGTCCGATCTATCCATCGTCAGTCCTTCCTGGCAGGTGTCTGAAATTGAGATTCAGGCTTACTGGCCAGATGACATTTCCGAAGCCATCAGCAATGTCGGTGATGATGTTCCGGTCTGGTACTACAGCGGATACGAAGGCGATTATTCCAAGGTCCGATCCTTCTACTTGTCAGAGAAAGCCTCGATGGAAAACAACGTCATCACGATCAAGGGAGAAGACATGAGCGCAAAGCTTGAGGAGAAGAATAACATTTCTCAGGTCTTAAACTCTACGGGAGGAAACGGAAGAAGGACGCTCTACAACCGGTTCATCAAGTTCATCACCGATGCCGGAGTAAAGCTTATCTCTCGGGAAACTGCTCCAGGAACAAACAGCAATACTTCTCCTTATACACTGATCTTTGACGAGCAGTCTTCCCGTGAGATCATCGCAGATATCATGAACCTGTCTCATAACGGATCTTTCTGGCCTGCTTTCGTAGATGCCGGGATTCCTTCTGTCACCTGGAGCAAACCAGTGAAGAAATGGGACATCTACGAAGAGGACTGCGGTGACGTCGTGCGGAGCGTGGAGAGAAACATCGCAAAGATACAGACGGATTCTGACTATGGCCTTCTGTCAAAGGCGGTCCGATCGCAAAAGCTCGTCACGCTTGAAACCAAAAGCGTAAAGACGAATGAAGGCTATTCCCATAATCCGGACGGCTACTGGTGGTACCTTACCGTAAGCAATGCGAAGTCTGTTCTCGCCACCGCAAACCGGATCGTCTGGACCGCAAAGAAATCTACGGTTTCCAAGAAGGTAAAAGAGAAGACAAAGAAACGCTACAAGACCGGGAAAAAGAAGGGACAACCGATTTATCGGACGGTTACAAAGAAACTGAATCAGTGCGTTGTAAAAGGAAAAGAAGTCACGCTGACAAAAGAACAGTCTGCCATCATCCATTCTGGAAAACGCCCAGGAAGCGCAGTGTCCGTTGATCCGATAGCGCACGGGAAAATCTACGGCGGAACGACGCTGCTTTACCCAGACTATGCGTATCTCTTCAGCCGGTCAAACATCACCGGCTCCTTCACATTTAAAGGTGATCCCAGGATGCAGCCTAGAGACATCTTTTCCTTTCATCGCTTGGATGGAAACGTTGAAACCTGCACGATTGAAACCATCACGCTGACCCACGAAGGCGGCGGTACGAAGGCGGAGGTTACGTACCGGAAAGGGATCTGCTGACTATGACATGGATAGAACCAAAAACCGACTGGTCCGGAACTGACCGGGTCAGGAGCACCGACATGAACCGCATCTGCTCTAATCTGAATCTCCTCTATCCGGATGGGAAGCTGAAGGAGAACTATACCGATAATGATTTCGTGACGCTGTCACAGTGGCACCAGATACTATCTGTCCTTCAGACGATGCTTGCTGTCACCGGCATAGCTGAGTCGATTCCGGGAGATGAAATGACGAGCGAAACGTTCAGCCAGGTGGAAACTCTCACGCTTCAGATCAGAAATCAGATTCTTTATCTGCTGGATCAGACGAAGGCTTCTGTTTACAGCGGAGAGTTGATTTATGCTGCAGATACGTACGTCGCAGGATACTAAGGAGGAAATATCAATGGCTTTTATTGACAGAGTGGTTGAACACCCGGGAAGGTTTACTTTAACCAACGCTGATACCGGAGAGGTGCTCGGGACATTTGACCTTACCCGCTCGGAAGGCACCGTTACGACAGAAGGCACGCAGCTGAACGCCGCGAATCTGAACCAAGAGATTTCAGGAGCGATCACGCAGGCTACGGAAAGCATCGGAGATTCCATCGATTCCAGGCTCTCGGCTTTTAGCATTGATGCGAATCAGAATGTGAGTGTGCGTAACATCCAGAGAGGACGCGTACTGGTTAGCGCAAAGAAAAACAAGGTCGCGACCAAACATGTGAATTTCCCAAAGGCTTTTACGACCATCCCTTCCGTCACCATCACGCCGATTTCTTCTGCTCCAAACAAGATCTCCTGCAGCGTAAACAACGTGACAACAAAAGGATTTGATCTTTGCATGTATAGGACCAGTGATACAGACACTGCCTTTGGCTGGATGGCCATGCTGTAAAGGAGAATGTCATGATTGTAAAAACAACCTTTAATGGGCAGGTTTACTATCTACACTGCGCCTTTTCAGATGATGAAGACGGAACGAACTTTTCTCTGACCGAGTATGAAGATGCCCTTATGCGTGGCACTTACCGTGATCAGTTGGAAACAGAATCAACAGATCCAGCAAGGTACAGCTGGAGCTACATCAGTGACGAAACTGAAACGATAGAAGATGCGGATGATATAGAAGAGCGGCTTTCCGAACTGGAAGATATCTCGGATGACCTTTCTGCAGATTCAATAGCTACGAACGTAGACCTTACTTCAACGCAAAGTAACGCCGATACAGAAATTGGAAATGTGAACCTTCTGATTGGAACGAACAAAGGCATGACCGGATGGAGCGCGCCCTCGTCCCTCATCCTTTCCGAAACCAGTGAAAGTATCTACACTGATCTTGATACTACCAATTATCTAACGATCTCCTGCAATACTTCCGGAAACGTATGGGCAGCCTTCTCTTCTGAGAACCTTCGGAAAGTCCTCGCGCAGGAAACCGAAGGAAGCAGCTACACGTTAAGCCTTGATATCCGCCAGTCCAGCATTTTTTCCATTCCAGTAAGTGTCCGGGATGAAGATGGAAGCAATATCCAGATTACCTTTGATGCAATCGATAATACTTCTGATGATCCGGATAAAGATAACACCGATGCATGGGTGCATGTCTCCTCCACTGCCCTATCCTTAGGCATCTCTGAATCCATGCAGAGTCTATATTTTGACCTAACCCAAATGCCTGAAGGATCGACCATTGATATTGCGAACCTGAAAGTTGAAGAAGGCGCCCTTGCGACGCCTTGGAGAGAGTCCCTGGAAGAGATCAACGCCAAAGCAGAAGCTGCCAAGGAAACAGCTGACAGTGCAAAAGATACAGCGGACGAGCTGGATGGATCGGTATCTACCCTTCAGGAGGATGTCTATGGGGATGGCGGAATCTCGGAGACCATCACAGGACTCATTGGCGAGACGAAAGCCGTAACCGATGAAAATGGAGAGGCGGTGTATGATGAGATTACTTACACCGACTCCGACGGGACAACGCACACGGAAAAAGTCGCACGGACGGAGCGTATCCCAGGAAGGCTCGATGCGATCGATGAGAAGGTGCAGGATGCAACGGGAAAAGCGCAGCAGGCGCTAGATAATCAGGCAGAGCTTCCTTCCATCAAATCATCCGCAGAGGAAGCAAAAGAGATTTTAAAAGAATGGGCTTTGGATGACGGATCTGGAAATATCGACGGCTCTAAAATTGCTAAAGGAACGATCACGTCAGAAAAGATCGCAGCAGGAGCTCTTCTCATTTCTAACTTCTCGCAGGAAGCTTTAACTCTTATTCATGAGCCTTTAAAGTATATCCGGTCAGCAACGGTGGATGGAGAGCTCGTGATTGAAATCGGTGAAGAAGGATCCCCTTACAAAGTCACGATCTCGAAAAAAGGAATGCATCTTTATGCAGGCGGCACTGCAGCCGCCTTTTTTACTACCGATACGATGAAGATCACAAAAGCAAGGATCCTTCAGTCCATCCGTTTTGGAGAAGAAAGCGATGGGAAGGATGACTTTGCTTTTGTTCCGCAGCCAAACGGAAACTTGTCCTTCAAATTACTTGAAGATACGGAGGAATAAGAAATGCCAGTAAGCATTACAGCATCGATCACAGAAAACAGTATCTCGGTGGATAATAACTCATCCAGCGTGACGGTTAAAGTGAAAGCATCTTGGACCAGTGGGTCTTTCGATCATAACCCGCCAAAACTTACGGTCACCATCGACGGCATAAAATACACGAAAAGCGTCAGCTTAAACCCGAATAGCACGACCAGCGGAAGCAATACCATCTACAGCAAAACACTGGATATCGAGCATAACTCTGACGGGTCAAAGAAACTGACCGTCTCTGCATCATACGCAACCAGCACGAGCTCAGGAACCGTAAAAGATTCTTTAACGAAAACACTCACCACGATCGCTAGAAAATCCGCTCCGACATGCCCATCTTCAGGAACACTAGGGTCTGCCATCACCATCAACACGAACCGGAAGTCCTCATCCTTTACCCATACACTGACGGCTTCCTGGAATGGAAAAAATACAACGATCGCAGCCCAAACGGCGCAAGCTTCGGTGAACTGGATGATTCCATTCTCCTGGTGCACCGCAGGATCTTCCGGGAAGTGCACGATCACCTGCACCACATATAACGGAAATACATCCCTTGGGAGCAACACCTGCAGCCTGGCACTTTACCGGCCGGGGACAAGCACGCTGTATCTTCCGGACTCCTCCTGCATGATCGATGGGTCAAGCTCTGCAGAAATCTATACGCAGGGAAACTATCCCGGATATACGCACCACCTGTCGTATACGGTAAACGATGTGACAGGAACAGACGGAATCTCCGATCCTTCTGTAGTAGGAAGCACAACGTTCACGCCGCCTCTCAGCCTGCTTGACCATATCACCGAAGCGGAGTCTGCATCCTGCACAATTCGCCTGGACACCTGTTTTGAGGATACCGTACTTGCCACAGACCGCGCGGCAATCACATTGATCGTTCCTGCATCGGTCATTCCAAAGGCAGAGATCACAGCGGTTTCTGATACGGTGACCTGCAGCAAAGACAGCACCGAGACGCTTCTTCAGCACTACGGCGCATTTGTCTCAGGGAAATCTGTTCCATCAATGACAGTTACCGGAACAGCAAGTTACAGCTCTCCGATTAAGACCTATACCGGAAGTTTTATCAGCGGATCATCGATGATTTCTTCTGAGTCAGTGATTACTTCCGATCAGGTGATCAAAGAGAGCGACAGCAGTTTTACCGCTTCAGTTACGGACGCAAGAGGAAGAGCATCGGAGCTGGCAGAAAAGACAGTCACCATTCTTCCTTACAATAATCCTGTGATCCGAACTTTTACCACGACCAGGATGTCTGTGCAGTCTGACGGATCGCTTGCCATAGACGATGCAGGAACGGTTCTTCGGATAACCTACGATATCACGATAAGCTCCCTGAATGATAAGAATACAAAAGCAGCTACTCTTACCTGGACGAACCTGACGGACTCGTCCAATGGAACGATCAATCTGACGCTGACTTCCTACCATGCCTCCGGAATACTCGATATCAGAGGAAACAGTGGCTACGAAGTCTTCTCCTCGACAAACAGGTACAAACTTACGCTGTCGGTTACCGATGATTTCACGACACTCTCTTCTTCGGTTATCGTGCAGACGGCGGAAGTCATTATGGACTTTCACGCAGGCGGAAAAGGCATGGCCATCGGGAAAATCTCAGAGGGCGACGGATTTGAGTGCCAGTATGATGCCAGGTTCAACGGCAAGCTATCCTACAGAGGAAAAGAGCTTGTTGATCTGATCTATCCGGTAGGCTCAATTTACCTGTCGGTTAATTCTGTTTCTCCTGCTTCACTTTTTGGAGGCACCTGGGAACCAGTCAGCGGACAGTTCCTGCTGGCATCCGGAAACGGATATACAGTTGGAGACACCGGAGGGGAAGCTGCACATACACTTACCGCTTCTGAGATGCCGTCACATCAACACAATGGAACTACAGACAGCGGAGGTTCTCACAGTCACAGCTACGGGTCGGGTAAATATGTGCATCTGACCACAGATGGTGACACCGGCGCAGATACTTATTCCGGAAATATTTCCGGATCGGGATACAAACTTCCAAGGTCCAAAGACTCGGAGAACTATTCTCACGGAAGCAGTACCGCAAGCGGAGGTTCACATACGCATTCCTTTACCACAGGATATGCGGGAGGAGGAGCGGCGCATAACAACATGCCTCCATACCTCGTTGTAAATGTCTGGAAACGGACAGCTTAACAGAAAGGAGCAACCTATGAAAGAATTCTGGGCAGTTAATCAGGCAGTTCTTGCTGTACTCGGCGGGTGGATCGGGTATTATCTCGGTGGCTGCGACGGGCTGATTTTTCTTCTCGCCGCGTGCGTCATCATCGATTACATCACAGGCGTCATGTGTGCCATTTCGGACAAGCGGTTATCATCTGCTGTCGGGTTTAAGGGGATCTGCAGGAAGGTCCTTATTTTTATGCTCGTGGGTCTTGCCAATCTGATTGACGTGGACGTCATCAAATCTGGATCCATCGTCCGGACGGCCGTGCTCTTCTTCTATATCTCAAATGAAGGTGTGTCTTTGCTGGAAAACGCCGGGCATCTGGGCCTTCCGATTCCAGTGAAACTGAAAGCTGTGCTCGAGCAGCTTCATGACCGGGCAGAAAAGGAGGAAAAATAAATGGCGGTAAAAGGAATTGACGTAAGCCGCTGGCAGGGAAACATCAACTGGGAAAAGGTAAAAGCAGCGGGAATAAAGTTTGCCATCATAAAAGCTGGAGGTTCTGATGATGGCTTCTATACGGACAGCAGATGGGAAGCAAACTACAAAGGAGCAAAAGCAAATGGCATCGCAGTCGGCGCGTATTACTTCACAGGACCAAAGTGCGTGACGGCGCATGCTGGAAAAGCAGATGCAAAGAGGTTCCTGAAGCTCCTTAAGGGAAAGACACTGGAGTACCCGGTGTACTTTGACTGCGAAGCGCAGCCAGTCTCAAAACGCTCCGGCACCACGAAAGCAGCACTTGCGTTCTGCAAGGAGTTAGAGAAAGCCGGGTATTACGCAGGGATTTACGCTTCCACCTACTCCGGATTTGAAAACCGTCTGGATGATTCGAAGCTAAAGTCCATCGCGCACTGGGTTGCTCAGTACGCAGGGAAATGCAGCTACCGCGGGGATTACGGCATCTGGCAGTATTCTTCTTCTGGGAGAGTCCCGGGAATCAGCGGAAACGTGGATATGAACTACGCCTACATCGACTACCCTTCCATCATCCGAAAGGGCGGGTTCAACGGGTACAAGAAAAGCAGCACTTCCACCTATGAGATTGCCTTCCCTACTATTGACCTTAAACGAGGCGACACCGGATCTCAGGTCATCCGGCTCCAGAAGTGCCTGAACAAAATCATGAAAGCAGGACTTAATGCGGATGGTCTGTTTGGTCCATCTACCGAAAAGGCAGTGAGGAGTTTCCAGAAGAAATACGGCCTTGCCGCAGATGGCATCGCAGGTCCGAAGACCAGAGCCAAGATCAAGGCTCTTCTCTAACTGAATATGACTTCTTAACACGGCTAGAAGGAAAATCTCCTTTTAGCCGTTATTTTTTTGCTCAAAACACATCTTTTTCTCCAGTAGAAAGCAGGAGGAAAAATATCCATGAGTAAAGACAATGACAACTTTTACACGAATGAACGGATCCAGGGTGATCTCAACTATGAGAGAGCTAAAGTTATCGCTGATCAGATGCTTCAATACGGCCTGATTACTTCTAGCGAATATGACAAATTTATGGACATCACTCTCAAAACTTTCTCTCCCCTGTTTTGGGAAATCTTTCCTCATCCCCTTGCTATGTGCAGCGATCAGAGTGATGTATAGACACGGGAAAGGAGGAATTTCGACCTTGAAAAAAATAACAAAGATAGAAAAAGCAACGAGCAAAAGAAAGAAAATCCTGCGGGTTGCCGCCTATTGCCGCGTCAGTACGGATACCGATGCACAGCTTGAGAGCCTGGATATGCAGAAATCCCACTATGAACGCTACATCAATTCCAGAGACGACTGGCAGCTTGCCGGCATCTACTACGACGAAGGCATCAGTGGGACAGGAAAAGCCGCCCGGCCTGAACTGGAGCATCTCATCTCGGACTGCGAAGCCGGGAAAATCGATCTGGTGATCACGAAGTCCATCAGCCGCTTTTCCAGAAACACTGCGGACTGCCTGAGCCTCGTGCGAAGGCTCCTGGACTTAAACATTCCGATCTGGTTCGAGAAAGAAAACATCAACACCGGATCCATGAAAAGTGAACTCTTCCTTTCCATTCTTTCCAGCATGGCAGAGGATGAATCTTACTCCATTTCACAGAACATGAAATGGAGCGCCAGGAAGCGGTTTGAAAACGGAACCTTCAAAGTGGTGTACCCGCCCTACGGCTATGAATGGAACGGAGAACAGATGGTGGTAAACCCCAAGCAGGCCGAAGTCGTTCAATTCATCTTTAATGAAGCACTCAAGGGAACCGGAAGCGATACAATCGCAGATCTTCTAAATGACAAAGGCATCCCGGCAAGAAACGGACGTGTCTGGCTGCGCTCCACTGTCCACTGCGTGCTTTCCAATGAGAAATACACCGGAGACTGTATCTTCCAGAAGACCTGGACCGACTCTTCCTTTAAGCGTCACATTAACCGCGGTGAAAAAGATGCGATTCTCGTTAAAGACCACCACGAGCCCATCATCAGCCGCGAGGACTGGGACAATGTGCAGCGCCTGATCAGGCAGCGTTCGCAAGAAAAGAGCATCGAAAAAGACAATCAAAAATACCTGAAACGATATACGTTCACCGGAAAGATCCTCTGCGGATGCTGCGGGAGCACGTTTAAACGGCGTATCGCCTACTCCTCTTCTGGACGTCCTGTGATCTGGGTGTGCAAGACACATTTGCAGGGAAAAACGAAATGCCCGATGCAGTCCATCAAAGATGAGGACCTGAAGCGTTCGTTTCTTACCATGATGAACAAACTGATCTATTCCTACCGGCTGATCTTAAGGCCTTATGCAAACAGCCTTAAGGATAACGCAAGAAAAGAAACACTGGACCAGATCGATGCCCTGAAAGGCCAGCTTTCGGAAAATGCAAGAAAGCGCCAGACCTTAACCCACCTGATGACGCAGGGCATCATCGACCAGACACTCTACAGCAGGGAAACTGCAGAACTTCTTGCTGCTTCAGACGGCATCCGGAAGGAGATTGACTTCCTGGAAAACACCGCTTCCAATGTCACTGAGGTGCTGCTAAAGACAAGAGCCCTTCTCCACTTCGCCGAGAAAAGTGAAATGCTTCAGGAGTTTGACGGCGAATTGTTTAATGAATTCGTCGATCATATCACGGTGCATTCCCGGCATGAAATCACCTTCTGCCTGAAGTGCGGACTTGAGCTTAAAGAAAGGATGTGACGTTATGCGAACCATACCCTACGGCTACCGGATTAAAGGCGGCAAAGCCGTCATCTGCAAGGAAGAAGCAGAAAAACTGCACCAGCTTTTTAGGAACTACCTTGCCGGGATGTCTTTGTCAAAAGCAGCATCCGGCGCTGGAATCGAAGCCACGCACTCCTCGATCAAGCGGTTGCTTGAAAACAGACACTACCAAGGCGATGACTTCTACCCTGCCATAACTGATAAAGAAACACTCGACCGGATCCACGAAGAACGGATTCAGCGGGCTGAGCGGCTGGGACGGCTTCACCCAAGCAGGAAGCCCGAAACAAAGAAGCCTGCAGCAACGAAGTTCACCATCTCTGCTCCGGAGCAGACGACCGGAAATCCTAAGAAGCGTGCAGAGTACTTGTACAGTCTGATTGAAAGTGAGGAATAACGATGGGAAATATTACAATCATTCCTGCAAGAAGAAAGATAGGAAATACCGTCAAACAGGCAGAAAAGCCAAAGCTGCGTGTTGCAGCCTACTGCCGCGTCAGCACGGATACCGATGAACAGGAAACCAGCTACGAGACGCAGGTCTCCCACTACACGGAGTACATCAACAGCCACGAAGGCTGGCAGCTTGCCGGGATTTTTGCAGACGACGGCATCAGCGGAACCAACACGAAGAAACGAGAACAGTTCAATAAGATGATCGATGAATGCATGGCCGGAAACATCGACATGGTGATTACGAAATCCATCAGCCGGTTTGCCAGAAACACCTTGGACTGCCTGAAATACATCCGGCAGCTGAAGGAAAAGAATATCGCCGTCTGGTTTGAAAAAGAGAACATTAATACAATGGATGCCAAGGGAGAAGTTCTGATCACGATTATGGCCTCCCTCGCGCAGCAGGAATCCCAGTCCCTCTCCCAGAACGTCAAGCTCGGCATCCAGTACCGCTACCAGCAGGGAAAGGTCCAGGTCAACCACAACCGCTTCCTAGGATATACGAAAGATGAAAACGGAAATCTCGTCATTGATCCTGACCAAGCCGAAGTGGTACGCAGAATCTACCGGGAATACCTCGAAGGCTACTCCATGAAAACCATCGCGCGCGGCCTGGAACAAGACGGCATTCTCACTGGAGCAGGCAATACCAAATGGTACGATTCCACGATCAATAAGATCCTTAGAAATGAAAAGTATATGGGAGACGCCCTTCTTCAGAAAACCGTCACCACAGACTTTCTAACCAAGAAGCGAGTCAAGAACAACGGTGTTCTTCCTCAGTACTACGTTGAGGACGACCATGAAGCGATTATTCCTAAAGAGCTTTTCATGCAGGTTCAGGAGGAGCTCGTCCGAAGGCGAAATGTCCACCGCTCCCCTTCCGGCAAGAAGCGAGTCTACTCCGGAAACAACTGCTTTTCCCAGATTGTCGTCTGCGGAGAATGCGGCGATCTTTACCGAAGAGTCCACTGGTATATCCACGGCAAAACCTCTATCGTCTGGCGCTGCATCAGCCGGCTTGATCCATCTTCCGTAGTCAAAGTCTGCACAAACCGCACCATCAAGGAAGATTGGCTGAAGGACATCACCGTAAAAGCCTTCAATCAGATTCTTACCGGAAAAGACGAATTCCTGCATCAGCTCCAGGAAAACATGGCGAAAGCCATCTGCGAATCCGATCCATCCAGCGCGGAAGGCATCCAGTTAAGGCTCGATGAACTGCAGACGGAGCTCATCAGGAAAGCAAACAGTAAAGAGGACTACGACGCCATCGCCGATGAGATTTTCCGTCTGCGGGAAGAAAAGGAAAAGGCCGATGCCTCAGCCAGAAGCCAAGAAGACCTGAAGAAAAGAATCACCGAGCTGCAGGTCTTCCTGAAAGATCAGCAGACTGCTATCGCCGAGTTCGACGAGCGCATGGTGCGAAAGCTCATCCGGCAGATCATTATCTACCAGGATAGAGCCATGATCGAGTTCAAGTCCGGTCTGCAGATCACCATCAACGAATAAAAAGCAGGCGCCCCATCTGGAGTGCCTGCTCTGTTTTTCGAGAGTATGAAACAATCAAAGTGATCAATATAAATCTTTTCTGCACCGGCATTCTCCAACTCACGTTTCTGTGCCTCCAGACTGTTTCCGTTGGCAGCCTGATTCACCGTGCTTACTCTTGCATATCCATATTTCAC